ACCCCCGGCGATCCCGCTAACCCCGGTCTTGCTCGATGCGATCTCGAAGGAGGACCCGGAGCCTTCGCTCGGAGTCCCTGCAACGATCGGGGTTGCGCCGCTGGTTCCGCAATCCACCGACACGTCGGTTCCCGGTCTGACGATCAAGGAGATCATCGCCGCTGCGTCCAAGCCGACCGCCGTTCCGACCGTCCGGATGACGATCACCCCGGCGATTGCGAAGAAATTCCTCCAGCACAACAAGACCAATCGCACGATCTCGACCTCGCACGTCCAATGGTTCGCTAAGCAGATCAGCGACGACGAGTGGGATTCGGAAAATGGCGAGGCGATCAAGTTCTCTCCGGAGGGCAATCTCCTCGACGGCCAGCACCGCCTCATGGGCATCGTCCTGGCCAACATCGACGTGGAATGCGATGTTCAGTTCGGCGTCCCCCAGACCTCGCAGGCGACGATCGATGTCGGTCGCAAGCGATCGATCGGCGATCAGCTTGCGATCAGCGGCGAGAAGTACGGAAATCAGGTGGCCTCAACCATCCGCTGGGTCTACGCGATCTCCAACGGTACGATCGCGTACAAGACCTCGACCCCGGAGGTGAAGCGCTTCCTCGCCCGGCACCCTTCTGTGGCGGAGGCGGTCAGCCACGTGAAGAGCCACAAGTTCACGGGTACCAACCCGACCTTGCTGTGCGCGATCTACTTCATTGCGAAGGACGCGCTTGGCGAGACCGAGAAGGCTGCGGAGTTCGTCAAGGTGTTCACCACCGGCTACCCCTCGTACGAGGGCGACCCTGCCCATCGGGTTCGCGAGATGTACATCGAAGCCCGAACCAAGGGTAATACGATTACGCAGGCCCGGCAGGCGGCCAACCTCATCCACGCGTGGAACCTGTTCCGAAAGGGCGTCAGTGTGAAGGCAATCCGTCTTCCGCACGAGATTCGTATCGATGGATTCGATCCGGCTTCCCTCGGAGTGTCCACGGAAGCCCGCATTCCCGCACAGACGGTCCGGTTGGACGACGGGACAGCGGTGTTGGAGCGCGTATGAAGCTCTCAGAATTCCAAATCGATTTGGAATTCTACATGGGGGACAGCAGATGGCGCGTGACCGATGTTGGGTCACGCGCCGTTTGCGCGATCCACGTGGATGAGGCGGTCATCGCCAATGGGACGACGAAGACCACCTACAACAAGCGACAGGCCGAAGAGAACGGCTGGTTCAACGGGCCGCCCTACGGAGTGGCGGAGACCGTCATCGACGAATACGACCAAGATGCCTGCACACTCGCGTACGCGTATATCCTTGGGATCGACAATGAGTGACCTGATCCACATTGTGTGGTTGACGCATATCAAGAGCATTGCTGAGCGCGCCGAGAAGCAAGGCGAGGCGGCGTTTTGGCTTTTGCAGAACGTTGGATTGCGGAATGGCGCATGGTCGTCGGAGAGCTATGACCATTACATGGAATATCGGTTCGCCGATCCCAACCATGCGTTCGAATTCAAGATGCGTTTCGGCTGATGGGCAGGCTGGTTACGCGCTTTCCGATACGGATACGCGATGAAGCAAGCTGGGTCTTGTTCGATGTCGCCTGCGCCAATGCGGATGAGACTCTTGAAGAGATCAACGACTGGATGAAAACCCGTCCGACATACTATGCAATCACCAAGATTTTGAATCAACCCTATAATAGACCAGATATCATACAGATCGCAATTACCAATCCTAATACGTCGTTCGAGTTCAAGTTCAAATTTGGCTGACACGACCCCGTTATATTATGGCTAAATACCTCAAAGCCTTGAGGTATAGCCGTGAATTTTGAAGCCGCCGCTTCCGAAACCTTCCAGATTCTTCGTTCATACGATTACGAAGTCATTCTGTTCAGCGACGAACACCAGCAGGTGTTCGAGCCCAGCGAGGCTCGCCGCTTTTTCGCCAAGCCCGTGAATCTCCTCGTATCCCTGGTCGATGACGGGGAGGATTCGGCTGTGCGTCTTTACCTGTCGAAGTCGATCCGGATTTCCGAAGTCATCGGACTGGTTTCAAGTCTTCGTACCATGGCCACTAAATATAAAATGGTTTTCAACGTGCGCGAGTACAATAAGGTGCTCAGCCCGAAGGATTTTGCCACGCAAGCATCCGTTACCGAATCTAAGGGGAACACTATGAATCTTGTCGAAGGAATGTACGGGACTTCTCGCAGTTCGTATTTGAAGCTGGAGAATGCCCGCATGATCGTTCGGCATTCGACCCGCATCAACGAGAACATCCTCGGTGCCCGTGGCCGCAATGTCGAGACCATCCACATTGAGGACAACCAGGGGCAGCGCTTCCTGATGCCGACCCAGCAGCTTGCTCCGGCCCGCGCCATGGCCCACCACGTGGACAACGGCGGCTCCTGGGCGGACACCGTGGGCGAGCAAATCTCCCGCATGGCCCAGAACTTTGCCGACCTCGGCGCCGCCTCCCGCCATATCGGCCACTATGCCCCCGAGCTTCACGAGAGCGCCGTCCAGATTCGCGACACCGTTCGCGAGTGCGCCCGAAACATGCGTCGCACCTTCGAATCACTCGGACGTAAGACCCGATACGCGGATGTCGCCGAAGGTCTACGCCAGCTTGGTGAGACCCTGAACGAATCCTCCGACGAGGACTACCAGGGCAAGGTCACCGAACTCGCTGGCATGCTGAACACCGAGTCGGTCCAGCTTTCCGAGCGCGTGCTCACCACGGTCGCCCGCGTCGTCGAAGGCGCCGCCGCTCAGATCGTCGAGGACACATCGGAGACCATCTCAGTGCTGGGTCACGCGATCCATAAGGACGCATGGACGGCCTTCAAGGAAGGGCGCATCGATCTGACCCAGCCGGTCGCGGAAGTCCCTGGTAGCCCCGCGAAGACGTTTAAGGCCATCGTGGCGGCCACACAGGACGACACCCTGACGAACTTCCTTAGCTTCGTCCTGGGCGAGATGCTGAAACCAGTCGATCAGCGAACCGTAGATACGAAGAATCTCCGCGCCATCACCGCCAAGGTTCTCGCATCTGCGCAGAAGCAAATTGATCCGAACGAGCCTATGTCCGTCCCAGCAGTTCGAGAGTTCCTAGAATGGGCTGACAAGCACACGGTTCGATCGATTCATGAGACCACCGAGGAAGAAACCGAAACGGTCGAAGAGGACGGCTGCTTAGCCGACCGCGATCTCATGGGCCTCGATTCCGCACTTGAGGAAGAGACCGTGGATGAAAATTGCGGTGAGTGCGAAGGTGACGACCTGACTCAAGAGGATATCCTTCTGCCAGCAAAGAATGGCGATCTCAAATCTGAAGTCACAAAGTCTTCCGTAGAGGGAGAGAACGGCGAGCAGGCCCCGGACGATAACTACATTAATAGACTTCAGTCACTCGCTGGAGTTCGTGGCAGGGGATATTAATGTCTGATATCCGCAAGCATATAGATTTGATCGCCGAGCGATCATACGATGGGAATAAACTAATCCCAGGAACCGAAACGGACGCGGTGGTACCAAACTACCATGACGGCGCCCCCGAGATCGGCACAAAATTCACGTTCAAGGATAAGGTCTACGCCTGCGTCGGGTGGATGGTCGAACAGCGCATTCCAGGCCAATTTGGTAAGCGCGGGGCGAACCTCATCGCTTGCCGTCACGATCAGGCCACCTGGGTGATTGGTATGGGCGGCGGTGGCCCTGGCACAATTGCGCCAATGTCACAAATTCGGGTTGTAGGACAAATGAAATGGTCCGAGGAGCAACGCTCAAAAGTTGTAGATTCTGCAATGTTGGCAATCTCCAAAAAACTCACGTTGGTTAAACCCAATACCCCCTGAAAAGCGAACCCAATGCTATCAAAAGAACGTGTTGACGTACACGAAAAAGTGTACCACTAATTTCGTCGGTTAGCGCCCCGGCGATTACTGCTGCGGTCGGGTCGTTAGCCGATGAACATTAACTACCAGCCCTTGGGTCTAAAAACCCAAGGGCTTTTTCTTTTCGATCTGCTCAATAGTCATTCTATCTATTGATGAACCACTCCAAAAGGTGACGAACAGAATCATCTCACTCTCCGTAAGGAACGAGGCACTTTGATTCTCTATTTTAGTTCGTTCATGGGAGAATTGTTCGTGGCACCATTGCAACAGTGTTAGGCATCTTCTGTATGAAACCACACAATCGCCCGAGCCATTAATTCTGGGCGTCACCCGCCAAGGATTCCCAGGCTTGGGACTGTGATGCCACATGAATCTGTCGTCGGAGAGAGAGGCGTCGGTCATTTGGATTCCTTGCGGGCGCGGAGGATTTCAAAGGCTTGCTGTGGCGTATCATTGGGATTCCGACGTAGGTGCACGGTGATGGCTCCCTCGTTGTAGCCGATTGATTTACATGCTGATGCGTATGACATCTGGACTCCGTTCACTTCAACGAATTTATTGTTCCAGGCCGTTCGGACAGGGGAAGGTACAAGACCGAACGCCTGCTCCAGGGTCCACCCGAGCTTGTTAACCCGCTGGCCAATCATCTTCTCATCAAGCCCGTAGGCGCGGGCGGCATCGCCTCTGCTTGCGTACCTAACTCCCTCAAGAATAATCACACCGACCTTCCAAGTCGGCATCGGGACGAGCCCAACTGCTTGCTCTGGCGTATGACCAAGACACAGCCGCTTGATCATCTTCTGATAGGGAACACTATGTGCCTTCGCTGCGGCGGTTTTCGAAGGGTAGACTGTTCCATTGATAGTCCACTCTTTCCGAACACCGTCGATTCCACCATGAGCAGTGTTGTATCCACATTCACGCGAGTTCAGAATACGAATTAGAATTCTTTCCCTTTCATATGCGTCTGCTAAAAGGTCAAAGCAGGCTACTTCCGACCAGAAGAACGCTTCCGGGCCATACTTTCGAATCGCAGAGTGAAACTTGAATCTAGAGCCTGCTGCGGCTTCGCTGACGTGCTTCTTCCATCGATCCTGAATCAGACCGGTCGTCACGCCTACGTAAATCTTATGATTCTGAATGTTTTGAACAAAATATACCGAAGCCATGTTTAATATATTGCCCCGGATAGTGCTGGTTTTGTATAAATAAACATAGGCAGAGAGCAAATTATCTGTCTTGGCAACCAGCACTAACAACCATTTTCATAACAAATTTTTAAAGGACAAATCATCATGGCGAGCATGGCCGAGATTAGAGCAAAGCTTCTTGAGAAGAACAAGGGCGGCTCAGGCAACAATCAGCGCTCCGGTGGGGACCGAGCGAGCTATCCTTTTTGGAACGCAGCCGTCAATACGACTGCAACTCTACGCTTCCTTCCCGACGCAGACCCCGACAATACGTTCTTCTGGGTCAAGCGTGAAACTATTCGTCTTCCGTTCGAAGGCGTCGTCGGCGGCGAATACCCGACGAACAAGCCGGTCACCGTGACCGTACCCTGCAACGAGATGTTCGGCGGCACCTGCCCCATCAACACGGCGATTCGCCCGTGGTGGAAGGGTACGGATGAAGATAAGCTTCGCGCCCGCCAGTATTGGAAGAAGAAGAGCTACCTTTTCCAGGGATTCGTGACCTCTTCACCTTTCGAAGAGCAGGATGCACCTGAGAACCCGATCCGTCGCTTCATCATCAATCAGTCGATCTACGACGTGATCGAGAAGTCCATCACTGATCCGGACATGGAAGACAACCCGACTGATTACGTCGGCGGCACTGACTTCCGCATCGCCAAGACCCAGAAGGGTGAGTGGGCCAACTACTCGTCCTCGTCCTGGGCTCGCAAGTCCCGCTCCCTCACCGAGGCCGAAATGGCTGCGGTCGAGAAGTACGGCCTGCACGACCTGAAGCAGTTCCTGGGCCGCAAGCCTGACGCGGACGAGCTTGAGGCGATCAAGACGATGTTCGAGTGCTCCGTCGCTGGCGAGCCCTACGACATGGAAGCGTTCGGCAAGTACTTCAAGCCGTACGGTTCGCGCGATGACGATGCCGGTGGTTCGTCCGCCGCTCCGGCCCGCACCGCCGCTCCGGTCTCGCGCGCTCCGGCTCGCGAGGTCGCCGAATCTTCAGGTGATCGATTCTCTGGTTCGATCGAAGTTTCTGATGCTCCGGCGGCTCCGGCTTCCGAGACGAAGTCGAACCCGTCCGACATCCTTGAGCGTATTCGTCTCCGTACCCAGAAGTAAGTAAGGTCTGCTCTAAAGACTGAGAGAATCGTGCCTAATTTGGCGCGGTTCTCTTCCGCACGCCTGAATTATGCGATTCAATATTTTAAGGACAGTTATGAAGAAGCCATTTGATCTAGCGAAGCTGCGTAAGAAGGTCGAGAAGTCGATCCCCGGAATGTCTTACGGATTCAGCGACCCCACGGTGTTTCTCGACACCGGCTGTTACGCGCTGAACTACCTGACCGGTGGTCGATTCTCAGGCGGCGTCCCGCTGGAAGGCAAGACCACCATGTTCGCGGGCGATTCCGGTTCCGGAAAGTCCTACATCGTCTCGGCGAATCTCATCAAGGATGCCCAGAAGCAGGGCGTGTATCCGATTCTCATCGATACGGAAAACGCCATCGATCTCATGTGGATGCAGAACCTTGGCGTGAAGACGGACGAGGATCACCTTGAGAAGTACGTCATCTCGACGGTGGACGACTGCGCCAAGTTCATCGGCGAGACGATCGAACTCTGGAAGGAAGCCAACATGGAGCTTCCGGCGGCCCAGCGTTCGAAAATCCTTTTCGTAGTGGATTCCGTGGGCATGCTGATCACGCCGAATCAGGAACGTCAGTTCATGGAAGGCGACCAGAAGGGCGATCTCGGTCTCAAGGCGAAGCAGGTCTCGAACATGCTCCGCGTGATCCAGGCGAAGATCGCATCGTTGCCGATCGGCGTGGTCTTTACCAACCACGTGTACGCGTCCCAGGACCAGTACACCCCGGACGTGATTCCAGGCGGTAAGATGCTCGAATTTGCCACCTCGGTGATCGTGCAGATGAACAAGTTGCTTCTGAAGAAGAACGAGCTTGACGAGAATATTACCGAGGACGGCTCCGCCGCCATGGGTATCCGTTCGTCCTGCGTCGTTCGCAAGTCGCGCTACTCGAAGCCTTTCGAGAAGCTTCAGATTTACATCCCGTACGACTCCGGAATGGACAAGTACTCCGGCCTCCACGACCTCTTCGTCAAGAAGGGTGTTCTGGTCCGCGAAGGCACTCGGTACGTCTACACGTCCCCGGTGACTGGTGAGGTGATCAAGAAGTTCAAGAAGGAACTCTATAATGATCGGTCCACCTTTGACCAGATCATGGCGGAGTGGAATCATCTCGAAGATACCTCCGAAGTCGGGTTCGATAACATGACTGAAGTTGGCGACATTCTCGACGATCAAGGTAACGTTACAATCTAAGTGCACGCATACGTGGTGTTGAATATAAGTAGCATTTCAACACCACGTTGGTGCAAACAGAGAAATCAAATGAAATCCGAAAGTAAGCTTCTTATCGAACTCTGGGATGCTGTTCGCGACCAGATTCAGCCCGCCCGTCGTATTGAGACGGCCTTGTCCTTTGTTCGCACGTTCGAGGAGAACGGCATGGACGAGCGCGACCTTCAGGATGTCCTTGGTGAGGATGCCTACCTGACCCGCGCCTACCGTGAGGTGTTCGACCTCGAAGAGGATCACAGCGACGGCGGCGGCTTCGGCGAGGACGAGTAATGCACTGGTTCCGCGCCATCACGAAAGACGAAAAGAATCTGACGCCTGTCGCGGAAGCGCTTGAGTACTTCCAAGTTGAGTATGAGGAAGGACAGCGCGAGTTGAAGGTTAAAGGTCGTCGTATTGACGATGTAGCCTGCAAGCTTCCGGGCATTATGGAGTATCGTTTCGCACAGTATCAGGAGTTGGAGACGATTCTCCAGTATCTTGAGAAGGTCGAGACAAAAGCGTTGATCGAGCAGACGCAGTGGTTCATGTCTAACTATCCTCGGCAGATTCCCGAGCATACAGCGCGGAAGTACGCTGAAGTTGAGCCGAACGTGTTTGCGCTGACGAAGATCAAGCTTGAGGTTGCGACGGTCCGCAACAACTTCCTCGCCCTGTTTAAGGGCATTGAAGCGCTCCACTATCAGGTTCGGAACATCGTAATGCTTCGGACGGCCGGATTCGACGACGCCACATTCTGATCCGGTATGGTGGGGATAACCCTCGCCATACCGGTTGAACCGCTTTGACGTTTCGTGTAGCGAAAAATCATGACAACATTTTTTACATCCGACACGCATTTCCAGCACGGGAACATCATCAAGTACTCGAATCGACCGTTCGGAAACGTTCAAGAGATGGACGAGGAGATGATCCGTCGATGGAACGAGACGGTTTCTCCATCAGATACGGTCTGGCACCTTGGTGACTTCGCCATGGGCAACCAACAGAACGTTCGCTCGATCCGCCAGCGCCTGAACGGAACCATCCATCTCTGCTGGGGCAATCACGATAAGCGTGAGATCGTCGAGAATCAGCACTGTTTCGATTCGATTCAGGACGTGGCGTTCTTCAAGCTGGATGGCGACTTCCTGTTCCTGTCACATTACGGCCACCGGGTGTGGAACGGCTCCCATAAGGGCACCTATCACCTCTATGGGCACTCCCATGGTGGACTTGAGCCGATCGCCCGCTCCCTGGACGTTGGCGTGGACGAATGGGACTTCCGTCCGGTCACGATGGGCCAGATCAAGGCCCGCCTCGACTCGATGGGTCTGGCCGAGCCGGTGACCCCACACAATCACCGATGAGCGCTTGGTTCTATCAGGTTCCGGAGACGATGATTGCCCCAGACAACCGTGATCGGGGCTTTCGGTTTCAGTTCAACTACAATTATATGGGTAACGGGCATTGGATGGATGTGTTCGAGGCCGTCGCCGAATGGTACGACGAAAACTTCGATGATCCCGAATGGACCCGTGTCGATGGAGGCGGCTTGACGCTGTTCTTCAAGGACGAAAACACCGCGTTCGAGTTCAAGATGAGGTTCTGCTGATGTCGGATCACCGTGACGAATTGCTTAAGCTCGGGTTCCCCGAGGCAGTCGCCGAATCGGCTGATCTCGCCGAGAAATCAGGACTGTTCGATCTCAAGCCGCCAAGCTTGGAATACAAAATGTGGTTGGTCATCCGCACGGACTTGCCCTTGAGCCAGGGAAAGATGGGCGCGCAGGTAGGGCACGCGTTCGGTCGCCTTTATATGGAAGCGTCTAAATTCCGCCCCGGCCAGTTTGAAGCCTATCTGGCAGATAACGAGCCAAAAATTACCGTCAAAGTCTCCGATGAGGCTAAGCTGCTTCGAGTCTATCTGGAGGCGAAGGCCGCTGGAATTCCCTGTCAATTGATCCGGGATGCAGGACGCTCGGAAATCGCCGCAAACACACCTACAGTGTGTGCGTTTGGTCCGTCCTATAGGGATGACCTGCCGCCCTATCTACGGCGCCTACAGGTGCTCAGAGACGAATAGACGTCTTAGTCTCGGTTATCCCACGGGCAATCTCGGCAATGAACGGCTCAGCGGCGGGATTGGCCACTAGAGTCTGTTCGGCTAGAAGCTGGAAGCTCTGCATCGCTTCCCGCCTAGCTTCTGCGCTCTTCTGCACAAGGACCTTATCCCGCGCTGCTAATAGCAGCGCCATTCCGAGCGTGAAATCAGACATATCTCAACCCACGTATCAACGTGAGTAGGTCTCTCACATCAAAGCGGACCTATCAACCCTGGGCACCACAAATTGGTTCCACGAAATGGATATGAATCCCTCGTTCAGGGTTAGAACTATGGACAAATGGATTCATAGAAGTCATCCTGGCGTTTGAGCCAGAATCAACATGGTCATGAAATCTTCACTCGTGCATGCAACGAAGAACATGTCATCGTTCATGCGAAGAATCACCGAACGTTCGATCAGTTCCGCGCTTGCATCCCGTATTTCGACCCAATCCAAGGTGTTTGATTCGGCTACCCATTGGGTATTTTTACCAAGGGACGTTGTGGTCGGGGTAAACGCATTGTGCGTAAAGAACACACCCTCGTATTGGGTCTCTACTTCAATCGAATGGGCATCAGGTGGAGCATCCGCTGAAACTGAAGCAACGACATCGGCAGCATAACTGAAGTACCGCTCGACCAAGGAACCGGCGGTTACGCCGTATTGCACGGGAAGTTCTTCACGATCTAAACTCAACCTTACTGCGCGCATGTGAAACAGTTTTCCTCAGCCCGGAATCGTCCCAGCCCCCTCAGGCTAATCGAGACCGCGCGAACCAATTCGTATCCAACCCAAAGCTTTTCTCAAGAGATAGGTGCCTCCGTAAGAGCTTATTAGGGGTACGGTTAATGAATTGTGAACGCAAATCGCCGGATGCATGCGACAAAAATTCTCCGTCTCTTTCACTGAGAACGCTAGTCTAGAGAATTTCTACCTCACAAAGCCGTGACCGGATCGACATAAATGAAGCCACCGCCTTTGACAAGGCGGTGGCTTCACCGTTTTGGTCAAGCGAATCAGTACTTCGCATACGCCTTTTTGAATCCCTCGACGCTGGTCTGCAAGGGCTCCATCAGAGTAGGCTCAACGTAGGAAGAGGCCGCCATCCGCTTGGTCACCGCATCGATATAGCAGGAGAACTTTCCTTCCGGGCTCGTGGTGAGCGCGATCGGTGCCCCGAGCAGGCTGGGGATCGACGGGTGCTGATCGAGTAGCGCCGTGTCCACGGACACACTCGCATCTTTGAACGAACTCACCGCCATCTTGAGGAAAAACGCCACGTCCTGGCCCTCGTCGTGCCGTGTAAACTCCTTCCCGAATCCGACATTCTTGTAGCCAAGCAGTAGGATGGGAATCTTCTTGGACAAGGCGGCGTTGATAAATTCCGCCGTGACCCAGAGCGGCTGAGCCCCAACCACGTGCTGAGCCATCACCTTGACCCGCTGCCAGCCCGGATTGACCGTCGCGTTGATCTCTTCGACCAGGGCGAGACCCTTGGCGGACGAGCAAGAGACGCCAATCGCCTTGACGTATGTCTGCACGGCCTGGAGCTTGGCCGGGTCCGCGAGCCAGCGGTCCGACAGGGTCGTGAAGTTCGCCACCATCTCGTGCCCTGCGATTTCCTTGAGAATTTCGACGAAATCCGGATGGTCGGTCGGCTCTCCGCCGCCGATGGCGATCTCGAACACCTTCATCTTGGCGAGAAGATTGATGGTAGACCGAAGCGTCTTCATGCTGGCGTGCTTGCCCGCTTCGGTAGACGACTGGTAGCAGAACTTGCACCCGGCGGCGCAGTAGTCGGTGATCTTGAGATCGACTAACTCAGGCACCGACGACTTCAGATAGGGTTCGTCCTTTACGGACATTCGCACCTTGTTACCTGTACGCTTGTCGAAGATCGTAATATGGTTTCCCTCCTCACGGACGGAGTTGTTGTAGCTCGACTTCAGCGTCTCGAACAACTCCTCTTCTTCGCAGCCATGCATGACGAAGGGATAGTTCGCCGAGTCGTCCCGGCCGCCGACCACGACGATGCGGTTGGACTGGAACAGGTTGATCAGCGTATGGACATAGGCAGGGTGAAGTGGATCAGCCGGATGACTGATCTGTGAATTTCCAGAGACGTAGAAGTTGCCGTAGCCGTAGTTGTACTGCTCGTCGTCGTCCGTCTCCGTGGAGGCCACGAGTTCGGCAATGTTAGACAAATGCGGCGTGAAAATCTCGACAAGCTTCTTCTGATCGCAACCCCCGCCGAGGAGCAGGGCTGCAAGGTAACGCATCTTATCCTCGGTCGAAACCAAACGAAACTCCGTTTCACCAAAGGCGGTCTCGGTCTCGTTGATCGGCTCGAATTTGCCGACCATGTCCTCGGGGATCAGCACGACCGAGTGGGACGAACTCGAATTGGTTGCGAATCCCGCACGAAGGTTATGAATGAAGATCGGCATATGCACTCCTTGAAATCCGTTACCCATGCGATACGCTGAATCATCGAAATGGTCAAACCAAATTTCGACCAAGGTTAATTTTGACTCTTCGGGTCCTTCACCCGCATGATGGATGAATATTCTGTAGGTGGTTTTGATGACCGTAGAAGATGCCATTGAGGCTTTGGCCCATCATGTGAACCGGGGTCTATTTTCGATCCAGCACGAGGACTCGTGGGCGTTCAAGTTTGTCCAGAACGTCTCCGAGTATATCCGCAGGGACAAGCCTCTTTCGACCGAACAGGGACGAATTATCCTTCGAATCCTCGGAAAGCACCGCGCCTATATGATCGAGCATGGCAGCGATGCCGATGCGATTGATAGCCTTCTCCTAAGGCCCCGGTACCGCAACGATCCCTATCCATCGGCGAACGTGCCGCGAGAGGTTCGCCATCTCGGCGACAACCTGCTGGGATTCCGGTTCAAGCGGAACGACGAGATTTCCCAGGCCCTCCAGGCGCTTGTCGCCTATCGGCCGTACAAGCTGGATAATCTGTGGTTCCACCGCGAGCATCGGCTCTGGGTGGTCCCGATCACCCGACACAACCTCGAAGGCGCCATGTCGGTGATCCGCGATCACCGGTTTGGATTCGACGAAGGCGTGGCCGAGTACCTGACCGCATGCGAGAACAACAAGCGCCGCCCGGCAGAGTTTGCCTCCGACGACTCGATCGGCATCATCGCGGGTCAGGTCTATGATTGCGAGATCGTCGCGTGGTGGTCTCGGACTGTCCTCGGAGGATCACTCGCATGATGCAGGAATACATCTTTCCCTCAGACCCTTCGGTGGCCCGCAGGCTGGTCCAGTTAAGCCGGGTGACCCAAACACGGATTACCGTGGAGATTGAGGCTCTAGCCACACGCGGGCTTCTCGCACCGGAAGACTTTGCCGGAGCACCATCCCTGACGGAGACCCAGCAGAAAGCAGTCCAGAAACTGATCGACTACCGCTTGCGTGGGGTGCTCTTGGGTGACTCCGACGACGGCGGGCGTAGCGCAATCCTGATGGCGTGCCGCCTCCAGGGGGTTCGGCCGATTCTCGTATGCACCCGGAGGGCCAGCCAGTGGGCACAGTCGGCCGAACTCTTTGGTCTCACCTGGGGTAGCGATCCCCTGGTGGACACGGACGTGCTGATCCTGAAAGCATCCGATATCCTACGTCAGGACGTGGTCCGGGATCGTAGAAACGGCGTTCTGGTGATCGAGCACACTGATAAGTCCGACTTTGTCCAGGGAACGGAGAATAACGATCAGGCGATTACCCGTGAGTTTGCACGGGTAATCGTTCTAGCGAACTTCGGTTCGCTCACCCGGACGTTCCACTCGTGGACACGACAGTGTGACATCGCCCTTGGCGTGGCTCTCACCTACCTCTGGCCGGGCGAGATATTGAAGATTCTCAACCAGACCCATGCGAGGGTGATCGACCTAAAGAGCAGGGGATTCACAAAGTACCGCCCGGCAGACTTGTACTTTATGTTCAACGTGATCCCCGACCTGCTGGGGGAACGCGGCCCGCGTTAGGACCACCGCATCCGGAATTCGAACGCGTCGTCCTGGCGGTGGAAGTCGATTCGATCGTGTTTGAACCCCAACACGATATGGCGGCCACGCTGGTTCAGCCACTCCGCGATGTCGTCGCGGAGCTTGCGGTCATTCGATCCGTAGCGGACAGGAACCCACATGTCCTTGGTCAAACGCACATGGGGGACCTCGGCACGCATCGTCAGGATCGGCCGGAACCAGAGAATGCGGATCGTCTCCGCATCCTTCGGGCACTGCGGATCGTACTGGCCAATCATCCAGCGGGGCTGGCCGCCCTTCTGCTTCCATTCGAGATCGAAGTCCCCGTCGAGGCGCCGCCACGTCTTTCCGGGCGTCGTCCCCGTGGGGAGGCTCGCACTGTAGTCGGAAAGCTTCATGAACTCCAAGCAGTTCATCCGCATCACCGGGAGACTGTCGATGTACGCACGATGATCGTTCATCCGAATCTCATCTTGAATTCAAATGCGGTGTTTGCATCAGTAAAAAAGAACATAATGATGTCGAAGTCGTCACGTTGATCTTGCACGTCGTAGGAGAATTCCCCAGCGGTATCGCCCGCGCCGCAGAACCCCATCATGGCGTCCCAACGCTCGTCCTCATCAAAGCCTATCTTCATCGGGACGCGATGGGTAAGATTCGGATCGAACTCGATCTCACAATTTTCCAGCGCCATCAGCCGAACCTCATCTTGAACGCGAATGCCGTGTTCGGGTCGTTGAAGAAGAAGTCTACTTCTTCCGGCTCGCCTTCATCGTTATCCACATAATTCCAGTCGAATTCCCCCGGATTGTCCTCGCTCTCACAAAATTCCAGCGCGGCCTCAAGCTTTGCTTGATCTAGGTCGGTCACACGGACACTGATCGTGTTGTCATCCGGATCGTAATACAGACTCTCGCTATTCTTCGCCATCATCCGAACCTCATTTTGAAGGCGAAAGCGGTGTTCTCATTGGAGAAGTAGAACTCTCCCGTGTTGTCCGGACCGATACTAACCAGCCAGTCGAACGTTCCGATCGTATCGGGGTCCTGACAGAACGCCATCGCTTCTTTCCAGCGCGCGACATTGTCAAGGTCCGGATAAGCCACGGCGTACCCGTACCGCTTTTTCAGAACGTGCCTGTGCAGGGTTGGATTGATAAGCGCCATCTCCGCATAATGCGCCGAATCGTCGATTAGTCAAGTCTAATTCAACGCCAGAACATCCATTTTGAAGATAAATATACGCATATAACGACAAAGCATTTTATAACAAAGGGATTATGGAAAAGTGTATTTTAGAGATTACCGATCAGGTAAACGTTCGCTTTCGTGGGCTTGATGCCCAGACTAGACGGAAGCTTAACGATAAGCTGAAGTTCTTCGTCCCTTACGCCCGGCATATGCCCGCGTTCAAGCTTGGACGTTGGGACGGCAAGGTCTCGTTCGCCACGGCGGGCGGGGCAACATACCTGAATCTCCTCGACCGTGTCCTGCCCGTGGTGATGGATGCCGGATACGAGATCGAGATCGACGACAAGCGCCAGCAGTACGACTTCGAATTCCCTGAGATCACCGACGAACTCGTGGCGGACACGGATTGGCCCAAGGGCCACCCCATGGCGGGGACTCCGATCATGCTGCGCGACTATCAGGTGGAGGCGATCAAGCGGTACATCGCCAACCCGCAGTCGATCCAGTCGATCTCGACCGGAGCGGGTAAGACCCTGCTGACCGCATGCCTGTCCAAGCTGTGCCAGAACTTCGGCCGAACCATCGTAATCGTGCCCTCGAAGAGCCTCGTCGAACAGACCGAGGAGGACTACAAGAATCTCGGCCTCGACGTGGGCGTGTACTACGGCGACCGCAAGGAATGGGGCCGCACCCACACGATCTCGACGTGGCAGTCCCTGGTCGCTCTGATGAAGCGCGGTTACGTCGAGGATGACGGCCCGAACATCATGGAGATGATCGAGGGCGTCGTCTGCGTGATGGTCGATGAGGTGCATTCGGCCAAGGCGGATAAGCTCAAGGAGCTTCTGACCGGCCCCATGGCGGGCATCCCGCTGCGCTGGGGCCTCACCGGCACGGTGCCGAAGGAGGAGTTCGAATACCTCAGCCTGTACGCGGGTCTCGGTCCGGTGGTGGGCGAGATTCGTGCGTCCGACCTTCAGGAGAAGGGCGTGCTGGCGAATTGCCACGTGCAGATTCTTCAGCTTCGTGACGAGCACGTGGAGTTCAAGACCTACCCGGAGGAGACCGCGTTCCTCACTTCGGACAAGGCGCGGCTCAACTGGATCGCCGAGTACTGCACCGCCCTGGCGGAGTCCGGCAACACGCTGATTCTCGTCAACGGGATCGAAACGGGAAAGTACCTGACCGACGCGATTCCTGGCGCCGCCTTCGTCTATGGGAACACCAAGTCGAAGGACCGCTCCAAGGAGTACAAAGAGGTCCAGGGGGCGACGAACAAGGTAATCATCGCCACGTACGGGGTGGCCGCCGTGGGCATCAATATCCCACGAATCTTCAACCTCGTCTTGTTCGAGGCCGGAAAGAGCTTCACCCGCGTGATTCAGTCGGTTGGACGTGGAATCCGTAAGGCGCAGGACAAAGATTCGGTAAACATCATCGACTTGTGTTCGACTGCGAAGTTCTCATCTAAGCACTTGGGTGCACGCAAGGTATTCTATTCTGATGCCGAGTACCCATTCAATATTACTAAGGTTGATTACCGTGATTGATATTGTGTATTATAGTTGAACAAACTAAGCTTATTCTAGTTAATTAGCGTATCAGGAGAAAACCAATTCGCATCTTGCTCCCGGAAAATACGTCATTCAATATGGCGGAACTTCCGAATGAAGTCGATGATCTGCGTTACTGTGTACTCGATTATTCGAATCAGCAGGATGTGGACTTCTACTACATTCCACTTATCTTCCTAGACGTTTTTCCTCGTCCCGCAGCAGACTTGAAGATCGGTCCCTACCGCATTCGCATGCCGCTGGATTGGTCGATCGTGATCGCGGACAAGGACTTCGGCTTCGTCGAGATTCTAGAACTCAAGCATCTCAACGATCGTGAATTTTCGGCCTTCGCGCTGAATCCAATGAAGTCCTACATCCCGTCGTTCTTCGACATCACGATCGAGAACGTCTTCCCGGACGCGACATGGCACATGCCGCGTTTGAAATATGGACACATTCTTGCTGTCCCTCTACACGATGGACCTGACCCGTTGTGTGCATTTTTCCTTCGGGATACCAACAAGATTCCCGAGTCACTCGATATTACCAAGATTTTTACTTAAGGACATACTATGAGCATTCATAAGAAAGACATCGAAGACCTCGTTGAAGCCTTCACCGCCGCTGCCAAGCGCGGTAACAACTCGGCGATCAATCTGATCCCGAATCTCGTCAAGTCGCTCGTCCACTACGTGGAAGAGGCCACCGGCTACGTCCCGACCCCGACCCCTGGTCCGAAGGAAGAGCCGAAGATCGCCGTGCTCCCGGTCACCCCGGCCGCGCCTGCTCTGTCCACCGAGGACAAGGACTTCGCTGCCGCTGTGGCGGAGAAGAACCTCACCGAGAACGGCAACGCCACGATCGAGACCGACGCGGGCAATTTCACCGTGACGGCGGACGAGTCCACCGCTCCGGCTGAGATCGCCAAGGAAGCCATCGCAGAGGCCGAGGCCGAGGGTGCGACGGAGATCACCGCCGTGACCACCCAGGAGGCTGAGGAAGCCCCTGAGGCTGCGGAAACGGGCAAGAAGAAGCCCACCACGAAGAAGTAACAAAAAAGCCCCGGAGCGATCCGGGGCTTTCTCAATTCAGGCCGGGCGGCCTGTGGTGGGACGGTCGGTTCCCAGGGTATGCTTGATCGCATCCTTGGCCGACCCAAAGACATTTTCGGCCTTGCCCTTGAGCTTGTCCAGGGTGCCCTCATTCTTGAGCTTTTCATCGCCCGTGAGGTTGCCGACGCCTTGTTTGATCGAGCCGCCCATTTGCTTGGCCGATCCCGTAATCCGGTTATTGTCTACCATAGAGTTAATCTCCAATCTAGTTGTGATTAGTTAACTACTATGTTAGGAAACTGTTCCATCTAAGCTTTAACGAGCTTCATGCCTAGATTTTCGGCCTGACGCTGCAACTCGGCAATCGCCGCCTTACGGGCATCGATCTCCGGCTTATCACCCACGCCGAGGCGAGCGAGACATTCCTTGGCCGTCCGGTGGGCTTCGGCGAGATCGGACACCGCACGCTTACGGGATTGCTCCGCATGCTCGCGATGATACTCCAGGGCATCTTTCTCCGAGTAGTCGAGAACTGCCTTGCAGAATTCGATCAGCGCAGCCTTCCACTGCGGCTCCATCGTCTCCAGGGGCAGACGGTTCAATTTGTAGGTAGAGAAGCTGGGAGGGTACTTGAACCTGTTGAAGAAGTCCTCTTCCGCCATGATCTCGGCGTTCTCGCGGGTAAAGCGGTGCTTCGCATCTTGACGACGACGGAACAGGAGATCGCGACCTTCGACCTTCCGGCCCATCTTTTCGCACTCCGCAAGATACTTGGCCTCCTGATCGATCGGAGAGGTCGTGCCGAGGCTGTCTTCGAGTTCTGGGTAGGCCCCCTCGGGAGTCTCGATCCAGTCGCCTGAACAGGTGAACACGCGCGAGAGCGCAGGGAGACGACCCTCAGTGATGCTGGGCCAGTTGTAGATCATTTGGCAGACGGTCTGAGTGACGGTGAGCCGGGGGGCGATCTGCTTGCTGGCCATATTGGGTTCTCCGTTGCCGATGAACCCAATATACACCGAATCAGGAGTAAATCAATCGTTCTCGTGCTGTAAAACGACTCCCTCACCCTCGACGGGCTCGCGTCGTTCTTCGCAGTAGATTTTGATGATCTCGGGGATCGTCAGATGCGTCTCCCGGTATCCCGCTCGGTTGTACCCACCCATCAGTTCCTCGCCTGTCTCGCCCATCTGGGAACTCGTCCCTTTGGTGAGGGCTCGATCAAGCCGCGAACCAAGGTCGGCAAACCCATGGGCGCCATACTGATCCCGGTAGTATTCCTTGAACTCGTCCAGTTTCATCCCGAACGTGACCGGCGCGTCCACTACGGTGGACCATTCGAAGAACCACCCCTCATGGTGGACGATGTATTTGGGCAAACTGTTTCTCCTACGAATCCACCGAGACCGGTAGACCGAGTTCCTGAATCACTTCGTGGGCCGCATGTTCGCTGCTGAACCGGGCGTGAGCGATATATCCGTCTTTGCGTTCGAGAACACGCCCGAAGCAGGATTTCTTCTGCTTGTTGGTCATCTCGATCACGACGACCCAACCATCCGAGTCGTTAGGTCGTTCGCGTAGGGGAAACGCCGAGATCGGTTTCCATCGGGTATCGTAATAGTATCGAGGCTTCATCTTCAATACCGGTATGGGTTCCCGTTTGTCGGTAGCGGCTGCTGGTTGGTGATCCCCGGTGTGTTGCTGAACGCAGTCGCCTGAGGCTGTGTGCGCCAGTAGCTATGAATGGGAATCCCATTGCTGCGGAAGTACTCTTCCACCGAGGTCGAGTACGAGGGCACCTCCGGCTGGGCGGAACGATCGCGCTTCTTCGCCTCAGCCGACTGTGCCGAGAGGAGTAATGAGAGCGTAAGTAGGCGGACGATTCCGTTGCGCACGAACTTCACTCCTATGATCCTTGAGGGCGACCAACAGATTCTCTGCCAAGCCGTCGATTTTGTCCACCTGACCCTCCCGAACGGCCCATTCCAATAGGGAGTGGCGAATCACCCGGAGCGTTGCGGCATCGCGTCTCTCGCGCCGGTCCGCCTCGGTTTTTGCGGCCTTGGCTTCGCGATCAGCCTTACGATTGGCCGTACGAATCTCCTCGTTGATCGAGTGGTTCGCCAGAAGAATGAGCGGAAACAGCGATACCGCCACGACACTTGCCCCGAAGATCGCTATCATCAGAGCCTGTTCCCCACTGGCGCCATACTTGATACCCCAGGCGAGCCCGAAGATCATGCTGGTCACCAGCATCAGAAGAAGGGCGTTCGGGACGGCCCTTGCGAGGATCGGCGCGGGGTCATCGTACCACCGATGGGGCAGGCTCTTAGTCTCTTGGCGTTCGGTCTCGTCCACGGTTGATCCTCAAAATTCAGTGGGCGTCGCACTAACCGGGGGACGCCTCCACCGGCTCGGGTCACCGCGAGCGCGTTACTCGCAAGCTGAACCGCGAACATCATCCGACCGCTTGCGGGAATGGACCCCATTGCCGGAATCCTCCCCCATCGGCTTCATATGAACCGTTCTGATCCCGACCTGAATGCGAAACCCCTTACCCTCAGGAAGGCCAACCTCAACATAGCCTGAATCGCAACTAAGTCAATACTCTTTGCGAGCCAACCAAATGACAAACCATGCCAGAAGAAGTGCACCGATCGGAGTGATCAGCATGGTTAAAAATGTTTCGACCGTCATGTCCAAGTCAACCTGAATTCGATCGCGTCGTTCATGCAGCGGAACAGAAATAGCCGATGAGATGAGTACCAGCGGGAATTGATGTCGAACGTAGTCCAATCACCGTCTTGGCTGTCGGCGTTCGCTCCATACCGCTCTGCGCACCATTCACGCATCTCGGCGAGTTCGTTCCGGAACATGGTCGGATGAAGGTCTTCGACCGCGATGAACGCGACCCATCCTTTCGCTCGATATTGATCGACCAGATAGCTGTCGTCTCGACGGAGTTTGGCGCTTCTCATGATCTTTCAATGATTCGGGCCAGATTGATTGCCAGGGCGAGATCGTCCGGCTCCCAATCGTTCCACCATTCCACGGGGATGTCCGCGTGCACCTCCCTCAGGTGGGTGGTGAACCCTGGAGAGTAACCGCGCCGGATCATCTCTTCCACCAGAGCGGATTGTCGATTCGCCAGCCATGTCAGACGGGGATAGAAGAATCTCACGTGGCCACGACCAAGTGTGTACGCGGGGATCGCCATAAGATTTGGAGCTTCCCCGCGTTCGGCGGCTTTCCGAACCAGATTAAAGATACGAGGAAGCTCACGGTACTCAGCCACGAGATGCTGGCGGGATAGTTCGCTGGGAGCGACAACATTAATTCGGGTCATCCCCCATTGTATTGGGGGACAACGTGATTCGACTATTTTAAACGTACCGGCTCAACGTGTCGGTGCCCCGAGTGATGTCTTCGAGACCTTCATCGATCGAATCAGATATACTCTCGATCTCGCGAGCTAGCTCACGAAGCTTATCGCGGCGATCAGCGATAACTTTAGTGTGCCGATCAACCTGCGCCAACGCTTTCTTGAGGCGTTGGCGGGCCATGATGGTCAAAACTTCTGATTCCATAATGATTTCACTCCTACCTTGAGCTTTTTATCGATCGCCCGAAGCTTCATCAGGCGCGAGGATTAGGGTCATTACACGATACCAAACCAGTAATGGTGGCAGTACCAAATCGATAGGCACATGACAAACAATCCAGCAATCTCTGCCGCTATGCACTCGTTCCTGTGAATGTTTCCATTGCCATATAGGCGAGATAGCGTCCCGGCAGTCGTCAGAAACATACCACCGACAAGAAGTGAAAGCGCCCCGATCATTCCCCGGTCTCCTCACCGCTCCCCACGATCGTCCACGGGCGTGTGCCCTGCACCGTCTTACGCAGCACATGAATAGACCCAAGCATATCCCGGAACGCTTTCTGGGCTTTCACCTTGGCACCCGGACGCGGGCGCGGCGCCAGCCCATCCCCGACCTCAGAGGGCCGGTGCGACAGGTCACGCAGCATCTGTTCGGCCGCGAGCGTCACCTTGAGACAGCGCTCGTACGTGTAGTGGTCAGGATTGTCCTCGGGATTCGTCATACCAGTCTACCCTCACCGAAGATTCCTCTATCCCAGAGATAGAACTTTCCGCTGTTCTCTTGCACCGCGATGAGCCCGGCATCTACTAGGAAGTCCATCTCGATGTACAGGGTTTCCCCTGGGGAGAGCGGCCCGGTCAAATTCAGGTAGAGGCTCCATCCGGCCGCGCGTTCCGATGGATCGACCCGGCAGATACACGAAAACCCCGGAAGGATCGGTTTCATCGAACCGTTCCTCCCGGTGGGGTAGAGCCGAATGATCGCGGGTATGCTGTCGTGTCTCACGAACGGGTCTGGTTCGGGTCTTCGCAGTAGCCGGAGTCGATCAGGTGGGCGGCGGTGCGCCCGTAGGAACCCTGAAGGGTCCAGGCCATGCCGGAGTTGATCAGGCCCTGGAAGAACTCGACCATCTGATCGGAATCCATCTCGCCGTTCTCGTACGCAATGATGTCATCGACGTTGGGCATGTGATTCTCCGCTGCTGATAGATTCAAGATACACTGGAACGAGAAACAAGCAAGCGATCGTCGCACAAATGGTTAAACGAAAAGTTGACAGCCCATTCCATAGGCAGCTATGGTTAACGAATTACCGGGGAGGTGGCGGAATGTCATCGCGCCGGGCCGCAAGCCCGGAACATGTAGGTTCAAGTCCTACCCTCCCCACCATATTATTCTGTATTTTTGAAAGACATTGCAGATGAAGTACGTGCTCGCCACGCTCCAGAGCGTGCTCACCATTCTATTCGCGTATCGGTTGTTTCATTCGAGCACGACTTTCTCAGTGCTTCTCGGCCTATTCGGTACCGCATTGTTTGCGACCCTTGCGTTCCGCAACATCATGCAGATTCGTCGGGATGACGAGAAGTCCCTCTTCGGTGCCCCTCGGGATACGCTTGGGGTGATGCCGATCCATCCGGCTCCCACACCGGTCAATGCAGGTCCGTTTGCCAACGATCTCGTGTACACCCCCGCGTACACGGCTACGGCCAACACGGTTCCCACAGGCCATAATTCGACCCTGGGCGCCTCCGTCCCTCAGGCTCCGTGGTCTCAGGACAGTTCGGGTAACGTCGCTGGGACCATGCTGGGTGGGATGGCCCTCGGTGCGGCCGGATACGCGGTCGCCCAAGCCTGGACCCACGAGTATGCCCCGTCAGATCATGGTATGCTGGCTCAGGCTCCGTCTTCGGCTCCAGTCACGATCGCATCCGAGCCCTCTATGACCACCGAGCCCTCTTCCGCGCCAACCACGTCAACCAGCACGGACACCTATACGACCTCAGATAGCTCACCATCGTTCGATTCTTCTCCGAGCGGCGGGTCGTTCGAATGAAGCGCCTCATCCGCATGTTCGAAGAACGTCCGGTGCGCGTCACCTTGTCGATGTTCGCCGGAGTTTGGCTGACCGCCGCCGCCTTCAGCGGGATTTATAGCGGTCTCACCTCCGGCCTCATGGTAGTAGCCGCCCTCGCCATTATTACCGACATTTTTCTCATCACCTGAAAGACTTTTTCATGATCGCTGTTCTATCCCTACTGGCGCTTCTCGCCACCCCGGCGGAAGCCTCCTCACGTTCCGGATTCTGCGCCGCTCTGGTTAAGGGCAACGTCTACATCACCATGGCTAAGGAGACCCCGAGCAAGGAGTCGATCGAGCACGATTTTCGTACGCGCCTTGTCAGGACCGACAAGTTCGCTTCTCTCAGCGGCTGTCTCGTAGCAGAAACGGCGGATGAAGCCTCCGAACTGATGCGGAAGAAAGCTCTTGAGATCAGCAAGGCAGGTTACGAGATCGAACTTCTCGGCTGGTAAGTCGAATTCCATTCCCGTAAAAAGGTCACCTCCGGGTGGCCTTTTTTGTGAGCGCATATGCCGAACTACGTCTTTGTGGAGAAAACCGGGAAGGCGATCCGTCGTATTCTTGAGGTCAACTATCCGCACATCATTCACATCCCCGGATACCGGGGGTTCAAGGAGATGAACGAATGGTGCATAGTGCGATTCGGTAATAGCGCGTTGTTCGACGACACGCCCGATCGAACATACCAAACCAGCCTGTTCACTAGGGACCTGGGTCAGCCAACCCGAATCGACGTGTCCTGCATGTGGGCGGTACGATCGTCCGCATCCGATCTGATGTTCTACTTCAAGGAACCCGACATGGCGTTCGAGTTCAAGGTTCGCTGGCGTTGAATTACTTCGCGGCGAACATCTTGGCCGTGCAGGGACGGACGAACAGGGTTGCGCGGACCTTGAGGAACTTCTGATACTTGTTCAGCGACGGAATATAGAAGTAGACGATCGAGATACCCGGCTCCTTAGGAATCTCAAGGCGCGGAGGGGTGTTTTCGAAACCGAAGCCGAATGCGTCGTATTTCTGCTGGATTGAAAACGCAATCTTGCTCTCCCACTGTCGCGAATCTGCAACACCCGCCGCACGATCAACATCACCGCCGCCGTAGGTGATCCCGTGGAGATAGAAATATGCTTGCGGAGTTGCGCAGACCCTTGGTAGGGTCATGAAGCGCGCACAGGCACTCGTGCAAGACCCGTCAATGACAATTTGATCCGACGATTCGCTGTATTGCTTCCAACGAGCGTTATACTCCGTGACGCGACCACCGTTGTCGTTTTTGATAACGATTGGCTGTGCCATCGACAAGGTCGAAGTCAGTGCCAAAAGAGCCATCGATAGTAGAGAATTGCGCATCAATATTATTTAAAAGCCATGAGAGCCAAATAATGACCGCATTTACGGAACAGAAAGAGCCTGAGGAGCGTTGGCTTTCTCTTGGTTTAGAAAAGGACTACTATAAGTCCATGTACCCGTACTGGTTCTCAGTACCCGAGACATCCCGTTTTCCGTGCACAATTTTTCCGGAGGTGCACGAATGGTGCTCTGAACAATGGGGTGGACAATCGGCACGCCGCTGGTCGCAATCACGCGGAGCATGGCGGGTCCGCGATGATTCCACCTGGGCGTATTTTCGTGAGGTATTTTACTTCAAGGACCCCGACCACTGCGTGCTGTTTCAGCTACGGTGGCGCTGATGGCAAAGCAGCGCGTATGGAGGATTGGGATTGATTCGGACCCTCCGGCGGACTGGACCAGCGTGTACGTCGATGTCTCAAGAGTCCATCGAGGACGCTTCGAACGTACCGAACCAGAATATCGAAACATTTCTTGGTGGGAGAATATGACAACTTGGATCGGCATGCAGCCGGGTGAGTACTGCTACGCCTTTGGGAATCGTAAACCAGAGTTCGACGGAGACAATCGCTACCTGTTCAAGTTCTCCGACCCTTTGGTAGCGTTTGAGTTCAAGATCGTATGGAGTTGAAACGAAACGGACCCCCACAACGCGGTCGAGGCGTCATGAGGGTCCGGAGCAACCGAGCTACCCTGGAGGAGCGCTCGTATATTTTGACCTTGCGTCTGAAATTATTTAGTCTTCACCTTATCGACATTTAAAGAGATGTTTTTCATTGGCCTATAAATTGGATATGTTCGCGGAGGTTTTGCCCGCGATCGACCGGCACGATTACGGATTTCTGGAGCGCCAGGACGAAGATGCCCGCAAGGGGTTCTCACCTCCGGTGGTTCTCCGATTCGCATCAGCCGCCAAGGGCCAGCACACTGACCTGATGCTTCTGATGGTTAACGGACGGGCCAACCTCGACTTCTACGACCTTGGTGCGCACCCGGAGCTTCAGTGGCGCCTTCTGGCCTCGTGCGGTCTCGGCGCGGGTATGCGGCACGAATGGATCGCCATGCCCACCAGTGCCCGCTCCAAGAGCACCGTACACGGGTTCCTGTGGGGGTATTGGCCGGACGCGAGCGAGTCTGAGATCACCTTTCTGCTCAACCAATTCACGCGTGAAACGTTTATCGACTTCACCAAGGAATGCGGCCTAAATCCGGCCGATGAAAAGGCGGCTCTCGATGCATATGATAAGTACACCGGCCATGCCCCCAAGAAAAAAGCCAGCAAGCCCAAAAAGCGCTGATCTAGTCGATTTTCCGTGCCCCTATTGCACCCGGAGATTCAAGAGGGAGGCTAGTCTGTTCGCCCATATGTGCGCGAAGAAGCAGCGGCATGTCGATCGGGATGAACGGTATGTCAAGCTAGGATTTCAAATTTTCCAGAAATTCTATTCGCTTCATTACAAGTCGTCTAAGCCGCGAACGTACGATGACTTCGCGTCGAATCAGTTCTACGGAGCGTTTACGAAATTCTCCAAATATCTACTTGCGATCAACGCAGTGAATCCCAACGGGTTCGTGGACTTTCTGCTGAAGATCAATCTGAAGATCGACCAGTGGCATCTGCCTCCGGTGTATGAACTCTACCTGCGCGAACTCACCAAGAAGGAAACCGCAGACGCCGCGCTGGAGCGGAACTTCCGGGTGATGGAGCGCTGGGGGACCGAGTACGGCGAGGACTGGAAGGACTTCTTCCGCAAGGTCGCTCCGTCAGAGGCCGTCCTGATGATCACCGCAGGGAGAATCAGTCCCTGGGTCCTTTATACGGCGCAATCCTCGGCCGATCTGTTCTCCCGGATGTCGTCGGAGCAGATCGACCTCATCCAACCCGCGTTGGACCCGCAATTTTGGGAGCGCAAGCTCTCTGACCATGCCGAAGAAGTGTCGGCGATTCGTGAAGTATTGGAAGAGGTTGGAATCTGATGGAAATCTGGAGAGGAATAGACGGGAAAGTTCTCGGATGGCGGGCAGATGCACGCAAGGACACCGGGTTCGTCCACAAAGCCTGGGACGCGTTCGATGCCCGCCTCACACCCGAGGCTGAGCTTTGGTTCGAACAGTCAGAGAGCGCCAATTATACGACGCTTGGTTTACATGCATTCATTCATATTAGTTCACCCAATGATCGGCTTCACTTCAAACTTAAATGGCTGTAATTGAAGTATTGCGTTAGACTGCATTTAAATAAGGACGTATTTTATGAGTGATTCTGAAGAGTCCATGCGACTCGCGCTGATGTATCAGTCCGACGATGAGGACGAGGTTGTCGAGGACAAGCCGAAGCCCGATCGCGGTTACGGCATTATGAACATGCCCGCGATGTCCGCCTCGATCCGCAAGATGCAGGAAACGATCGAAGCGCAGGACCGGGTCATCAAGCGTCTGAATCAGCGTGTGCGCAATCTGGAACGTCAGGCGGGCAACTTGACCCGCGAGATCAACCAGATGGGCACTGAGATGGAATCCAAGGTAGAACGCAGCTTCCGATGAGCACCACGGTCGTCATCATCAAGGACCATACCCAGAGCCTCGCCATGACGCTCGTATACGGTCTGAATCACAAGGAGACGATTGAAGCCCGGTTCGAGCAGGAAGACGCCCTCCTGGCCCGCCTACAGGGGAATCCGATGTTCAAGGGCGTGCTCCGGCTGGGTCAGCTTGAGCCACAGCATTATCGGGCGCTCCTGTCCCTTCATCTCTCCCTGGTGGCCGATCTCAGCCCGGAGAAGCGACGCAACACCCTGCACCCGCTGATGCGTTCCCTGGACATTCTCATGCTCGGGTTGATCCTATGCACGGAGAAGAGGATTCAGGGGTCGATCACCATGATGACGGTGAATCGCACGAACGATACCGTGCTGTTCGACATCAACGCGTCTCTGGACGAGTACGAGATTCCAAAACCGAAACCGTCAGGGCTTCGCGTCATCGTGGACAACGCGTGAAGGGCATGGCCGCCGGATTATCCAGGCGGACAGCACACCGATCCCGAGAGTCCCGAACAGGGCCGTCAGCGGAAGGATGATGAACAGAAACGTATCGGCGGAGACCATCATCACGACCACCTGATCCTGAATTCGAACGCGTCATCGTCGTCTCGAAAAACGAACGTCGTGCCACCGTGCTGGTCGATAAAGCCCCAGCGACCCTGAGACTCTTTCTCACGCCGACGCCATGTCTTACCGATCATGCTGCGGTCACCGAAATGCTCAAGGCACCACAGATGGACAATGGCTTTATTGTCCCACGGGCCTTTGAACACGTGGTAGTAGCCGGGATACCAGAGGGCATCGCTCAGGCTGTAGGTGTATGCCATCGAAGCTTGAACTCGATCGCCTCATGGGCGTGCTCGAACAGGTAATCGTGCGTCAGGTGCGACTCCGAGACGACGATCCATGTCCCGGTTGACCACGACACGTACGCGGTGTCCATGGCATTCGAAATCAGGCAGGGCGTGCCGATCCGCTCCCATATCCAGCGGGTAATCTCCTCATCGAGATCGCTCGTTGGCACTTTGATCGTGACCACGTGGGGGAATTTTTCCCGTAAAAACGGAATCATAAGAATGTGATTCGACCTCGGCGAAATCCATTCCTCGTTGCGCTCCCAACTGCGCTCGAACTTGGTATCGTCGAGGCTCAGCATCATCCCCACATGATCCTCACGGCGCTCGCCATGCCCCGGTCGGAGCAATGGAAGGTGATCGTCTCACCCAAAGTGAAACAGAACGAGAGGCGTTCCGGAGGCTTGTCCGGCTTCGCCTCCCATGTGAGATGCACCCAATCTTGCATCTCCCAAATCGGGGGATGTCCTGGCTTCATGGGCACCTGATAGATCAGTTTGGCGTTATGTCCGATCGGCGGCATCAGTCGTGGTACATCTCGAAGCTGGCGTGGTTGCCCGCGTTGTCGAAGGTGAGAGCAAGGCTCTCTTTTTCGCGGCGGTTCAAGGGAAATTTCGAACCCGTGCGCTGCACCCGGAGGTACTTCGCGGTGTCACCGCCGACCGACTGGAGACGGTCGAACTCCTCGTGCGCCAGGGCGCTCGGGATACCGTCGCGGGCGGTAAACATCACGAAGATGCGGCGGCGGATCGCGACGAAGGCGGGGTCGATCACCATGGCGGCCTTTTCGATCTCCGCCGGAGTCATGCCGATCCGATAGTTGCCGATCTCACGGCCCTCGATCATCTGACGAGCAACGTCGTCGGCGACGGAGAGGGCGGGGACCAGGGTCAGGGTGATCGACATGTGGGGCTCTCCGTTGCTGATTTCCCTAATATACAGCAATCAGAGATAACGTCAACTACCTAGCTGGACCGAGAGCGACCCGAACATCATTTTGAACGCAAACGCCGTATTGGCATCACTGAACGAGAATCGATGCCGGTATCCGACGATCGGAAAGACCACGTCCATCTGACTGTAGACGTGGAAGATTTCTTCCTCGTTGGTGAAGTAGACGTTATCCACCGTGTTGTGGCGAATCTTCCTCTCCCGGTGGACGTATGAGCCGGGCAACGCGACATCATCCAACCAAGCTTCGATCTCGGGCATGCATGCGTACCGGTGGGGTCGCATCGGGTTGGGTCCGGTAAAAATCTCGTCGATTTCTACCTCGGCCGTTTGGTCACCCAACCGGTACAGGTCGTCCAGGCGGCGCGCCATCAGGCAGCGAGACCGTTCTTCACCACGACCATGGCCTTCTTGTTGTGCAGGTGGTTGTGGCCGGAGCGGACGTACTTGCCCACGCAGGTCTTGTACTCGGAGTAGGCGAATCTCCGGCTCACCCGAAGGACATAGCCTTCGTCGCGCTTGAAATCCATCTTCTCCTGCACCTTCATGATCGCCGTGCGATCGAAATACCCTTCCCACAGGGTCTCCACCGGGGCGATACCGAGCAGCTTGAACCAATCGTTCGTCTCGTCCACGCTCAGGCACTCGTTCTGCTCGTTCCACACTTGAAAACCGAGGAAGTACGAGGAGAGATCGTCGTACCGGATCGAGTGCTGTGCGAACAGGTTCTCACCCACCACGCGCCATTCCGGGGGAATGTCGTGGGCAATACCGGACCAGAAGCTCTTCACCCAATGCATCTGCGGGTGATCACGACCATCGAGCGCCCGGCCGTGGATGTGGTCGGAGTACAGCGAGGTGTTCCCGCCGTCCATCTTCCGGGTCATCGTGCAGTGCTGGCCCTGGAACGCGTTCATCGTCGCGAGCACGCGGTCATCCGGGTTCATTCCGGGGGACCACGGCAGATGCCATGTCCGAGGAGCCTTCACGTGATGGGTGAAGCTGTCGAGATGATCGGCGATGATCTTCTGGACCGAGCCGTCGAAGAACAACTCTCCACGCAGACGGCGACCGCCCGGCATGACGATGTTACCCCATTTGTCGTAGACCTGATCCTCGTACAGGTGCTCGGGCAGAACCACCCGCTGAATACCAGCGGCCTCACGAACCTCTTCCGTCGAGATGTCGGTGCGCTCGCAGGCGAGATGGTGCTTCTCGCAGACACTGGCGCCGTTATCGAGGAAGTACCCACCCAACTCATGCGGGGCCGTGAAAAGACGGCGTTCGAGGATGTGGTGGGCGTCCTTCGCAGGCGCCGAGCAGAACACGCATGTATGGTTGTCGCGTGCGAATACGCCGTTGCGGAAGTCGTCCCGGAGTAGAAGCTTACTGTTTTTCATGGTGCCCTCCCCTGGTTGATTCGCCTAATATACGCGGATTCGTTCAAACGTCAAGCCATCGGGAAGTCGCACTTCTGGAAGCCCGTCATGGTGTCGTGCCAGCCTAGAAGCTCGTTGCCGATCTGCAAGAACCGGACGATATTGGCCTTGTCAAACATGTCGCCGTTCTGATGCGCGCGGGCAAAAATCAGAAAAATCTGCTCGGATTCCTTGTAGATCGCTCGAACTTCTTTCTCGTTTGAAGGCATTGCCGTGATAATCTCTTGGGCCATCACCGCATAGGACTTCATCTTCGAGCTTAAATCGATTTTCTCACCCATCATACCCACCTCATTTTAAATGCCGTTGCATCGTCTAAACGCTTAAAATACCAATCGTATCCAGACTTTGCGTCGAGAAACACATCGGTAATCAGACGATTACCGAGCAGGTCTTGCAGCCAATTCTCCATTTCGGGCTGCATACTGTTGTAACTGCGCTTCGCCTTCACGTGGAAGTCATAGCGGTTCATCCATTCGGTCGGGTCGATCGAGTCGTCCGCGTCTGGCTCCCTCACGTGGGCTCCTCCCGATTGATCTTCGTGACCCCACCCATGTAGGGGGCCAGGACGCTCGGCACGTTGATCGAGCCGTCCGTGTTCTGGTGGTTCTCCATGATCGCGATCAGCGTGCGACCGACCGCGAGGCCGGAGCCGTTCAGGGTATGCAAGAACTGTGTCTTGCCGTCCGGACCACGGTGGCGCGCGCCCATGCGGCGGGCCTGGAAGTCCCCGCACCACGAGATGGACGAGATTTCCCGGAACGTCGCCTGACCGGGCATCCACACCTCGACATCGTACGTGCGAGCGGCCGAGAACCCCATGTCCCCGGTGGACAACTTCATCACCCGGTGGGGAAGCTCCAACAGCTTCAGCAGGTCGGTAGCCGCGCCCAGCATCTCCATGTGCTCGAACGGCGCCCGCTCGTACGAGCAGATCGACACGAGTTCACACTTCATGAACTGGTGCTGGCGCAGCATTCCGCGCACGTCACGCCCGGCCGATCCCGCCTCCGCGCGGAAGCACGGGGTGAGTGCGGTCAGCCGCATCGGCAGGCGGCTCTCCTCGACAATTTGATCGGCAACCAGATTGGTCAATGGGACTTCAGCCGTGGGGATGAGGAATTGCCCGGCTTCGAAGTCTGACGCGCTGCCAACTCCATAGAGATCATCTACGAACTTCGGTAGCTGACCGGTGTTGAACAGGGCGGATTCATTCACGATCAGTGGGACCGAGACCTCGCGGTAGCCCTTGCCCGTGTTGTGGTCGATCATGAACTGCCCGATGGCACGTTCCAGGCGCGCCAGAGCCCCGTACAGGACGGTGTAGCGTGATCCGGACAGCCGAGCCGCCGTCTCGAAGTCCATCAGCCCCAGGGACGGCCCTAGCTCGTAGTGAGGCCGCCCCAGGGTCCCGGAAGCACCCCAGGTGCTCACCACGACGTTCGCGGTCTCGTCCGGACCCACCGGCACGTCCCTGGCCGGGTAGTTGGGGACCTCTGCGAAGGTTTCGTGCGCCTTCAGGGCGATGTCCGCGTGCTGGTACTCCAGCGCGGTCAGCCGCTCCTTGATCGCCTGGACCTGGGTCTTCAGCAAGTCTGCGAGATTTCGATCCCCTGCCTTCATCGCCGCCCCGATTTGTCCGGACAGCGCGTTACGGGCAGACTGCTCCGCCTGAATCTGCGTGGCAAGCTGGCGACGAAGGTCATCGAGAACCAGCAAGGGGGAGGCACGGAAGGCCGATCCACGCGAGGCCATTTGGGCATCGAATTGGTCGGGATTCGCACGGACGTACTGAATGTCAATCATGTCGCCCCAGGTAGCCGAACTGGCTTTTTTGTCAAACCAAATTGGGATTGTTGGTTAAGTCATCCCCGTGTAAGGCAGGTGCGTACCAACACGTCTGGGTTCAACCAATGCCCCTGTATCAGTATACGGCCACAGCCGATTCGGAGCCCACCCTGGTGTTCGTCGCTGCCACCTCGATACAGGAGGCCGCGCACGCCCTGGCCGACTCTGACCTCGGTGACACCGATTGGGAATCGCTGAAGCCGTACATCGACGGGGAGAAGCGTCCGCGTCCGATCAAGGCGTTGGAGACGATCCCGGACGAATATCACGACGTTGTCTACTTTGGTGATAACGACAACGAGCAGACCGTACAGGAATTCTTCGACGAATGATTTAGGGATTCCATAAGGGCGCATGGTAGAACGGATTGTTCATCAATCGATTCTCCCATGGCCCTTGTTAATACTGACATCGACATTGACTTCGCGAATCGTGATCATGCCCTGAAGGGGCTGCATCATATTCCAGCCACCGTTCGGGATTCGATCGGACGCCACACCCGGCACGTCTCGGGGGTCTATTTCCAGCCCGTCCCGATCGACCCCCTCAGCGGGCTGTCCGCGTACGCCTATGACGAGGCGGCCGAACGCGGCTATTTTAAAATCGATTTCCTGAACAACTCGATCTATCAGGGCATTCGGGACGAAGCCCATCTGGACGAACTCCTCGCGAAGGAAGTCGAGTGGGAGTTATTTGATGAATCAACCTTCGTGGAGGAGCTTCCTCATATTGGGAATCACTTCGGCACAGTCCAATCGATCAAGCCGCGCTCGATCGAAGACCTCGCGGTGATTCTCGCCCTGATGCGTCCGGGCAAGCGCTACCTGATTGGTCAGCCCCGGTCGAAGGTGGACGAGGAAATCTGGAAGCCTGACCCGAAGGGGTACCACTTCAAGCGCGCCCACGCCATCGCATACTCAGTATCCATTATCGTGAAACTCCATTTGCTTATTGAACAGCTTGGTTCTTCGATCGATGCGGAAAAAGCCAACGATGCCCTCTTCTAGCCTACACGCGGGCTATCCCCGGTGGGGGGACGATCTCTACTTGGTCGGCGACGTGTATGATTCTGAAACGAGCAAGCAGATTTGGACCTGCCTGATCATGCGAATCTATGATCACGAGAAAGACCTCGATCGTGGCCGATTCGAAAATTTCAAGCGCGAAACTCGGGAGTTCACCGTCTCGTTCAAGCTGACCAATCAGTCCCAACCCTGGGCCACCCTCATCGGACCGATGATCAACTGGATCGCCGAGATCGGCAATCAGCCATGGAGCTTGGACATCGACATCCTACACGTGGGCGAGGGGCGGTTCGACTTCAGCTTCGACGAACTCGATGTGGCGACGATGTTCAAGCTGGTGTTCGCATGAACTACCAGTTCGACGTCGAGAGCGCGTGGTTTCCCGTCCACGAGAGCCCGAAGCCGCGCAAGGATTGGTTCCGGAAGCGCTACGAGGTGCTGGCCGAATGGCTGGACGAAAACACCCCGGAGTGGAAGTTCAGGGCGGAACTAGACAATTACGAGTACGACTCGATCTACTCGTTCTATCGAATCGTCGTTCAGTTCGATGAAGAGGATGACGCATTCCTCTATAAGATGCGCTGGTGATTCTATAGGGTGTTTATAAGGCTTTAAATAGCTTTATGACCTATCAGAACCCTCCCCGTGGCGGTATCGTCCAGCCAAACTCAAAGCATAGCTATCGTGTCAAGTTTCGCGGTGGCTTCATCGATACCTCGGAATCCTACCTTGATTTCATGCAAAACATGATCTCGGTAGACCTAGACCTTGTCGCGAAGCGCATCACCCTGGTGCCGGGACGACATTCTGGCGCTCGCCTCACAGCATATCGCAAAAATGCTGAAGCTGTCTGAATCCGATATCTGCATCGAGCATCTGTCGAACTGTGCCGACGTGGTCTCGGTGAAGTCGTTCTCTCACTGCGAGGCGGTCTCGCACACGTACAAGCTCGATTATGCCGAGGCGGGTGCTGCCACACACACGCTGGTGTTCTCCTATTACGACTTTCGCACCTATCTGGCGCGCAAGCCCATCGATCCGGTTGAAGAGTTCGATCCGGTCATTTAGCACCAGCGCATCTTGAAATCGAACGCGTCGATTTCTTCGCGGAACATGATCTTTGGCGCCTCATGGTGCCAGAGCTTCTTTCGCTTCATCCGGTCCTCACACCACTGGACGACCTCAGAGAACTCTTTGGGCAACATACCTCTAGGTCCGATGAACCGGTACGGGTAATGACGATCCAAAGGAGACCCACCGATCCACCGACCGGTCTGGCGGTCATAATAGTTATAGCTCCCTCGTTTCATCTCGATGAATTTTAGCATCTCAGTACCACTGCATCTTGAACCACATGGCTTCGTTCGGGTCCTCAAACCACAGGATCGCTTCGGACAGTTGATGATCCGAAAACGGCAGCATCGTCCATTGCGAGACGAGATTCGACTTACACCATTCCCGTACGTCCTTACGCAGGGAATGCCGCTTCGCCAAACCATCCAAGATGGACCGCGCTGATCCGTAGAGTTCTCGCCGTCCATCCGCCTCCAGATTGAGGCGCGCCCCTCCGGCGTACCGAATCTCATGATCCTCGTGAAACGCAGCGAGGCGAGCAGCATAATCCTGGCTCGCAAGAATGCGCCGTTGGTGTTCTTCCGCTTCCCGTTCGATCCACTGCTGGGTTTCATACCGCGCCGCCTTGACCCCGGCAATGACGAACGTGATTAGCATTCCCATACACAGCAGGAAAACAATGAATCCTGCCACGTTCATTTGGGGTCCCTCCGACTCAGGAGAAGCTGAAACATCGTCGAGGACGGGTCCATGAAATCTCCAAACAAAAAGCCGCTAGAACTCTAGCGGCTCAATGTAACCCAATCCATATTAATTTCAATCAGGACGACGAAGTAGGGTTACCTGCCGCTTGCGAACACGTCGAGCGATCGTCTCCTGAAGCGAGACCGAGGGTCCAGAGATTAGGTTAAAGTCTTTTCGGGCGAAGTGCTTGAGGAAGGGGCGGAACTGGCGGAACGTGGGGTCCTTCGTGAAGATGTTGATCGGCACCATACGGTTCGATCCCCACCACCATGCCTCTCCAAAACGAAGAAACAGAGCCCGCTGAGCTTCATCTGGAATCAGGTCAAGCACATACATCGACAGCAACTGATTGTCGCTATTCTGAATAATACCCAAATAATGCGTTTCCTGTAGACACCCGTAACTAAGGAACGGGAATGTCTCTAGAATCTTCTCAATTCGTTCATCCATCTCATTGTACGCCAGTTATGTACTACTATTTAGTTAAGCGTACTCAAGCTACAACTTTATTAAATCTTACAACATAATCGGCCCCTCAGCCTCCTATATTGATCTGACATAAATATGACTATGTCGGTCGTGCACGTCTATAATATTCCGCAAGTTGTAATCCTGTGCACCGGCACTGGAGCCAACACAATGAACTTTCCTGTTTCGCGAACGGACATCAAGCTGTCCAAAAACGTCGAGAATGTCATCGATATCTACGTTCGTGACATAGATCGAAAGCCTACTGCACCGGGCGGCATTCTGACGCTGCGAATCTTAGACCGCAAGAATCGTCGGGTTGTTGCATCCGCACCACTACTGCTGGTGGACCCGAAGAAGGTTCAGTACACCGCGACAATCTCTGGTCTCGACCTAATCGAGGTCGATGTCGGGTACTACGACTATGTGGTCTCCTATACGGCCCCGAACGGATTGGAGAGCCTACTCTTCACAGACCGCGACCGGACCGAGATTTCCACCGCCGAGGTCCGTCAGGGGCCGTTCCCCGATTACGTCGATGCGGTTCTCCTAACCAAGGACGGGATGCTCTCCCGCGATGTGACCACGCTGTATTCGGAGCCCCTGGATGGCGCCGCACGCGTGCGCAACGTCTCGGGAATCTCCTCGTTCGTCGTCCTGGGCAACCACTACACGGGCAAGATCACCGTGCAGGCGCTGCTCGATGCGATGCCGACCAACGATGACACGCAGTGGTTCGACGTAGCCTCGTACGAGTTCGACGATCTCACCGGGAATCAGGCGTTCACGTTCGAGGGGAACTTCGTCTGGGTCCGCTTCAAGCTGACCGACCGTTTGCCCTTGGTGATCCCGAAGGATGACGGCTGCTGCACCTCGTGCTTGGTCGGATGCCCCGAGGATGACAAGCACAATTCACTGACCACCCCGATCGACTGGCCCGCCGAGACTCAGGTTGGTCTGCTTGAGATTCAGTTTAGAGCCTGAAGATGCGATATTTCGACCTACTGGAAGGCCAGACAAAATTTCATTTGAGCGTCGCTCCGCAAGACCAGAAAATCTGCATTCGGGCTCTGCGCGTCGCCACAAAGATACTTGCTGAGCGAAACTTAGCTCACATTCTTGATTGCGAGATACGTTTTTCGCCAGATCGTTCTGAATACTGGAGGGAACGCGACATCATCATTATCGATTCGCGTCGTGATGCCGAACACATGGTCAACTCCTTGCTTCATGAAGCAGGGCATCGCTTGCAGATCACAAGTTTCTCTCTACTCAGAAATTTAAAGCTTATATTTGCTCACTTTAGAGGAAAGCTCGCACCAAACGATTACTCTCGCCAAAATCACTACGAGTTGTTCGCAGAACTATTCCGTCTCTGGTCGCTTAACGAGCTTTCTGACGAAAAGTCTCAATGGATGACAGCGGTCATCTCTAAGTATACCTGATGCCACGCCGTTCCCGCCCAAAGCGCACTACCAAGACCGTATCCCACCGCGTCCCACCGAAACCCGCAAGCTGGTTCTGCGATCGTGGCACCTGTCGGTTCTGCGGCGAGCCGATCATCGAGAACGGTAAGGTCAACGGCCGGAAGCACTGGCATACGCCATGCGCGCTCGTCTGGAATGTAATGAACAACCCCTCGGAGGCGCGCCTCCATGTGACGCGCCGTGAGAACTTTACCTGCGAGGAATGCGGCTACCACAACGTGGACGGTCGATTCGAGGTCGATCACATCAAGCCTCTATTTGAGGCGAAGGGCGACCCCACCTATTGGCAATCACCCAACCTGATGCTGCTCTGCCTGGATTGCCACAAGATCAAAACCAAGGCCGACATGATCCGGTTTCGAGCGATGATCACCTGCGATGATCCGTTGACACCTGACTGAATCAGTGTACATTGAGTACATCAGCAAGGAGAGCCCGCATGTCGATCGAACGCGCTATCCGCTACGCCACCTCGCGCATGGACGCCGGGCGCGTCGCTCGTGATTATGGCGAGTTCTCCATGTGGCGCAGCCGAATGAAGTGGCTTCGCGAGAAAGTCCGCCTCTACAAGTCCGCAGCCGCTGAGATTGCTCGGGACGAACTCCACATCCTCGTTGAGGAGAATGCTCGCCGGTCTCCCGACCTTCACCCGAAAATCCTCGCCTACCGGATCAGGTCGTCCGCTGCGGCCGAGGAAATGCTTTTGAGACTCGGCGGATGAAGTTTCGCCCGACCAGCCCGACCATGTTCATGCTGGACCTACCATTCGTCGGACCGAACGAGTGGGAATCCAAACTGATCCGGAAGAACGATACCCTCAAGGCGGTATTCGACGCTGGCTGGTGGTGGTGCGTCCGTCAGCATGGCGAGCCGAAGTCGATTGGAGTACGCGATTCCGACGATGACTGGATTTGGTCGTTCTTCGGGTTCTATCCCCTCCGGCGCGAAGGAACGCTTCGTTCAGGCATCTACTTCAAGGACCCGAATGCGGCGTTCCACTTTCGGCTGGCCTGCTGTTAACCATCTCGAATCAACTTAGTTGACGTTCTCCTGAGTTGCTGTACATTGTGGACATCAGCGCAGGAGAGACACCGATGTCCGACAACAAGCCCACCCGCATGATTCACGGCGCCGAGCAGGGCAAGATGGTCCGCGCCGCTCTCAAGCAGGCGTTCCCCGGCATCAAGTTCTCGGTGACCTCGAAGGGCGCGATCAACGTGTCGTGGACCAACGGCCCGACCAAAAAGGCAGTTGCGGCGATCGTCGATACGTTCCGGGGCGGCGACTTCGACGGCATGCAGGACTTGATGATCCCCCGTAACACCTACCTGGGTGACGAGCAGATCAGCTTCATCAACGATTGCGTGTTCTGCGACCGCACGATCACCCCGGAGTTCATCGAAACCACCCGCAAGGCCCTGGCGACCCTCGACGGGCAGACCGTGTGTGATCTGCTCAACCAGTCGCCCTTCCCGAACGAGCAGGACGTGGCCAAGCGCATCGCCTACATCCTCCCGGTGGTCGTGGCCCAGCCGGTCAATGGGCTCCCCACGGTGAAGTGAGGAGAGACCCGATGACCTACGAGTTTTACCCAACCATCTCCACCTACGGGTGCCATGCGATCGTCTACCGGCCGATGGAACGGATTCGGCCTGGACCGGAATGCAACGAGTCCACGCGTATCTGGATTTTCCCGGATTCGAATCTCGACGACGATTAGTACCGGCCACCCCAACGATCGCCGTTATCGCGCTCCCGGTACTGCTGGGCCTTGTGGTTGTCCAGAATCTCGATCACGTCCTTCGCGCAGACCGGATCGGTCACGACAATCTCGCCCGTAACCTTCTGGAGGAAGTTGCGCGGGCCGATGTCGATGGCAAACTGGCTGGCGTCGTAATTCGAGATGAACGACCAGAACTCGTACAGCAGATGATTCTCATCCTCTGAGAAGTGCACGCACGCCTCGCGCACGCAAAGTTCGTGGGCCTCGCGATTGCTCATGCGGTAGCCGAACTTCGCCCGAGCCTTGCTCAGCACGTCGCCGACCTCCTTGCAGGCGCGGCGCACCAGCCGGATGTTCGGTCCGGAAATCTTCTCCAGCTTCGGCATCTCCAGCACGATGATCTCGATGTCGCGCATTTCCGGCACCGGGTGCATGTGAGAGTCGAACGCGTCGATGTAGCGGGCAATCCCGCAGTCGCGCATGTACTCGGCCTTGATCACGTCGCGGGTGAAGATCAGAACGGTCTCCGGGTCCTTCTCGAACACCAGACTGGTCATACCGCGACCGAGCAGCTTCAGCCCACGGTACTTAGCCGGAATCTCACGCTTCCACACGGCAGAGGCGCGCGGACCCTCGTCTAGAATCTCTTCTTCAATAGCAGATTCGTTGATTAGGTTGATGAACTGTCTCATGCCAATATTTATTGATAACAACAAAAAAGGCACCGCATCATCGCGGTGCCTTTTCTCTGGCGTCAGACTGCTTTAGGTTCGGGTAGCAACTTTCTGTAATATATCTTTAATCTCAAGGACTGACAATTTCTAAATAACCGATGTTATATTCTGTTTATAAGATCAAGAACACCCTGAACAATAAGGTATACATTGGAATCACAAGACGGCCAATGAAGATTCGGTGGAAGTGCCACGTCGGCGATGCCCGCCGGGGATCGAAATTTCATTTCCATCGTGCTATTAACAAGTACGGATCGGATTTTTTTCAAGTCGAGATTCTTCTGTCTGGATTGACCAGCACTGAAGCTGGCGAAGCTGAAATACGTTTGATTCGAGAGCATGACTCTTACCGCAATGGATACAACGAAACACAGGGCGGCGACATCGTTGAATGGTTCGAGAAGGCAACCCCCGAGGTTCGATCGGCCATAATTGAGCGCCGACGCAACGGGTTTCTTCGATATCTAGCTGCACGGTCTGAAGAAGAGATTCAAGCTCATCGAGATCGCACCGCCGAACAGTGGAGGAATCAGGACCCCATAGACCGAAATGCCATGTCGAAGAAAATGGCATCTCGAAAGGCAAAGCGGTATCGTGTGACATCACCAGAAGGTCTCGTCACTGATGTACTGAATCTCAAGGCGTTTTGTCTGGAGATGAATCTTAATCAGAGTCATATGACTGGAGTCGCAAAGGGGCGTCTTCGATCATATCGTGGCTGGAAGGCTGAGTATCTTGATTGAGTAGCATTTTTAATGTCATACGTCGAAAAGCTTATTAGTGATGACTTCGTTTGGACCTCGATAACGAATCATGTAACTGGTCCGCGTAAGCGTAACAGCGGTGGTGGATTCCATATCAACTGTCCCATGTGTACGTCCCGTGGCGAAGGCGTTGATACGCGTATGCGTTGTGGTGCCAAGCCTGATCAGGGCGGCGTGGTGATCTTCTGCTTCAACTGCTCGTTCAAAACGCGTTGGAAGCCCGGCGAACTCCTCTCCCGCAACATGCAGGCGTTTCTCCAGGCGATCGGCGTCTCCTCGTCTGAGGTGGCCCGGCTGAATCACAAGGCGTTCACGTACCGCTCGATTTTCGAGAAGAGCCCGGACGCGATGAACCTCATTCCCGAGGTGACCCGCCCGAGCTTCCATACGACCCCACTACCGGACGGCGCCAAGTCGTTCGAGGAATGGGCTGCAATGGCCGAACCACCTCAGGATTTCCTTGAGGTGGCCGACTACCTGTTCTCGCGCGGTGATGAGATCGCCCTGTCCTCGACGTTCTACTGGACGCCCGAGCCGGGTCGGCATGACCTGAACCGCCGCGTGATCATCCCGCTGAGGTTCGAGGATCGCATCGTCGGGTATACGGCCCGACACATCGATAAGGAGGCCCGTCCGCGCTACCAGATGCAGACGCAGCCGAACTTCTTGTTCAACTCCCACGCGCTCACCGCACCGAAGCGTAAATACGCCGTCCTCGTGGAAGGCGTCCTCGACGCCCTCGCGATCGACGGTGTCGGGCTCCTCGGAGCCCATCTCAACCCACAGCAGATCGCCTGGATCAAGAGCCACGGCAAGCAGGTCATTCTGGTCCCCGATCGGGACCGACAGGGTGCCGCGCTGATCGACGTGGCCCTGGCCAATAACTGGCGGGTCGCGTTCCCGGCTTTGAAAAGCTCCGGAGGATCGTGGTGGGAGGAGGATGTGAAGGACTGCGCCGAGGCCGTTAAGCGATACGGCCGGGCGTGGACTCTTCTGTCAGTTATTGAAAGTTCGACTGACAGTAAGCTAGAGATCAATTTGAAGCGCAAGTTTTACGTCTGAATTTCTAAAGCATCATTTTCGCAGAATCGCTCATTTTATCTGTCCGTTTGCTAGGAAAATAATAATCAATGAATACCAATGAACAATACTCGTCTGCGATTCAAGAAATGCTGTTTCAATATATGATCACGGACACTAATGCGTTCCTGATTAGCCGTGGAATTATCAAGCCAGAATACTTCCATGACCGCTTGAAGTCGGCGGTTCGCTACGTCCTTGAGCACACCGAGAAGGGTCGGCCGCTACCGAGCCCTGAGATGATCACCGCCTATACGGGCGTGCCGGTAAACAAGTTCGTCGATCCTCACCTGCATTACGACTGGTACATGGAGAATATCGAGGGATTCGCCCGTTACAAGGCCCTCGAACTCACCATCATGGAATCCGTGGACCTGCTGGAGAACGGCGAAGGCGGAGAGGTTGAGCGTCGCATCAAGGAGGCGATGTCCATCTCCCTTCAGACCGATTTGGGCACCGATTACTTCCACGATCCCCTGGGTCGGCTGGAGCGGATGCGTGACCGGTCCAACTACGTCAGCACGGGTTGGAAAGACCTCGACGATAAGCTGCTCGGAGGATTCACCCGTGGGGCGCTGAACGTCTGGGCGGGCGGCTCTGGATCGGGCAAGTCCCTGTGGCTCCAGAACATCGCCCTCAATTGGGTCTTTGCCGGGCTCAACGTGGTCTATTTCACGCTGGAGCTTTCCGAAGACCTCGTCTCGGTGCGCCTGGACGCGATGGTGTCCGATCGCGGCACCAAGGACGTGATGCGGGACATCAAGGGCGCGGCGGTTGCGATCAAGGCCCGACACAAGCGAGCCAACGCGCACCCGGACAACAAGCCGGGCACGCTCATCGTCAAGAAGATGCCCGAGGCGGGCACCACGGCGAATGACCTTCGGGCGTTCCTGAAGGAGTTCGAGATCAAGAACGGCTACAAGCCGGACGCCCTGGTGATCGACTACCTCGATCTGATGAATCCGAACAACCGGAAAATCGATGCGACCAACGCGTTTGCCAAGGACAAGTACACATCCGAGGAGATGCGCGCACTCGCGGGTGAGTACAATTGCCTTCTGGCGACGGCGTCGCAGTTGAACCGCCAGTCCGTGGAGGCGACCGAGTTCGACCATTCGCACATTGCGGGCGGCATCTCGAAGATCAATACGGCCGATAACGTGTTCGGCATCTTCACGAGCGCACCCATGCGGGAGCGCGGTGTCTACCAGATTCAGTTTCTGAAGACCCGCTCGTCATCCGCCGTGGGATCGAAGATCGAGCTTCAGTACAATCCCGAATCCATGCGGATCACCGACGCCGATGGCGGGGAGGCCGAACAGCGCCCCCTCTCGGCAGAGGAGCAGCGGGCCACGGCTCAGCGAATGGTTGCCGAGGTTCAAAAGCCCGGCACGTTGCCGCGCGGGATGTCACAACAGAGATTCGAGAATCAGGCGGAGCTTGCCAAGCCTGCCGCAGAAGCACCACCGAGTTCGGCCAGCGGCAAAGACATGCTCGCGCTGATGGCGAAGCTGAAGAATAACAACAAAACGAACGATCGCTGAAATTGCCAACCGACTAAATAGTCGATGATGATGGAAGAATCAATGCGTAACTTCATCGTTCTCGCCGAAGCTTATATTGCAGCACCAGAGGACGATGTGGTTGAAACCGTTCAGGAGACCGTGGTTGAGCCTGCGCCGAGCGCATTGATTCTCCACGATCTCGATATTCTTGTCACGCGCATGCGCACGTTTATGGAGTCCGAGTCGGGCGATTTCGGTCTGGGCGTGGAGACGGGCATGCAACAGGCGGCAGATATGATCGATAATCTGATTCGTCGATATAATACAGGTGATCACGTTGAATAAGAAATTCTCTGGTCTACTCGAAGAGTTGACGAACTATGCACCAACGCGAGATCGCGATCTATTCATTGAAAGTCGCGCCCAACAGGTGATTGCGTCAGCATCACATCTCATCAATCTTATCGATGAGAACTACGACGACCAGACTGCGGATGAACTAAAACGCAGACTGTTTAACTCGATCAAGAGCGGAGACGAAGGCAAGTTCCGCAGAAAGATTGGACAAATTCGCGAATCCAAGAAGGGGTAAACTCCGTGAAGACTGACGAAGAACTCGTAAACGAGATCATGGAAGCCGGTTACGGCCACTCCAAGCCGAGCCTTCTCGGCACGGCGGCCCATTACGGTGCAAAGATGGCCGCCAAGGGTATCTACAAGGGCGTCAAGGCGGCCAAGAACGCCTACGACAGCCACCCGAACGTGCAGATGGCCAATCAGGCTGAGCTTCGTCAGAACGTCTACAGGAAATTGAATCAGGATTTCGCCCATTGGGAGCAGCGCATCTCCGGCTCGACCGGCGTTGAGCCGACCGAGGCAAATCTCCTGGCCTTCGCCAAGGAAGTCTACGGGTTCGATGCCACTTCGGTGCTGAGCACGATCCGGACCGCACCGAAGACGGCTACTACCCCGAAGGCGGCGCCTGCCGCTCCCGGTAAGGCTCCGGCGGCCCAGGCTGGGGAGATCGCACCCGCGCCCGCACCTGCCGCCAAGAACCCCAGGGTCGTGCAGCAGGACAAGGACGGCAAGCCGTTCTACAAGCACGATTCCCGTGGGATCAACTTCGACGATCCGACGCTGAATGATCCGACAAACTCTCCGATCACCACGAACCAGCAGCGCAACCAGCAGCGCTTCCCCGAGAAGCCCCAGCAGTCCAAGAAGGGCAAGCCACACAAGAAGGAGTCGATCGATCTCTCGAAGTCGTTCAGCCAGATCGTCAAGGAGGCGGATGCGGCGGCGGTGAAGGCTCAAGCGGCCGAGACCGACAAGCTCAATACCGAGCAGACCCATGCGTTCTTCGACGGCATGGCTCGCCTCGTCCTGGGCAACCCCCAGATGGCCCAGAACTTCATCCAGAACGGCCAGATTGGCGCACCAACGGCGACGAACACCCAGGCGAGCGCTCCCGCGCAGAAGGGCGCTGGCAAGGCTCCTACGGCTCCGGCTGAAGCTGGTCCGGGCAACTCCGCACTCAAGGCGGAACTGAACAAGATCATCACCAAGATGGGTGCAAAGATCGACCCCTCGGTGATCCAGTCGCTCACCGCGAAGCTCAAGGAGACGCCCGACCTGAAATCGGCCGTCGATCTGGTCGATTCTCCCCAGGAGATCGCAGCGGCCCGTGCCATCATGATCGCCGTGATCATCGCGACGGAAATGTAATGGATTTCCTCAAGACCCTCTGCGAGAGCAAGCTATTCCCCTCGCAGAAAAGCCTCGAATCTAAGTCTCGCTCGCAGATCGCCGATCTCGCATTCCGGTACATCCTGATCTTGCGGATTCTTCTGCTGGAAGAGGAGACCCATGATTTCGCCAAGGGCTACGTGAAGAAGTCCGCCGAATGGGGCAACTTCCACAAGTGGCACCCGAACGCGAACGACTTCTATCTACTCCTTCACGGCCTGTCCGAGGTCGATCACCCGGCAAAGACCAAGGATCACTTTCCGCTCAACCTCGATACGATCCAGCGCTGGCTCAACGCGCTTGGTCGTGGCCAGGGCAACGAGGCGACCACACGCCGGATTTTCATGCGGCTCGACTCCGACCTCAAGATTCAGAACCAGACACTGCGCGGCCAACGCCGAATCGTGATGAATTGGGAAGACCAGACCACGCGCGAGCGCGCCGATACGTCGGAGAAGCTGTTCAAGGCCCTTCGGCACGATGCCCCGCGCAGCGAGATTCTAAAACCCCTGATGAAGATCGTCGATCAGTATCAGAAAGAACGCGACGACGAGATTAACAAAACGGAGACCGACCAATGAACGTACAAGACCTTCTTGGTCGTTCGATCCGCAAGGTGATCGAGAACGCCACGTCCGGCGCTACAAGCGCGGCCAGCATCGCAACCAGCACCGCAGGCACCGGAAAAGGTGCAATCGGTGTTGGATTCGACCCCAATGGGAACAAGGGAATCTACCAGGGCAAGCTGAAAAAGCAGTCCTCCAAAGGATCGAACATTATTCGTCGATAATTGTCACCCCTTTTAACCCTTTTGCATAAATACTTTCACAACAACCTTTTGATGAGGTAATTCACATGTACGCAAACAAGGTCAATGGTAAGGTTTTCGCAGGCGACTTCCTCGGCGCGAATCTTCAGTTCTACGCAGTCACCACTTCGGTTGACATTACCGGCGCTTCCGCTCAGTCGCAGGCTGCTCTGGACAAGCTCGTCGAGGTCATCTCCCTGAACGGCCAGCCGGTCATCATGGGCGCCCCGACCGGTACCGGTCCGTACGTTCTGCGCTTCGCCGTCGAGCACACCAACGCCTGGGGCGACAACGCCGCTCTCGTTGCCGCGATCAAGCAGCACGCTCCGGTTGAGTTCGGCGCGTCCACCACGACCGCCGTCATCGGCGAGACCCTCTAAGTCAATACTCCCTAACGGGAATTGATTGAACCCGGCGCTTCGGCGTCGGGTTTTTTTATAAATACAGTAGAATTTAATGTTGAGTACCCATGATTATTCACGATCTATTTGAGCTTGCATCACCAAAGCCCAAGCATGTTTGGTCCAAACGCGGGAAAGCGGTTGAGAAGCGTGTCGAGCGCGAGCCGGATACGCGCATCACGGGTCGTACTCAGCTTGCTGTGAAGGACAATAAGAATGGCTGATTCTGACGCAATCAACAAGGCCGCCAAGCTGCTCGGCATCGACCGGGATGAGGTCACCAAGCGGATGGAGAAGATGCCCGTCAACGCGGTGATCGACGCACTCGATGCGGTTGCATCCGGTGACGAAGAGCGCGTTCGCGAACTCCTCGGGAATGATGTGGATGAGGACGGCGGTCTGGAATCTCCTGAGAAGAACGTCGAGGATGACGACGAGTTCGAGATCAACCCTCTCTTCATGAAGCGGAACAACGCGAAGAAGAAGCAGTCCGAAAAGGAGGTTGAGGAGGAAGCCTTCTCCCCCAACATCGGCGACGAGGTCCGTGTGAACGGAGAAGAGGGAATCGTTAAGGTCGTTCATGGCCCGAATGATACGACCGGCGTGATGATCGACGGTCAGACTACCATGGTTAAGAAAGCACAGGTGAAGCGCGTGAAGACTCAGGAAAGTGTTATTGAAGAAGGTCTAATGGGAATGACCCCGATGATCGACCTGCGTCGCATGCAGGAACTCGCCGGTATGACCCCAGGGGCGTCGCCGCTCTCCCCAGGTCGTGTGGACTTGGCTGGTTCCTCGGATGCCGTGGAAGGCCCTCCAGCGCCCGTGGACGCCGTCGAGGTGTCTGTGGAGCCCGCACCAGCACCGATTCCACCGATGCCCGCCCCTGTGGCTCCTACGGCGGCTCCTGAGGCGAATCTGACCGCTGTTAGCATCGACGGCGTCATGTCGTCGTTCGATCAGATCGAGGCGGCTCTTCCGAACATCGCTCTGGGCGACGCCAAGACGGTCCGTGAGCGCATCAATGCGATCATGGCCCTGCTCAACGAAGGTCTTGACGGTCGCAAGCGCAAAATCTAAACCCCCGCTGGGCTCCGGCCACTGTGCAAAAGCATACGCTCGCCCTGAATTGACAGGGGGTCCCCGGTGAGTAGCTACCTCGAAACCGGGATGGGAGTTTTTCAATTTGACTGTTCCGAATCTACGGAATAGTCTGACTAGGTCACCCAGGCAGGCACTGGATTCGTCCATCCTCCACCAGTGAGCTTACACAACGGTCGCTCGGTGAGTTGCAACCTCGAAGCCGAGATGTGGGTATTTGTGAGGGGGTTTGGCCGCAAGGCTGGACCCCCTTAAAGTTTACAGGCACACCCTGAGCATGACGAAGTCGCGCTGGCAGTCTTCGACGGAGCCGCCGAACGAGGTCACGTCGAATCCCTCACCGCTGAAGAGTCCCCGGACGCCCCAGGTGGACGTGTAGAGGCGTTGGGTCCAGTGGCGGCGCAGATCGGCGATCACCCATATTCCCCCAGCATAAGCCTTCCAGCGACGAGCCGAATACTTGCTCTTTTCGTAGTCCGAATGAGCCTTGGGAATCGCGTTCATCAGCCCGGTGAAATCGAGTGCCGCGATCTCAGGCGGCGGATCGATGTACTTGAGAGCGTACGAGGGTTTTGGTCTGGTCTCTGACATGCCTCATTATAAGGCATGTCGTGAGGAAATCAAACCTTACGCTTGGTGACGAAGAAGCGGCTTTCCTCGAACTCGATCTCATATCCCCAGGTCCCGAGGCTCTGGACCCATTCCTGAACGTTGCCACCGCCGAATACCTGGGCGTCGCCATCGTCAGTGATGTATCCGACCGTGAATCCCTTATGGACGGCCTCGGACATCCGCGCGATCCAGTAGGCTTTTCCCGCCTGGGTATGAGTCTTATCCGAGAGGATCGTATCGTAATTCTGAATCATCGGTCCCCAGAACATCTTCTGGGCGATATCTTTAACCGGGCAATCGGGTGACTTCCACAGCATGTAGGTTGAACAGCACCGACCAAGACCATCGAGCTTGTAAATTTCGTACTGCGCGGTATAGCAGACCTTCTTGTTGACGATATCCAACAGGAAGAGTTCGCCCTCATGCTCCTCAACAATGTTGCCGATCACATAGTGATCATTCTCCACCAGGGGATTGTATTGGCTTCGAATCAAGCGCTGATACTCTAACGTGTTCACCTCCGGGTGATTCACGTTGACATCATCGGCCTGAGACTGTGGGACGAGTGCTGGCATCTCCGTAAGCGGGACGACAGCTTCCATAAGATCGCGCATATTCATGCGCTTATTTATCGGAATCCCAATTGCAAGTAGGTCGCCATGGTCTCACTCGACGCCAGCATGAGCAGCCGATACATTACCGGAACCTGCGGGTACACCGGCTCAGGCGTATCGATAGCGATTTTCTTCTGGGCCAGGAAGGCTTTTTGGATCGGCTCGCACAATGCGTAGGTCTCGGCCTGATCGTCGTTTCGGAATCGGCATACGACGGCACCTCCCCCGAGGGTACGGACGACAAGAAGCTCGAACGACGGTAAGGCGCGATCGTCCTTCAGGTAGCGTTTAAGGTGAAGCGTTCGAGCGTTTGACAGCCGATCACACAGGGTAAAGCCGTCGTCCGGGCGGTAGCCGCGATCCAGCACCTTATTCAGCGGGTTGTGCGCGGCAGCATCTCCTTCGATCCAGCCCGTATCGGCGACAAACGGCTGCTTCTCGGCCTCTAGCAAGGCCGCGCTGACCAGCCGGGCGGTTTCTGAACTGATCTGGGCAAGTTTCTTCCGTTCTTCCTTAGCGAAATAGCCACGTCCGGTTGACCGTAGCGCCGGGCGCGGCTTCTGCAATTGAAACCGCCCATACGGGTCGCGCAGCCACGTCTCAATCCGGGCGTCCTCCAGAGAGGGCGTGGGTAGAACATGGCGATTCGCAGTCAAGACAATCCGCCCTGATGCGGTGATCTCGAACGCCGTGTGGGTCTTATTCGCGTAGACGACCCGAGTCTGTTTCAGATGACCATCGTGAACGAGCTTACGCAGGTCGCGATTGGTCGAAGCCATCCCACCCTGACAGTTCACCTCGATCGGCTTGGTCTCCGCCTTCGACAGAAGCTCAACCCGGCGGACCAGAGACCGGGCCTTATCTGCACTCACGAGGTGGTCTCCGGAAAGATCGCAAATCCGCCATCATGGGAGTCGGTATCGGAAAAATAGAACCCTCCGAGGTCATGTCCAGCCTCGACACGCTCGGCGATATTACGCAGAAGTCGCGACGCAACAGCAGCGTGCTCAGGTCCAATGACTTCACCCTCGCCAATGACGACGGAGACTTCAAGCTTGATACGGGGCTTCTTCACGCGACGATCCTATAGTGATTCAGATTACAATCCCACAAATTTCAAATTTGGTCAAACCGTTTTTAAGATGGTAAATAGTAGTAGTTAATGAAAGGTCAGACATGCTTACTGTTGCGTGCGTATTTAAGACATTTACCCAGGGAATCTACGGCGGCGCCTATAACGATGCTTGGATTCAGAAACTCCAGAGGAGCGTTGCCAAGCACCTGTCGGTCCCGCACCGGTTTGTCTGCCTCAGCAACAGCTTTATCCCGCATGTGGACGTAATTCCTCTCCAGAATGATTGGGAAGGTTGGTGGTCGAAGATCGAGATGTTCCGTCCCGGCCTATTCAAGGGTCCGGTTCTATCGTTCGATCTTGATGTTACAGTGTTGAGTTCGATCGACCACATGGCCGGACCGTTTCCGAACATGATGATGCTCCGGGATATTATCCCGACGATCAACAACTCTACCTGCATGTGGTGGGACGCCTCGGACCCCGCATACGGTAAGATTTACGAAACGTTCAAGGCCGACCCGGATGGGCTGAAGAAGAAGCACCACGTGTTCAACACGCAGTCGATGGGAGACCAGGGCTTCATCAACGAGATTGTCACCGGCCAGGGTAAGCAGATCGACATTTGGCAGGACAAATTCGGTGACGAGCAGTTCGTACCATTTTCGTTCTTCAGCCGTTTGAATCCGATCATGAACGATATTAAGCCGTCGCCCGATCCATTCTCGTTCCTTAATACCCTGAAGGAACCACAGATGAATCCAGAACTTCAACGGGCCAAGCTAGTATACTGCCTTGGTAAACCAAAATTTGATTCTTATAATGATCTTGTTGTTGTTAAAAAGAATTGGGTGTAAGATAACATGCTATCAGGATCACATATATTTGACAATGTGACTGCTGATATATTCATTTTTTATACTATAAATACTTCGCAAATATTTGAGGTCATTAATGAGAATCACCGGAGGAATCAAGCCGTTCAGCCAGCAGAAGGTGCGGCTTGGGCAAACGTCGGGTGTTAAAATTGATTGGGACAACCCAACGGGAACGCTTGGATCGGTCAACGCCGGAGATGCTTTCAACTTCAATTTTTCTGCCCGCTCATCCGACAACAACGTTGTCAGGTTCTACCTAAAGTCTGGCTCTCTGCCGGATGGTATGACGCTGTCTGAAAACGGGACGCTGTCGGGGACATCAAACTCTCCGGGCATGTATGCGTTCGTCATCAAGGCGGTTGCAGGTCTCTTCTCTGTCGAGCGAACCTTCTCAGTCCTCACGAAGGCTATCACGGTCGCTTGGACCTCTCCAGCCACGCTCGGTACGATTCCAGCTTCTATTTCCACCCTGACGACCCTGTCCGCAACGGCATCGGATGGCGGCGCGGTCGATTACCAGTTGGTTTCAGGAAGCCCGCCCTCGGGAATGGAGTTTGTCACTTCTGGTGCGGTCCTTGGCAAGCCCAGCACGGGAGGCACGGCGGCTTTCACCGTTCGAGCCACTCGAAAGGCCAACATCTTCACCGACCGTACGTTCACGCTTGCGGTTGCGGCACCAATGATCACGTGGACCACGGGTTCGCTTCCGATGACCACCGGAGGAAACGTTTACGATCAAACCGTAGTCGCTACTTCCAACCAAACAAACGCGGTCCTATCGTACTCAGTCGTTTATGGATCGCTGCCCGCTGGACTTAGCCTTAACTCGGCAACAGGTCGAATCACGGGAGCAGCGTCGAACGTCGGTGGCTCCTCGGTATTCCGAATTCGTGCGAACGACGGGTATACGTATCTGGACAAAGAATTCACCATTACGGTGAATGAAGACATCATCTCTTGGAACACCCCGTCAGGCTCTTTTGCTTCGCTCAATGGCGGACAGACCTTCATGGGTACACTCGCGTCTGTTTCTAACATCACAGGCCGTTTGGTTAATCAGTATCGGGTCGTATCCGGCGCACTCCCTGCGGGATTGACCCTCGACCCCGTTTCGGGATCGATCTCGGGAACTGCGCAGAACGTCAACGGCCTGTCATCGTTCATCGTTCGTGCATCAGACGGGTTTGGATTCGCGGATCGCTCATTCCAGATCACAGTTCTGGCCGACGTCATTACGTGGCAGACTCCGACCCAGGTTACATTCAACGCTGGGGATGGCGACACGAGCATTCAGCTTAATGCGACTGCGCTTTCTGGAAGCCCAATCACGTATACGGTCGTCTCGGGCACGGTTCCAACTGGATTCTCGTTCAATCCCACGACGGCGATTATCAGGGGATCGTCCAGCACGACAGTAACTTCGGCGATCACCATTCGGGCAAGTAATTCGATTACTTCGTCTGAGCGCACGTTTACGGTTTCCGTCAACGGGGCGCCGGTCTGGTCAACCGTCTCGGGCTCGATCGGTTCGGTTCTTCCGGGTCAGCAGATCAGCTTCTCGTTGATCGCATCCGATCCGGACGGCATTCAATCATACACGGTCATCCCAGAGGGGTCGCTTGCCGAAACCGTGTCGATTCGCAAGATGGGTAACACCGGCTACCTAACCGGCACATTCCCAACTCCCTCGGATCAGTTCCCGCCCACATGGACGACGGATCGTGCCATTCCCACGGTCAACGAGGGCGTGATTCAGCCCATCTCGCTTGCTGCGGCGCCTAGCTCGGGACGTACGATCTCTCGTTACCTCACCGTGGGTGGCACGCTGCCCTGGGGTCTGGCGATGGCCGCAAATGGTGTCGTATCTGGCTCGGCTTTCAACCAGATTGACGAGCCCTTCACGCCACTTGCTCCCGCCCCGTTGTTTGCGACTGCGACCGACCTTGGCACGAAGTCCGAAGGCGATTCAGTTTCCCTAACGATGAATGCCACCTCGGTCGCCGGTAGTTCGATTTCGAACTACTCGTTCGTATCTGGAACCATGCCATGGGGAATCGTTCTGAACGGCTCTACCGGTGTGCTATCGGGTACGATCGGCGACATCGAACCGGTCTCTGAAAATGTTGCAGCCGGTCCGGCACCCCGTTGGATGACATCCAATGCGGTCTCTCTGGCCGTCTTGAACGAGAACGATCCCGTCTCGGGCGTGAAGTTCGAGGCCCTGTCAAATTCCGCGTCGGGTATCCGTGGGTACGTGCTTCAGTCGGGTGCGCTCCCCTGGGGACTTACGTTGAGCGCAAACACCGGAGACGTCTCGGGTAACCTCGTGTTCGATCTCATGGACACGCCATTCGTATCTGCGCCCGGTCCGACCTTCATCACGGCTTCCGACATGGGCACGGCCAGTGAAGGAACTCCGCTATCCGCAACGATCAAGGCGACACCCGTCACCGGTAATGCCGTGACCTCTTACGCCCTAGTCGGCGGAATCCTCCCATGGGGTATCACGGTTAATTTGAACGGCGTGATCTCTGGAACGATCGATAACATCGAACCAATCTCGGACGCCCCTGCGAATCTTCTGCCTCCGACGTGGATGACCAACGCCTCGCTGCTCTACTCGGGTGACGAGAACTCCACGTTCACCATGAACGTCTCCGCGACCCCGTCGAGCAATCGTACGGTAGTGTCCTACAACATCGCCAATGGTGCGATTCCGTGGGGCGTAACGCTGAACAATCTTGGTACTCTCTCGGGCACGATCTCGAACATCGAACCGGTCCGTGATCCCGTTGTGATTCCGGAAGGCCCGATCTGGCAGACCTCGAATGCGACCGTGCTGTTCGCGGGCGACGAAATCATGTCGTTCAACGCTACCGTAGTCGCGAATTCCGCTACGAATACGGGCATCGCCGCATACACGATCACCAAGGGTGGAGCCCCGTGGGGCGTCTCTCTCAATTCGAAGACCGGCCAGTTCACCGGAAACGTTACGTTGATCGAGCAGGACGACCCGTTCGTGGTCACGAACACTCCGGTATTCGTAACCCCGGCGGGTAGCCTGGGTACGGTCGATGAAGGCACTGTCATGACGACGCCAATCATTGTTACGCCTGGACCACGCTCGGCCCCCGTGAGTGGTTATTCGGTTGTTGCTGGCGCGATCCCTTGGGGCCTCACTCTGAGCCAGACCGGTGTCCTTTCGGGAACGATCGATAACATCGAGCCGATCGTCGAAATGACCGCGAATCTTAATCCCCCGGTATGGCAGACGAACGCCGCAACCCTCTACTCGGGCGATGAGCTTAGCTCATTCTCGACTACTGTGATGGCGAACGCCGCGACCAACAAGACCGTCGTTTCGTACACCGTCATGAATGGGACGATTCCGTGGGGAACGACCCTGAACAGTGCGGGCGTCCTCACCGGAACCATCTGGGGAATCGAGCCAGTATCCGATCCAGTGGCGATTCCGGCTGCTCCAGTCTGGATCACCGCAAACACCTCGGTGCTCTTCTCGGGTGACGAGATCATGCCGTTCACCGCCACCGTGGTTGCGAACTCCGCCACGAATACGGGGATCGCCGCCTACATGATTGCGAACGGCACCGTCCCCTGGGGCGTAACGCTGAACTCGAAGACCGGTCAGTTCACCGGCAACGTGACGCTGATCGAGCGCGATGACCCGTTCATCGTGACCACCCCGCCGGTATTCACCACCCCCGGCGATCTGGGGACGGTCAACGAAGGCGCTCTGATCTCTCAGAGCATCGTGGCGCTCCCAGGGGCGGCTTCCATCCCTGTGGCTACCTACGCGGTCTCTGGTGGAGCTATGCCGTGGGGAATCACCCTGAGCCCATCTGGTACGCTATCTGGAACGATCGATAACATCGAGCCAGTCAGCGAAGGAATCGTTCTTGGGACACCCCCATCGTTTACGACTCCGGCGGGCTCGCTCGGAACGTTCTCGAACTCAGCAACCGTCAGCACCTCTGTGAGTGCGACTCTAGCAGGTTCATCCATCTCTTATGGAGTTCAATCGGGCACGCTTCCTTGGGGTGTTGTCCTAAATCAAACGAACGGTTCTATTTCTGGATCATTGAATCCTACTGATGATTCAAATCGTACATTTGCTTTCTCAATTAGAGCTTTTTCGTCAAATGCAGGTTATATTGACCGTGCATTCTCTATTACTGTTCAGTAAATTTAAAGGATCAATTTATGGCGACTTATAACTTTACGATTCGCGCTACCGATAACGTTGGCGCCTATGCGGATCGCAACTTCTCGATCAATGTCAACAACACGATTTATGACCGATTCGTTGCTGTCGGCAACGCCGGTCTCGCCCGTTCACCCGATGGTGTGAATTGGCTTTGGGAAGCTGGTCTGTCGGGAGAGGGCGTTGCTTTTGGTGGCGGCAAATGGCTGGTTTGGAACGGCACAACGTTTCGCTCTTCACCCGATGGAACCTCTTGGACCAACTATACCCCGACGTTTACCGGCGCGAGCGTTGGTGGTGTCTCCCGTATCAAATACCGTATCGCGAATAGCACGTGGGTCGCGCACACTTACTATTTCAATGGGTCGAGCTATTCATATGATGAATTTAGTTCCACCGATGCCGTAACATGGGCGAGATCAACAAATATCTTTACCGGCGGTGGCAACACTCTGTCGTATGCAACCTGTGACTTCGATCATGACGCCGCAGGTAATTGCGTTGCTTATCTCAATGGTGGAGCAACTTTCTACAAGCCAGCCGCTTCATCTACATGGACAAGCCAGTCAATTAGCGGCCTCGGTCAAATTTCTGCCAGCACTTTTTGGGGAAATGTTCGAAACTATAACGGCTTGTGGATCATTTCGGCTGGCTCATCAAACGTTGCCACGTCAGTTGATGGTACCAATTGGGTCGGGCGCGCCACCGGTGCCGCTCAGTATGGTCTGCTGTATCTGAACGGTCGAATCCTTTCTCTTCCTACGAATACTGGAGCCAACACGTCCGCGACAATCCGAGAAAGCCTTACTGCGGGTCGTTCATGGGCAGGCCGCACTGGAGCAACTGCATCCAATAATCTTCCGTACGGACTGCTTACCGGCACGGGTGGAAATACGTATAAGCAGCCTATGTGCTATTTCGGCGGCACGCTACTGGCTCACTCAAACGGCAACACTGCACTTTCTAGAAGCGTGGATGATGGTCTTACGTTTACGAGCTTTGCACCGGCCGGTTCATCAGGGGTATTCAACGCAATTGCTGCTCGTGACGGTATTAGCTAAGATTTTGAGGTAAAATAAATGGCAACCTATAACTTTACAGTCCGTGCGATTGATAATTCTGGTGCATTTTCAGATCGCAACTTTGCGATGACTGTGAATAACACTCAGGTAGATCGTTTTATCATTTCCACTTATAATGGATTCCTTCGTTCTACCGATGGGACTACTTGGAATCTCGACCAGAATATTTATAGCGAACAGGTTCGTTGGGAAAATAACCAATGGATTGGATACTCGTCAAATGCGTACGCCTATACTGGAACTATTCGCACATCTGTCGATGGCTTGAATTGGAAAAGCATCACACCCACAGTTCCCTTCAGAGCGGCAATCACTTCGACTGAAGGATTTAGCAACCTTTTGTTTCAGGGTTGGAATTCTATCAAATACCGCAAGGGTGCTTGGAGAGGTTTTGCGATCGTCTATGCAACACTCAATTCTACTGGTGTGGTTTGGTACTTGTACGAAGAGTACTCATCTCCTGATCTTGTTAATTGGACTCCGGTGGGACAAGTAACTGCCAGAGTTGGTACGTCGGTAAATCTTGGCAACGGCGTTGTGGACTTTGATTATGATCCTGCTACGGATACGACTGTGGCGTTGTTTTCTAATTATCAACAAGGCGGATGTTTTGGTTATCGTAGAGTTGGCACAGGAGCTTGGGGAAATATTTATATCACAGGTACCAGCCTGGGAGGTACTGTTCCCCTAGAGTCTTCACGAACCGGTTTTACTTCTTCGACCAGAACAGGAAAAGTGTTCTTCCAAAACGGCGTATGGATTATTTCGATCGGTGCGATTCTTGTTTGGACCAGCACGGATGGGAATAATTTTATTACGCGAGACCTGTCTATTTCTTCGGCTGGTATCGGTAATGTGATATACTCGAACGGTCGGCTACTTGCATATCCGATGAACTCAACGGGCCTAACCAACCCGCTTCTGCAAAGCACGAATGCGGGCCATACTTGGACAACCCGACCGATCACTTCGACGCAGAAACTTTTGTCTACTTTTACTTCAAATCAAATGAATCGCCAGAATATTGCTTCCTATGGTGGCACGATTATCGCGATCTCGCCAGCAGAGGCAAACATCGTCGTTTCGAAGGACGACGGTTTAAACTGGTCTCTGATTAATGTGGGTGGCACTCCAATTAGCATCGCCTCCCGCGAGAGCTAATCCATACAACTCCGGGTCCTACGGGACCCGGAGTTTCCGCCTACTGGAGGCTGAAAATGGAGAGAGTCAACCCCATCGCATCTTGAAGGCGAACGCGTCATTCTCATCGGAAAAATAGAATGCGTCGCCTGCATCGATCCAGCGATTGCAATAGGTGGACCTGTGGGACGGGTACAAGACGGGTCCGAACTGCTCCGTGCACCACTCAATCATCTCGGGGCTGGCCCCGTCATTAGTCCAGATCAGATGAGGGAATTGCCGATAGAGGTTCTTTTCCCTGATGGCTTGGCGCTTGGCCAACACGCTATCCCAAAGGCTCATCAGCCCCACCGCATCTTGCAGGCAAATGCCGTATTTTTATCGGTGAAGTATAGACGCTGGCACTTCTCGGTCGAGTCATATGCCAGCGTCCACTTACCCTTTTGTTCGGGAAGAGTTAACCAATCCCGAACATAACCGAGATACTTGATTTTCTCTCGATCGAGGATGAAGCTCTCCGGCATCTCGGTATGTCGATGATGCGGGAGATACTTCGCCATCAGATGACGCCGTGCGCCTTCAGGAATGCGATGCACTTCTGCGCGTCGCCGTCGTACCGATAGGCGCGACCCCCTGCCTTCTCCCACCGCTTGGTGTTCTTCGACATGTCGTCCACGAGCCAGTCACCGGGCTGCTTCATGTGAAGAGCCTTGTTCTTGGACAGGCAGGTGATGACCTTCTTGTGCGCGAAGTGGCCATTGGCCCACCACGACATCTTGGACTCGGCAGCGCGCTCGTAGTCCCCCTTGGGGCATCCGGTGAGGACAGTCGGCTCGACATGCTTGATCGCGTCCCAAAGCTCGATCGCTCCGGGCTTCATCGGCATGTGGGACCAGAACGTGTCCGAGGCGTTCGCCTTGGCCCACATCTCGTCATCATTCATATCTTTTGGATATTGGCCGAACAGATCGAAGATGTGCTGGTCGAAATCCGCAAAAACGCCGTCAGAATCTACGAATAAGTGGTTTGACATAATTCCTCCAAAGTCAATTGATGTGCGGATTAAGCACCGTTGTCAACCCTGGAGGCAATTTTCGTGTTACGAAAAATTCACTTGCGGCGAGTCAGTCTGTCGAGTTCCGCATTCAGGTTGATCACCTTCGGGCGGGAGCCATATGGCTTTCCAGAGATTCGAGCGCGTTCCTGCTCATCTCGGAGCATGGATTGAATCTTCTTGATCCGAGCCTTGACCGTTTCGTCTTCTGATTCGTTTTCCACAAGAGCATCATTCAGGTCGGTAATCTTCGGAACCGGGAGTTTTCCACGCTCCGCGACCATCGCAACCTCCTCGACACCGCGCATGAGGTATTCCTTACCACCCGTGGCGGTGCGGACCTTCAGCGCACAATTCTGAAGCTCGCCGCCCTGGTCCTCGAAGAACACGCGCATGAGCTTGATCAACTGCGACGCGCTGGCGCCCTCGAAGATCATGTACTGATTCGGGTTGTTCCGATTTTGAGAGGCAACGCGAATCCAACCTTTGGCGCAGACCGCGTTCATCACGACAGGGTCGCGATCCTTGCCGGTGGCACCATGAAGTTCCTCGGCGGTGACACCGAACTCTTCCGGGTTCTTCATGACCTGCTGGACGTGGTTGTTGATGCCCACAACAGGGACGAACTCGCCGTTGGCGGAATTGTACCAGCTACGGTAGGCGTACTTGTAAGAGAGCTTCCAGGCCGCCTCAAGTAGGGACTGGTACTTGCGGCGCTGTTCCGGCTGATGCTCAGCGGCTTCTGCTGTCGAACCAAGTAGGTTCAAAATGCTACGAATGTCCACAAATAGGACTCCCAAAATGAAATGACTTAATATTTATCCGTTTGGGAGGTTTGGACGGGCTACCAGCCCCACCCAGGGGGCTGGCCCGGTTTTCCCAGGGAGGGCCAATGGCTGTCCCTGGGTCCTGATGTCGGGGCCGCGTAACTCCGGAGAGCAGAGGGGGCGCACCGACTATTCGTCATCCATGCATGATCGCGATAACCGCCTGGGTCTCATCGCGGTACCACACCCGAATACGGTACTTGTCGAACGGCTCGATCACCTGCTTTGCGCGGGTAGCCCATTCGATCTTGTAGATATGCGTGAACCTCTGGAGGTAGTCGAGGGCGTCGAACAGATTTAGACCGACCAGATCGAGGTCGTCCAGGGCACATTGAAGCCCATAGTTCTTCTGCATTTCCGCGTTCATGCGGCCACCACGTGGGCATTGTACCCGACATAGCGGAAAAACAGCTTGGTTCCGTAGGAGAGCCACCCCAGATTCTCTTCCGAGAGCGCCTTGTACGTGAGCGGGTAATCGACCGGCTTCAGATCGACCGTCGCAATGGCCGTCTCATGATCACGCTCGATCACGAACCCGAGGGCGAGCAGGCGGCGCATCATCCAGCGATTCTGGGTCAGGCATTGAGAAGAGAATCGTTTGGCACGAAAGCGGGACCATTCAACCGCTCTGGCCAGGAGGTTCGCGCCGTTTCCGGCTTTCCGGAAGGGCTCTTCCACGGACAGGCCGAGGTCGGCGGTTCCGTGGGCAAACGCGACGTGCGCGGCGGCGCGAAGCGTACAGTTTTCGTCGAAGAATCCGAAAATCGCGTCTTGGGTCAGATCGATCCCAGAGACATACCGGTTGATAGCCTCGTCCGTAGTGGACGATTCGAATCGCATCATGCGATCGTTATAATCGAGGCGCTTCAGATGCTCCTCAAATTTCCACCGCTCCATAGGAAGCAGCATACGAATGGTCATTGGAAATGCCTCGAAAAATAGCTGAGTACCGCTGGGGAAAGCGGAGTATTTATTCAACTACATTTCAAGGCGCAGCCGCAATATTTTCGCGACGTGAATTCTAGTTGGCTGGATCGTTGTAGTAATTCGATACGTACTGGAAGTCGTCCGCCGACATCCGAATCTTCCCGTCCTTCGCGCCGATCGCCAAGGCGAGCAGGACTTTCATCTCTCGGATGTGGTGACCGTGCCAGTAATAAGTCGCGTTCACACCTGCGAGTTCTCTGAGATTCTTGTCGGCCTTTTGGGTCGCTTGATCCGCCGTGAGGGTCACATCGAGCCCGAAGAACTTGCGTGGCTTACTGTACTCAGCGATCCTCTCCTGACGCAACCGGACGCGCTCGGCCTCCCGCCACTCGATGGCGTCTTTCAGAGCCGCAACAACGCGCGGGGCGCTGACTTCGGCCGAGGTGAATGCCTTGTCGGTCATCTGTGCTCTCCATAGTCGTTGAATTCGATCCGGCGGGTCTTCCAGGGCTTCCACATGAGGAGATCGGCGCAGCAGAAGCCGACGCCCCCGGCGAGGTAGGAGTACCAGTTGATCCCGCCAGCCGCCCAGGGAAGCCACGAGATGGCAAAACCGATTGGCGCGGTCACCGAGGTTCCGATGAGGAATAGCGCGGTCTGCCGGTAAATCTCGTACTTGAGCGGCGTGTTCAACATGAAATACCCCGGATGAATAAAATGGCGTCCCCTCAGGGATTCGAACCCTGGATCGCGGAGTTAGAAGCCGCTGCCTTAACCGCTTGGCTAAGGGGACATACGGTGTCTCTGGTCGGGCTCGAACCGACGACCAATGGAGTTAGAAGCCACCGCTCTGACCAACTGAGCTACAGAGACATCCCGTACTTATGTGCTAAACGATCCGGTGATTTTCGTCAAACCAATCTGATCTGGATGGTTAACGACCCACCTGAATCTCAAACGATTGCCGCTTAAATATTAGAGACATCCAACTGAGGTATTACCATGGATTCACTGTTTAACGTCTTCATTGCCGACAAGCTGATCTTCTACCCGTTCGCCGCACTGGTGTTCTACTTCCTCTGCCTCGAAGCAGTCCACAAGACGAAGATCGTTCTACGTCGCTAAAACGACAAGCCCGACCAAAGCAATGCTCTGGCCGGGCTACACTCAGTACGACGTACAGTTCCGTCGAATTTGTATTGCAGTCTTAGTTGAAGGTGTCGATCTCAGCCGAATCGTAGCTGGTGACTTCCATACCAACGCAGACTTCCTGAACGATAGGGGCAGACCACTTCATAGCGTTTCTCCTTAGTGACGTATGTTAACGTCTCGTACATAATAAGGTTGCGCGCAATTCTTTTCAAGCACAAAGATTCTTAGGAAATCATTATTTTCGCATTCCCATCAAATGATGAATTTTGCGACAAAATGCCATCTTTTGATGCACCCCAAATATCTGATTTTGGAGATAACGGGCGTCCGCATCGACCCTGCTGCACATGGTGTTGCAGGCGCCCGGACCGCTCCCAGAGTCGTTTTGGGAGCGGTCACTAGGGGGTCAGCCAACCTAAGGCTGGACGCCTCCGTTACGCGGCGAGAGCCACATCCTTGACCTCCTTCGGTGTGATCCGAGCCGAACCGTCTGCGTTCAGTGTCAGCGTACAGTGGCGGAAACGGATCGCACCCTTGGTGGAGGGGTGATCGGGGGTCTCTCGGGTGGTCCCGGTGGTGGCCGAGAAGTCCACGTGATGGACGTAGTAGGATTTGCCCTTCGTCTTGAGCACCCAGGCGGGGAGCGAGGGGAACTCAATCGAGCCCTTGTTGAAGTGGAAGTCCACCATGGGGCAGTTTTCCACCGTCAGGGGGAAGCTTGCCATCTGATCGGCCATCTGCTGGTCCATCGCCAGGATACGCGCCCAGCGCTGCTTGGCCGAGTCGAGAAGCGTCATCGTCTTGAACGCCATGATGGATTGGAAATGAAGCTCGCGCTGGAGCTTGCGCGTGGCATCCGCACCGGGGTTGGTCCGGGCCATCCGCTTGAGCTTCGCCCGATCGGCGCGAATCTTCTTTGTCTGGTGCGCGTAGAGGGCGCGCCACGTCTGGCGCCAGGACTTGTACTGCTCGGGGGTGGTGAAGGTCGGGTGCATTGCGTGAGCGGACATGGTCGATTCCTTACTGTGTGATCGTGGGGTTCTTGATTCCGGCCCACCGAATACGAAAATGGAAGGCCGTGTTCTCATCGCTGAAGTAATACAACTCGTATCCATCAGCGTGGTACCAGTATCCGGGCTGATCGGTACACCATTCCCGGAGTTCTTTACTGTAGTTGAAGTTCCTTTTTCCCAAATAGACTTTGTGGACTTTTCCCCACTTCTTTCGAATGTGGTTAAGGAGAAAATCTTTGTGCCGCATCTCTGGTGGTCGGTTCTCGTAATTCGTCATGATCACTTCCACCTCAGTGTGTACATGATCGCGTCATGCTGGTACTCGAACGCGATACCTACGGTGGTGGAACAGCCCGAGGCCCATCCCACACGCTTGTGCTGGCCCATGCAGGTGTCGGCCAACCAAACTTCGATTTCCTGAAGCTTCTTCACGTCGAAGCGGATGACCTTCATCAGGTACCAACTTGGGTCGATCTGGAGCGTCGCCTTCAGGGAGGCCATCTGCGCCTGATCCTCCCATTTCTCAGTGCCGACGAAGTTCGAATCCGTGTAGCCGTATTCGCCCGGCTCCCACTGATCCGCCTCGGGTAGCGCACAGATGCGCGTCAGGCCCTCGTGGAGCTTGGCGAGCAGTTCCGGGTCATTGGCGTTGCCTTCTTCCTCGAACGCCACGCCAGGGCTGTCGAAGGTCACCTGAAGGTAGGCGTCCTTCGTGAGGGAGAAGAACAGGGAGGAATTGTACTGACGGTCGATCGAACACCCGATCTCGGTGTCCTCCGCGTCGAGTTCGGCGTCGTCTGGTAGGGCTGGAAGGCGGGCGAGCAGAGTCGCCCAATCTCTTTCGAGATCAGTCATGGAGGTCTCCGGAATGTGATGGGGTTGAAACGCAGAAACGCCCGCCGCCGGAATCAACCGGTGACGAGCGTCAGATAGGCAAACTGTGGGCGAGCAGGCGAAACGGCCGGTGATCCGGGCCAGGAACGCGATGATCGCGGAAAGGCGGTTCTACAAGGTCATGAGGGGAATCTAGCGCAGCCGTGTCGGACTGGCAATATGATTTATCTGCCTGTGCACCACGTAATTTTGAACTGCATCGCGGTTGCCAAATCCTCGAACAGATAGTGTTTGCGAACGGCGTCACCTCGCCAAAGCGTAGGTGGATTCCCGGCAATGGCGCGAGACCCTAGGCGCTGCCTCATCGTGCGCTCATCCGTAGTCAGATCGACGAGCGTTTCCCAGCGCTTTACCACACCGGTTCCGCAATCATACGCCCAGCTTTCAGGCGTATCGAAGCCGCTAGATCGAGATGGGAAGCGGCGCGTTGTCATGAACCTATCGAGACGAGAAACTTCGTGGAAATGGTGTTGATTCTGGATCAGCGCGATAACCTGTGCATCCAAATCCCATTCGTCTGCCCACATGATCCGGCAAGGGTTTGGTCGGTCTCGGTCGCCACGCTCGGTGCGCCAAACACCATCCGAACCCTGCCACCACATCAGCGTGCCTTTACGACGAACATCCTACCCACGGAATCCCGGTGTAGCGTATCACCCTTACGACAGACAATGCGGCCCTCCCAATCGTGCACGATGATCTTTTCGGCATCAGCACCGAAATTCAGAAAGATCACCCACCTGGGCCATTCGCTCGTTGGAGTGTCGGTGCCCGGATAAACCCAGGAGACTGTAGGAAGCGTGCTCATCAACATACAATAATTGGCTTAAGCGTTTACGGACAATATTTATCTAAATAAAAGCATTGTTTAGGAGAACACAATGCATTCGATGCGAGAAATCATGACGCTCATGGAGGCACCTCGTAAGAAGGCCGCTGCCTTCCCGACCGTCAATCCTGACGAGCTTCTTGGACGCGTGATGAATCTCATGGCCGTCCTCCAGGGCATGAACTTCCAGTTTACCGCCGATTGGGTCTTCGCCATGGTAGAGCAGGCCAAGCAGCAGAAGCTCGCGTTCGAGCGCCAAGCGGCGGAGGATCACGAGCGCTACGGGGACGAGCACGACCCGGCAGATTGGACCTTCGACGTGAAGGATGCCTATCGGGACCTCGCCGAGCCGTTCTACCGTAAGGCCACCCACGCGTTCAACATTCTGGCGGACGCCCAGGTGGCCCAGCGGGTCTATCAGGACTCCATGGTAACCAACCCGGACGACCCCATGGATATGGTCGAAGATTCCGATTACCTGCGTTGTCTCCAGGCTCAGCGGAATCTCGGACAGGCGATCGAGGCGATCAATCCGTCTCGCCCCTCGACGTTTGTTGCCGTGCTCGACGGCATCGAGAGCGTCCTCCAGACGTTCAAAAGCGCAATGAGCGGGGGCGAGCAGCGTATTCCACCGGAATGGCTTGATAGTGTGGAAAAGGAACTGGAACATCTTCTCCCACTAATGCGTTTTACTCTTAAGAACCTTTGAGGCTTTAGGTTTGACGAATTCCAAGTAAAAAGGGCGCCCGGCGGGGCGCCCTTTTCGTTATACGGGAATGCGTATATTTGGGTTTTATACGGATTTGCGTATATCAGTTGGATTCGTTCAGCCAGGGCGCAACGACGTGGACCACGTTGCCGTACTTGCTCAGGTGTCGCTCCATGGGTCCGCCGATCTTCCCGTCCGTGAGGATGAACGAGAGCGTGTGGTCGAACTCCAACATGCCACGGTGATCGAAGAAGCCGTCCGTGAACACGAACACCTTCCGAACCCCCTGGGGACCGTCATGATTCCGAACAAAGGTTAGCGGAGCAGCGATGTTGGTCCCACCCCCACACTGGAGACCCTTGACGCGCGTCAGCACATGGAAGTTGCCGGTCACGTCGAACACCTCCAGCACGGATGCGTCGAACGTGCACACAACGACACGCTTCACTCCGTGGGCGATGCAGGCCAGGGCGATGTTCTTGAACTGTGCGGCCACGTCGTCGAAGCGCGTGGCACCAGAAACATCGCAGGCCACATAGATGGTTTCACCCTCTGCAACTCCCGCGAGGTCGAACGCCTTCTTGATCGGTGTGTCCATGGTATCCTCAGTGTTGGGGCGGTAATTTCGTCGTCGCTTCCATGTAAAATCGCATTAGGTTAAAGGCGGAACCGCTGCATCATGGCAACGCGAATCTGACGGGCCTGCTCGGCGGCGGCGATCTCGGCCGCACTCACGGGGGCCTTTTGGGGCGCGGCCGGGACAATGATCTGGGTTGCGGTCGAGTTGAGCGTGACGGTGACGATCATGGCTGGGCTCCCGTTGCTGATTCCCCTAATATACACCTATCCGTCAGAACGTCAACTAGGGTTGGTGTGAAAGAATCTCTCCTGAATCGTATTAACCAAAAAAATATTGGAAATCCCACGATCTCAAGATATAAATACCCCCGTGATCAGATTCACTGGTCACCTGTAGGCAGTAAAGACCTCGCAAGTCGGTGAGGCAGTTGAGACCTACTAAGGAGAATCATGACTAGAAAGCGTTCTGCGCAGCGCGTTGCTGTGCCCACAACCGTACCAACAATCATCGAGTTCATCATCGACGAATCCGGCTCCATGGGGTCCGTGGTCGATGAGACGATCTCAGGATTCCGATCCTTTCTCGATGAACAAAAGGCCGCTCAAGGTAGCGCCCTCCTCTCCCTGACAAAATTCGAGAGCAATAATCTCGTCACGCCTTACGTCGATCTTGACGTAAACCTCGTACTGCCGCTGACCCGTGAGACGTTCGTCCCGGCCGGTGGCACCAATCTTCGTGATGCACTCGGAAGCCGAGTCCGGAACGTCGAAGAGCGGATCAAGAGTTGGACGAGCCCGCCTCAGGTGCTCGTCGTCCTCCTAACAGATGGACAGGACAACCAGAGCCGCCAGTACAGCACCCCTCAGGTTCGCGACATGATCGCCGCCCACGAGGCTCAAGGCTGGACCTTCGTCTACCTGGGATCGGATTCACGCGCGCTGGAAGCCGCCCAGGCCATGGGATTCCAGCCCGGCAATTCGAAGAAGTTCGAGATCAACGAGATGCACAAGACGATGGAGACACTGTCCCGCGCGACAACCGCGTACCGGGCCACCTCCACCGCTGCTGCTTCAACCTCATTTTTTGCCTAAGGGAGTCATTAATCATGCGTACGAATAACGTCGAACTCCGCGTCGTGGTCAAGAACAAGGCCATCACCGAATACGCCCACAACGGCCAGACCTTCATTGAGGGCCGCGAGGGTTCCAACTTCAACATCACCGTGACCAACCACAACCCGTTCCGGGTCGAGGCGGTCGTCGCGGTGGACGGCCTGTCCGTGCTCGACGGCAAGGATGCGGGTCCGCAGAGCGACGGCTACCTGCTCGGTCCAAACGAGACCATCGCGATCCCCGGCTGGAAGCTCAACGAGGCCCAGGTCGCGGCATTCGAGTTCTCTGGGAAGGGCGGCTCCTACTCCGCGCTCAGCACGGGCTCGGCCCGCAATACCGGAGTGATCGGCCTGCTCGTCTACCGGGAGCGCTACGTTGCCCCGAACTACGTCCCTCGGACGTTCGTCAGCAGCCCGCTCGGACAGTTCTCCACCGGAACCATCACGGCTACCCCTCCGGGATGGATGATGAACAACATCACCGAAACCGATCTCAATACTCTGATCGGTGGGGGTGCACCACTGAACTACCACAATACGGTCCCGACTGACGCTCGTATGATGGGCGCGCTTAACGTCGGCGCGGTACAGTCGGCCATGGCGGTCAACCACACCGTGGCCAGTGTTGGTGCCAGCGTCATGCGGGGAGCCAAGGGTCCCCAGGGGCCGCAGGGTCCCAAGGGCGATGTCGGTGCACAGGGTTCTCAGGGCTCGCCGGGCGTTTCCACCATGGAGATGGACCAGAGCTTCAACATCTCCCGTGGTTACGAGGGGATTCAGCCACAGGCGCTCGCCGCTTCGGTGCAGAATCTCGGCACCGCCTTCGGTGAAGCCCAGACGTTCGCCACCACCACGGTGTCGTTCGCCCGTGGCGACATGCAGGCGATGCTCGTGCTCTACTACGACAACGCCCGTGGTCTGAAAGCCCGAGGAATCGTCCTAACGCGTACGAAGAAGGACGCGGTACTGGCGACTCCCAACGCGTTTCCCGGCATGAGCGGTTGCACGCCCCCGAAGGGCTGGAACGGCTAACCCAGCCGCATCCTCTCGATCTCGACCTCCTCATAGGTCATCGGCGTCCCATTCGTGGGTGCCGGTGACCCACCCTGGACCAAATGAGCCAACCGCGCGAGCGCCCCCATCAGATTGGGATCATTCACGGTCGGCTTCGTCAATACCGGGCTGGGCTTGAAGAACTTCGGTGGCTTGCGCTCGAACTTCTTGTGGTTCGGAGGCGGCAGGGCTGGCGAGTTCGGATCGAAGTTCTGGAACCCCGCTCCGTTGACGGCTAGATACGTGCCGTCATCGACCTTCTGCCAAATCTCAGCATGCTTGGATCGCGGCGCCGTCTTCAGGTCGCGGCGGATGTCCCGCATGACCTTGTCGGCCATCCCAAACTGCGACGGCGACAGCTTATGATCGTGGAACGACAACGCGTCCCCATCACCATCGACCTCGACGATGAAGAAGTTGCGCTTCAACACCTGCCGGATGAGCCCGGCGAACAGCGACGCCTCCTGAATGCTGAAGGTGTCCTCCTGTAAGGCTAGCGACATCCCACGAACGGCAAACCCCAGCAGGTACTGCTCCGCTGTGCCCTCCCACTCCTCTGGCTCCTCCGCCGACGACGCCTTACGCTGCTCAGCGATAAAGCCTTCCTTGTGGATGATCGGGTAGTGGTGCCACCGACCACCGAACGACTCGCCATAGTAAACGCCCGGCATGAAGCAGGCGAACACCCCCACCTGCCTGGGAAAGGTTTCCAACCACGAGACGCGGTTGTGCTGAAATTCGCAGACCGCTCCGGCGCCGCAGTTCGAGTCCGGTAGGGACGGTGCTCCGAAGGCGAAACGGTCCGCCCGGCCGTTCAGCAGCTTGTCCGCACCGTACGCGTTGATCCGGCGAGCCACCTCGGCATCCGCCAGCGCAGACGTGCGGTAGCAGCCCACGATGTGCGGCGCGAGCGCCGCCACAGGCATCTCCGCCTCGATCATCTCCCTGAGATACCAGTGCAATCCCTCATGACGCTTGGGCGGACGACCGCGCACGGCCAATTCAGCCGACCACCACGCCTCCATCTTTTTCCCACTGGATACGAACACGGTCCGCTTCGTCCGAGGGTCGCGGTACTCGTAGACGTACGCACAGTCCTGCATCACCGAATCTCCTCGTTCGCACGGCTGAGGAGCAAACCAGCCACCGATCGTATGGCCGACCCGGTCGCTCGCAGCTTCTCCCCCAAAGGTACGGTAGGTTTAAACTCTTTCTTTTTAGAATAGAACTCTGCGTTAACAGGAGAGTTAATTTTATATCCCTTACCTTTGGGGGAGGTCATCCGGGCGAGGCATTTTGCAGCAATCCAGGCGAACGTCGCCATGAAGTCGAGGCCGAACGTGAAGCGGATGGGGCGGCGCTTGATCCCATTGGGCATCGTCGGGGTGCGGGCGATGCGCTCGTACTGACCGGCCGGGTCAGGAACACGGTCGAGGAAGCCAATCGCCTCCAGCGTCTTCAGGGCGCCACGGATGCGGTCCTCGGACAGACCCAGGGTGGCGTTCCCCATGAGGGCACGACGATCGACCGGGAATGGGCGTTTATGCTTGGACGGGACCGCGTTCATGCGAGCGAGGAACACCGCCAGGATGTGGGCGGCCTCGCGGTTCTTGAAGCCTCGGAGTCGGACTTCGAGAAGTTGGAAGAGCTTGCCGGGCAGCTTATAGTTGCCCGATTCCCGAGCAGGATAGAATCGCAGGCCGTCGCGGGTGATCGGTAGCATAGGCGAAGATGGCTCCCTTGGATGAAGGCAGCCGTCTACAGAATGCACTTTTCCGGGCCTGTCAAAATAGCCTGTGCGCGGACTAGGTTATTCGTCGCGAGGTATGAGTCAATTGTCGCGTTGAGCTAGGCGTTTTGTCGCGAGGTATGCGTGATTTGTCGCGCAATGCCCGAATCGTGTCTTTCCCGTCACACTGCGCGACGAATGACTCATACTTGGTATAGGGGATTTGGCGCGCAATCAGATTCTCGAAGTCTCCGATAGTCATCGTAGGCGACGGGGCGGTCTAAATATTCTCTGAGCCAATCATCAGAGGATAAAACCATGTACCAGCTTAGCGCCGACTCTATCGGTAAACTCAAGGGTGTTCACCCTGATCTTGTGAAAGTCGTCATGCTCGCGATCCAGAAGACCGACATAGACTTCAAGGTCGGCGAGGGTGTACGTACGCTCGCCCGTCAAAAGAAGCTTGTCGCCGAAGGCAAGTCGAAGACCCTGAACTCCCGCCACATCCCCGGCAAGGACGGGTACGCCAAGGCCGTGGACCTCTGGACGATGCCGAACGGCACGGTCACCTGGGTCCAGGCTGATTACGTCAAGCTGTCCAAGCACGTTCTTGCGGCGGCCAAGGAACTCGGTGTAGCGATCCGCTGGGGCGGCGATTGGGATGGAGACGGAAACTGGCGCGAGGAAGCTTTCTTCGACGGCCCTCATTTCGAGTTACTGACTAAGGTTTACCCATAATCCTTGAATCTTTAACAAGACGAATCGCTTCTCCTAGAATCTTCATCTCTTCACAGGTGAAGCGATTCCCCCTAGTAACGTTACAACTACGGCATGCCGGTACGACATTGTCCACGGTGTGACCGCGATCATTATCGATCCGATCGCAGCCGACGAAGTCATCCTCCGATCCACAATAATAACAAGGCTTCCCATCGATATTTTGGTCAAACCAGATTACGTCGATATTGTTTTCAAAGCCTTTCAGCTTGTCACGCCTAACATAGCTTCGGACAAGGAATTTCGATCGATCGCGTTCGTATTGTGAATCACTGACGATCTTACCCTTTGCCGAGCGGGAATATCGAAGAGCCCGCGCCTTAAGTTTGGCATGCTGTTCCGGCGTTAGATTCTCAACCAGTTCCTTTGAACGATCTCGACCCTTCTTCCTCTTGGAATGACATGCCAAGCATTCATACCCGACGCCGTACTTTCGCGAAGAGTCGGTAACGAAGAATTCTGGCGTCGCCGCCATCTCTTGTTCGCACATATTGCAGATTCGGTTTCCCTCAGTCTTGCAGCGGCGGTGCGCCCGCTTTTTTTTGATTTCCATCCACACATTTTAATATCGACGGGACGTATTGTCGAAATGTAAATCCGGTCTATTGCCTAGACGGATTATTTTAATGTCCTCGATTCCAGATTACGACCATATTTTGCGCGGTCTCTATGCGAATTTCTTCGACAGCAAGGAACTGTTCGTCCTATTTGCGACAACGACTGTCCGTGACACGATGAAGAATATTCTCGGTTACGAGAGTTCGGTCGCCGACCTTGAGGCGTGCGAGAAAGCCGTGTTCGGCGTGAGATTCGAGAAGAGCTTTATCAAGGTCGGGGGCTATCCCCGGAAGGTCCAGAAGAAGCGTAAGGGCACGGACGACCTGTTCCTTGACACGGTGATCGGCGGACTTCCCCTGGACATCAAGACCACCTTGGGCGGCCAGACTTGGATGATTCCGCACGAATGCGTTGGTCACTGGTGCCTTTTGGTCAAAGTAGACTGGAAGGTCGAGCGGTTCTCGATCGGGATTCTTAAGGCTGATTCACGGATGCTTACGAAAGGTACGAATCAAGACCTGAAGCACTCCGTATCGAAGGAGGGGCGAGAGAACATCCGGTGGATCGACGAGGGGGTGAGCTACGCCTGACTAGGCGTTTCGTCGCGCAATCGAGCCGTTCGACGGAACGATTCAAATCGCCTCATTTTGCAGGGCGATTCGATCACTAAACCACTGAGAAATAATTACTTTTATGGCTACGCTTCGATTGCGCGACGAATTGCCTACAGCCAGTCTAAATGGTTAACCAAGATCGAAAATCGATTGGGCGACAAATGACCTACACGACTCCGAGGCTGCATTTCGGTTCCATGATAAAAATTTTGGTCAACCAAATTTAGCCTTTGACATTAGGCCGATGACTCGGCATCCCAAAGGCGGGAGAAAAACATGTCGCAGGTCGTCCGCCTACCTCTGTCGAATGGCCACGTTGGTGCCCAGGCGTTCCAGCTTCCCTTCCTGAGGCCCGAGAGCGACACGTCCTCGAACAGCATCGGAATCTGGGACCTCACCCCGTGGCCGGTCCTCTACACGCCTTCGGCCAACCGGCTGGGCGGGAAGTTCTTGGACAGCATCACCCGGACGTTCGACGCGCGCGGGCATTCCTACACGCTCACCCTTCGCCCGGCCCGGATCAAGTACCCAGACGGCACCGAGGCGGACGAGTTTCCGGGCGAGCGCGAGGCGCTAGTCGAGATGGCCGTGCGCAAGATCGCGGCACAGCGGCAGACCCTGGAGATCGAGCGGAACACCGTCTCGGTCACGATCGGCCTGTACGAACTGTTCAACGAGTTGAAGGCCACCGGCCATTCGATGCGGTACGTCCATATCGAGGAGGCTCTTCGCATCCTCAACGGGACCCAGGTGGAGATCAAGCGGACCGATATCGACGGCGATGGTGATCAGGTGGAGACGATCCTGTCCTCGGCGATCTTCATCACGATGGTTCTGAAAAAGTACCGAAAGAAGGAAGATTCGAACGGCGCGTTCATCCAGTTCAACAGTCTGATCACGGATGCGATTCGCGGCCTCGACTTCCACGAGATCAACTACGCCCTTCTGATGAAGATGCGCCCGGTCCCCCGGTGGGTGTACAAGCGGCTGCTGCACGAGATCATGTTCGGGTCGAGCCCCGATCGACGCGAGCACGTCCTACGGGCGTCGTCGATCCTCGAATCCTCCGGCATGAACGGGTACAAGCGTCTGCGCGACGCGTTTGACAAGATCACCGGCTTCGTGACCGAGCTTCACCAGCAGGGTGGGGTGATCGACTCGTTCACGATCGAGAAGGAAGAGGTTGGGTCGGGCCGTGAGCGCAAGACCGCCGACATTCTTTACCGAATTCGGGTGACCGACGAATTCTATGCCCAGGCTGAATCTGCCATCCGTGGGCAGGTCCATCGGATCGAGGATTTCGAGGCCCTGACGCAGCGCAAGCCCTCCGAGGGCTGGGTGCCGGAGACGACCGCGCTTAAGGCGGGTCTGAAGAAGCGGGTTACGGCGCGGAAGAAGGCCGAACAACTCAACCTTATCTGACTTGCATTCCTGCGGTTTTGATGTACATTGATGACATCAGCCGGGGGATTCGCATGGACGTTGCCAACCTGATCGACCGAGCCGGTCTCGACGAGTACGATCGGGATATTGGCACTGCTGGTCTGTGTGGCGTATTCGCGCTGGCCCTTTACCGGGAACTTCTCCGCCGGGGCGTCTCGTCGCAGATCGTGTTTCTGTCGCTAGGCGACTGCGGTGACGTTCGCGACCTTGAATGGCGCCACGTTATGATCCGGATCGAGGATCGCTACTACGACGTGGATGGCGAAGTCCTGCTCGAACATGCAATCGAGAATTACTGCTGGGGAAATCCGCATCGGAAGACCGCCACAGCGGTGCCCGTGACCTTCAAACAGGCCACGGACATCCTTCGTGAGTTGCGTCCGTCCGCATACGACCACCGTTACCGGATGATCTGGGGCCGGAAGCTCCGGGCCGCCTAACTACTTCCAGGCCGTCACGGGGAGACGACGCTTCCAGCCCTGGCCGGGTTTTAGGATGATCGCCGCGACCTCGCGAGGCATCTCGCGGGCATCCTTGAGGTACCTCGGGTAGTTCCAGGCATTGTAGAGGATTCTCGGTTCCGGATGACGGGCGCGAGACCTCGGAAGTCGATGAATCAGTCGATCGAGGCTTGCGGTCTGCACCGGGGCATGAACGGGCTCGGGCATCGGCGGAGGTGTGAACTCGAATGCCGCCTGGGCGCGCAAACGAGTGCCCGTGGACTGGCGCGACGATGGCGGGCGGACCAGACGTGGTTCGCGGACCGGACGGGCCTCACGGGGCTTCCTGGCGCGACTCTGGCGGCGCTCCTCTTCCTCGCGCAGGCGCTGTTCCACCGGATCGACCCAGGTAACGCTCTGGAGAATTCGGCGCGGCGCTTCGGCGACGGGTTCCGGCTGAGATTCCGGCTTGGCCTCGACCTTTCGCATGGGCGGGAAGATGTCGAGGGAATCGATCGGTAGGGCTTCCGGCTCGGACTGCTTCTGGAACAGCTTCTCCGCATCGTCGCGGTACCGATTGGAGGAGAAGCTGGGCTCAAATAGCCTACGTTCGGCTTCTTGGACTGCATCGTACGAGTCGGCATGGATGTCGCGGGCTGGCACGTCATCGAGCGAGGGTTCGTCGATCATCGGGCCGTGATCGTCGTTACCTGCAAAAGCGGGTCGCGCGGTGGACCGACGTGCAGTGCGCCTCTCCACTTTGAAGTTGGGAGGGGGGCGTCTCATATGACCTCGTGAAGGGTTAACTTTGCTGACCGCTCCTGGCGGTAGATCAGCATATAAGACGCCTTTCTGGTTCTGTGAAGAGGCTTCTCGGAATGCCTGTTTACAACCACTTGATAATTGGTTGATCCAAATTTCCTGTTTCCCAAACGAACCATGCGAAAGCCAACATGCTGGACGATTTCGGCTTGTTCTCGCCATCGCGGTTCATTTTTAACCTGTACGTAAACACGTAAACGGTTTTGGGAGGGAATTTTTCGAAGAACGCCTTTCGCTTCTTCCCTTCTAAGAACTGGAGCTTCAGCAGCATCGCCACCTTACCATCAGCCTGCGCGAGCGAATGCCGGACGAAACGCTCGGCATACTTGTAAGGAGGATTGGTGATGATGTGGTTGACCCGTCGAGACTCGTTGAAGAAGTCGAGCCCGCCTTGGCCGTATCCTCGGTCGATTAGGTCGGTCGCCAGAACGATGTGCCCGGTTTCTTCCAGAACCTTGCAGATCGCTCCATCACCACACGCTGGCTCCCACACAAGACCTGGGAATTCCTCGACCGCGAGCAGCGCTTCCACGGCGTTCCGGGGCGTGGGGTAGAAGTCGTTCTCGGGGCGGCCTTTGGATGTGCCGGAAATGCTCTGCGCGCGACGCAGACGGATCGCTGAAGTGTCTTCCATTATAGCGGTATTTATTCCACCGCCTCAGGAGCAACCGATTATTAACCATTTTTCGGTAGACCAATTTTCGTTCGACCATACCGCTTGACGTTCTCTCAAAACCGCGTATATTCAACTCATCAGCCGCATAGAGACGGCGCCAACACAGGAACGGATCACACCATGAACACCGCTTTCACCGCCACCTCCGAGATCGCTCTCTCCCTCGCCGCTTCCGCTGCTGAGCGCGCCGCCCAGGCCACCCAGAAGGGCATCAAGGGGATCATGACCGGCCGGTCGGACACCTTCCGGGTCAACCCGTTCGACATCGATGTGGTCGCTGGTTTCAACCTTCGCGGCTTCGACTCCGAGGAGGTTCAGGCCGACCTCGTCCACCTCGCTCAGGACATCAAGACCCGTGGCGTCCAGCAGAGCCTGAAGGTTCGTCTCGACAGCCGTGACAACCGCCTGAAGCTGGTCGATGGCGAGCGTCGTCTCCGGGCCACCATCTACGCGATCAACTTCCTCGACGCCTCCGACATCACCGAGGTCCCGGTCGTGCTGGTTCGCGGCAAGTCGGACGCCGACCTGATCGCCGAGCAGTTCGCCTCGAACACCGACGATCTGCGCAAGGACTTCAACGAGGTCGAGCAGGCCAACGGCATCCAGCGTCTGATCGGCTTCGGCTGGGATGACACGAAGATCGCCGCCCAGACCGGCCTCAAGATGGCCCGTGTGAAGCGTCTCGTGGCGATCCTCGAACTCCCCACGGTGGTGTCCGATCTGGTTCGTGCGGACAAGGTCTCGGCCACCTACGCCCTGGAGGTGGTGAAGAACTCGGCCAACACCGAGGCTGCTGTCGAGACCCTGGAGAAGGGCCTTGCGGTTGCTGCGGAGAAGGGCGGCACCAAGGTGATGCGCAAGCACGTCACCCGCGCCGAGACCCCGGCTCTCCCCGGCAAGGCGTCCCCCCGCACGGTCCTCAAGAGCGTTGCGGAGGACTTCAAGACGGGTGAGGAAGTCGAGTCCACCAACGATGGTGTGACCACGGTGGCCTTCCACTTCACCCCCGAGGTCGCGGCCCGGATCAAGGCGGCCCTCGCCGGTCTCTGATACGAGACCTTGGCGAACACCCCCGGCAATCGTGCCGGGGGTTACTCTGTTGAAAGGGGACCTGTGATGACGAAGAGCGATTTCATGTGGGAGTTCGGTCCTGCCCTGTATGGAAGCACCCTGGGTCTCGCTGTCGGTTCGATCCTGCTCGCCGGGTTTTATTTCTTCCCATGAAGTGGGTCCAGACCGACTTGAAGCGGAACTCCGATCGGTGGGTTGCGCGGTTCAAGCTACCACTCCCGCACGGTCAGCGGGGGCTGGACTACACTTTTGCTTCTCTGTTTGCTCGCAGGTCACAAGCATGGTGTCTGGAGAATTTTGGCAAGCCCCATGCGAGCCATTCGACGAAGTATCGGTGGCACATGGACGGGTGGACGGCTCACTTCCGGCATGAGGACGATGCCTTCGCGTTCAAGATGCGGTGGTGCTGAGGTGGTGTGGATCATTCGAGACGGAGGAACCAAGATGGCTCGGTACTACCAGTACACCGACATCGTCGTCCCCGGCGTGCGCCGATTGATCGAGACCGACTTCACCGTGTTCCTGATGAAGGATTGCGATGACACCGTGATGGGCGATCTCGAAGTGGTCGAGTGGGCCGCCACCCAAGGGGCACCAATCCACGTGGATAACCATTTCTGGAACCACCCGGTACGCCTCGGCAAGGACCATAATCATGCGGCGATCGTCGATGCGTTCGACTCAGCCGTTCTCATGATCCGCGACCCCGATCTGGCCATGGCGTTCAAGCTGAAATTCTGTTGAGCTTGACGCGACCGGGCGATCCGTGTTCGAGAGTTTCGTCGGGCGCTAGTGCCCTGGGGAGCCAGTCATGGTGATGGACAACGACCCGGACGAGAAGCTGATCGGGCATTTCACGTCGCGATCTTATCATTTGCATCTGTTGCGTGTGAGTACGGGGTACCGGATGGACTCGTTCGATAAGGATGATGTCTCTGGTACGATTTCGCAGGCACATTATTCCGATCTGCAAAACGCTCAGGTGGCATTCTGTATGAAGCTGCAAGAACTGCTCGCCACGGCTTAACCATTCTCACGAATTCGGCTTGCATTCTTTTCGTTTTAAATCACATTGAGGAACCCGCCAGCTAACCACTGGCTAGTCGGATCACGCTGACCGACGAAGTGAAGCCGATTGGTCTCGGCAAACTCAGGCGCCGGTCCCCGGAGGGGACGCGATGGTGGTAGCGAAAGGATGGATAGCGTGGAGCCGAAAGCTAGGAAGCGCCCCGTCCCCACCAAGTATTTCACTGAACTGGACGGTGGAATTCCGAAGCAATTCGTCCTCCCCATGACGATCAGGCAGAGGCGCCGAATCATGGGGGATTTTGCTGATTCTCAGAGCTTTAATCAGCACTGTTGTGACCTCGAAGAGTGGGGCCGCGAGAACCAGATCGAGTTTCAGTTCGGTCTCCTCTACGACGTTCGTGAACGCTATTCTGCGGAGTACGATCGCGTCATGACGGCGAACGATATTCCCGACCACGATCGAGAACGAATCCTCAAGGGCCTTCAGGACCGCGAGGAGTACCTGTTCAACGCGTTCTTCTTCGATAACCGTACCCACGCGTTCATGTTCAAGCTTCGCTGGTTCGGTTGACATCCTACTGAATCCACGTATATTAGGGGAATCAGCAGGAGAGATTCATGGCCGCGCTCAAGATCGAGATCAACCCGGATATGGACTCGGTTCGGCGCCGCGCCGCGAAGTCGAACAACGACTGGCTGGTCTGGCGCAACCGCGACGGCGCCACCTGCGCGGCCCGCCGGTCGCTTCCCGCGATCAAGCAGGCGATGCTGGACTGCGGCACCGGCCGGAAGTTCACCATGTACTGTGCCCGGTCGGTCATGCCGATGCTGATCGACTGGCGCCTCGGTCTGATCCTCCGGAACAACACCCGTCGCGGGTACTGATGAGCGAACGGACCTTCCTTCCGGCTGGGGAATCGTACCTCACCAGCGTACTTTATCGGGCTCCCGTGGATATGGGCAGTCTGTCCCCGGATTGTAGTGCGATTATAGACTGGCTCGAAGAGGACGGCTTTGAAGGATACTACTTCCTAGATAGTCACTCCTCGTACAATACGATTGGCAAACGCGTCTACGTAGATGTCAGCGTACTATTCAGTAACCCCGCTGCGGCATTCAATTTCCGCATGAGATGGACTTGAAATCAGGAGATACCCATGGGTGGTTCGATCAAAATCGTGACGCGGTTCTCCAACGGTGAGGTGCAGGGCGACGTTCGCCACACCAACAACTTCCCGTTCTGGATTCGCCACCCCCGGTTCATCGAAGGGGACGAGGCGTTCTTCCGCAAGTACGTGGAGATGCCCTCCGAGTACAAGGAAGGCGACGCCACACTGGCTCCGGACGAGTACGGAGTCGTCGTGATCGACTTCAAGTATCGCACTGTCCACGTGTGCAACAACTACTCTCACCTCGTCAGAATTTCGGTTTTCGAACGCGTTCACATGCAGAACAACCAGTTCGGCATCGGCGAGTCCGAGCAGGACGACGAGGCGACGTTCCGTGAGATGCTGGAGAAGGGTTATCTTTGCTTGGTCGAGCAGAACAGCCTGGGTGATCGACGGGAGATTGAACTCTCCGACGTGACCATGGAAAACTGGAACAACAAGATCGATGCGAAGTACGGGTTCCAGGCCACCATGAATTCCGACACGAGCTACTCCATCGGAATCAAATACCCCGGCTGGACGATCAAGCAGTACCGGGCGGACGATATCGCGTCGCACGACGAGCTTCGTCAGAATCTCCGCAACGCGGGCTTCACGATCACTGAAGCGGACGAGCGCAAGTACGTGGCTTGGCGGGACGAGCAGATCGCCATGCTGGCGGAGGACGAAGCTCCCCAGGTTTAACCACGATGCGTTATGCTCATTTCGCGAAATGGGCATAACTGGTATTTTGCGCCATCCATATTGAAGGGTATACGATGACGATCGAGCGCACCGACCTGATCCCCGGCGTAACCAAGGTTCGTCTGATCGGATACAGCGAATTTCAAAAGTCGCTGCTCACCTTCTGTGTTGAACCAGCTTCGTTGCGTTTCCGAAACGCGATACCGGCGATCGGTACGGTTGGGGTGGTCGGCGCGTCTTATAATCTGCGGGAAAACTCCATCCCTGTGCTGTTCGGTGAAGATACCCCGCTGGGCGACAACGAGGTGGACTGCGACCTCAATACGCTGGAAATCATCGAGAACCCGCCCCGGATGGAGCCGTTTCCGCTCGGTACCAAGGTGAAGCTGGTCAAGGCCGATCCCCGTCATCGGGGCGTGGGTTCGGCCATCCCCACGGTCGGCCTGATCGGCACGATCGATGCGCAGACGGCCCCCGCATGGTGCCAGACCGTTCGGTTTAAGGCGACCGATCTCGGCTACGGCTCGCGTGATGATGACGACGATACGATCTGCCTGTACATCCTGCGCAACTGCCTGGAGCAGTACGTCCCGGTGGATGATGCGCTCCGACAGATCGTCGCCACCCTGAAAGAGGGACCGAAGGAATTCGATCCCGACACGTACCGGCCCAAGGTCGATCCCGACGCGCTGATCGACGCCCGTGGACATTGGATGAAGACCGAGCCGTTCCTGCGTAGCAGCATGGAGATGTGGTCGGGCAAACACTTTGACGACAATGTCAGCAGGTCGATGCTGTTCGAGAAAATCGATCTGGAAGAGCATGGCGCGGTCCGGGAGGAAACAAAGCAACTGTTCTTCCTCAGCAGCGAGTGCTTCGTCTGCCAGAGCAGGTTCGGCTACACCCCCTCGGAGGGTGGCAAGCGCTTCACCGCGTCCACCGAATGCCCGTATCCGGGCGGCATCCCCGATTACGATGTGCTGCTCGGCGTCCCCTCGGGGCGGATCGTGTTTGCGAACGACCTGCGTGCCCTGGTGGAGATCGAGGAGCCCCGTGGGACCAGCGTGAATTCAATGATCGGCCAGCGCCGTAATACGGAGGCACACGCGGCGGCTGGACTGATCATGATCGCCACCGGCAACACCTGTCCGGGTATCTGGCGGCGGCCCGATGGGACGATCAGTATCGCCAACTTCCGGGGGAATGATCCGCAGGACGATGACGACCACGAGGTCGAGGGCGTGCACACCCCGGTGGAGGAGCGCGGCGAGGACTTGGGCAGCATCTGCACGGACCTGTGGGACTTCTGCGCGATGGACTACGGGTACTTCGTGAACCGCTGCGCCGCGCTCAACGAGGACCCGAAGGATTTCGACATCACGATCGTCGATGTGAAGGCCGGGACCTGGGCGTTCACGGTCCCGAAGAGCACCGGTCGGGACACTGCGACGGAAATCTACTCCACTGGTCGCTGGACCGATCAGGCGGCGCCGGAGATTCGCCTCCCCGACACAACCCTGTCGGAGACCCTGGCGGAGAGCCAAGCCTGGAAGGGCCTGAAGGATATCTGGTCGAGCCCGATCTCCTCGAACGGCTACAAGGGCGTCGAATTCGTGCTGATCTGCTTCGGCACCGGCTACGACTGGACCGATGGGCTGCTCCGCACGGGCACTCGCCGGGAGGACGAGCCGTTCCGGAATCTCACCGACGCCATGCTGGAGCAGCCCCAGGCGGTGCACCCGCTGGACCAGCACGTGCCGGTGTGGCCGAACTTCGCCTATCCAATGGGGGAAGCCTTCCTCGGTCAGGAGCCGGGCATCTCGCCGATGTTCCCGCTTTCCATGGGCTACGCGAAGGTCTCGAAAATCCCGCAGAATGTCGATCCGTGGTGGCTCGCGCTCTCGGTCATGTACGTGAAGGCGATGAAGGATCGAACGGACCTATTCATGACCCGCCATGGCTACACGGCGGAGAAGCAGCAGGCCGGGATGAATCTGATCTATTCGATGCTGCTCGATCTGGTGGAGGTTCGTGGAGGGATCGACTGGATGCGCCCGTACTTCCGGGAGTGGCTGGCCGTGGATCAGGAACTTCTTCTGAAGAATCCGCCCCATGCGTGAGCCTCGATACGACTTCATCCCTCTCAGTCGAGAGGGATACCACTACGACCATAAGTTCGTGATTCGGGAAGACGGCGAATTCTTCAGGAGTAAGTACGACCCGATTCCAAGCGAGGTTGTTGCTTGGCTAGAAGAGCACGTCGGTACGTACGGCTACGACTACACGAATATCGACGGAGATGTTTGGATATCCGGATCGAAGAAAGCGTTCGAATTTCGTATGCGCTGGTGCTGAATTGAGGGGCATAAAATGAGCGAGAACGGAATCGGTATAAGGTCGGACCATTACGTTCGGACCTGGGGCCTTGGCTTTGGTTTCGGTGGCAAGACCGTTCGCTTGACCAACGAACAGTTCTGGTTTGCCATGCTGGACGGAAGAATTCGGTACAGCCTGGGCGAGATTGCGCGGCGAACGGTGTGGAATATGACGGTGGAGCAGTACGAGAGCCAGCGCCATCCCGGCGCAGATGCCGCCTGCATCTCGTTCGACGACGCGTGAGCGGCTGCAAGTATATCCCGGAGGGGAATGGCTATGGCGTTCGCTTTATGCTTCCGGACAGGGATGACTGGAAAGTCGAAGCCCTACGGGAACTCACCAACTGGCTCACCGATGAATTCGGTGAGCCTCATATGATGCGATGGTATCAAATGCAGTGGATCATCTATATCCCTGACCCGACCATCGCAATGGCGTTTCGGCTACGTTGGTGCTGACTCGCCGTGGATCGCCCGGAAAGCCTCGCGATCGACCGGGAAGATGTTCTCGGTCTCTGAGGTGTCGAACATCTGCTCGTACCGCTCCGGACCGAGAAGCGTCTTGGTCTGTCTCATGAAGCCGGAGAAGTTCGTTTCGGCCGCGTCGAGGAAACCTTCCGAGGTGAGTTCGCCCCGATCCATTGCCTGACCCAGGCGCTCATGCTCGCCGCGCATCTTGCGTTGGATGGTCAGGACGTGTTCGAACTCCTCGGGCGTCACCGACACCTTGGTCTGCTCGAACATCGAGTGAAGCTCTTCGCGATCCGTTTGAACGTGACTGTGCATATGCTGCCCCTGATGAAAGAGGCAGCATATCTGGTTCGTCGGCTTAGATCGATACCTGTCTGCCCAATTCGACGGCACGCTCCGTGGGTATCCGGAAGTGCGCCGAGGCGTCGGCCTGAGCGGTGGACATCCGGACGAAGAGTGCGTCCTGCCACCAGGGCATCTTAGACGCGCTGGAAACCTTCAGGGTGCGCTTGGACAAGAAGAAGCTCGTCTTCATCACCTCGAACTTCCAGCCCGCCCTACGACACTGCTTGAGCGCCAGGGGAACGTTCGGGACTTCCATGAACCCGAACCGTAGGCGGACCCGCAGGAAGCCGTCGTTCAGGGTCTCGATCCGAACGCGGTCTACTTCTTCCACGCGAGGTTCGTCCACCGTGTCTACGGCGAGAATCACGGTGTTCTGGTGGAGCACCCGGTTGTGCTTCAGGTTATGCAGGAGCGCCGGGGGCACCTCGTCCGGACGAGGCGTAAAGAACACTGCCGTCCCATCGACGCGATTCTTGATTGATTTGGCCAGCGTCGGGATATAGTCGAGCAGGTCAAGAGCTTCCTTGCTCTGCTTGGTCGAGAGTAGTTCCGAACCCTTCCGCCACGTGATCATCGCGACCATCAGGAGAGCGCCGAACAGCACCGGGAGCCAGCCGCCGTCGAACACCTTCAGTGAGTTGGCCGACAGGAACACCATGTCGAGGGCCAGGAACGGCGTCATCAGCATGACAGCGAGCGGCATCGGGACCCGCCAGACCTTCCAGGCGACGAAGAACGCCAGCAGCGCGGTCATCACCATGGTCCCGGACACCGCGATCCCGTATGCGGAGATCAGCGCCTCGGAGGACCGGAACGACAGCACCACCATGACGACTCCGGTGAGCAGCATCCAGTTGATCTGAGGAACGTAGATTTGCCCCCGCTCGGTCTCCGAGGTCGGTCGAATCACCATTCGGGGGAGCAGCTTCAACTGGATCGCCTGCTGGGTGAGCGAGAACGCCCCGGTGATCGCGGCCTGCGCGGCGATGATCGTCGCCAGCGTGGCGAGCAGCACCATCGGGATCAGCGCCCATTCCGGAAACATCAGGAAGAACGGATTCTCCGCATGCTCCGGGTGAGCCATCAGGAATGCGCCCTGGCCCAAATAATTCAGACCCAGACAGGGGAAGATGAAGCCGATCCACGCGACTTGAATCGGAGTCCGGCCGAAGTGACCCATGTCCGCGTATAGCGCCTCCGCTCCGGTAACTGCGAGGAACACCGAACCGAGCACCAGCATAGAGGCGAGGCCGTGGTGGAGTAGGAAGTCGAGCGCGTGGAGCGGGTTCAGGGCCGCCAGGATAGCCGTGTTCTCCCAGATGTAGGGAAGACCAACCAGGGCCATCAGACCGAACCACAGGGCCATCACGGGGCCAAAGAACGTGGCAACTCGCGCCGTACCCCGGCTCTGCACCACGAACAGGCTGATCAGGATGACCAGGGCGAGCGAAACCACGTAGGGTTTGAACGCGGAGGAGACCAGATTCAGCCCCTCGACCGCTGACAGAACCGAGACCGCCGGAGTCAGCACGGCGTCTCCATAGAACAGGGCGGCGCCGATCATCCCAAGTATCACGACGTACTTGGCTCCGCCCATGGCCTTAAACGCCAGTGCGGTGAGTGCAAGAATCCCGCCCTCACGGTCATTGTCCGCCCACATAATGAGGCCGACATATTTCACCGTGACGGTCAGGAACAACGTCCAGAGGACCAGGGAGACCAGGGAGACGATCAGGTCGGGGGAATGTGCTCCGGCGCCGGAGGCGACCTTCAGGGTCTCCTTGAGCGCATACAAGGGGGAGGTGCCGATATCCCCATAGACGACACCGGTCGAGCCGAGAGCCAGTGTGAACAGGCCCGCCTTATGCGGGACCGTGGTGGTGGATGACATGTGGGTGATCCATTGGAGGAGGCGACGTTCTACACCTCTCTCATTGGTTCGACCAAATTGAATTTCAGGCAGATTCCTCCTCGGGCGGGGCAATTTTGTACCACCGCATTTTGAACTCCATCGCCTCGTTCGGGTCCTTAATCACCGCGACAACGTTCCGAAGCTGGTTCGACCATCCACCGGTCACGACATGCGGACCTCGAATTCGTTCATTCACCCAGACTTCCATCTCCGTGTGTTGGTCCGAGGTCATAGTAGTCTCGATTCTGTAATTCTTGACCAGCGACCTGAACCAATCTCGAACCTCTACAAGAGATCGTGGATCAGAGAATGCCAAACGCCATCCGTTAACATTGGACGACATGTCACCTTCGCGTTGCAGTAGAACATTTCCATTCACACCATCGACGAATTTTCTGAATTCGGTGTAGTCCCAAAGTTTATTATTGATGTCCAAATCAGTTACTCGAAACTCTTCCCCGAAGGAGGCTCCGAAATACCACATCCGATAGTCATTGAACGGGTCTGGTAAGCCATGCGAGGGAATCTTCGCCACTCCCTGGAGCGTATTAGCAATTGGCTGAAACTCCATGACTCGGGAGTTCATATTGGTGATCTGCGAGTATACCTCTGGGGTGAAGGACACGCGCGGAACCATTATAACGGTACTCATATATATACCCCAAAGCCCCTAAATATGCGTATGAAGAAGCCGCAGAGACCTCTGGTTCAGAGGTTCTTCCACGACATGTTTACCGGACGTGACAACCATACATTCGATATGGGTCGTATCCTGTGGTTTCAGTCGATTCAAGCCTTCATCGGCCTGTCCGTGTATGCACTGTACAAGGGCGGCACCTTCGATCCCGTTCTCTGGGGCGCAGGTCTCGCCGCGCTCATGGCATCTGGTGGCGCCGCCCTCGGGTTGAAGTCTGGCACCGAGCCGGAATTTCGTGAGAAGACCCCGATGGGTGATTTCTCCGGCCGGATCGATGCAGTTCGAACCGAAGTCACCTCGGTTCGTCAGTCGGCCACCTCCATGGCGGCTTCGAAGCCAGACGAGCCAGACGACGGGGTTTGATTCGGCTTCTTTCGTCTCGGACCCGTATTGGTCCCGCGCCGAATCGCCTTTATGTGCATAGGTACGCCACCGGGAAGCTCTTTGTAGGCTTCTCCGCGAATCACCTTATAAACGGCATCGCCGATACCAAGCTCGCGGGCGATCTGCTTCCCGAACACGTATCGGGTCCGATACATCCGCCGGGCCTGGATGACTTGCTCTTCAGTCAGTCTGCGACGGAATCCAGACGGTCGAAGTGTTGTTGCTCCCGGAACGTCTGCATAGTACCTTCCCGTAACGATATTGTTGATTGTCGCCGGATCAGTACCTCCATAGGCGTCACCAAGCTTCTTAAGTGAAATACCAGACGTATACTGAAGCCGAATGAACAGGACTTGCTCGTCCGTAAACTTGCGCGCCTGATTGCGTTTTACTAGGGCGCCCGGCAGATGTGCGTACAAGCGTCCGGCCAGGATCGCATTAGTAAGATTTCGGGAGAGACCAAACTTGGCGGCGATCTCCGCTTGAGTGATGTCCTTTTTTGCGTAAAGGCTACGCATCCGCAGGACGTCCTTTTCCGGAATACTTCCGAGGGGCTTCTTTACCGCCCCGTGGATGTCCTTGTAGGAACGACCGGAGACGATCGCGCTGATCACAGTAGTTGGAGCCTCGAAGTATGCGGCTAACGCAGACTGTGCCCAATTCTTCTCACGGTAAAGATACCGCATAAAAACGACTTGATATTTCTTAAACGTCCGGGGATTCTTCTTTATTGCTCCCGGAAGGTATGCGTATGACCGTCCTGAGATGCAATTGGCAACGCGCTTTTCGGCCTCGCCCATATAGGCAGCGATCTGACTATGCGTCCATCCGGATCGGGCGAGTTCCCGCATGTGCAAGACTTCGCTTGGCGTGAAAGCCTCGCGACCAATCCGCACTTGTCCTTCGAACTCGAACTCCAGATACGCACTGATCGCTGCGTCAGACCACTTTTCGTCGGTCAAACGGCGAATCGTAAGAACCTGCTGGTCAGTGTAATGGATTGTGGAAGGAGGAGTCGGCATGAAATCCCCGTTTGTGAGCGGAGAAACTACCGGGGCTGGCCTTTTTGGTCAACCGAATCTGGGCGAACAAAATCGATTTTCAAGGGGACAGGCGGGCTGATGAGGCCGAGGTCCCTTCTGCGTAATCAACGCAGTGGCCTGTTGATGGGCCATATCCGGCGAACCGGATTCTCTGACATGGTTAGCCTGCCCCCATGGAAATCGATCACTTATCGTTGAGTAGGGAGTTTCGATACCGATTTTCGGCGATCACTTTGTCCATCTCGTCGGCGCGCCGCCGTCTATAGGCAGCGATATCGCAATCAAGGGCCGCCGTTCGACGATTCGATCTAACCCAAAGCATCAGGCAGAAAACGATCGCAGCCAGCGGCGGCCCAAACAAATATACGAGAGATGGGGATATCATTGGTGTGACGAGTGAACCTCTGGGAGGCCCGTATTGTGCATGGTCTCACTTGGGGAAGTCAATTTTTCCCAATCGCCATCCACGGGTTCTAGCACGTTGACGGCAAATCGGCTGTCGTCGAGCACCTGAAGCCAGCCGATCACGTCTTCGCGCGTCCCTCGGAAGCCGAACTCTCGCATGATCTCGTCCACGATCATCGGATGGGGTCCGGATTCGGCCTCGCCGATCACGGAGATGCTGAGGTGACGGCAGGGTACGCCCGGAGCGTGCTCCTCGATCGCGTATGTGGCCTCGTAGCAGGTAGGAAGCTGTACGGTCTGGTCTCGGTCCATAGTGAGCGGCAGGGCGGCTGTGCCGTTCTCCAACGCTTCCGCGCGGGACTGAATGGTCGAGTACGGAATGATGTTTCGGTGCGCATCCTGAAGGGCGACCGACATGAGGGCACGGGCTTGATTGTCGATGATGAGGGGGAGCGACATCGTGTTTCCACCGTGAGAGCGCGCCTGTCCCGGCGCTCCCATGACATTCTCACCCGGCCGTGACGAAGGCAAGTCCGTCGCTTTAGACCAACCAATTAGTCAAGTGCCTCTACGGTCACCCGAACGCGTTTTCCACGAAGAGAGTTAAACAGGGTGTGGGAATCCTCTCGCCCATTTTCAGACCATGAGCGGAGTTCGACCGAGAACATCCCGTCCGAGTGGGTCTCCTGTGGGGTCATGACGACGACAATCAGGGCCTGCGCGCCGTCGTCCACCTCGATATGGTCGTGGTCAACAACACCCTTGCGGGATTCGGTTGGGAACACAAACTCGGTTGCGTATCGAATCATCATTCAACCCATCGGTAAGCGGTAAATCGACCTTCTTTATGAGATTCCTCGACCCAACCGGCGTCACGGCAGTCTCGGGCGATTCGTTCGGCCAGCATCACGGCGGCTGTCACAGGACCCCCATGAGCGCGTAGTGCATGTACGCAGTACTCGGCTACGTCCTTCACCCGGAAGGGTCGCTGGCGCATATCCACGTAGACCTGTTCGACCACCTCCCAGGCGACCGATGTGCCCGCAACAACGTAGCGGTGGTCCTTGAAACAATAATCCCGCGCCAACGACCCGTTCTCCAGTGAGTTATCGGATTCCCGTATACCCGCCGTCGAACACCTTGGCCATAACCCGATCGGTTAAAGATTCCACGAAATCGTCCATCATGGAATCAGCGCCGAATAGACGCTTCAGAGAGAAGCCACGCTTCACCTCGGTGGTGACGCGGAACAGCGGTATGTTCGAGGCAAACGCATGCAGGATCGCGGAATTGCTGTCGCCGAGTTCGTCAACCAGGGTGCCGACATGGTCCTTGGCCATGAAGTAGTCGCCGTCCATGGTGGCTTCGGTCACCTGGGGGCGAAACCCCTGGACGTGCTGCTTGAACGCCGTGTGTAGCCCCTGGAGCTTGTCGTTGACCGCATCCTTGTCCTCGTCCGTTGGTGTCTTGAACGGCACCACGGTGCGTTTCATTTTACCGGCGGTGAAGAGTTCGAAGTGCACTCCGATTCGCTTCAGCGCGTCCTCGAAGATTGGAATTTGACCAACCACGCCGATCGAGCCGACGAACGCCATCGGGTTTGCCACCAGCTTGGTGGCGACGCAGGCCATCATGTAGCCGCCGGATGCCGCGATCTCATCCACGAACACCGTGACAGGAATCTTCGCGTTGATCAGCCGCTCCACCTGGGCCGCCGCATTGGCGTACGCGGTTACGGGGCCGCCGGGGGAATACACCGACAAGTACACCTGGGTGCCCTTGGCACCAGCGTTGACGATCACCGCGTTCACGTCGTGTTCGAGCTTCCGGAAGGCGTCTTCCTTCGGAATGCGGGTGTCGAACGTGATCAGGAAGATCGGGCCGCTGCTGGTGTTCTTGTTAGCTTCCATAAACACCTTTTGCGTATTCTTGGTGCCGATCTGTTTGGCCAGCACCTTGGTCTCGTTCTCGATCTTGGTCTTGTACTTCTTCTTCATAGAAAATCTCCGGGTACACATGAAAAGGGCGCCCCGTAGGGCGCCCCAGATCGGTTCAGGCTACCTGACGCTGTGCGTCCGGCGCTGGGAGCTTGCCCCGGTAGTGGTTGGCGATGCCGTAGGTGAGGAAAGCACCACCTGCGATGGCGAGGAACACCAGGGCGATCAGGATCGGGGCCATGCCGCTATCTTCCTTGTCGTCCGACTTGAAGAAGTCGGTGACCTTGTCGAAGGCGTCGCCGATACCCGAAGAGGCGTGGTAGATGTTCGAGCCCATCGCATAGGTGTTGTATGCGGTGGTCGCCATGTTGGCGAAGCTCTTCTCCCGGAACATCTCGATCCACGAATGGATAGTGATGATCAGGCCGGTGCCGAGCGCAGGGACGATGATCGTCAGGTACCACATCCCCATGAGGGCGTTGTTGAACTTTGCCGACATCGGGTGGACCAGATTCAGCACCACCGCTTCGAGGATGATGAGGAGCATCGAGAAGCCGATCGCCGACTGGATCGCGGCCGACCAGATGACGAGGAACATGAAGGGTCCGTGGGACTCACGCTCCGCCCAGGTCATGCCGACGACGCGGGCATTCATGAACGAGATGAAGGTGTTCCAGAGAACCAGAGCAACGGCGAACAAAATGTACCAACCAGACATGGCTAAAATCCTTGTAGAGAGATGCCTATATTGTGTTTCATGAGGACCAAGCGGTCAATTAAAACCGCTTGGAATGATTAATGCTCACCCACCCAGCGCATCTTGAATTCGAATGTTTGTTCTGCATTGGGCATAGTAAACGTTCTGTGGTTGGAAACGTACCACCGAGTATCGTCATCGATCGATGGCTCGCCAAACCTCTCCTGACACCACTCAGTGATCTCTTGAGTAAGTTTGTCGGCCTCGTTCACGTTCTGAAGACCGATTGGATCGACGAGGAATAACCACCAACCGCTCAATGGGTCGAAACCACCCTCCTCGACGATGACTTTCATCGGTTCAGCGCGATCCCGCCGAGGCAGATGGCTGAGGCCCATCCGCCGCCGCCCAGGATGACGAACCCACCGATCGTCTTGTAAGTATCGGAGGCGTTCAGGCCAGTGTGGATCATCCATCCACCGAGTCCCATTGCGGCTAGACCCAAGAGGCCAACCCCCAGGACCATGTATGCGAGTTTCTCCATCGCTTTTGCCTCAGGTTGGATGTGGTGATACGGGCGAGCTTACAAAAAGGGGTCTACGTAGTTTTAAGCGTAGGCGAACCCGAGCAGCAGCAATTCGTCTCGACGGATCGGCTTCGGTAGGCCATCCGCGATGATCACGGCAAGTTCGAACGGCATGATCTCGATCGGGAAGTCTTTCTGCATACCGAAGTCGTCCCCGCCCCAAAGGGCGATCCGAACTGTGGTGAGATCACCACTGACGCCGCCGCCATGGATTTCACCAACGAAGCAGCGAAGCTCGCCATTGGTGGTCGGATACCAGTCCTCGTTCGTCGGAGCGGTGAATTCGTAACGCTGAGGGATCACGCCGTTCATCCGGGTATTCCGGTACGGAGGATTCGGAGCGACCTTCGGTGCTTTGCGTCCCATGAATCTCTCCTCAGCGCGAGTAGCGGCGACCGCGTTTGACCGAGCCGTCAGCGGTGGAGCGGATCGTCCATTCCTTGCCCTTGTCGTGGGTCTCGACAGTCAGCTTGACCTTGCCCCGCTGCTGATGTCATCAATATACATCAAAACGCGAGAGATACAAGAGTATAGAATCGATCTGGTTAACGCTCACCAAACCTCATCCGCAGGCCGATGCCGCGAAGCGTGATGAGTGGGGAAGCCATACGTGTCTCCGCTATCCGAAACAAAGTTTGAACGCGACCGCGTCTACCTCACGATAAAACAAGAGATCGACGGAATCTGAGAACTTAGGAGTGTACTTGTATAAAATGTTGTTTTCGTCCAGCCAAGCCTTAGCTTGGTCGCTGAGGCACGTCTGGACGTGATGACCGAGGACGCTTTTGGCGTTCCGAAGCGCACGATGATCCGAGGCGCCGTTTATGAACACCTTGACCAGACGAACACTCCCGTCCGGATTAAGAATCGGTGTGAGAATCATGATTCGGGGTCCGCAGGATAAACCTGCCAGTGCGTGCCGATGACGTAGTCCTTGTAGGGATTCGCCGTAACAGTCTTGAAGCCACCGAGGTAGTCGTAATTCTCCGACTCGTAGTCAACGGTAAGTTCGGATTCCCACACGCAGACGTGCCAGGATTTCTCCGGACTATGGTTGTTCAGGCTCTCCCATCCGGCGGTCCCGTAGACGAGGAGCTTGCGACCATCCCGTGGAGTGTTCTGGTCGATCGGGTAGGTGACGCCGGGGACAAACATTTCCTTAACCCTCGATGTCCGCTTTCAGCTTAGTCAGGCTAGAGAAGATTTCCCCGCCCTTTTTCTGTCCCTGCGGGATATACTGAAACCCCGCTTCGGTTCGCTGGATGACACCTGATTTTCGATCGTTCAAGTGCACCACGATCTGCGTATCGCTGATCCGCGTGTAGCGAATCGCGAGACCACCGCCGTACTTGATCTTTTCGTAAGACATGTGGGCCTCCCGTTCCGATGTGATCTAATATACATCGAATTAGGAGGATGTCAACTTAGGTGACGACGACGCCCTGCGGACCGGCCTTCACACGGGTGCCGCCCTTCTGCTGGGCCGAGGTGGCGACGAACAGGGCAAGCTCCGGCACGCGCGCGCGGATCATCGAGACCAGATCGTGCGACGGGTCAGGGTTTGCCGAGCCCGCACCCGCAGCGGGAGAGCGTCCGGTCACGACGCCGTCGATGTACGCCTGGACTTCCTTCTGCTGCTCCGGGTTGAGACCCTTTAGCTGATTCCAGAGATCGAACTTCACGCCTGTGGCGGAATCCTGATACTGGCCGTTCTCGACCGTCGCGGAAATCTGCGCCAGGGTGATTTTACCATCTGCGGTCTTCAGCGTGATGTTCTCGACGTACTTCGTCTCGGTGTGCTCGATCGTCCCTTCGAGGGAAATCTGCGTGAAGAAATCGCGACTCGACGAGACAGCGCCGCCCTGCTTGAACTCGTACTCGGAGATCGCCTTCAGCGCCGCCGCAGCCTTCTTCGCGGCCTCACCAAGCTCCGGGCTGAGCCCTTCGATCCCGGCGGTGGTCATGTCCACGTTGATTCCGCTTGCCTGTAGCTGCTGAATCACGTGGTCCATGTCGCCGTTGAACACCTGATCCATCTGCGAGGACGCCTGCTGGGCCGCCGCAGGGTTCGAAGCCAGACCCACCAGGGTGCCGACCATGCCGACGAGGATCGCGATGAGCGCACGATTCTGCATGGCGATCTTGCCCACCTTGAGCACCTTTTGGAGCGTGCCTGAGACCTGGGGGTTTTCAGCGAACACGTTCAACGCTTTGTTCGTGGTCGCTGCGAGGAAGTCATACTGGATATCCCGGTACTTCTGCTGCGCTGCCTTGGCTGTCGCCTTGATCTTGTCCGCCAGCGGGCCTTCCATGAGCAGGCGAGAGCGGGCGCTTTCCCGTAGGGGGCGGAGAAGGGGGTTCGCGGCGTGGCATTCGAGGAAAAACGAGATCGTCTCGTCTTCGTTCTCGATCAGATGCAGATAGGTACGAAACAGGGAAGCGGTCATCCGATATTTATGTTCAAATGTCCGGACTAAATGGTATGCCCATTTCATTACACAGCATAGAGATTTGAAATGGCTATTCCAGAATCCAATATCTACAAGATGGACATGAGCAGCCCGCTGAACGAGCCGTTCTATCACTACACCTACGGAGGACGCGGAATGCACGAGGGTCTGTTCGAGGGAGACCGTTACGTGATCGTGACGAAGATTACCGGACAGGACAACTACGTGTTCGCGAACATCAATACGGGTAGGTTAGTTTCAGGGGTGCACCCGCTCTCGCGCTTTGTTGCGATCTGATAAAATCGTCGGACGATTCCTCGCGTCCGACAACATGCCGGAGCTTGTCCCAAATCTCCTCGGTGAGGACCATCGTCGTGCCATCGACGCGGTCGTAGAGTTCCGGGGCGATCTCGCAGAAAATCTCGACGAGAGGATTCCCGCGCATCCGGTCGATGGGGAGAAATCGATTCTTCACCGCCCGGAACAGCATCTCGCCGGGATCGCGCTTGATTATCACGTGCGCGCGGAACGATATCGTCGTGCGAATCCGGTCTGCGCCGACGATTTGTCGGCCCTGACGATTCGGGATCAGCGCGATGATCTGAGGGGGCATGAATCCATGGTCCAAACATGGGTCCGGGGGCCGAAGCCCCCGGTTCTGTTTCTACGGTTACCCTACCGCACGAAGATCACGCCGCGAGGCGGACTTCCATGGCAACGTTGTCGTTGACAGATATGTGTTTGAACAGTGCACGCAAACAGTTTCCTGCGTACGCAAGCCGTGTCTCAGCTTATGTCGCCTCGTGCTCCCCGAAGGAAGTCGATCTCTCTTGCCCCTTCACGCGCAATCGATCCCAAGTCGCCCCCATCAGGAGAACACTTCATGAAAGTGTGCTCATGGTGGAGGCGTGCGGATTCGAACCGCAGTGTTGCCGCGCTATCTCACAAGGTCTTCAACAGTGGGGTATTTATAGCTGAGCGTCGGTGGAGTGTCAAGAATGGTGGAGGCGGCGATATAATAAATAATAGATGAAAACACCGCGTAGTATCTCCACCGTTTGTGCAAATTGTTCCGTAGATTTTCTAAAAGCAAAAAAAGAGTACGATCGACAAATTCGGGAGGGAAGATCGTATTTCTTCTGTAGTCGATCTTGTAATACATCCCACTCTAACAAGATGGCTTCACCGGAACGAGTGGAGGCAAGCCGTAAAAGGCTTACTCAGGCCCGCCTGGACGGTCTTATCCCGCCTCGAACAAGAGATGAGTCTTCTCCATATCGTTATTACATCAGAAAATCGAAATGTCGCGGTGTTGAAAGCAACCTCACAATATCCTACTTAAAATCTCTGTGGGAATATCAAGAAGGAAGATGCGTTTACTCGCACGTCGATTTGATACTTAATGAGTATGTTTCCACCAAGCGGCAGGATATACGATTCCTGGCCTCGTTGGACCGAATCGATTCGACCAAAGGCTACATCGAAGGAAACGTTCAATTCATTTCTGCTTGCATGAATTACGGCAAAAGCACTTTGACAGACTCGCAGTTTCGAGAGCTACTTGAAATATTGAGGTCTTCAAACCGTAAGTAAAGGATTTTCCGAATACGGCCTCCTTTGGTCCAGGCAGACCTCTGGTAGGGTTTTCACACGTGCCTGCGCGCTACTTATCTGCTGACCGCATCCGGGAAAGTCTCTGTTGTGCGCGCTTCGTATCACCCTCCCTGGTGACAGCAGCCTTGCGGTAGTCCCCCTGTGGGGTCCGGGCGCGGACAACGATTCTGATATTAACCGAAACGTATCTTGAACTCAAATGCTAAGTTTGGGTGATCCAAGCGAAAGCTACGCCTTCGTACCGTAGCGGGCTACTCCTCGGATTCGATATGCTATCCGTCGCTTCTGCTGTCAAAAAACAAGGGATTAATCTTGATAGAAGGACTTGATTGATCGATTCAAGTGATTCATGATATTGGTTGTACGAATCTGTCCAACCACGAGATGAGGCTTTTTATGATTCCGTTTCGTTACGCCATTGTTCTGAAGAATCTCACTAAGGCGCAGGTCGCAGCGCTTTGTATCCATGTCGCGGGTAAAAGATTGAATATGCCTCAGATTTTTAAGATCGCGTTTGATAACGATCTAATGTCGTTGATTGACGTTCGAGTCGGAGAAGAGCTTAATTCTCCGACTTGGAAGAACTCGTATCAAGGTTCTCTTGCAAACGAGGCCAAGCTTCCCAATTCGATAATTTCTCGATTTGAGAACGATGGTCTCATGGAATATGACGTGACCGAGTATTTCGACATCGATTTGAAGAGAATTTTTGGTCCCAATTCATGGAAGGATTATGAGAACGCTTTGAACCGCGATCCGGAGATTCAAGAAGAAATACAGACTAAGTCGATGCATGTCGCAAAAATGGATTTCTTCATCAAAAATACTCTCGACACTGCGCCGGTTGGTGTGATGTTTCGAGAGCTTGTGATGAACGGGATTGAGGCTCCCGCGCCTGAGAGCACTACAGAGAACTATCTCCGGAGAATCCGGATTATGAGCTACGACCACTTTGGCACACCGAAGGCTATGATCGTCAACAACGGGCGTGGACTAGACCGGTTCGAGATGGACCGGATGATGGCGCTTGCCTATTCCGGTGGAAAGGAAATGGGTACCGAGGGTCGGTTGAATCGTGGTGAGGGCGCGAAAATCGCAGCAATGCGATTTAACAGGAACGGACTGGTATGGCAGTCCCGTAAGGGCGTAGGCCCGGTTTACCAGTGTGGTCTGATGTTCAATGAGGATACGGATTCCTACGGGCGCATCTTGGCTGAGAACGGACAAACCGTATGGCCTGCACCCGAAGACGACGCAAACCCTTTTCCTTCTGGCGACTTTGTTCGTGTCATCCTTCTTGGAAATGATGCGAAGCAAGATACTGTTTCAAATCCGTATGGGCAGAGGGACTCGGCACATACGATCACGCGAGAAATCTGGAACCGCTGGTACAAGTATCCGTCCGTCAAAGACGGCTACCGCCTCATTGTAGAAACCTCCGACAAGGTGAACAACCGGTCCGGAAAGGCTTTCCGCCGAGCCCTGTGCCAGCACGACTTTCATCAAAATGCCGCTGCGCACAATATCACCATCGATGTTGTCACCACTTCCGGAGACGTGAAGATCGAGTTCGTCCGCGCTGAACCCCTTAGCGAAACGTTCGGCAAGACCGCCTATAGTCGGGAGTCAACCGGCGAGAACGGTTCTCGCATGGCAATCGTTTGGCGGAACGAGATGTACGACGTTCATGCTCCCGCCAAGTGGTACCTCGAAGCCTCATCATTTGGTTTGGGACCGCTGGCGGCATCTGTCGGCGTGTTTATCCATCTCCCAGACTCTTTTGACGCTAAGGATGACAGATTCCGGAGCACGCTGGAGTCGGGGGGGCATACCGTTGTGTGCAAAGACTTTCGCGAAGTCATCTTCAACGCGCGTCCGGAATGGATCAAGAAGGCTGTTGACAAGGCCCTGAAGCAGAAGTTTGATCTCAGCGACGTTAACCAATACCTTCAGGAGCTTGCAAATTCTCTTCGCCCTCAGGCTCCGGGCGCAGAGGATAATGTCATCGATCTTCGAACCAAGCGAGGCGGCAGCGGGGGTGGGGATTCGGCGGCTAAACGTCGTACCGGTCTTTTCTCAACGCGCGGGTCCGGTGCCAAGACGGGTACACCGATTGTGGCCCCTAGCGTTCACTGGTCTACGCCGTCCGAGGAGCCTAACCTGAAGGATCGCGGTGCCTACTTCAACCGGGCGACCAATGCACTCTTTTTGAACGAGAACTATGGCCCGATCAAATCGATCGGTAATCGTATCGAGGGGCAAATCTACCCCCCTCGCATCCAGTTGACCGACGAAGGTGTCGTCGAGCTTCGTGAGCTTGCGAAGTACGAGATTTATCGACGGTTGGGAAAGGCTGTCGGCGAACTGGTGGTACGAGGAATCGCCAAGGCTGGCGAGCAGAACTGGACCGAGGAGCAGATCGATCAGAGTGTTGGTGCTGACGCTTTGACGATCAACACTGAGACCAACCGTGATGCCGAAATCGTCGCGGCCATCAAGGCTTCTCCGCAGTACAAGCACATCATGACCAAGGTGTCTGCGGGGCAGGCAACGGCATGACGGTCAGCGTAACCCTCAAACGGGAAGACGAGATTCGAATCGTTTCCCTACACGTCGAGGCTGAGTGGCCTCTGCGGAAAATCGCAGAGACTTACAGCACCAGCAATCATCGCGTTAAACGCATCTTGGAGCGCCACGGCGCTCCAATTCGAACCGAAGGCTGGAAGTTGGAGCCACTTTCCGAAGAACGAAAGAAACAGATTAGTAGTCAACAAAAAGGGCTTCCTTGCTGGATGCGAGGAAGAAAAATGACCGATGAACATCTTCGAAAGATGATGGCAAGTAAGTTGAAAACAAAACGGTCTTTATCAGAATATAAAGACCTCGAACGATTGAAAATCCTTACGGGTATAACGTCCAGGCATCGAAAGATGCTGAGCTTTACCGATGAATCGCGATTCGCGTTCATTGACAAGTTCTATTTCGATGAAGCATTCAACGCAATATATGATGCTTGGTTAGTAAACGACAAAAATAAGTGGTGGTACCCTTCGATTGATCATAAAATCCCGAAATCGTTGGGAGGATGTTTCTCCCTCGACAATCTTCAATTCTTAACTTGGTTTGAGAATCGGGCAAAGGCTGATATCCCCCAGGATCAATGGGAGGAGCTTAAGAGATTCACGAACACAAAGTCGAACCTTTTCATAGAATCCATTCTTGAATCGCGGCGACGATCTAATTGACGTAATCTCCGTCAGCGATACCTGACACTTCCATACGGGCGCGCCATCCTTCATCGAGCGGGCGCGCATCCGTATGAAGTCGGGCTTCCAGTGCATCGTTGTCCGAATACACATGCAATACGATTGTATCATAAACCGTATACTTGGTATACCAGCTATCCGGTTTCGTATCGACAACGAATCGAATGAATTCCCAATGATATGGAATCTCGCGGTGATCGAGATAGTTCACAAGGCGGTCTGATTCCTCCGCGTGATACCAGTAGGTAGCTCGGAGAGATCGAATCAGACATCCGTCATGGATGTGGCCGGGCGGGAACGGGTTGAAGTCGGTTCCAAATTCGTGCCAGAAAATCATGAAGCTACGCACGGCAGGTCGCTCCCCAGGTGAGTCGAAATTCGAAAGCCTGCTCAGGCGTTACGCTGGCGATCAATTCCTTGCGGCTTTCCCAATTCGGAACAGGCTCGGTCAGAACGATTCCCCGCGCTACACACCAATCCACGATGGGTTGGCCCAGGCGTTCAAAATCCTCGCGTGGCTGAACGAAAAAGTCGATCACCCAACCCTCGTCCTGCCAATCCCACTGGTTTCCGTCCCAGGACCATCCGTGGTCGAACCAGTGGACGCCCGCCTTAAGTCCATTCATCGTCGGTGACGACCGCTCCATGCCATCTGAGCTTAAACGCGACCGCCGTGGCGTAGTCTTGAAAGACGATCGCCGGAACGGAGGCCGAAGTCTTGACCGGGCAGAGCCGGTATCGATCCTGCGCGTGTTCGTCCAGCCAGCGCGCCACAGGGTTGATCGGGGAGGTCGTCGTGCAGAACGGGTATACGAGCGGGCTATCCTCGGAGAAGATCGCGCTGACCGTCCCTGCATCTCGCATCGTCCAGGGCACGCGGGGATCACCGCCCGGATGCTCGACCAATTTGAAGCTCATTGCCAGCGCATCCGGTAGGCGAACGCATCTGCGGGATCGGCGAATAGAAACACGAACAGGCCCGCCGGATCGTAATGAGGAGCGAAGTCGCCCTTACAGAACTCTTTGCACCAATCCGACTGAGCGGAGATGAACGCAAGAATTTCACCTTCCTCACGCATTTCGATGATCATCCGCGTTAGGTTGAGGTGTCCGTCATTCTCTTCGAGGAGCATTTCGTTGGCGTTCCGTCGCATTAGCACCATCTCATCTTAAACGCGAACGCATCGTCTTCGTAACGGAACAGGAATCCCGAGCCCTGTCGGACCCACCGGCCATTGAACCAATCGTCATGAGGGATCGGGAAATTCTCGACGCACCATGCGGCAACCACATCGACCTGTCTCGTTCGATCCTTGATCTTTGCCAAAGATTCCTGTGAACCTCGCAGGACCATAATGAATCGATACGGGTAGATCGAGCCGTCATTCCGATCGACTTGCCGCCAGCGCATCATCCCCACCGCATCTTGAATTCGAACGCCGTGTCCGGGTCGGAGAATGTCACACCAACGCGCCCAATGGGGAACGTGAATCGGCCCGGCCTGGATGGTTCTTGCAGCCATTTCGTCAGATCGGGCGCGTGAGCATCGTCGAACGCTTTGCTCTTCGACATATCCACGAAGATCACGCACTCGACGAGGTGGGTACTTCTCCCAGGTTGCCATCAGCCCCATCGCATCTTGAATTCGAACGCGTCCTGCTCGAACCGGAATTTGAACGAGGTCCCCTCGGAGGTCCAGCGCCATAGGTTGAGCGCACGGGCCGCCAGACGGTCATCGGTGCCGAACTGGAGACGACACCACTCGCTGGTCTCGTAGGCCGCTCTACGGCGATCCTTGATGGTCTGGCGACGGAGGGCGATCTGCGCGGGCAGTGCGGCGAGCGCGGAGGTGTCGAGCGCGAACACGTACGGATAGCGCTCCTGTCCGACATTCGGTGGTGGGCTCATCTGCCAGCGCATTACCCGAACCTCATCTGAAGAGCAAAGGCGTCTTCGATACGCGCGAACAGGATGGTCGAACCATGAACGGCCCAAACAGTATTCGTCTCCGGCCCGTACTGTTCACGGCACCACTCGATCATGTCGTCTCGAAACTTGGCGCGGTCTTCCCATCCGGGAGACGCCGCCGTTCCGAAATGAGAACCCGGCGGTAGCCATATCCCATGCTGGAGTTCGGCGCCTAAACCTTCGTAGCTGAGATATTCCAGCCGGGCAGTCATCAGCACCACCTCAGTTTGAACGCCGTGGCATCCGATTCCAGCCGGAAAAGGAATTCGCGCTGAGTCACCGTATAGGTCCAGCGATTTGGAATGGACCCGTCAAACTGTTCACCGCACCACGAAATCACTTTGGTGAACCGCCTGATATCGAGATCATGCCGATCGCGTTGATCCCGGAGCACGAACACGTACGGAAACGTGTAGTCCTGTTGATCCAGAATGAAGCGAAGCTCGTCCATATCAGGCCAGGACGCCGGGGGCGCCTTCTCTCAGCTTGAGATGGATGATCGTGGCGGTTCCGGGAATCCGGTTGGTCATTCCATCGAGCCGGGGTGCCCAGACGGCGAGCGCGGACTTCGACATCTCGTACACCACCGTGGGAGTTCCGTTCTGAACCCCATAGTCACCCTTGGAGGCGGTGTGGCCGACAGATGGTCCGGATGCCATGCCGATGTAGTTGACCTCGGATAGGAACGTCGCGCGCTCGTCCTCGGAGAGACGGTTGAGTAGACCGTCGTGGATGCACTGCTGAGCCTTTACGATTGCCTCGTAGTCCATGGAATCCTCCTGATGGATTCCAATCATATACCTCAAAACGAAAAAAGGGCAACCAGAAGGCCGCCCTTTCCTCTCGACGATTCAGTTATGGTTTACGCGTAGGTGAAGCACACCAGGGCGGAACCGACCGTTGCCGTGCCAGTGACGGAGAGAACGAGGTTCGTCTCGGACGTGGTCGGGAAGCGGTAGGTTGGGGTCACAACGTAGGTACCCGGAACGCTGAGATCGATGGCATTGCCGTCGAGCAGGCGAGAGAGGTTCGCGTTGTCACCAACCGTGATGTCCAGGGTTCCGTCGAACGCCGTGGTGACTTCGACGGAAATCTCGACTACGCGGGCGCCGTTGCCGATCGAACCGAGGACGGTCGAAGCAGCGGTTGCCGGGGTCAGGATGACCGAGGAGGTCAGGGCGTCGGAGCGAGCCGAGTCCTGGGTCGCCGTGCAGACGAAGGCTGAACCGGTCCACGTGTAGGTGGCCCACTCGCCAGACGCTGCGTCGGTTGCGATGCCGGAGGCGTCGGTGACGAACACGGTGTCACCCGCGTTGAGGCCGGTGAGGGCGTCACGTGCGGCGATGGTCGGGACGATGTTGTTCTTCGAGGCTGCACCGTTCGCGGCAACGCCCTTGGCGCCGACGTAGCGGTAAGCTTCGACGTAGATGCCATCGGCCGCGACCGTGACGTTGCCGCCCGGCGAGGTCTTTGTTCCCGGAATGCCACCGATGAACGTGAGCACGCCAGCGACGGAGTCGAACACCCACTCCTCGCCGGTTTGATCCGGGAAGATACGCGCGGACTTGGTCGTATTCGGATCGCCGATGTACGCCTTGACCGCGTAGGACGAACCGAAGGTCGCCGGGATGAAGTCACCGAGGCCCGCGAGCCATGTAAGGTTCAGGGTCGAGGTGCCATCGACGGACAGCTTGACGCGGTTCGCACCGGTCAGCTTCGAAACGACCGAGGTGGACGCCGCAGGAGCGACGGCCGGGATATCGGTGGTCTTGGTCTGGGTCCAGATGTTGTCCGCGAAGATGGTGATCGGCGAGGCAATCGTCTCGTTCGAACCGGCCTTCTTAGCGGTGGTATCCGACTTGGATACGCCGAAGGCAACCTTCTTCCAGAGTAGGTCGAGCTTTTCGGAATCAGAAATAGCCATGTGTCAATTCCTCCTATTAGTTCGTGAACGAAAGCGAGGTGATTGACTGACCTGCGTTCAGCTTGAAGCGAACGAGAATCTGGTTACCCGTCGAGTTCGTCGAGGACTGAGTACCGAAGGTACCAACGAAGGTGCCACCGTTACCAGACATAACCGTACCCAGGGCGCAGCCCGTGGTCGGATCGCCTGCTTCACCGGGGACGCCCGCGCCGTCGTACGGCAGGTACATGTTCCACCAACCGTTCGCGTCAGAGCCGGACGGGGAGATGGAGGAGTTGTCCGAGACGCCCGGAAGCTTGATCTGGCAACCGGCGTAGTTACCGGCAACGACGATCGAGAACTTGGAGACGGCCGAACGGTTGAACGAGAACGTCACGTACTGGACGCCAGCCTGCGTGGACAGGTTCGGACCAGCCGGGAGGTAACCGACCGAGTAGTTGGTCTGATCGGCGCGGAGGACACCAGCGACGACAGCGGCTTCGTACGTGGCAAGAGCGACGGACGGGTCGAAGGTCGTCGCGGCAGCGGCCGGGGTATCGCCGTTCGCGGTGTTGACGCGAACCGCATTGTTGTTGTTCGGGAGAGCGCCGAGTCCGGAGACAGGTACGTTCATCTCGTAGACCTTGCCAGCCTGGGTACCAGCCATGACGAGGACGTTCGTGGCAAGACCAGCAGCGCCGGAGCCGTTGACGTTCTTAGCAGTGGCCGAGAGCGTACCGACAGCGAACACGTTCGAGCCGTTAACGTTGACGGTCACCGGGGTGATCGCCGTGGCAGCGGTGGTGTTGCGTGCGATCGGGGTGGTGATACCCTGAGCGCCGTAGGTGTAGCTCTGAGCGCCGATGATGCCGTTTGAGCCCGAGACGACGAGCGGATCAGAACCACCGTAGTAGGTCTCGCCGGAAAGGTTGGCGACCGAGAGACCGAGCGTCAGGGTTCCGCCAGCGTTGTAGTGAGGAACACCCGAGGAGTACGAAACCGTGCCGAGGGTGCTCTGAGCCACAGTAGCCAGCGTCACAGCCGGAACCGCAGTCATACCGTCCTTGACGAAGTAGATTTCGTTGGATGCCGAAGCAGCCGTATCAGTGAGCTTGATCTTGTTGACACCGTTCGAGGAGGTCGGACCAGCCACGGCAACATCGATCGACTTCCAGAATCCAGGGGTGGAAACCGGGTAGTCCTTCTGGTCGCTGATCTGGAGACCGCCGAACGTACCAGCGTCGCCCGAACCGGTGAGCGTCTTAGAACCGACAACTGCGCCGTTTAGAAGGAGCGAGATGGTGCCGGAATCCCCCGGACCAACGTCATTGAGTGTGTTGGTGGTCGGATTGTTGACGATACGAGTAACCGACTGGCCAGCCGCATACGGCGAGGTGGTCGAGTTGTCCGGAACGCCGCCAGCGGCGAGGAGCGGGGTGTTACCGGTAGCGTTGTTGATCGAGATCGCGCCGTTCGGGAACTGCGGGGGCTGTGACGGGATGAGCTTCGCCAGAACTTCGTTCAGCGAATCCACGGCGTCAGACACCTTGGTCGTATTGGTCAGTGCGATCGCGCCGGGTTGCCAGGAGCCGTCACCTTTGGAGGAAACGTCGCCTAGATTGAGATCAAATCCATCGACGTTGCCGATCGCCGTAGAGGCGTTAGACTGCACCTGCTGAAGCTGGGAGAGCGTCACGAGATCGTTCAGCGCCACGGCGTCCTTACCCTTGACGTTCGTCAGGGAGCCGGTTGCAGTGACGGCTTCGAAATGTCCCGAGTTAGCGACGAACTTAGGTCCAGCCTTACCGAACTGAACCTGCGTACCAACGCCAACAAGGCCGAAATTCTTTGTATCAGCCATTCAAATATCTCCTAATGTATTGGAGGGTTGGCCCCGTTAATAGGCGGGGCGTAAGTGTATTTAGGGTGTGATAAGAACTACAAAGCAGAACAGTTAATAATTTTTAATACATTTGGCTCAAAAATAATAAATGATTCAGTATAAAGCTTGTCGGAGTAGTGCGTGAAGATTCGTTATAAAAAGATGCGTCGCAAGCTCCTAGCTGAACTCATCGTCCTCCGGGGCATCGTGACGATCGCCCAGGCCCAACGTCAAACGGACACCGTGATGGTGTCCGGAATGAAGTTATGGGAGGTCCAGATGGAGCTTGTCCGGCTAAGGCATTCGCGCGTGAAAACTACTCGTGTAGTTTCCCCGTCGTCGGCTGAGTAAAGGGAACGAAAGGTGTCGCAGCAAGTCTGTCATATTCCTGCTTGGACACGACTTCGCCATTCACCGTGTATCTCTCGTTTGTATTGAACTTCGTCAAACTTTCGGAAGCCGTAACTGGAACCTGAGGGATTGTCCGCTGGTCCGTATTTGATTGATTCAGCGCGCTGACCTGCTCCGATGTGAAACCGGATTCGTCATTTCCCGAGAGGGAGCGGGTTGCTTCCTTGTTAATCTCGTTCACCTGAGCGGATGTGAATCCGGTCTCATCGTTTCCGTACAATGGGGGCGTGCTGACCTGATCGATGTACTGCTGGTTCAGCGCCGTGCTGGCACCGCCGATTCCATCACCGGAGCCGTTCGTATTGGTGAACGCGCTGGCGCTCTGCGACTCCACCGGCCTGATGATGTCCGCACCATTCCCGTCGAGAGAGAAATCGCTGCTCGTCGAGGTGTCAAGAGAGCCGTTGGACAGGTCATTGTCTTCGATCTTACTGCTGGTGCCGTCGTAGAGCGACGCGTTGGGGCCGCCAAATAAATCGTCCTTACCGCCTAGCTCGAACTCGCTCGAACCCGTACCAGTAGATGTGCCCATATCACTCGAAGACGTCCCTCCGGAGCTACCTCCTTGGGCGGACTTCAGTGCGTCCGAACCGACATTCCCAAGTACGCTTCCCGCGCAGGCGTTGTTCTTGAGCGCCTTCAGGTTGAAAGAGCCAGCGATGATCTTAAGCGCGTTCGTAGCCGCTCCGAGCATGCCCTTCTCGCCGCCGATCATACCGCCAACACCGCCCATGATCCCACCGAGGCCGCCCCCTCCCATAAGGCTGCTCAACTGACCAGAAATACCGCCCAGGCCGCCGGGAAGCATCCTGAGCATCCCAGAGATGTTGCCCATGCCGAGGCCGCCCATGAGCCCGCTTAGTTGACCAGTGAGGCCGCCAAGATTTCCGATGACGCCGGAGATGTTACCGTTCAGGAGGCTTCCAAACGAGCCCATCATCCCCTGCATGTTACCAACAAGGGAACCCACGATGGGAAGCTGCGACAGGCCAGGGATGGAGCCAAGGCCGCCCAGACGCGAGAGAATGCCCTGACCCATGCCGATGATCGAGGCGACGTTGCCGAATCCCGTGGTCCCGCCGTAATCCCCCAGAGTGGTCCCTAGGGTACCCATCTGGGTAACCAGGGACTGCATGTTGTTGATCTGTACCAAGTAAGACAGAACCTTAACCATACGAGCAAGGATATCGGTCTTCTCGGACGAGGCTGGCACGTAGGTGTCGATCGAAGTTTTGAACACCGTGAGGTCGGTGATGATCGGGGTGATGTCGCCAACCTGCGAGATGTTGCCGGGCACGCGCAGATAGTCGGACAGCCCGTAAAGCTGACCGGTCAGAACCGTGACGTTGCCGACCGCTGCGGTGGATTTTGTCTGCGAGAGAGACCCACCAGAGAGCGCCAGGGGCACCGAGGTGGTCTCGGCGATGTTGAGCAGTGCGGTAAGCTTGTCGGCCAACGCGATGATCTCGTTGACCAGATCGGACACGTCGTAGGTCGCCAGCGTGTTGACGACACCGTTTAGCTGGGTTTGGACCGCGTAGGGGCTTTGGGCAGAGATCAGCGGAACCCCACCGATCGACTGTGACTGGTTTACGAACCCGCCCATTGCCGAGATGATGCCACCGAGCTTGGTCAGATTCCCGAGTGCACTTCCGGCGCCGCCCATGATGTTGGTCAACTGCGAGCCGAGCGCCGCAACATTTCCAAAGCTACCGATCGAGGAAATCATCGATCCGATCTGGCCGATGTTCCCGATGTTGCCAAGATTCCCAACGAGCCCGGAGATATTACCGATACCGGGAATCGCGCCAAGCCCGCCGAGGTTGCCAAATCTACCCAGCATGTTGAGAACACCCCCGCCCATAAGGTTGCCCATCATGCCCTGGACTTGCCCGAGAACGCCCATGGCCTGCCCCATGAACTGAGAGGCTTTACCCATGATGGAGCCAAACGCATTACCCATGGACGAGCACTGCCCACCGGTAACCGACGCCGCGCCGCTGCCCGACCCGGTTTCGGCAGCGAAGTTGATCATCAGGGCCATCGGGGAAACCTGCGACTGGCGCATATAAGCGCCTGACGCGACAGATTTTGAGGCCGGAGCCGATGCATCATTGAAGCCGGGCAGACGCTGAAGCGCGGCGAGGTCACTGATGTATCCGGAGACAAGACCGAGATTCGTCGTAAGATTGTCGAACTGATCATTCAGGTGGATGACGAGGTCGTTCATAACGCCCTGCTGAAAATATCCAAGCTGGGTCGAATGCGGGTTCAGGTCGGGCAGATCGAGATCGGACATGAGCTTGGACAATGAGCCGATGCCGTCGCGCACACCCGAGGCGTGGCCGACGCAATCCTTATTGAAAGCCTTGTCGTTCTGGAGCAGGTCATAGACCGCAAGAATCTCTGCGGTATCCGGATCGATCGCGTCTGCCATAGCGCCTTTACTTGTCGAGGTAGGTGAGGTCTGAGCCGGTGATGAGAATCGCTCCACAGGCCGCCCTGGAGGCAAGGTGAGCGGTCTCCGGACCGGTGGTCTTCACGGGGTTTGAGATCGTGCTGATGATCGGCTGAACCCCGTGGAGGGGGCACGAAACGAGGTCGCCACGGCGGGCGACCTTTTTGCCTTCGACCGTACGGATGCTCTCTCCCGTGATGACCACCGCACCATGAGAGAGATTGTCGCCGATTCGCGTGATCTTGAACGACATGCCGTCCTTACGGGATCAGCAGGCCGGGAGACTTCGGCTGCACGATCTCGGAGGTTGCTGCGCGATAGCTCGCGGCCACGTCGGTGTTCGACTTAATCGGGGCGAGGGACAGCTTGGTGTGGCTGAACTCAAACGACGATGATTCGGCAACCGAGTACATGAACGGGGCAAACTGAATCTGGGCACCAACCGCACCATCGTCGCCCTGAACCATGCGGGCGAGAACGTGGACGGGCTTCGTCAGGGTGATCGAGTCATCACGCAGCACGGTGACGCGACCGACGATCTCTTCACCCGAGGTGAGACGAACCGTTGCAATGTCGTTGACAGAAAGAGACTTGTTTTCGATAAGCATTGATAAAATCCAAAAAGGGTAATAACCAAATATACCCTTAATGCTACTTATCGTTCCATAAAAACCGTATAGAACTACTTCTTATTCAGGTAATCGAGCGCGATCTGAACCTTGTTGATGCTTTCGAGCTTGTCTTTCATGAGTAAACGGACCACGGCGGTGGGCGAAAGCCTCTTCCCGGAAATGCTCTCGTAGTGCTCTTTCAGCGCCTTGAGGTGGATTTCGTCGGCTGACTGCAAATTGATGCTCATCATGTGGAGTACTCCTCTGATGCCCAAAATGTACACCGAATAGAAAAGATGTCAAGTTGACGGGAATCTTAAACCGCGCCAAGGTGGGGTGTCAGCGGGCTCCCCCAACCTGCCCGTTGGCGAAGAAGGCTCGTGTGGACCCACCGATCGTTCGCACGAGCCTTCTGCATAAGGGTATTGCGTGACTTATCCCCCGCTCGTTCGCGCTATCTGTAAGAAACATCCAGATCGCATTTTGGTCCTAAAAATTATCGGGGCAACGATCAGCGATCAGACCGAGGTAAGCAAGGCTTATTTTCGTCTTGGAAGGGCATGTGAGCGCGTTGGCGCCCGAATATCATTCAAGACCTTGCCACCATACAACGGACGATACTTCATTGTTATTTTGTCAAAGACGCCCGAGGAAGCGGTTGCGCTTCGCGTCGCATCAAAGGACCTATTGGTCCCGGCTAGCAACATCCTCAATAGCGAATAGACTCTTCCCCGTTCGGATCGCGACGACGACCACTCAGCGGGTGGCGATGCCATCCCTCAGGCTCACCCTTGCCATCCCAGGCTTCGAGAGCCGCACGGGCCGCATCCTCGTCGTGATAGCACCAACGATCTGAATAGGTATTGCGGTCGCCCATCTCGCCCACAATGATTGCCCAGGTGAACATCAGCCGGAGCAAGCCGGTCCAGCGTCCATCGCCGATCGGGCGCGGGTCGATGTAGCCGCCATCGGTTTTCAAGTAGTGGAGGAAAGAGAGTTCTTCGAGTCGAGTCATAGCATGATCCTGAATAGGAGAGCGGCGTCCGGATCGGAGAAATACGCGACGCAGCGCTCGACCGTCGCCCATTTCTCCTCTTGCCCTTCATTGAGGTGCGTCGTCCAGCGCCGGATATGGACGCGGCCCACGTCACGCTCTCTGATGAATTCCCGAGGATAGCGAACCAGGGCGGCAGAGCCGGAGAGCGTCCGGATCATCCGCTGGAAATCCTGCTTGGTCAGCGGCACGAGCAATTCCACCGGGGTGTACCCGGCGTAGTACTCCGCGTTGTTCCATTTAATAAAGGTCGCCATACCCGGAATATACCCGGATATGGCGAAAAATCAATCCCTAAGAATCCGATCTACCTCATCCGTGACCTGCTCAGGGCGAAGCTGCTGGAGCGCGGCATTACCGCCCTCGACGAGAATCTTGCTACCCACGTAAAGCTGAGGCACGGTCTTGTGACCACGATCCTTAATGAACGCCAGAGCTTCTGGATTCGTCGTCACATCGACGGTCTCGAAATAAATCTCGTTTCGGGTCAGATATTCCTTCGCCTGGACACAATGTGGGCAGTTCGGCTTCGAGTATAAAGTAATCACAATGAACCTCAAAAAATGAGGCTCTATAATATCTTAAAGTAAAAGCCGTCAGCAATATTGCTAACGGCTTTTGGTTCAGAAGCTTATTTCGATTATTATCTTAGGAGTAACATCCTGTGTTTCCCGAACGCCTGGATCGAAGAAGATCGTCTTGGCGATGACCTCTCCGGACAAAGAGTCTTCGATCAGCGGTAGAACGAAGTACTCACCCAATTCGGGAGCATGGAAATTCTCGTATGGACCGTACTCGAACCGCTTTTCCGATTCCACGTGGTTGACGTGGAAGTGATACTCGATCTTCTGCATTGTGATTCCTTATGTAGGAATTAGATCGGTATAACGGTCGATAATGACCAGCCATCCAGCAACAAGAGCCAATAGAAGTACTATGATGGCAGCAAATGATTTGGTATGATTCTTACTTGACATTAGAATCCCTTAATAGCGCGGACCATTGGTCGTGTTACCAAGCTGCTGCTGGTAGCCTTCCTGATGAGGGTTGCGCGAATTTGGATTCCCGTAATGATGGGTTTGCGTCCGGCGATGCTGGCGCTCCTCCTTCGTCGTGTCCGGACGCCCATAATGGTAATGATGGGGATGAGCGATTCCCGCACTGGACGGATGAGGATGATACGGGGAAGCCACGGCGACGTTCGTCGCAGCAACAAGGGATAGAACGAGAGCAGACATAAACTTCATAACGTAGATAATCTCACTTCTAATAGAGTTTGGTTATTAACCCATATTAGACTGAAATGTTTCTCAGTTGTATTATTATAAGTGCTTCAACTGTGCGTAATCACACAGTGCTCTCAATGACGATCGACGAATCTCGCTTATCCATCTCCACGTCAATGACGCGGAGATGGTATTCGATCTTCTATATCAGAGCTTGAAATCCGAGAAAGTACCTGAATCCACGTCCTGCTTGGTCTGACCGATCGTGTATTGCGTGATCTCGGTCTCCTGCGGTGCCACCTGCACCTCAGCACCGGAAATCCACTTGGCCGTCCACGGGAGAGGATTAGCCTTCTGCGGGTAGATCGGCGACAGGCCGACCGCGACCAGACGCTTGTTGGCGATCCATTCGACATAGTCGGACAGGAGCGCATAGTTGAGGCCGATCATGCTCCCGTCCTTGAACAGGTACTCGGCCCACTCCTTCTCCTGGGTGACCGCGTCGGAGAACAGCTTGGTGCATTCCTCCTTGGTCTCCTCGGCGATCTTGGCGAAGTCCGGATCGTCCTGTGGTAGAATCTTGATCAGCGTCTGGGTGGCGGCGAGGTGAAGATTCTCGTCGCGGCAGATCAGCTTGATGATCTTCGCGTTGCCTTCCATCCGCTTAACCTCGGCATACGCCCAGGAGCAGGCAAAGCTCACGTAGAACCGAACACCCTCAAGGATGTTCACGCTCATGATGGCCATCCACAGAGCCTTCTTAAGCTCGTATAGGTCCACCTTGACGGATTCGCCGTTGATCGTGTGCGTACCCTCGCCGAAGAGGTTGTACAGCCCCTCCAGGCGAATCAGGTTGTCATAGTGCTCGGAGATGTCCTTGGCGCAATCGACGATCTCGCCGATGTCCATCATCTCATCGAACACCTGGGATGGATTCGGGTAGACGTTCCTGATGATGTGGGTGTACGACCGGCTGTGAATCGTCTCCGAGAACGCCCACGTGGTGATGAACGCCTCTAGCTCGGGGAGCGAGACGATCGGCAGGAACGCGATGTTGGGGGACCGACCCTGAACGGAGTCCAGTAGAATCTGACGCTTCAGATTCGACGTGAAGATGTGCCGTTCGTGATCAGTGAGTTCCTTGAAGTCTTTTGCGTCCTTCATCACGTCAACCTCCTGAGGTTGCCAGAAGAACGATAGTTGCTTCTCGGTTAGTTTGTCGAACTGACGATACTTCATCGTATCGAATCGCTGAACGGAGACGCCTCCATTGGGGTCCAAGAACGCAAGCGCCTGAGTATGGTCTTTACGAGAATTTGCATCAAATACGGACATAAGTAACACTCCAATCTTTGCAGTTGCCGCGTTTGGCGGGATAATCTTGTTTCTTCGTCAAGCGATCTCGAAAGGCTTGATAAACTTTCGGCCACGCTACCTTAAATCTATGCTCGTTTTCTTGGCACCAAGATTTTAGGCAGTCGGACGCGAAAATCTCGCCCTCCGGTGACCGAATTTCAGAAGCTTTGCTGTTTGGATTGCTGCTTCCAGTCCGAGACACCCCATACATGCCATTGGCCTCGCCGTAGTGAGGACGGTGATTGGGATGAGTCTTCCCGTACATGCCATTCCGACACCCTGACACATCCCGTCCGTTGTTCCCTCCATATGCGCTGGGGCTTATGTTGTAGAAATCCGGACTTTTGGCTGCATCATAGGAATCAAGGTAGTGCTGCTCGCGCTCCTGAATTCGAGAATCATCAACGTATTCAAGAATGATTCGTTCAAATGAATCTCTACCATATTTTATGTAGGCTCGGCGGAAGTGCTTACCTGATCCGACGTACGAGCTAGAATCTAAGCCAGAATGTCGGCCAATATACTTCTTACCGTCAAGCTTATTAGTCCAAAGATATATGAATCCCATGAACGGATGATACCAAAGGGTATCACCCGTTCTCAACTTCGAAATGTCGAGACTTAGAGGGTCTCGAACTCGAAGCGATTCTTGATCGACTCGTTGAGGAACTTGGTCTTGCTGTCCGCCGACTCGAAGTTGCTTGCCGTCGAAGCATCGACGTTGTTGTACCGGTAGGTCTTGCCGCCGATGAAGGCGACTTCGAGCGTCTGCGCGGACGAATCGTAGGCGATGCGGTCGATGTTACCGCTGTTGAAATCCGTGCCATTGGTCTTGGTGAAGGACATCTGAATCTCTCTCGTATAAGGATTCGACGAACAAATTTGGTTCGACGAAAATACCAATTGCATGGTTAACGGGTGTTTGGCAAGGTGGACGTACGAAAATCAGAAAGGTTCTAATATGCCGTTTAACCGTCGCGGGATTCTCGCTGGCCTCCTGGGAACGCCCCTGGGGATCACCGCACTGAAGGCGATGCCGCTTCCGGCAGAGACCCAGAAGGCCATCGCGTTCACCCCCGAGGTGCAGAAGGCGGTCGAGAACATTCCCCCGCTCCCGACCCCGAAACGCAATCTGCATCCGTTATTCGGATTCCAGACGATCGATGCCGAGCTTGGGTTCGCCTATACCCTGCGCAGCCGATACTCAGATGCGGTGACCCTTGCGAATCCTGAGCCGCGCATCTCGATCCAGATTAACAAGGTGGTTGCTGGGGGTACATATTACCCGACGATGGACGCGGCCGAGGACGCGATCTTCAGTAAGTTCGCCATCACCCATCGCGAGGTGAGAAGCCCAGACAACCCCGAGCATACCAAGTTTCACCTCGTGCGGGCGGCGAACCGGATCGCCCAGACGACCCGGCGCGGCATGGGTAACGTCATTCTCGTCCATCGGGATGACCTGCATCTACTCGATACCCCGTGGGTGGCCAACGTGATCCCCGAGCGAATCGGGCGGTGGTCGAACGTCGGGTTCACCCACAACCGAGTCTCCCAGGTCTGGGTCACCGACCGCCGTGTTCCTGCGATCCCGCACGGGAACGCGCTTGTGGGTTATCGCGGATCGGAGTTAGACGCCCCTGCCGTTCTCACGTATCATCCGGGCTTTGGATACAGCTACGCGATGAACGAGAAGCCGGAAACCTACATGCACGTAGTCGGACTGACTGTGAAAGCCCGAGCGCCCCATACGGACGAGGCTATATGGGCGGAAGAGAAGCGGGGTGCCGTACGCCCCGTTCGCGCCGCATGAAGCGGCCTTCCTTAGAGAAGATCGCCCAGGCCCTTCCTCGCTCGCGTATCATGGCAGGCGAGTACACCTACCCGTACGCCGAGGGTGGGCCTCAGCGGCGGGTCTTCTACGCAGATGTGGGCACGCTTCCCCCGGAGGCGGCCAACCGATTCATCAAATCGCTCATGGAGAAGTACGATGGAACGTCGTAGCCTTCTCGCGGCCGGTGCTGCCGCGATCACCGGTCTGTTCGGCGCCAAGTCGGCTCAGGCGGCGCCCTCGGGCGCTCTCACTCTGGACGAAGCCACGCGGATCGTCGTCGGCAACGTTCGTAATCCGCCTGCCCCGGAGGAGATTCAGCGTCTCATCGCGGGGATCAATATGCAGGTAATGAACCGGCTTACCCAAGCTGGCATCGTTGACCCGCAATACGTAATGACGAGCGCCGTGGTTCGCTTCCGGGGGCAGGTGGTCGAGGCCAAGACACGTAGGCTCTCTTCGCGTTACACGTTCGGAGAGAATGTCCCGCCGATCGTGCAGGCCGAGGTCGAAGCCACGTTGGTCGAGAGCATCGTGCAGGAGATCACCGCAGAGTTGGTCCGGCCCGAGAACAAGGGTATCCAGTATTGTCCATACGAGTTGGTCACCAGTTCCGGGGTCATCCTCGATCCGGAAACGCTCAACCCCACGATATTCTTTCTGACCCGTTTTGGGACCTTCGTGAAAGCCGCATAGAGTCCTGGCATCCGACCACACATGAGGAAGCGTTGGGCGTTCTCTTGAAGAATGCCCAACGCGACAAGCCGCGTTCGCGCATCGAACAGGTCGTTGAATGTATCAACCGGCGTGTTTTCGAAAATGTTCGGGAGATCATCAACCCACGTCTGGTCATGGTCGAGCGCGTCATGATGCTCGATTGGGCCGTCGAGGCTCGGACTCGGAATCTTCGGACACACATGGACTGCGCCGATTTTCGCCAGAGCGGCTACGTCCCCGAGATGATCGAGGCGGCCATTGACGGTATCACGGGTGAAATTCTGGAGATGCAGGCCGGGACGAGTTTATCGTACTGTCCCTACGCGCTGGTGACCGGGCACGAGCAAATTGTCGATCCGACCACCTCTGGTGAATACGTCTATTTCCGTACCTGTTACGGATTGTACGAGCTACCTTAGCTGTTGAGCGCGCGCAGCAGGCTGTCGAAGCCGTGGCCTCGTGCGCGCCCCTTCAGGAAGCGCCACTTGCCCGTGCTGGGCCAGTAATCGACAGACTCGATAATGCGAAGGTGAGGCCCGTGGGGGCTCAACTCGCGAACCATGAAGCCCAAATGCTCCAGCTTCGCGATCTGCTCTGGCGCCTTGTCTGCGCGCTCCTGGCGCTGTTCCTTACGGTGCGCACGCAGGTCGTTGAAGATGTCTCCCATGTCGCCCATGATTCAGCCCTCGATCTCGCCAACCTCGTAGTGATTCCCCACCTTACCACCATATTTGATTCGGAAGTGAAATGCATCGTTCGGATTCCCGAAAAAGAACACGTTGGTTAACGGGAGAACCTTGCCGTACTCGATTGGCATCTGGGATCGGAACAGGCTCACCCGCATGTGCCAGAGCGAAGATACGTTCTCGATGATCCACTCGTGCATCTCGCGATCGTACGGATGCGCGTACAGCGTCACCATATGGGGGAACGTTTCTTCCACCCAGGCCCAATACTGCTTGTTATTGGACGTGTTGAGTTCGTCCTTGGCGTGAACCCGTTTTGTTTCCGGGTCCATCACCGCCAGCGGATGGATATGGCCCTGGATGATGTAGAGACGGCGCAATAACTTACGTCGTAAAATTCTTGTTATTCGAAATAATCTTGCTAGTAGCACGTTTACCCCCATGACATTTTGAATTCCAGGGCTGTCGTATCGTTTTTGATCAAGACATTTCCACAAAGTGTAAGTTCCCAATCAAGAAATTCTATTCCTACGTGCTCTTTCAACCACGAGCGAATATTATATCGATCAATCTCAGATTCTGAAGTGAACATGTGTGGTAAGTCAACGTTGTGATTTGCAATTTTGTGATATCGAAACCTCATCCCCACCTCACGCGAAACGCCGTGGCATCGACATCTGTCGAGATGTCGATGGTCGTCATGTCGGCGCGCCAGCGGGGTACGACCGGCTTCACCCCGTAGGCGTAGTCGGGCGGGCCGAACTGCTCGCGGCACCAATGGATCGCCTCGATCATGTTGGCGTTCGTGGTGAAATAGGTTGGGGAAACAATCATCTCGAAACCGAACGGGTATTTGGTTCCCTTCAGCCGATAAAGCGGTTTGAACTTGATCTCCATCAGCACCACCGCATTTTGAAGGCGAGCGCATCGGGCTCATTTTGGAATACAATATGGAATCCGTTGCACCGGAACGCTTCGCTTTGGTATCCGATTTGATCCATGCACCAGCGTAAGGCGAGGTCGCGCGTCTCGTAGTAGCTATCTCCGTCGAAGACATGCTGTTTTAGAGAGAACTGATACGGGTAGGTTAGTTTCCGCCCTTTCCGGTCCTCGAATACAGTCGGCTCTTGAAACCAGTCCACCATCAGCAGTACCTCAACTTGAATTCGAGCGCCTGTGGGAGGTCTCGCATATAAATGGTTCCACGGTGTCCGACGCGCCAATCCTTTCCGTGCGGGCCGACGTTCTCGACCAGCCATTCGGCGATGAAATCGGGTGTGTAATCGGCACCGGCCCCAATATCAGGATTGGTGGTTTCAACGCAGCCCGTTCCGAACACCAGCCGATGATGGCGTGGTTGGAACATGTGCTCGTTCGCGTTCACCACGTGATGGTATGAGATTCTGGTCATTTTACGAATATGACCGGAATTGTTAGTTTGTCAATTCCCGTAGTACCAGAACAGGAACGAGCGCTTACCATCCTCGCCCTTGTCGATCTGGAAGCCGAAATCGTTGTCGATCATCTCCTGAAGCATCGCTCCAAGAGCAGGTACGCCCGCGATTTTACAGAGGTCAATGAAATCCTTGTCCGATTCGTATCCACCGAAGTTGTGACCCCGCATGGCTGTGGAGAAGGGTTCTTCGATGCCATCCGGTAGAGGAATCTTGTAGTACTCCATTTGCGTGATCGTACGATCTTCCATCATGATCGCCTCAAGGTTCTCCAGGGTGATCAGTTGGGCGAACTCCTCCAAAATGATACGGGATTCGACCGCTGCCAGGGCCTGCTTCTCTTTGGCTGCGCGGATAAGTCGATCGCGCTCCTCAAATTTGTTATGGGCGATCATGCTGGCGTAGGCCGAGCCGAGTTGCTTCAATTTGCTCATCTCAAATGCTCATAAAAGAGGAGCGGGGTTTCCCCCGCTCCGGTCCATTCAAATCCGGCAGGCGTCGCACTCTTCTTCGTCTGCGGAGATATTTTCGTCTTCGGCGACAGCTTCCTTCGCGTGAACGTCGATCTCACCGGCGGAATCATTGGTGTTGTTGTAGTAGAGTGTCTTACCGCCCCACTTGTAGTGCAGCATGATGTGCTTTAGCAGTTCTGACATCGGCACGCGATCGTCTTCGTAGAACTTCGGGTTATACGAGGTGTTAACCGAAATGGCCTGATCGATGTACTTCTGAAGAATCGCGCAAAGCTGAAGGTAGCCGAGCGGGCTCTTCTGGTCCCAGAGGAGTTCGTAGTTCTTCTTGAGCTTGCGAATCTCAGGAACGACCTGCTTGAGCACGCCGTGCTTGGACTGCTTCACCGAGACGTACGAGCGCGGCGCTTCGATTCCGTTGGTCGCGTTGGCGATCTGGGCGGAGGTCTCGGCGGGCATCAGCGCCATCAGCGTGGCATTGCGGATTCCATACTTCTTCAGGTCGGCGCGGAGAGAATCCCAATCCAGGCGCTCTTCGTGGGCGATCAATTCGTCCACTTCGGCCTTGCGGGTGTCGATCGGGACGATGCCTCGATGATATTTTGTATTTTTGGAGAGTAGGCAAGCGCCCTTCTCCTTGGCAAGCTCCACCGACGCCTTAATCAAATAGTACGACCATGCCTCGGCGTACTGATCGACCAGGGCGATACCCGAGCCATCCGTGTACTTGACGCCGTTCTTCGCGAGGAAATACGCGAAGTTGATGATGCCGATACCGAGCGGACGGTACTCCTGGGTGTGCTTCTGAGCGGCCAGAACAGGGTATTCCTGATGGTCGAGCAGGTTGTCGAGGGCGCGGACCGCAAGGCGGCAGATGCGCTCGAAATCGTGCGGCGACTTGATCACGCCCCAATTGATCGCGGAGAGCGTGCACAGGGCGATGCGGGACATGTCGTCCTCGCGCTCAACCTCGACCATGTTGGTCTTCGAGTACCAGGGCGTACCGGCCTCATCCAAACCGGATTCGGTTTTCACGGAGGAGCCGACCACATTGACGATCGCGTTGTTCGCGCGAGCCGCTTCCATGAAGGTCACGAGTTCGGCCACCGGGATCGAGAGGCGCTGCGTCTGCACGGTACCCATCGGGGTCGTGGTGAGGGTAATCTCGCAGCAGAGGTTCGACATATGGACGGGCGCCACCTTCTCGTCGAACGACGAATGGGTGTTGGCGTTGTCCACGTTCATCAGGTAGATTCGGCCAGTGTCCTTGCGCTCGTTCACGAACGTGGTGAACAGTTCGAGGGCCTTGACCTTCTTCTTGCGCAGGCGGGTGTTGCGCTCGGCGGTCTCGTAAAGCTGCTTGAACTTGTCCTGATCGGCGAAGAACGCCTCGTACAGCCCAGGGACATCCGAAGGAGAGAACAGGGTGATCTCACCGCCAGTGATCAGTCGCTCATAGAAGAGCTTCGAGAACTGAACGCCGTAGTCCATGTGACGGACGCGGTTCTCTTCGACGCCCTTGTTGTTCTTCAGAACGAGGAGGCTTTCCACCTCAAGGTGCCAGATCGGGTAGTAGAGAGTCGCCGAGCCCTTGCGGACGCCGCCCTGGTTGCAGGAATTCACAGCCGACTGGAAATGCTTGAAGAACGGCGTCAGACCGGTGTGAGAGGCGTCACCGTTCCGGATGGGCGAGCCGAGCGCGCGGATCGAGCCCGCGCCGATGCCGATACCGGCACGCTGAGATACGTAGTCGATGACGGCGGCCGAGGTCGCGTTGATCGACTTCAGGGAGTCGCCGCACTCAATCAGGGTGCACGAGGAGTACTGACGCACAGCCGTACGCACGCCCGACATAATCGGCGTGGGGAGGGAGATTTCGTGCTTCGAGATGGACTCGTAGTAGTCCCGCACCCACTGGAGGCGGGTTTCCTTGGGGTATCGGGCGAACAGCACCGCCGCGACGAGGATGTAGAGAATCTGTGGGGTCTCAAGAATCTCGCCTGTGACGCGATTCTGGACTAGATACTTGCCGCGCATCTGCTCCATGGCGACGTAGGTCAGCGCCATGTCTCGCTCATGATTGACGAATCCGCCGATCTCGTCCCACTCGGACTCGGTGTAGTCGGTGAGCAGCGCGGGGTCGTAAAAACCCTTCTCGACGTTCGTCTTGATCACGTCGAACAGGCGAAGCGCCTGAAAGCGGCCATGGACCTGCTTGCGCAGATGATAGTTGACCAGACGACCAGCAACGTACTGGTAGTTGGGGTGATCTTCGGAGATCAGGTCGGCCGCAGCCTTGATCAGAGTCTCTTGAATATCAGAGGTCTTCATACCATCGAAGAACTGAATCTGCGAACGCAGTTCGACTTCGGATGCGCTGACGCCGGACAAGCCCTCGGTCGCCCAGAAGACGACCTTGTGCAGCTTTTCCAGATTCAGGGGTTCTTTAGTGCCATCACGCTTCGTGACGTTGATCTTCATACCAATATCCATCTGTAAAATGCTCTCTCTAAATTTAAACGGGAGTTATTTACGCGAGTAAAAACCTGTTTAAAGTCACAGAGAATAAAGAAAAATCTGAGATAAAATGAGAGAGCAAAGCCTACTAAGGCTTCAGTGGTTCTGCAATTTCTTTGTCGATGATGATGGGGAATTCTGGTACGGGCAGAGATTCCACATCGAATCCTTCACCCGCGTCGTACGAGAACGAGATATGCGGGTTGTATTCTGGAAAGTCGTACGAGGCGCCACGGCTCATCGCGAGGTCGAATCGCGTCCGCAGGTACGAGGATTCCAGATGGAGCACCAGAACGGGCTTCTTCGTGTTGTGGTCTTCCCAGACCTCCCAACCGGTTGCTTTGGCTTCATGACCGATGTCGTGCTCGGCTCGCCAGAAGAGCGGCTTCTTGCTGTACACGATGGTGGTGTGATAGCGAGATGGGACGATTGGATTTTTGATCTTGAAGTCATCGACAAACTTTGAGAGGTCTTTGACCGTCTGTTTGTCAAACTTCACGCATACGTACAGGCCGTTTTTCGGCTCTGAGTCTTCCATAATTTCAGCAAAACGCATTGGGGGCTCACAAAATGATCCCCCAATGATACTATTCTGACATTCGAATTAGCAATAATCTGTTAAGATTTGCAGTCGATGGCTTTGTAACCTCGACCAACATTCTGCCAGCAAACAAGAATTTCCTTACGAGTATTAGGAATTTCTACAACAGTATCAAACTCATAGTTGAGCCAGAATTTGTTATCTACTTGAACAACAAGCATCATATCGGAAAGATCATGATCCTTTACCAGTGCTAGCTTCAAACGAGAGCCGTCCCATCCGGATAGCCTTAGCGTTTGCTCCATTCCAATCGCTACACTATTGCGGCACCAATCGTTTTCCGCGATCATCTCCCAGATTGTCGGCCACGTCTTCGCATCTTCCGCGTCATAGGCAAAGCGTGAAAGTGGAGCTTTAGACCAGTGATTGGCGACCCGTGCAAGCTGTTCGTCCTCCGGCATACCCGAGAGGGAATTCCGGAGGTCTTTCCAATCTTTGAGACGTTCGCGTGGATTCAATAGAAAAGGATTCATAGTACGCATAGTGTAGACCGGACTTTCTATGAAATCGATATATTAGGTACCGAAAGCGCGGATAGTAAATTCGAGAGATCGTGGGTCGTACATGGTGCCATTCTGGTTCGGTGTCTTCATAGTGATGCGATTCACTGTGAAATCCTGACCTGTCTTTCTCATAAATTCCACACGCGTTGACCAGTTATCGTCGAACGTTCCATATTGAGCGCTGGCGGAGACATGTACCGCAGTATCAGGAAGCGGAGTGGTGAAATTGAAAGTAAACACTCCGGTATCCTGTCGAACAATACTGGCGATATTCAGCAGCTTCGACTTTGTATAGTCGATAGTTCCATTATCGTTCACGTAGATGTAACATGCCACCAATGGTGCGGTTCCCCCACCGCCCGATCCGCCGCCGGACGACGATCCGGCCGGACCCTGGGGGCCAGCCGGACCTTGAGGACCAGCGGGACCGGCAGGGCCGGTGGGTCCCGCAGGACCCTGGGGGCCAGCCGGACCGGTCGCTCCAGAGCCCGATCCATCGGCAGACGTTGGGACGAGAAGCCACGCAGAATCTGCACCCGGTACCGAGGGCGTGTTAGCCTGTAGGCATAGGTATGTTTTGCAATTGTATGTGACTGTATCGGAGTAATAATAGGCTGAACCCGTGGGCACGGACGATGATGCAGGAACGTTAATCTGTGAGAAATAGACATTGTCAAACCCACGGAACGAGCTACCGTCCTTACTGTACGAAAATCTAGCAGTATGCGAGCCAACGGCTAGGGCTCGGCTCGTATACGTTTTATAGTCCGAGTAAACTCCGCTATCTTGAAAATCTTCTACGCCGTCGATTAGGACGCGAAATTTGTCATAAACGTTCTCAGACTGAAGAAAGTAACGCGCCGTTAAATGGTTATCAACGCCCTCTTCAACGACGAAATCGATGTCAAAGTATGTATTCTCGCTGTTACCGATTGTCTGCATACGCAAAGCGTTCGACGTTCCGATAGTCACATCCGGCTTAGATTCAACCACCCAATCAGTGTTTGAGAGTGAGAATCGGAAAGAAGACGGGACGGCGTTGCGATCGGCAAACTGAATGACGCCAGAGGCTAACACCGGAGGAGCGACCCATGCGCCACGGAAGCTGGCTACAGGCGCGGTTGTTCCACTGGACCCACCCGTGATCACCACGCTGGCCTTCCCATTGCCTCCATTGGTCACCGTCACGCCGGTACCAGAGAACGCAATCTCGCTCACCGTGCTGATCGAGGTTGCAGCGGATGAGACCTTGAGTGGAGATACAGGGGCGGCCCCGACCGCCGAGATGGTGATCTCGTTGGTCGTCGTGGCCATGTTAATACCCGTACCCGGACGCAGGGTGCGGAACTGAATCTCGCGCGACGGCGTGATGGTGGCGAACAGGCCGAGGCCGGAGCCAACGTTCGAGACCGTGTAGTCAGTGCTCGACGTGTCGCCATCCTGAAGCACGTTGAAGTCAAGCTTACCCTGGGTGTCGTTATAGGTGACCGAGATGCCAACCTGAACATCACGGGTGACCATTTCACCGACGATGTCTTCGATGTCCTCGCGCGAGAACTTCGACACGCCCTGGGTGGAGAATTCGCTCGACGTGCTGAAGCCGTTGTCGAATGGGCTCGCCGTGTTGGTGAGCGGTCGCTCCAGGCGGAACCACAGGTACACCGGGGCATCGAGCGAGGAGCAGTACTGAAGGCGGAAATAACGGTCGCCGATAGCGCCACCACGAATCACACGAAACTGCACGTTGTCGTAAGCCAGCGCAGGGTTAATGGCGTCTGGCATAGTTAGGTCGAGACGACGGGCGGTGAGGGCATCGTCCTTGATCAGGGCTTCTTCCGCATTGGGTTCAGACATGAAACGAAGATGACCCGTGCGCAGAGGGGTGCTGTCGCGGTCGTCTGCTACCACGTGATAGTCGAGTGCTGCGACGATCTCTTCCCCAGGTAGACGAAAGGCTGAGGCTGTACCGTAAGAGCGCTCGACACGCACGTCAGTCCAGTCATCCACACCCGTTGGTGAGAGGACAGCCTTGAAGAATCCACCGGAGCCGATATCACGCTGGAGAAAGCTGAAAATCCGCTGCAACGCGTCAGTGGACGCCTCGGTGAGAATTTCGAGGTTCTGGTACGGGAAAGCAGTGCGTTTGTAATTGGGTTGCCCATAGCTGGGCGTCTGGCCGATGAAGAGACGGCCAGAATCGACGGTGAACGCGATCTCACCTGTTGCGAGCGCGTTCTCGAACACCAGGGGCGTGAGGCTCAGTGGCTTGCCGGGCAGGTCCAATTCTGCGCCACGACGGTACTGAAGCTTGCTAACTTGAAAAACTGGCATATGTCAAAAAACCCCGTCGTTAACCATTTTGGTTATTTATTCGAAGCTTAAGGGGTTGAGATTTTTCGATTCTGATGTATCGTCGTTGGGCGAAGCTCCTTGCGAGGACCCCATGGGCTATCAAAATCCACAAGAAGACATGATGAAGGAGGCGGAGGGTGTCGGTACTCTGCTCCAAAACCTTGAAGCGATGGGGATAAGCTGTCCCGAACTGATACAGGCTTCGATCGAGTCGGAAACGAATTTCGTCGAGGTGGTCGAAGCTCAGCTTAAGGCGGCTGGCGAAGTCCAGGCGATGATCGACGGCCTCGACGAATATACGAAGTCACTCGGCGAGCGGAAGGCGCGCTTCAAGAAGATGGTCGATCAGATTCGCGAGGGCATCGCGGAAGCACTCAGTCGGGCCGAGAAGAAGTCCCTGGTCACCGCATTCGGCACAGTCAGCGCCGGAAAGGCACCGGCCAGCCTTAAGGTTACCTCCGAGGCGCAGGTACCGGAGCATTACTTCGGCATGACCCTGAACACGGCCGATCTGAAGCGCGACATGGTTGCGTGGCAGAAGGCGTACGACGCGCTGGACAAGATCAAGGACGACGACGAGCGCACCAAGGCTCGCGCCGAATACGTGAAGAAGCACCCGCCCATTCCGGGTGCCGAACTGATCGAGGGTAAGCAGACCCTGACGATCCGGAGGAAGTGATGCCCAAGGCCGTTGTGACCCCCGAGGAGGGGGAGAACCTGAACTTCGCACTCGATCTGGAGCTTTGGGGTCCGGATCATATCAAGAGGTGCCGCGAGCGCTTCCGGGAAGCTACCCTGGAAACGTTCATCGACGTGATGCGCAGGGCCAAAAAGCTTGGGCGCGATCCGCTCACCGATATTTGGCAGGCGTCGGACGGCGCTTTCCTCATGCACGCCCATGCGATGTTCGATTATGCCAGTTCGACCGGCCGTTATGCGCCCGGAGATACCGTCCCTGTATACGAGACCACTGAGAAGGTGGATTCGACGAACCCGCACGGGCTCATTCGCTGCACCGTCACGATCAAGGTCAAGACGGACGACGGCAAATGGCATGACTGTCCGGGCGAGGCATTCTGGGACGATCTCGTTCCCCTGGTGAACACCCGGTTCGACAACGTCACGGGCCAATTCGTCGGCGGTGTGGTCTCGAACGCCTCCGGCTGGGCGTCGATGCCCCACATTCTGCTGCGCAAGTGCGCTTACGTGGACGCGCTGAAGCGCGCATTCCCGGAGCTTGCCTCGTTCACCGTTCGCGAGGAGAACGAGCGCGGCGCCAGCATGGATCAGCAGCGCCCGGCCGCACCGAAGATGCCCTCGGCAGATGTGCCGGTGGCCGACCCCACCGGGGGCGAGCGGGTCGATCGGACCTACTACATCGACACGAACTGGCTCGACGGCGATTCCGAAATGGTCGCCGAGACCGATTTCTTCGACCGGGTTACCGCGTTCCTGGCCGGTGAGATCGAAGAGGGTCGCCCCGCCAGGGCGGCCGAGTGGTTCCGCAAGAACGAGCCCGCCTTCGATGAGTTCTGGCTGCGCGATCAGCGCCTCACCAAGCGTAAGAATGCCGTGGCGATCAAGAAGTACCTCTCGGCCGCCATAGACGCCGCTGCGGCCCAGGACGCGGCTCAGAGCAGCGAAGTGATCGGGGCCGCCCCAGCGACCATTGCAAGGCCCCGTAGGAGCCGTGTGAGCATCGTCGAATGAGATGGATGGTCAAGGTCGTTCGGGTTGATCTCGCCGATGTGGAAGCGGATTCGATTCCACGTCTGTGTGAGGACGCCCTGGAAAACGCGATGGACGGTATCGGGGACAAGACGGTGGTCTCGATCAGCCAGAGTCAGGTGCGGACCACGTACGATTCGTCGAGCGACTATCGCTCGAACATGGTCGGGGAGAATTCCCTCGTCTATACGATCGTCTACAAGGCTTGAACGAATATGGCCCCGGTGAGTAATCACCGGGGCCATAATGTTTAATAAATATACACACATAACTGAATATATTATCAGTATATAACCATACAAAGGAATACTATGAGCGTTATTCTGAGAGGAAGATTCTCTTCCAATCTAAATGTCAGAATTAGACTTAAGAATGTTCTTCCAAAGATAGTAACAGGTATTAGCTCATCTCTGATCACGTCAAGCTCTTTTACGTTGTCGTTTGTTCGAGAATTAGGAGTTACGTATCAGTACACTTTCAATAATGGCGCTACATGGCTTAATCTACCTTTGGACGGTTCAATAACAGGATTGATTAGTCAGACTTCGTATTCAGTTCGAGTTCGGGGTGTTAACCGGTATGGTGTCGGCCTAATTTCTGCTGCGACTGTTGTGACGACGCTTTCGGCGTTTGCCTCGTTTGACCCAGCTAGGCTTGGGTCGGGAGTGACACTCAGCAACAGTAACACTACGGTGACCATGCCGGGCAGTTGGAAGAGTGCTTTGTGCACTCGGCCTAAGTTCCCAGGAACAGGGCGATACTATCTGGAATTTCAAGGCGGAACTAATGTGAGAATTGGTATCGTTGATGGCTCTGTAAATCTTGAGACTGAAATTCTTTCTCAGGGATACCCATGTATCTATCCATATGGTGGTATTTTATACAATAAGGGCAGCAACCAAGAGACTTCAACGGAGGGAAGTATTATTGCAAATCCGCCTCAAGTTTACGGAATGCTATGGGATAGTTATTCAAGAAAAATAACATTCACTAGAGATGGTAGAATTCTTTTCGTGCATAGCACTTCTGACCAAATTTCTGGATCGCCGATTTATGCCGCTGTCTCGGCAATCAGTGATTCAATAACCTTGAATTTTGGTCCTACGTTTAAATACCTTCCGTCCGGGTATACAGCTTGGTAGCGTTTGATTTTTGGCTATGATATGAATCGAAGACCCCTGATGAGATTATCAGGGGTTTTCAGCTTGTGGTGAGTTAATCTAGTGAGAATCTACGCTCTCCTAATACTAACTCTGGTCCCAATAAATGCTAATGCGCGTGGGTTCAATGATTCCCGGCGAACCTCAGAAGAGGCCATGCGTACGGGAATCCCACAGAGTGTCGAGTCGGTACCGACCGTACCCGGACTTGACGTGTTCGGTACCACCGCGCCGACCGATCCTGGCGATCCCGGTGACCTCACGATCACGAACACCAACGACGGACGCATGGGCAAGAGTGGAGGAATCTTCCGCTCGGTCCAATCGAAGACCCAGCTTGGATACACGTTCGCACCAGATGCATGGATCGCGGTCGCGGCGTTTGATACCGGGACGCGCCTGCGAGGACTTCCAGACATCGGCCCGGACAAGGATCGGTTCAACTTCGACGGCGGTACCCTGGAATTTCAGTACCGGGTCCTGCATCGCTCCGAAACCAATCCGTTCGCCATCGCACTCGATGTGGAGCCCGCGTGGAATCGAATGGACCCCTACTCGGGTCGGACCGAAAGCACGTTCTCGGTCACCCCTAAGATTTTCATCGACGCCGTGGTGATCCCACACGTGCTCTTCTGGGGGCTGAACCTCTCCTACACCCCGCAGGCCGAACGTGTCGCGGGTCGTTATGTTCGAAGCTCGGGTACGCTGACCTCTACCGCCCTGGTCGTCCAGATTAATTCGGACGTGTTTTTGGGTGCCGAAGCGCGATATTTCGACGGGTTTTCATCTCTCTCGATCTCGCGAATCTCCGATCAGGCCCTGTTCGTCGGCCCGACCGTGGTATGGCAGGTGAACGAGAAGCTTGCCGTCAACGCGGCGTTCTCCCCGCAGGTGTTCGGTCGCGCCAAAGGACAGCAGACGGGCAAGCTCGACACTCAAGCGTTCGAACGTCAAAACTTCCGGCTCAACATCAATTATCAGTTTTAGAGCCAGCGCATCTTGAACGCGAACAGATATTCGGGCTTGCTGAATCCGATTGGCCAAAGGTCGCCATAGTTCTCGTAGATCGCCCATTCCGGATCGAGTTCGTCGCACCACGCCGCCATCTCATTAGTAAAGCCGCGAGTATAGTTATAGTCGATCCGACAATCTTCCGGGTACTTGACCCGGAAGTCATACAGGAATTGATTGCAATAGGCCGCATACATGGCACAGGCGTAATGCTCGTTCCGATCCAGACCTTCCATGCAATAGTATACGTCAGGGGAAAGACGTTTGAGCCTCATGCGGCGGCCTTTAGATACGCGTCAACGCGGTTCAAGAACGAGTCCATGTGTTTGTCGAATTCCAACCCCTCAAGGACGAATTCCTTGTAGTCGAGTTCGCGCGAAACCATGAAGATCACACCTCGTTTGATGTCAGTCCCGTACACCTCGTTGTGAGCGAGCGAGTACGCGCACATCTGATCGAAATAGTCCACGATCATGTCGCGGGTGCGCATCTTCTTCGCCGTCTTGTGATCCATGATCGACGGAATGCCCTCGTGGACGCCGACGAGATCGGTCATGCCCCCGTAGAGGCCGGGGAAGTACATCGCAACTTCCTGGCCCCAGACCTCGTCCACCTTGGGTAGGCCCTTGGTGATGATCTGGTCGGCCATCCTGGCGGCCTGGATACGCACGAGGTTGTTCCCGCCCGGCCGGGGAATCCCCATGACGTAGTTCTCGATATGCGTGTGCATGAGCGTACCGAGACCGGTCGCTTCCTTGCGCACCCTGTCGGCTTTCTCCTTACCGACCCGCTCCTCCCAAAGCTTGATCTGGGTCTTGTCTGAGGTACCCGATAGGATCGTCGTCACGCTCGGGAGCGGTGTTCCATCGGTCGGGTCCATATAGAACCGCGTACCGTCCTCATGGGTGATTCGGGAAATCTCCGGGTATTCGAAAAGACGATTCAGTTTAACCGACATTTGAAATGCTTTGCCAAAATCAAGAAGGATTTTAGCCTAACAAATCACGCAGTTAATGGTCATAAATATCTACATGGATACGATCAAGCACTACATCGGAAGGAATTGGTTCGAGCATAAGGAAGCCCTGGCGAAGCACGCGCACGCCAAGGGGTTGAGCACGAATCTCAAGGTCTACGGTGATCTGATCGAGGGTACGAACAAGCCGCTGAAGGATTTCGCGGATATCTGCACGGACGATCAGCGACTGACCATCACGATCTGCCCCAAGGGTCAGATTCTCAAGATCAAGATCGGCTAACGAACCACGGCGGTTGTTGGGTCGATTCGACCGGACCTCGCAAACTCTTCGACCTGATCACCCAAGATTCCCGATACGGGGTCGTACGATAGAACTTCGACCAAGCGCTCACGAGTGAGGGTGTTATTCCTTCTCTTCAAAGCGGTCCCAATCCTGCATCGCCTCGGGAAGCTCAGCCTCAAGCTCAGCCGACCACGGCTCGGGCTCGTCGCCCCAATTCCGGATGATGTAGTTCTCACGAGTGAACGGGATGGAGTCGCGCTTCATCCCATAGAGCACCGGATCGGACTCGATCTCTTCCTGCGAGAAGTGAATGACCTTGTCCGACATCAGATATCCCTCTTCTTTGCCCAATCGGGTGTCTCAATACCACCGGAGATGTCGTGTATTTGGTTGCGAACCTCGTCGCCACTAACCTTCCCGTCTTGATAAGAATGCCATAGACTCTTGATCGTATCAAGATGCTTGGCCTTTCCATTGCCATTACCGTTAAAAAGTCCCTTCGCGGCTTCCCAGGTAATCGACTGCATCTCGCGCGGCAGGATGTTACGCTCCTTCGCGGCGCGGCGGTAGGCATCCGCATAGAGCGGGTACGTCCCGTGGACGCCCGTGATGATCGAGCCCTTTGCCGGGGTGAACGGGGCGCCACCCTGGGCGGTCGCCGGGAGGGTGTTCTTGAAGTTGTGTGCGACCTCGGTGGTGTTGCCACCGAGGGGGTGCAGAAGGCCAGCGGCGACCGCGTGCGTGTCAATGGTCACGTCGCCGTGGTGGCCGTTGGGATCGACGATGTTGTTGTAGAAGTTTCGAACCTTGTGACGCTCACCCATGAGGCGAGAAATCTTGTCGATATCCGAATTCGCTTCGATCGCACCGATGGCCTTGCTGATCTCCGCAACGGAGCCCCAGCGGAGCTTGGCGTGCTGGTCCGCGTTGTTCGCACCCGCCCCGTAGGCGTCACCGTTCGTGTAGGTGCGTCCCAGGCGGCCCTCAGGCTCCACCATGGGATAGTAGCTCGGATTGTGAGCCTCGTCGTACGTGCGAATCCAGGCGGCCTTGTGATCGATGTCCACGAGCTTTTCCAGCGGTAGGCCACGGATGGCCTCATGGATCGGCTTGTTCCGATCGTTGTGCCAGATACGAAGGGCGGTCTCTTCCATTTCCGGAGTCCACGGGGCGTCGCGACGGTTCAGATAGGCGTCGAGCACGCGGTCGCCGATAGAGGCGTTCTCGTGCCATGTCTTCTGCGGACTAAGCGCCGCGTAGACTGCCGCGACCGCCGCATGGGGGAGGCCGTACTCGTCCGCACGATCCTTGGTCAGCTTGTTCGCGCCGTCGTACCAAAGACGGGCACGGGCGCGCTGATCTTCCGGCATCTTGTCGTGAAGGAACAGGAGGTTGTCCTTGACGTGGTCGATGAACTTATTCGCCACACGCTCGGACTTGCCCCGGCGATCGTTATGCGGGAGCGCCGCGTACTTTTTCACCAAGCCGATGTTGTGGTCGAACGACTTCGGATCAGCCTTGGCCGAATCCAAGTCCACAGTCAGATCATGACGGATGTCATCGACCTTCTTCGAGGTCGGCATACGGGTGGAGATTCGATTAGGATTCTGGGTGACCGCTTCGATCAACCCTTCGATCAGCTTAATAAAATTGCGCATTACTTAGCCGCGAGAATCGTAAGAGTGGGGGCTTCGAACCGAACGACAAAGTAGGGCGCAAGAGCCTGATTGAGGCGTGCCCACTGTTCCGGCGTGACCTTATTGATCGGGCTGCGCTGGTCGATCTCACGAGAGAACGAGCGATCCTGCTCCAGGGCACGGGCCAGCTTGTTCATACCGGATTCGTGAATGTTCAGAGACGAGCAGAGGTTGTCAAAGGCCGCTTCCATACCCTGATCAGTACCATCGAAGGCGAGTTCATTAACGACTTGCTCGCGCACCTGGGGAGCTTCAGCGTGCTCAACCCAATACTGATACTCTTTGATGTAGTGGGACTGCTTCACGTCGTTGTGGTCAAGGATATTGTGACCACCCGGATTTGCATGGTTCGCAACCAGATCAGCGTCAGCTTCTTCGTAGCTCTTGAATGGGCCGTAGCAATCGACCTCTTCATCGCGCCAGTTGTACTTTTCCTCGTCGCTAGTAAACCGCTCGAACGCGTAATACCACTGACCGGGCTTCCACTCGATGAATTCGCATTCCGCGCCAGTGCTTTCTTGAAGCTTAGCGGATTCGTTGATGATGTTCATGTAATCGCGCATGATAGAAACCCACAATCTAATGGGTTTATTTATCACTAAACGGTATATCGCTTCCGGAGTATGGATCGGATATTACGATCGTCGTATCGCGATACATGAAGTTTCCCTCATGGAGATCAAGATGAGAGCCAGCAGGTTTGGCCCTTAGCAGATTTTCGATTGATTCCATCAGACTCTCAAGATGAAACTTCGCATTATTAGAATTGAAGATGTCAATCTCCGCCTGAACCATAGGCACACCATAGAAACGACGCTGAATATGATCGACTTGGTCGTGGAGCCTCATATATCGGTATTGCTGGTCAGACATCTCGCGGAGAACTTCAATCCGAACCATCGCGCCGTATCCGGGCAGGCGTATGACCTTCCCGATGATCTTAGGCATATGCGGGTCTTGGCGATTCTTGATTGCATAGTTGAGGAATTGCTCGTAAAAAGGGTCCTTGAACACCTTCAAGACGTATCGAGAATCGAATGAGGGGTGATCGAATACCGCACCATACGATCCTGATCCGAGATAGTCGAACCCGCGATCTTCCAGATAATCCACAACGTCCTGCACCTTTTTAAAGGTGGCGGCGACGTGTGAGCGAACGCCCTGTAGCTCGTCCAGACGCATTAGAACGGGCCTGCGTCCCCAGGAGCGGCATCGGCGCCAACAACGCCATTCTGCTTCTTCATGTTCGTCTTGGCCTGCGAGACGGCCATGCTGGAGACCTTCTTGGCGTTCTTCTCAGCCTCGGCTTCGCCATTCGCGTTGTCGCCTTCACCTTCACCCGGATTGTTCAGGGCAAAATACACACGATCGCCTTCAATCTTGGTAATCATCTTGACCTCGGCCGGGTCGAGTACATGCATGACCAGGGCACGGTCCACGGACACGCCAGATTCAAGTTCTCCCATCTTATCGACGATCGCCTGAATCGACACATATGGGACACCCTGGGCCGCGAGCGGCATCAGCATGTCCAGCATGGAGTCGCGTAGTTCCTGAACGACACTGCCGCCCTCCGGCTTTTGTTCAAAGATTTCGAGTAGCAGCATCGTTCTGGGTCCTTACTTGATCTTGTTCGGGTCGAGGGCGCCTGTCTGCATAAGCTGAGCAGTAACCAGATCGGTCATAACGGGCGAATCAGACGTCTTCGCCCCGACCGTACCAGCCAGAGCCTTTACGCGATTCGCCATCGCAGCCTTGTTGCCAAGGTTGGGATCGGTCTTCATCTTATCAGCGAGCTTGGCCGCCTGACCCATCATCTGCGAGGAGATGGGCTTGGAGGGCGTCTGCGTACCGGTCTGGCCGGGCTTGGCCGTGCTCGTGATGCCGGGGGCTCCGTTGGTGGAGTTCGGCTGTGTTTGACCGCCAGCAGGCGTCGGAGGAACCGGAGCGACCGTATCCTCGTCAACCTCTTTGCGATCGAAGAGACGGCCAACGATGCTGGCCGAACCCTTCTTCTTCGGGGCGGAATCGCCCGCACACGCCTTGTCTGCGTGGCGGGACGTTATTTTCCCGGCGCAGACTCCCGAACGATCTCGACAACATCGGAGAAGTCGATGCCAAAGTGGCGAGCGATGGTCTTCGCGGCCGGGACCGGCTTGGCACCCTCGCGGATCGCACGACGGAACATCTTCAGGATACGAGCGTCGGACTCGGAGACTTCGTCCTTCTTGGCGAACGGATTCTCGTCCTTGTCGCAATCCTTGTCCTCATCCTCACAATCGTCCTTCTTCTCGGACTTGTCGGCATCCTTGGGAGCGAACGGGTTCACACCCTTCTTGCCCTTGACGAACTCGCCTTCCTTGATGGCCTTGCCACGCGGAGCGGCGGATTCCTTCTTAGCGCGGCCAGCGGCGGTTGACGCGTCGGCGCCGAAGGCGTCGTCCAGACCAGCGTCCGCATCAACCACACCCGCCTCAGGCGCCACAGGGGCGCCCATCTCGGGAGCGATGGCCGGAGACGCCGCGTCCATGCCGCCCATGTCGGGAGCCGGAGCCGCAGCAGCCGGGTCACCCATGGCGGACATATCGTTGCCGGGGGTCTCGCCGTTCATGATGCCTTCGAACTTGCCGACCTCGGAAGAGATCGCGTCCTTGGCCTGGGAGACCGCCATAACGGTGGCGTTGATCTTCTCGGAAACGATCGACTGGAACTGCTCGGCCATCTGCGGACCGAAGGCCGCCTTCAGGGGCTCCATGATCGGCATGATCTCATCGCCGTTCACCTTGGCAAGGTCTTCGGCAATCTTCTGGAGCTTGTCCACGATGGACTTCGCGGCGAGGACAACCTCAGCCTTCTCAAGCTCGGACTCGATGAGGAAGGCTAGACCAGTCTTCGACTGAGCTTCCTTCAGGTTCTTAAGCTGCGCCTGAAGAGCATTCTTTCGACGCATCATCTCAGCCAGTTTGGTCTTCTTGCTCATAATAACTCCTTGAATTATTTGCGTTTACGGATGCGCTTTGGCGCGATTTCTTTAAGCAGCAGGTGGACTGCTTCACTGATCAGGACTGCTTTGGCGTAGTCGGGGTTGCGCATCGAATCGGCTTCCCCCAAAGTGGCCAAGAACACTTTTCGCTTAGACTCGTAGAGATTCCGAACATCTACCAGATGTTCAAACGTACCGAACTCCACTCGAACGCCGAATCGACTTTCAAGCAGAGTATTAATCGGTTCGATTTTCTTGAGGATGGCCCTCTCGTTCATAAGCTTCCCCGGATCATGCGATACAATGGTATTTATTAAACCGCGAGAAGCCTGGGGACGGGCTCAAATATTGTACTTATCTTGGTCAGGATCGGTCATCTTAAGGAGTAGGCAGAAATTCGCCCACTCGTTCATCAGGGTTGGATTCTGAAGAATCGTCTCCTGCATAGTTTTGTAGAAATTTGCGTACGGCTCGATGTCCATGATTCGATCTTGCAGACCACGAATGATCTGGTTGTTATCCTGGGTGATCGTCTGCACAATCCCTTCTAGAGAGACGATGTGATTGCAGAGCCGGTTGATTTTCTCTGCGTCGGAAAGCTCAACCTGCGCGATTTGCTCGTCTAACGAGCGTAGATCGCGCATCTGAATCTTTCCATCGGGGAGTCTCTTGAAGTAGTAACTCCCCTGCATTGGGTTGTCGGGCATCAGCGGCGGATACCCGCGAGACGCAGGATTTCTTCGTGTGCAGATGTCGCCTCGCCCTGGGCACGGTCGAAACGATCCTCGGCCACGAGAGCCCGGCGGGTCTCGCCCTTGGCGTGCAGATTCTGCGAGCGGGCCTTGTAGGAGACCGCATCGTTGCGAGCACGGGCGAAGTTTTCTTCCAGCACCATCAGGTCGCGGATCGGCTTGTCATTGATCGCCACGCCCTCGTTGAGACGACGGACCAGACCGAGTGCCGCCTCGTACAGGTACAGCCCACGGGCGATGACAACCTCACCATCCTCAGAGCACACATCGTAGGTCTTCACCTGACCTTCGTTGACGACGATCTCCCACGCACCAATGCGGGCACCGCGCGGGGTTGGCTCCGTGATCAGGGCCTCTTCCACCTCAGCGTCACGCGGCTGGACCGACTCGTTTACCACCGGGGCGGCGCCGTTCATGGCCAAGAGAATCTTCTTCATCGCCTCGATGCCAGGATCACCCATCAGGGCCGGGGACGGCTGCTGACCAGATTCCATCAGATCATCGGCCTCCGCCGCCGCTATGGACTTCCCGTTCAGGGCGTTCATGATTTTCGCCATATCGTCGATGGCTTTACGATCAACACTCATTTCAAAACCTCCAAAGATCGGCACAATCGTTTACAGTATAGAATTCACCCTCATCGTCTTGGTCGCGGTTGAGGAGTCCACGGGAAACCATCTGACGCGCAACTTCACCGTCGCGCTCCTCCAGTTCCTCAAAACGAATACGCTTCGATTCGGTGGCCCGGTTAATCAAGGTCTGTTCTTCCTCGTTCACCGGGAGCCGCATTCCGCTGGAAATTTCATAAAAACGCATCGTAGTACCTTAGCTGAAATGATTATTTAGAATCAGCCGCTTCTAAGGTGTCGATGTGAGCCATCATGAATTCGTAGAGGACAGCATTAAGCTCAACGTCCCGCTCACAGTAGGGAACCATCTCAGGATGAAAATTGTCGAAACCCTTATCGTACTTGATTTTCGGAAATTCGAAAATTTCACCCCAGGTTTCTAGCCGATGATTAGGCATTTGCTTGAAGAGCTTACGGCTCAGTTCCACGGTATCGATGATCTTGGATTCGTCCAACTTGATCAATCCATCGGTAAGATTCTCGATGACTTTTGCGTCGTACGATTTGAAGTTGTGTCCAATAATAATATCAGCTTCCGCTAGACGCATAAGCCCTTCTGGAACTTCGTCGTCCCCAACGTATGATTTGTACTCGCCGGTCTCCATATCTTTGATTCCAACAACGTAAATCTTGGTCGGTTTAAGTCCATTTGTCTCAAGATCGCCGACGAGTATACTCATTTTAAACCTAAAAAAATATGATTCTATAATGGAACTCTGCCAAATAGAATAAGTCAAAGCTATATAAAAATTATGGTAGACCAGCGGGTCTTAAGCTGCCTGCACGAAAATCAAAACGAACTTCGATTCTAGTCACATTATTGCGAGCGTTGTACTGAAACGCCGAAAAAACCCAGATCGTGGATGACACCGGGGTGGGACTGACAATTCTCTGCCGGGTAGGGGATTTTTCACCCGCAATAACCAATGTATTTCTTCTGCTGTCATAGTAGAAGAGCGAGATTTCACCATTAGTTGCTGCGCTAGGCGGCCTAAAAAACTCACCATCCGCGAATACGGTATACAAAGATACAGGCGTGTCAAATACAAGGTAGTAAAGAGGGGCGACCGTGTTTTGGTCGATAGGGTAACTTGGACGTTGAATATTCAGATAGTAAAGAGAATCATCTACTTTCTGAATCTGGTATGGAATGTTTATATAGAAATCAAAACCTTTGCCCGCAAATTCGGGATAGTTTAAGTCTGCCTCTCTCGGCTTTTCAGGAGCGTATCTTCCAAACCTTAGAGAAAAAAGTTCTTTTTTTACGGCTTTGAATTTCACACAACCGTCAACGTTAACCAGACCTCCGATATCCATAATTTATTCCCCATAATAAAAAAGTATTTATTTCTAGTTGCAATTCATCTCCATGCCCATCTTGAACTGTCGCCCTTGCATTTCTCTCGATTGAGTGTATCTTACGAGAATCAACTCATGGAGAACACCGATGGCCAAGACGCTCAAGAGCTTCCTCGTTCAGCACAACGACCCGAACGCTGAGGCGATCGCCAAGCGTCTCCGCGTGTTCGCAAAGGAAGCCAAGGTTGCGTTTGCCGCCCAGGTGGTGACGGTGAATCAAGCGGAGAACCGCACTGGTCATCTGATCAGCCTGAATGCGTCCACCATGACCAGCGGGCGCAAGCTCAAGGACTTTGCGCGTAAGATCGATTGGAAGTACCACTACTGATGGATCATCCGCTTTCCCATGTGAAGCTCTACTATGGGCTCAAGCTGGTTGATCAGTTTATGCGAGATGGAAATCCGTCTAAGGCGGTTGCTACGCTGACGATCATCCGGGATATGTACGGATTCGACCATGCCCAGGCGATCATCGCGTTCTGGGCTTTTCAGGAACCGATTTTGAAGAGGCCATTGCAGTGAGAAATACACCCGAGAACAAGCGCACGATCGACGCGATCCTGTACCGGATACTCGCCGACCAAGTCCTCGAAGTGATGGAGTCGAACGACTTCGGCAAGGACCGCGATCTCTGCCTGGAGATTCTGAACCTTCACTCCGGACAGGAGTGGAAGAAGATGCAGAACTTCAAGGGCACGATCGTGCTGGAGACGTGGGGACCGAACGCGCCCGGAAACCCCGTGGGTGAGATTCCCAATTTCACCGCGTCCATGAAGGAAACTCTTGGGCTGTTCCGTAGCGGTATCACGTCGCATTTGCGTCCGGTGATGCGGCAGTACCCGGACGAGCAGTGGTGCGTAACGTTCGACTTCGGCACGCCTATGCTGAACGCCCCCAGGGTGTACGGGGAAGACCCGATCTCAACCCTGTTGATCTGCGGGCTTCTGTCGGCCGCATTCCTGCTCGATCCGAACAAGGCGGCGCTGTGAGCGATTACGATGATCTGGAACGCCAATACCCGTTCCCGCACGTCGTCGAGATTCGCGACTTCTCTAACAAGCGTGAGGCCAAGCTCTGGTGCATCCAGCGCTTTGGAAAGAACATCCGCCTGCGTGATACGAATGACGTGATGTGGATGTCCACCACCACGATGTGGCAGAGCGCCTTGGGGGCGAGTACATACCGGTTTCGCAATCCCGATCACGCGTTCGAGTTCAAGATGAGGTGGGGATGACTCGCATCCATATCATTCAATTCCCACCAACGCATTCGTACTTCGGCAGGATGTATATTGTCGATCAGATACTGCCTCACGTGACGCTTGAAACCAACCCTCACTCGTTGGTCGAATTTCTCGTGGACAGCCAGGATTTCAACACATGGTGCTATGACCGGCGAATTCCGATCCATGGGAAGAAGTATGCTCATCTTCCAAATGAGTGTGAATATGTCGATCTGAGCGATGATCAGCGATTCGAATTCAAAATGCGTTGGGGTTACTGATGCATCCCATTTTGTTAGCTGCGGTCCAGTTTTTTCGGTTCGACGATGGCGTAACGCCCGCGATTGTAGTGTTCGTGGGTGATCTCGCGGCGCGATGTCACATGGAAGATGAATTCTTGAAACACTTGCCACCCCGGCATGACGCAGTGGAATTCTTTGATTGGTGTGATGAACGCGGACTGAAACCCATGCTGGAGCAAGATGAGCCGGATGAAAACCTCTGGACGGTCAAAATTCCTGACCCGACGATTCGGTTCGAATTCCGTATGCGCTGGGGCAACTGATGGCAACGTTCTTCGACATCGACGACCCGATCATCCGGAGGCTCAATTTCAAGCAAATTGGGGACGATTTCGCTGGTCTGTACCGGGTCGCACCGAGGTGGGACCCCCTGGTGGAGCATACGATTAACCCTCAGGAGGATTATGCGCCTGACTTTCAGGAAATGATCGACTTTGTCCAGTCGGATGCTTTGCTCGGACAGATGTATGTGGAATACTACGACCCGTTCAAGATGGCTGCTTCCAATGGTGGACGAATCGTCCGCTACCACAGCATCAATTTCTATTTTACCGACTCGGCTACGGCGTTCGCATTTAAGATGAGGTTCGGCTGATGGCCAAGCAGGCGGTATATTCGAGTTCCGAGTGGAAACAACCGGCGCGTATGCCCCATGGGGTAAGGATAAAAGTGGATTCTCATCCCTGGTCTGAGATCAAAGGGTGGCTTAGAGACCGCAGTCATATTGGGGTGTTCCGGTTCGACGAAGGTGCGTTTCACAACGTATTCTGGTTTTCGAACGAGAACACGGCGTTCGAGTTCAAGGTACGATTTGGATGAAAATTTTCTTCAAACCGGAAGATCGCTCGTACTTGTATTATGCGAACGCCCGTGGTCGCGACATCTGCGCGAAGCTAAACTTCATGGGGCGGCTGGTCCTGCGTGCGGAGGGATGGCGGGTCGAGCCGAACAGCATCTTCCATCCTGATGGTTCTTATCGATTTTTCGAGAACGGTTTTCTTGGAAATGGTGCCGGAGAGGGCGTACCGTTCATCGACGATCTGCGGATGGCCAAGCGTCAGGCGAGGGAGATGTTCCGAAGGATCGAGCGGCGGACCTACCGGAACGCTTTCCGCATGTGCCGGTCAGATATCTTCCGTGAGCGGATGTCTGGCCTTACAAGTGAGAAGAAGGTCCGCCGCTGGAGTCAGAACGGAGAACTTCGACACGCTCCGAAGGCGCTGCGGTATCCGATGTTCATTGGGGATGACTTCGATTCCCTCCCCGAGGGGATGGAGGAGTGGCTGAACACGCGCGACTGCACTCTTCCTACGTTGGAAGGGACCTGCTTCACCACCAAGCGGATGACCCGCTCGATTACCCACCGGGTGCATGACGTGATGATCGACTTTCCCGATCGAGAGACGGCGTTCGAGTTCAAAATGAGGTGGCTTTGATGTTGCGCAAGCTGTTCGGACGCAATGACGGCATGGGGATTACCATCTGTCTGAAGGCGATTGATGCGATCAGGATTTCCGTATGAAAATATCTGCGCTTGCTGTAATCGCTTGTGTCGTAACCGGTTCTCTCGTGCTCGGAGTGTACTGGCTTGCCTTGGCATACCAAAATCGAGTCAACAAAATAAAATATCTGGAGTATACTAGGGAATTAAGAAACGCGATAAAGAATCCACATTATAGGATTGTATGGGACTTTAGAAATAAAACATCAATTAATCAATGTATAAATTGGAACGTTAACGAACAAAAAATTGACCTTAGCCAAGAAGTTATCAGTTGGCTTGATGAAAACTGTCCAGAAGTACGGGTTATGCAGGACGATTACGATCTCCTAATAATTTTTACGAACGAAGAGGACAAATTCCATTTTAAGATGAGATGGATGTGATGGACCTGCAATTCTGGATCGGATTCTGGATAATATGGGGGAGTTGGATTCCGGCGATCTTTGCAATCCTCTCCGACTTGGATGGGGATCGGGTACGACGTGAGCGCAAGGCGATTCTGCGCGGGCCATCCTTGTGCATCGAAGGAAAGCCCTTGATACAGGAGTTTCCGGAGATTCAGAAGCTGGAGCGCTCTGCCAGACCCGTCAGATCGGGTGGGGCGCTGTACGCCGAGGTGTGCGAATGGTGCGATAAATTCCTCAAGAGCCCTCCCCGGTACTATCGGGACAATCGGCGCCCCTACGCGGTGTTCCGTTATCCGGACGACGCGTTCCAGTTCAAGCTGCGGTGGCTATGATGCTAGTGGGGATTCTGACAGGAGTGATCCTCTCGGTTGGATTTATCGGCGGGGCTATCGGTCTGAAGAAGTATCGCGCAAGGATGCAGGAGTTCGATCGAAGAATCCGGGAGTATGATCTCCTCCTGCTCCGAGCGAAGCCGAATTTCATCTTTTCCCTGGGCAATATTTCAGACACGCGCGGTACCCATATATCTTCGCCAGCTTCCCAATACGAATGGATTCGCTATGACCTGCGGCATGGTCTGTTCGAGGTTCATCCTGACGTGATCAAGTGGTGCGACGAACTTGCACCCGGATATGTGGTGGAGAATGACGAGCAATCTGGTGAGATGATCCTCGCCTTTGCCAACGAGAACGACAGGTTTCATTTTAAGATGAGGTGGTTGTGATGCCAATATTCTTCGTACCCCCGCAGCATCGCACATGCCCGGATTGTGATGTCCTTGTTCCGATAGCTATTTCGGTTGCAGTCGTAGTTTTTACGATAGTCTTTCTCTGTGCCGCTGTATTCCTGATCGGATTCGTAGAAAGGCGAATTTGTAAGAAGCCAATCAGTAATCGGATCATAGAGAAACCAAAATGATACTGAGAGGCCGAGCTACGCTCAGCCTGCTGTGTGCTTGCTTGTTCACTGACGTTCACTTCGCTTCACCACAGCGAAATATCTTAAAGATCATTCATCCTTGATCTCGAAAGATCATCGCTTTATTCTCCCCCTCCACTTGAGACATAATGGTTTCAAGAAACAATTATCACTCAAGTGGAAGAGAAGATGGTTCGGTTGTCTCGATGAGTCAATCGTTCAACAAGCCACGTAGCTGATTCTACTCAGCGCAGGCGGTTACCCGGTACCTGCTTTGCAGCCCAATCTCGGCATGATTCCTTCTGAAACTGATGTAGGGAGGGTCCACGCATGTGCTCATCGAGCCCTTTCATGCCTGGGTCTTGCCATCCAGCGAATCTGTTTTATCTGCCTAACGGTCGTTGCTTTTGCAACACTCACACCACCAGACTGTTGAAGCATCGGTGGTGCGCAGGAACGGGCCAAAGGTCGTCGAAGGCACACGTTTCCTGTCATTTTAGGTGCGTTTTGCGAAAATCCCTTGGGATTCGCCGAGCCGCCGTTTTCGTCGCCCGAGGGGCGCATCGATCCGTCTCGTGGGCCGTCTTTGCCGAGGGTCCGGTCTACAGGTCGATGACCCTCAGTTCCCGGATGCCAGTTTGTGGGCGGAGCAACCCGATGACGCAGGCTCCTAGACGTATGCTTGGTTCAAGATGGTTATATTTATCGTTCATCGTTTTCAATATATTTCGTTGAACCAAAAATGAATTTCTGCTATTGCCCCATCATGTGTGATCTCCTTTCGCTCCCCAAGCTCGACCATCCTCTGCTCGATCCTCACGCGATCATCGCCTGGGATATGGACGGGACGCTCATCGACGGTCCGAACGCGAAGTTTTTTCGCGCGTACATTCTCGCTCATCCCGAGAAGCAACATCACATTGTCACGTTCCGGACCGGACCGGCTCTGCGAATCACTGAGGTGGAGATGTGGAAGGACGAGTGCGTGTACGAGTTGTTCCACCTCGGCGTCCCCCATGGGACGATCAAGCAGACTCACTCGATGCCCGACCACCTCTATCACGCCTGGGCGCAGCGGAAGAGCTTCATCCAAGAGACCGAGGTCGCCGCGTTCCTTGACTGGAAGGGGAAGACCGCCGCAGAGATAGGCGCCACCGTGATGATCGATGATATGCCCGGAATGGTGAAGAAGGGCTGCGCCAAGTACGGAGTGACGTTCATCGACGCCCATAGTAAACAGTTCGGCTACGAGGGCGAATGATGTGGTCGCAGGACGAGGACGAAACTGAGGTTTGGCGCCGGACCGATGGGGCTACGGTGAAACGTATGTCAGGCGCGACGCTGAATCCATATTCGGTCCATGACCGGACCGGATGCGCGATGCAAAACTTCTATCCCGGACGCAAACCGGTTCGTAGGATGTTCAAGTCGCCTGAGTTCGCCATGCTCGCGGCGGACAAGCACTGGCCACTGAAGGTGGACGCATGAGGTTGCTCCGGTACGTCGTCGAGCATCACCGGGCCAAGGGTCTCTGCCCGTATCAGATCGGCTTCAGGTCGTGGATCACCGACGAGGAGCGGGACGAGATGATTGCCTGGGCTCAGGCGAACTTGTCGGCGAACGCTGATTGGCACCCGCGCGCACATACGTGGCACTTCCCCACAGAGGAAGAGCTAAACGCGTTCATCGCGCATCGTCGGATGGACACCTGGGAAACGCGGATTCCACAGTGCATATGGGATGATGCCCCGTTCGAAGTGGCTGGATGGGTGACGGTGGACTCCCGAAAGCACCAGCGCCTCGATTTCGAAGAGAATTCTATCGACTGGTTCTGGTGCCGGGTGGACAAATGGGTCGTCGAGAATTGTCAGAAGCAGGTCATCAATTCGTCGCTCTCTCCGGGTCAGAATCGGGGGCGCGGTGCGCTTCTATCCAACTATGAGTCGCATTTTGGATTCGAGAGCGCCGAGGAAGCCACGTTGTTTCGAATTCGCTGGAACTAGCGCCTCTTTAGGGTGACCCGGTAGGCGCCGCCACCATTGAGGATTTCGATCGAGCGAACCCCGTTGGCCCGCTCCATCCAGTGGGGAAACTCCCGGCAGATTGCCCCGGACTTTCCCGTGACGACGACGAAGCTCGCCACCCCGGCCTTGCGCTTCTCTTCGACCATCCCGAGTGTTCGGGTGTGAGCGGACGCGATCGTGTCCCCGTGGAGGTCGATCGATTCTAGGGGTAAGTATGGCTCCAGCCGTGGGTCACGGCGAATCTCGCCCTGGCCCAGCGGGGTTATAGAGCGTTTCACATATTCCCAGAGTGAATCTTTCTTCATGGCTCGATTCGGCTAAAAAATTAATCCACTTTACCGAATCTGCTTGCGCGGTCGCAATATCAAATTAGGTTTCTCACCGTACGGCTATGGCGTGAGAGCACGCATGCAGCAATGCATTCATTCGGCCGTGCAGATTCGAGACCCAAGCTAACCCTGAACGTCTCGTTTCGACCCTCGGTGCCGGTCTTTGTCTGGGTGCCCTTGGATGGGACCGGCACCGTTGGCTCAATACCAACGCAGCTTGAACTCCATCGCCGCGTCTGGATCGGTAAACGCGAATCCCGTCTTCTTCGATCCATACCAGCGACGCGCGAAATCCGTCTCGAATCGCGATCCGGGCGGGTCCATCGGCCCGAAGCGATCGACCACCCACCCTAGGATGGAAATATATTCGGCGAAGGCTTCCTCTTCGGCCCAAATGAACCCGTAGGGATACCCGTGGAGGTTCTGGTGCTCTTTGAATCTTACCATTAGCACCACCGCATCTTGAAACCGAAAGCATCCTCTGAGTTGGCGAAGTAGATGTTATAGGCTAAAGGCCGATAGCGGGTGAAATCCATGCCGTCGTACTGGTTTCTACACCACCACAGGATTTCATCCAGAAAATCTTCCGGATTTCCTAAGCCTTTATCGGTGAACGCCGTCGTCTTGAGGCGAAACCGGTATGGATAGGCAGTGCCTTCGGCTGTAGCCTCCTCCCACACGCGTATCCCTTCCCACTCCGGCTTCATCTGACTGATCCGTCGCATCAGGTCCACCGCAGTCGAAATTCCATGATGTCGTCCGGTTGTGTGAGGACGATCGCATAGGGGTAGTAGGCCCAGCGCTTCGGTACGTCGGTAACCTGCTGGATTTCTTCCGCCTCACCGAATCGCGATATGCACCAGATCACCACGGCGTTGTAACGGACCATATCGGCGGCCTTGCCGACGAAGTGAACGGTGCCTTCGACTGAATGGTCTATGTGAAATCGAAGATCGTCCATCACCCCTGAGCCCATTTGGCTTGGCCATTTTCGTACATGGTAAACCTCTTGCCCCGTAGGAGATCGGTCGTCAGAGCGAACCGACCGTTGACGAGCCGTTCCGTGCCTCCCGAGCAGGCGTAGAGAAGCCCGTCGTTGGGATTGCGCAGATAGGTGGGGCCGCCGCAGACCATGTCGCGCGCATCCATAGAATGAAATAGCTCCGTCTCTTCGTCCTCGTGCCAGCCCTTGGCCTTGAGCGCATCGACCTGAGCGAAACGACCATACTCCATCGGGGATGCTCCTAAAATTGGTTCGACGAAAATTATTGCGCGCATGGTTAATGCCCGCTATGGTCCCTTCATCGAACAGGGGATGTGCCTGACCCTAGTCGAGTGATTAAAATTTTTCCAGGCATTCTTGATTTTTCCAAGGTTACTATTTTCATGTCCGACTCCGTTGCTGCAACCGAAGCCCGTCGTCCGCGCGCCCCCAAGGGTGGTCGCGTCAAGGAGCGCGCCCGCCGCGTCATCGACACCGCCAGCCTCGCCGACTACCTCGCCGGTCTCGATCTCGGTGTGAACCCGTCCATCCATGTGAACGGCCACGCCTTCCAGATGGCCCTTGTCACGGTCGATTTCGGCCAGCCCCTCAAGTCGATCAAGCTCACCCAGGAGCAGAACGCCGAGTTCACCGATCGCCTTCGCAAGCTCGGTCGCGAAGTCCTCGGCCGTGGCGAGAACGCCGCCGTGCGCGTCTCCCACGACCTCACCGCTGGTCTGGTTTACTACGTCAGCGCGGTCTAACTCGAATCCCCGTGCTCCGAGGGGTTATTCGGGCGGACTCCTCTTTTGTTCCCACTTGGGTAACCAACTTGGGCGTCACCTTCGCGGGTGTCGCCCTTTTTCGTGTCAGTCGTCGTCCTGGGGAATCGACCGGGGAGGTACCGGGACCCCATAGTAGGGATCGACCTCCTGCCGATCATACGGGGACGGCTCCCGGCGGGTCTCCGCTCGCACGTATGGGGGCGGAACCCGGCGCGGCTCTTCCAGGCTGAACGTCGGGGGCTCTCGGCGCGGCTCCGCTTGAACGGTCCGTCTGGGAACCTCGCCGACCGGCTTAGGCTCGTACAGGGACAGAATTTCGTCCGGACGCTTCAACGGCATCGCGCGGACCGTCTCGACCACCCTGGGGTAGCCTAGAGACTCCGCCACGCCTGATCGGCTCGCCACAGACGCCCGACCCATCTCGATCCCGTGGCAAGCGGTAAAATAGATGGCCGTGAAGTTCGCTGACTTGCGAATCGTCTCCGGTGGATCGGGATTGAACGGCGCGATCATCAGGGCGACCACCTTGCCCGGACGCTCTGCGATCAGCGTGGGATGGCGCTTCGAGCAGTACACGTAGGATTTTTCCTTCGCCGCTGCCTGCCGTCCTGCGTGGCTGGCCTTGTACATATCGATGGAAACCTGTCGAAGCGTCCCATCGGGAATCTCCCGGACCACGCTGTTCTGGGTGATCTGGAACTCGTCGCACCCGTCCTTGTGGCACAGCGCGCGTACCAGATCGGGGCGCGGTCCTCCCGGCTCCGCATAGGCGTATGAAACTAGCAACACGGATGCTATGGCAGCGACGGCGCGCATAAAGTTCCCCCTTGGAATGACACCCATCCATAGGCAAAAACTTTGCCGAGATCGAGGCGAATCCCGGACACAACGCGACAATAAATACCGTCATGCGTTACCAAGAATTTGCCCGACCCATTGTGAATGAGATCGAAACGAACGCCCAGATGGGCGATGACGCGTTTATTGATCATCTCCATAAAGATGACTTCAGCGGTCGTCAGTTGGACCTGTTCAGGGAAATCCCGTCGCTGGAGCCAGACATTCCACCGAACTATAAGTTCGTGGGTCGGCTCGGTGAATTCTTCGTCGCCAAACGGAACAAAGAACGCGGGAATCCCTACACCAGCTACGTATTCTTCAATCGAGATTCAGCACTCGGATATGTCTCGCTCGCCGCGTATGACCGGTCGGCCTCGCAGTATCCCGCCCATGCCCCGGAGGCGCCCGAACTGTCCGGCATCGGACTTCGCATCCATGGGGTGCAAGTACAGCCGAAGTTCCGAGGTCAGGGCCTGGGTTTGAAAATGTACAAGTGGCTGTTGGAGAACGTCTGCGACTACTTGATGGCCGATGACGTACAGACTCCCGATGGCGTCGCGCTGTGGAAACGCCTCCAGGCGCAATCGAACATCTTCACCGTCGAGGTCTGGGACGGTGAGAAGTTCGAATCTCGCTTCCGAAAGCGTGGGCGGGATTTTAATTACGTGTACGACAAATGCCACCTCATCCCATGGGTAACGATCCCGTCGAAATACGAAATGGTTATCGAACATCCTGACAACAACTAAGCTGGATTCCCTCGTAGGATTCGTGTACCCCGCAGGGCATGCGACACCTCCCTATAATCGGCTCCGTTCTCGTTGGCCTCTCGATCGTCCCCGCGCTCTACCTGGGCCTGCTTTACAGCCGTGGGCAGACCTTTCCGGGGATGCCTCGCTGGATGGTCCCGGTGAGTCCCACGGGGGTCGTGAGGCTCCCTGATCCGGTCGAATTGGTTGAGCCCATTCAGGTGGCCGTACTGGCGCCCCCGAAGTCTATTCAGGCACGTGCGGGTAAGCTAAAGTAGCCGCTGATCTCTCATGGATATCTCATGGCCGTCGAATCGTGGACGCTGATCTTCTCCCTCCTGTTCCTCCAGCAGGAGAGCGGTACCCCAGCGAAAATCGAGCACATGCCACCGATCCTGGGAATCGAGTCGGAGAAACTGTGCACGGCGGCCAAGGACGCGATGATCGACGCGTATGAGGGCGAGGCGACCGAGCCGATGGCCGACTACGAGCCTCCGAAGGATCAGCCGGACAAGGCTCAGCCGTTGGATGAGCAGTTCCACTTGATGCGCCCGATCGGGGTCTGCATCAAAGTGAGGTGATACGCTCCTCGTAATGGAGCTTGCGGTGGCAGTTTGCGCAGAGAACAATGCATTTGGCGATCTCCCGCATGACACGTTTTCGCGCGGCTCGTGCGATCAGCGTGGCGACTCCGCCATCTTCCTTGTCGCCATTGGGATGGTGAAAATCGAGACAACCGGGGTGATTTTCTGGACAGCGCTCACATACAAGCGTTGACTTGTATTCGTGAAACCAAATCTTAGTTGTCTTCCTCTGAATAACTCTTTTCTTGAGATAAAAATCCTTATTTTCGAGGTAATGTTCTCGACGATAGGATTTTTGACAAACTTTACACTTTGATTGATGTCCGTTCCCACGCTTATTAAAGCAGGAAAACTCTTTCTGTTCTTTACAGTCACTGCATGTTCTCATCCATTATTTATGTTGAGAACAGAACAGATATTTGGCGCGTCGTAACGGAGTCGAACCGATATTGCCCTGAGTGAAGGTCAGGTTTCCTAAGCCAATTAGAAGAACGACGCATTTCACCCGTCACGGTGAAAACTGGTAAATGGCGCCCCCAGCCGAAGTCGAATCGGCGTCCCTGCACTGAGAATGCAGTATCCTGGGCCACTAGACGATGGGGGCATTGGCGCACACGACGAGGATCGAACTCGCGACAACCGCATCGACAGTGCGGTACTCTACCACTGAGCTACGTGTGCATCTCGATCCCGTGGGATCAAGAAACTGGTAACCGGTAAGGCCAAAGAAAAAGGCCCAACCGGGGTGCGGTGGGCCTTGGATCAGATCGCTCAGAAGCGCTCAGATGGTCAGGTCACCGCGTTAGCGATGACCCACGAACGGTCACCGCTGGAAGGTATCTTCCTCGCGTTCATCAAGACGGATGCTGGTGAAGTTCGTGTTCATGATTCTATTTATGTCAGAGTGCTGAATCGGAGTCAACCAATTTCGTCAAACTTTTTTCACGAGGGGTGTTTGCCCTCGTAAAGGGCCACCGATCGTAGTGCGACGAGGACGGCCAGATTGACGAACATGACGAGAAGAGATGCCCCGCTGGGGTGCATCATGACGGCAGTGAGTGAGAACGAGATAAAAATGAGCCAAACCGAGACCCGGTTGGTGATAAGGAATCTCCCCATGGGAGCGCTCCGAGGTTGTCCCGCACCATCTAACGCGGGACAATATTTAGCTTGCGAGCACGGCAGCGCGGCGCGCGATAGCGAGGAACGTTCCGTTCTGGCAGGCCGAGGCAAGAAGCCCTTCGACGAACCTTTCTTGGCGGATCATCGCGGTGATGACCTTCCGGATTTCCTCCTCCGTGGCCACACTGAAGTCGGATTGGACCCGGTCGGCGTCCGCAGTATGAATCCATTCGGGCCACGCAAATCCCTTCAGCATCAAGGGGTAGCAGGCATCGAGGAACGCAGACATATCCTTGCCGTGGTCGAACCACGGCATCGTCATGGTGTTCTCGGCGACCGTCTCCCCGCCTGCCCACTTCCCGGAGTCAAACGTGCCTGCCTCCAGCGCGGGGATGAAAGCCGCAAGGGCTGCAAAATGCTCTTTCATGGTGCTCACCTTAGACGGAGGGAATCACGCTTGGCCGTGACCCGATCGATGATTTTCTTGTCGATCGGGAATGTTCCGACCTCCGCCAGGATCGCGGTAGCCAGATAGTCGTCCGCGTAGACGATACCGGAGAACGGCTTCGCAGTGGGGCGCTTCGATCCGCGTGAACCGACACCCATCAACTGATCGTACAGGTTCCGCCACGCGCCACCATCGATCACGACCCCACCGGGCTTCGTCGCGAGCTTCACGCTCAGGTTTCCGCTAACTCGGCTGAGGACGTTCGCAAGCTCGGGCGACGGCGCCGGTAGGGCCACACGGGCGGAACGCTCCTTCTTGTCCTTGCCCGCCCGCATGATCCGGGTGAGAACCCCTGTAGGACGGTTCCACAATAGGTGGATGAATATCTTCCAGTGCGTTTTCACGAATTTCGGGGACGCCGCATAGAAGGCCGCCGCCATCACTCCACCGAGTACACCCGCGAAGAAAACTAGAAACGACACCTTTCCGACGTCGAGCCCGTCGAAGCGAAGGTGGGTAAATGAGCCTGATCGGGCGACCATCATGATGTAGACACCAACGATCCAGCAGAGACCAAACAGCGTGTACCATGCGATCAGGCCGCTGACACGCTTTGCTTCCTTGACCGCGTTGATAGCAACGAACCCATCCGAATCGGGCTCGACCTGCCAGAGGTTCGATTCTTTGCAGATACTGTCCCACCACACATTAGGGAGGATTACCAACGGCGCCACGCCGCTCGCCGTGAGCCTGCTCTGAAGGCGTGCCGCCGCTTGTTCGTAATCCTTCGCGCTGAGTGTCCAGTCTTCGCTGGCCCTTTGCGGCGCCTCGACCGCGAACCCGCCGACGTACTTCACCGTGGTTGGTGTCGGACCCTGATCGATGGCGGAGCCGGTGACCTTCGAGAGGTAGGAAAAGTTCGACATTAAATCCATCTCATCTTGAACGCGAAGGCGTCGTGCGTGGCGTAGAAATCCATAAAGATGCGATGTTGATCGATCCCACCGAGAAGCGGACCCGCGACCACTCCGAAATGGCACTGATAGGCAATGTCATTTTCGTACATCCACTCTCGAACGGCATGGCTCGGACCCGTGAAATACCATCTTCGGTTAAGTGAACCTAACCGTGGCCGAAGCTCCATCTCGTGCTCCAGCCAAGGTAGGGCGACCGAATACATGGTTATCCCCAGCGCATTTTGAACGCGAATGCCTGATCGGCGGACATGGAAAGCGCAACCATGCCGGTGACTGATCGGTAGCAGTACCATCCCGGCGCGTTTTCGTCCAACCAAATAAGCACGTTCGTCCGTAGGCTGAGTGGTAAGCTCCCCCATTCCTCTGCTGGTCCATATGCGATACCGACGACCTGCGGATGACTCAGATCATCAATAAAGGTGCGCATGAGGCCCGTGTGAGGGGGAACGGATTGGAATCTCATAGCTCCGTTCTAACAGATTTCAGTAAATTTGGTCGATCAGGATTGTGGATTGGTTAACAGCGCATAGATTAACTCCCGAGCAATCCGGTGCAGGATTCGACATAAATACATAGCACACTCCCGCACTGGAGACCTATCATGAAGCCTATTTCGAACCAGAACTTCGGCAATCTTGCCGGTAAGATCAAGATGACCTACCACAACGGTACCGCCGTTGTTGACGGTTACATTGTCAAGCAGATCGGCACTGGCCGTTTCGTTTGCGCGCCCCTGGCGAACTCGACCACGCAGAGCACGGTCGTTCTCGCATCCACCACCCCGGCTGCGACCACCCTGACCCCCGGCTACGGCACGATCAAGGGCTCGACCTTCGGTTCGAATGCTGTTGAGTACGTCTCGGTCATCCGTGGCGCGACCTGCGTGACAACTGGTGGCGTCAGCTACTCGTGGAATATCGGTGGTGCTTCCAAGCCGGGCAACCTCGGCCTCTCGTCCATCATCTAAGAAGGCAGAGGGGGCTTCGGCCCCCGATTCCCCATGCGTTTCTTCATCGACCTGATTGAATCTGCTGGCGCGATCACCTGGGAAACCCCCAAGGGTCGGCACAACGATGTGCCCGTATGGATCGACATCCAGGCGCTCGACCACTCATGGGCTCAGGATGAGCTTCACGTGGGCCAGGGCGGCGAAGGTGGAATGAAGCGTCGGTACGACGGGTTCGGCCGGTGGATCGCCTCAGCGACCGTTCCTGTGCAAATGCCAGAGGTTGCTCTGAGCCACCGCAATGAGGTGGCTTTCACCAATGGGCGTCACCGGTTTTCATGGCTGCGCGATCATGGTGCCGAGGCCATGCCGGTGCTTGTGGACAAGTCCCAGGCCGGGGAATTCGCCCGCCGTTTCGGCACCTCAGTAAGAATCACAAAATACCACCCAGAGTAAGTTGACATCCTCACGGATTGCTGTACATTACGGACATCGGCAAGGGAAACCAACCAGTCCACAGCATCAGGAGAGATTCAAATGGGTGAAGCCAAGCGTCGCGCTCTGTACCGTGCCAACCTCGCCGCCCTGGCGCGGATCGACCGCGAGGCTGAGGAAGCTCTCTACCAAAAGCGTCTCGCCGCTTCCCGTAAGGGCGTGGCCACCCGTGCGGCTAACAAGGAAGCTGCCGCCAAGCGCTCCGAGGCGGCCAAGCGCGCCGCCCAGACCCGCCGCCTCAATCGCGAGACCGCCCTCGACAATGCTGGCTGGAACCCGCGCCTCTAAGCAACCCCGGCCTATTGATTAGCGTTCACGCTCCGTGCTTAGTCGCGGGGCGTGAATCCGTTTGGGGTAACTGATGCTTATAGAACACCGCGATACGGCTATGCGGCTGAAAGAACACCTCAAGACCCAGCGGGCCATCGACCCTACCGTGGGCGTGGGGTCGGCATTCCGGCCCGGCCTGACCGAGGGTAGCGTCGTCGTGCCCGCGTTGTACGTGTATCTGAGCGAGGTCGATATGAAGCGCATCTCGCTGCCCCTGAACGAGTTCGAGGGGATGCCGGTGATCTACCGGGTCGGGGAAGCTCGAATCTCGGGGACCAAGGCCGGGCAGTGGTGATCGAACGCTCCGGTCTGGGATTTGCCCTAAGCCCGGATGGGCTGGACGTGTTCCGTGAGATCAAATCCATGCAAGGGTCTGTATATGGGTTCGATTTCGTCGCCATCGGCGATTGGTTGATCGATAACGATTATCATCTCTATCTGCTCTATAGAGAGAAAGTGATGAAGAAAGGAGTTACGTATGATTCTAATTGCATAGGTGGTTTCTTTATGGAATCTGAGGAGCATCACGTGGCGTTCCGGATGCGTTGGTTCTGATGCCGCTGATTCGGATATCCGACACGATGACGTTCCGAGAGACCGACACTTTGGTGATCAAAGAATGCGAGGACGGCTGGTGGGGCTATGCTTTCATCCGGCCGTATCCGGATAACATGCTCCCTCCAGGGGATCACAGTTTCGAAACAGTCTACTCCGACGCCCTAGCATGGTGTCAGGAGCGATTCGGAATTCCAATCAAACGCTGGAAGCCCGCAATCAGCGATCTATTCATCCTGCTCCACCGCGAGTCAGACGCGTTCGAATTTAATCTTCGCTGGTGTTAACCAAACGACCAGGATCGGTTTGACGAATCGCATGATTCGGGTTATCTTAGCCGTATGAATTATTACGACATCGCATACAAGTTCGCGGAGGAAGGTCACGCGAATCAGACTGATAAGGCCGGTCTCCCGTATTTCGGGCATGTTCTCCGGGTTGTCGAGGGCGTCCGTCGCCATCTGGCGCGGCTTCCCCCTGGACTGCTCACCCAAGACCAGATCACCGCGATCCTCTGCGCCGCCGTGCTCCACGATGTGGTTGAGGACGAGGAGATCACCGGCAAGACCTACGCGATGTTGGAGGCCCTGGGCCTTCCCGATGAAGTCCTAGTCATGGTTCGCCGCCTTGACAAGCGATTCAAGATCGGTACCTACGTGAACAACATCGAGTTGATCGCCATGGAGGGGAACATTGGCGTCATCATGATCAAAAAGTCCGACACCGAGGACAACAACGATCCCGAGCGGATCGCTTCTCTGCCGGAGTCGGAGCGGTCAATCACCAACCGATACAATCGGACGGGATCAATCCTGAACGCAGCGTTCGAAGAGTACGTTAGGGATCGCACCTAACGGATCATATATGATCCGTTAGACCAGATTACGTTTCATGTATGAGACGTTACGAGATGCGCGGAAGCTCTTGGGTCCAGACCCGTAAATGAGCGCCACTGCCCGTTGGGCGAAGAGGGCCGTCGATCCGGCACCGCGCATAGGATCGTCTGTCGCTGGGAACGGCGGATGATGGGGGGAGGGGCCGTGCTGGGAACACGGCCCTAACCTTCAATCCGATGGAGGTTTGTCGTCCGGTTTTGCCGCGACCGACCCGATGATGAAGCCGACCATCATCGCCTGTTGCTCCGCCTCGGTCTTGGGAAGCATCCCGAGCTTGTCGAGGAGCAGGCAGGCCCCGAGAAGAACTATAAACGTCACGCCGAACTGAAATACGAGCGCCATCAAGGCGAAGAGAACGTTCAGCAGAACCTCGTTCATTTTAACTTCACCAGTTCGTCGAGTTCGGACAAGTAGACGGCCTTCAATTTTGCCGGGTCTTCCAGGGTGGCCTTATAGTCGAAAATGCTTGTGCTCAGCGCAGCAATTTTCGTTTCCACCTCCGCTTCGAATTCCTTGGTCCAGCGGTACGTCGCAAGGTTTAGCACGCGATCCATCTGGCTGTCGATGACGAAAAGCTTCGCTTTCTTAACCACCTTGGAGACTTCTTCCGCCATGGCTGCGCGATCCGTAAACGTCCCAAGCTTCTTAGTGAATCCGGCCTGGAACAGTGCCCGCAGCACCAGCCAGTAGTTTCGCTCGTGATCGGTATCCGCGAGTAGCTTTTCAAACCGCTTCGTATACCAACTCAGACGCCATTCGACGAAGTCTCGAACCACCGAGGCGGCGTCCGAGTACGTGCGGATGGAAATGCCGTTCCAATCGATCACCACGATGCGTTCGGTGGTCTTCTCCCGAAGTTTGAAGTAGTCGATGGCCGTGTCTGGCTTCCAATTCTTGATTGAGCCGCGTTTGAACTTTACCGAAATATCAATCGAATCAGTTGAACGATCGGTGAATGAGACAATCGTATCGAGTTCTTCCATCTGAATCAGGCGCTTGCGGAAATTCTCCAGGGAGAGGTCCGGGGGAAGCTCAATGATCCGCACGGTGGACGAATCTTCGATCACCGCCTTGCCAGAAAACTCGTACTGATTCAGGCCAGTACCCTTCACGGTGATGTTGTAGCGGTCGTACGAGGGCTCCAACCCCTTCAGGGTCTCCTTCTCGTTCAATGCGTCCTTCGTGGCCTGTACGAGGCCCTTCAGGGCGCGCGGAAGGATTTCCGTGGACCATCCCACGGCAATCCCGGAGATGCCGTTGAGCAGCACCAGGGGAACCAGTGGGAGGAAGTGGATCGGCTCCTTGTTCGAGCCATCGTAATTGTCCTTCAGGGGAACCAGATCGAGATCGCGGTAGAGAAGCATCTCGGCGGTCTTCGCCCTCCGAACCTCGGTGTAACGGGGTGCGCCGATGCCCTCGACAGGAGCAACGCGGTTGCCGAACTGGCCCAGGCCCTCGATCAGCGGGGCGTTGTTCTTATAGGGTGCGGCCAGCAGGCCGATCATGTTGTTCGCTGAGGTCTCACCGTGCACGTACAGGCGCTCGTACCCCATCAGGCCGGAGAGCGCGAACGTCTTGAGCTTGTCCGGGCGATTGCGTAGCAGCCACAGGGCAATCCGCTGACCGTGCTTGAGCCCGTCTTGAACAGCGGGAATCGCGCGGGTCGCGCAGACGTAAATGGAATACTCGCGAGAGGAGTTGATCAGATATTGGCTGGCCGTCATAATGCTCTTTACAAAATTAGACTAATATATATTCCAAAATCGCCGAATGACTACCGATAAGTCAACTTGAAAAAGATTGCGTCTTCGCTGCGCGTGAAATGGTAATTCATTCCATTGTCCGAGAACACCAGCATGATGCCAAACATGTTCTCGGCAAAATCCTGCAATTCTCCGAACGGAACCGCTTTCGCATAAGACAGAACGACCGAACTCGGAGCAACCTCACGGGCGATCTGCGCGAAGGCAATGCGCGATTCCATATAGGCTTTCTGTTGCTGGTACTCGGCCTCGACGAATCGTGTCGAGTAGTGGTCCGTATCGACCATCTTCACTTGGAAGTCGCTGCTGCGTCGAATCTCGCCTGGATTCAAGCTGGCAACGAATAGCCGCGCCTCATTCATGATGAGGGGCATATCCTTGCTATATCTACTACTTCCGGTAGGGGTGGAATCGTTTAAGATCGGGACTATCGAGGACAAATTTAGCCATCACTGCTTCTTTTATGTCCGAAAAGTACAGGATGGTACCTATGGAGTAACTATAAAAACGCGCGGCACGGCCCGATCGCCATGTTCCGTTCTGGTTACGGAATTCGCGAAGACTGTCCTCGTTCAGATTTGCCCCCGAGAGCACAACCTTATGTGGGGTGATACGTTCGAGTGCGATCAGATGAGATTGCATCATGTCCATCATCTGCTGCTCCGTCTCAACCTTCCCGAAGGTGGTCTCGTACAGTTCATGGACTTTGCGGGAGAGCACAACCCGACCCTCCTGGGCACCGAACACCGAAATGATCAGGGACGATGCCGCAATGATCAGATCGGTGCGTTCCAGGGAGAGTAGGTGGTCAGGTCTCACGTAAAGCGCGTTGAACACGGCCCGTTGTGCCTCCCTATGGCATTCCTCTGGGTAGTACGCGGTATAGCACCGCGTACACCCGCAATACAGAGGCATGGCCTAGGATGGTTAAAACGCCATCCGGGCGAATGCAGCTTCACCGGGATCGGAGAAATAGTAGGTCGCCGAGAGCGCGTCGATTGCCTCTTGCTTCCCAAAGTAGGCGCCGCTACTCAAGAATTTTTCCAGCTTGATCCGGGCTTCGCGATCAACCGAACCACCAACGATGCCCGAGGCGCCGTATTGCTGAAAGAACTTGATCCACTCTTCCGCTTTGATGATCCTGGGAGACTCGAACCGATGCAAGTAACGAGTCTCAAGAACCTCCTCGTACGCATCCAGCGCGGCGGTCTTGGTAAAGAACAGGTCGTGGTTGGTCTGAGACCAATGGTTGAACGCACCGAAGCTCAGAACGAGCGGGCGAGCGGTCTGCTCATCGATCCAGCGGTTGATCCACGGGATAAGGGATTCGGATTCGAGGGCAATCACGGGATTCTCAATACCGGTCGCGTTAATGTAGTTGAAAATAGACAGTTCGTTCTCAAACAGGGTCGCATCAGTCACCGGAGGGACGATAATCTCATCCCCTGCGTCTTCGTTCTGTTTTGCCAGCCATGCGAGGTATTCCTCGTCCGTCTCCGTCTCGGGTTCTGGTTTCGGCTCAAACTCGTATGGCGCCCAGGCGGGATTCAACTTATTTTGTTTGAGCGTCCACTCTTGAATTTCTTGTTCTGTCATCAGTCGCCTATAGCCCAAAATGTCTTCAACAACGTTGCTGAGTTAACGTCGTACATTACAATATTAGCCTGCCATGAAACCACGTCTTTTTCATCATAAATCTCCCAGCATGACATGGCGGCCACCGAATCCTCCGGGAGGTTTTCCTTGCACCACGCGCGGAGTGCTTCAGGGTCCTTGATCCGGATGGTGAAGTCGAACGCGTCGGATTCGGTGGCCATCGTATTAACCCTGGGTGATTTCGCTGATCGTCATCGTCTTGGGATCATACCACACGCGGGCGCGATTCGCCCGGTATTCCATCGTGGTGATCATCCCGTCCTCGATAAAACTCACGTCGTCCACACCGGGGATGGCGGCGAGCACTTCGATGATCAGGCGCTTGCGGGTTTCGCTTGGCTCGCCGATCGTGCTCACCCCACCGATATCGCGGCCAATGAATGCGGCTTTCTCAGGCATTTCTCACATTCCAATAAATTGCTTGCGATCGTCCGACCGCTTGTCGTTGAACAGAAGGTCCAGCGACTCCTTCAGCATACCATCGTCAATGATCGGTTGCACCTTCGGCGTGGCCAGGGCGTAGCGCCAATCGTCCCGCTTCAGCGCGGCCAACCCCTTCGCGCGAGTGATGTCCCAGCCCTTATGCGCATCACCATCGAAGGTGTCGTAATTGTCGTTGAACCAGTATTTGCGCGTCTTTCCCTTGACTGCGATGATCAACGGGGTATCGAAGATGTAGATGAACGGCTCCTGCTTGGGATCGAACAGATCAGGCCAAAGAGTGTAGAAGAAATTCACTAGAAGGGCTGCAATATTCTTGCCATCCTCGTCCGCGTCCGTGGCGAAGTAGACCTTGCCGTACCGCAGGGTGTGACGGTTGACCCGCTGGCCCGGCACGAGACCGATCGACTGCATGATCTTGCGGAGCGCTTCGTTCTCCCAGACCGTCTTGTGTGACTTTCCGAACACGTTCAGAACCTTTCCCCGCAGGGGTAGGCCGCCGTGGATATCGGCGTCTCGGGCCTCGACCATGCCGGAGATCGCGCTCTTGCCCTCACCGAGGAAGAGTACGCACTTCTGCCGGTTAATCCCGGAGGCGTCCTCAAGGTCTTCCACCTTGGTGCGGGAACTCTTCTTGGCGAGCTTGGCCGCGTCGGCGTTGTCCTTCTTCTGGGTCCGCTCGGCGCAGCGCGTATAGACCTCTTCGATCCAGTCGGCGTTGTTCTTGATGACCTTCTTGAAAAACTCTGGCTCGGCCAGGGCGCGTTCGACGGTCTTGGCGGATTCCTCATTGATCAACCGGGTCTTGTTCTGGGAATCGAACTTCGGCGCGTTCATCTCGGTGATGTTGAACACGAGCAGGCCATCGGCGATGTCCGAGCGATTTGGCGTCAGGCGGCGCTTCTTCGACACCGGGGCGAGCGCGTCGATCAGGCCGGAGAAGAACTTGCGCTTAAATGCGTCCACGTGGGTTCCGCCGTTGAACGTCGGAATCGCATTCACCAGGGTGTGGCTCATCTCGGAACCATCCTGGGTGAAGTTCGGCACCAGCCAGAATTGCGAGATAAAGCCGGGTTCACGTACCGTGAAGGCGATCGGCTTGGTGTCCGGGAACACCGTGCGCTCCACCGTCCCGGCGGTCTCCACCCGCTTACCGTTGTAGTAGACGCGAAGCTGGGGGTAGCACAGAGCCACGTCGAACACGCGGGCACGCACGAACGGCTCGGGCAGGTCCATCCGGGGGAACACCTTGGAGGACAGCTTGAACTCCACGCGGGTCCCCGTGGGGGCGTTCTTCTTCGCGGGGAGAATCATCGCGTCTTCGATCACCAGCTTGTCTCCACCGTCGCTGAACCGTTGGGTGAAGCTCTTCTTGTCCCTGGTAATGTCGAGTTGGAAGTACTCCGAGCACATGTTGACGATCGACGCGCCGATGCCGTTCATACCACGTGAGTTGCCACGATCCTCAAAGTTGCGGCCCGCCTTGGTCTCTGACAGGAGAACTGTTGCCGCATACTGCTGCTCTTCTTCGTCGAAGTTGATCGGGATTCCCCGGCCGTTGTCGGTGATCGAGAAGATCATGTTCTTCAGGTCGTACGTAATATCGACCCGATCGCCGTGCCCGTGCGTGACAATCTCGTCGAGCGCATTGTCGAGCACTTCGCGGAATGCCGTGAACACCGCTGGAATCCACGTATGCGTCTGGATTACCGGCTTTCCGCCCTCGTAACCAAGCACCGTTTGGGTGTGTTCGTCACGTGAGCCGAAATACATCTCGTTGTTGTTGCGGGCATGCTGGAAGTCGTTAAGCTTCTTCCATTCCTTTTTTACGACCATTTGAATCACTTCACCTAAAACGCTAAATATAAAACCATTTATTTTGGAGTACTAAAATGCTCAGCACACTCTATAGCGTCACGATCGCTGGCGTCAACAATGCTGCACCGGCCGATGGATTCATCGATTACACGACGATTGAGCAGTACATGGCTCAGGGTTCGATTCCGACCACGTATGCGCAGACCACCGCTAAGGAACGCGCGAATATTCGCTTCAAGTTCCTTCAACAGCAGATTCAGAACGAAGCCAACGTCTACCTGACTAACTTCGTTGCCGCTGGCGGTTCGTCCACCGCTGCCCCGTCGAGCTTTACCTTCACGGCCGAGGTCGAGCGTGGTGATTCCGTTCTGTTCACCCGCGACGAGACCAACAACAATGCCGAGATGACCGGCATGGACGCGCTGACTCGCTGGATCGCTCGTGCGCTGATCGAGTCCCGCACGACCATCTCGGACGTGTACGACCCCACCAAGGAGACCACACCGGGTAACTCCACTCCGGCGGCTCGTTTTGGTGTTCGCGAGACCTCAATCACCGTTGGCAAGCTGTATTCTAATTTGACCACAGCCACTGCGGCGATTACGGTTACCAAGCTTTAATTTTCACGAATTATTTTAGAGGTATTTTTTGATGCAAGATTTGGATCACAAGCATCTTATCGTAACGGCAACTCTTCGTAACCCGCCCCGGACTGCTGAAGCCGTAGACGACTGGATGCGTCGTGTCGTTGATGCTGTCAACATGAAGATTCTTTTCGGGCCGCATGTGATTCGATGCGACACTCCCGGAAATGAGGGTGTTACAGGAATCGTCTGTATCGAAACCAGTCATGCCTCAATTCATGTTTGGGATACTTTGGAAGTTCCGTTTCTCAAGTTCGATATCTATTCGTGCATGCGCTTCGATCCAACCGTGGTCACCGACCTAATCAAAGAGTTCGATCCCTATTACATCCGATCGATGATGCTCGATCGAAACGAAGAGATCAAGATCGTAGCAACACACGACGAACAGGTGGCAAGCATTATCGAGATGATGCCGGACGACCTGAGACAGGCATATCTAGAATCGCAGCGCGTTTCTCGTGTTGAAAATACGGACATTCAGAAGAAAGCCCGGACCGCTTATAATCGATTGGCCTCTAAGTTTTCACTTAAGGCAATTCTTCGTCAGCGGAAGTACGTTGCCGAGCATCGGTCTACGATCAATTGCATCCGGGCTCGTGCAAAGTTGAAAAATCTTGCCTTCGATCTTGATATCGGATGGTATAATTCGGCACTCGAAGAAGCTCAGAAGCGATGGCCAAAGCTTATCACGCATGCATCGGAGGATGTTTTCTGGCGAGCCGAAGTTGATCGAATCGATTCCAAGCAGGGGTACACAAAGGACAACTGTCGCATTATTCCGGGAGCCCTCAACAAGGCAAAGTGGAATTGGACGCAAGCTGAACTTGGCCTCCTGATTAGTCTTTTGAACGAGGAATTTTCGCGGTGAAACTGATCGGAGCCGTACTTACGCTCCTTGTCGCCCTGATGATCGAGATCGTTGCCGGATACTTCTCCGTCATCGGTCTCGCCGCGTTGTTTGCCGCTGCGTTCTGGCCTGTCGTCATCATGGGCGGTACGCTGGAGGCGGGCAAGCTCGTGGCCGCCACGTGGCTCAAGGCGAATCTAAAGAACCCGAACGTCGCGGCCATCCATAAGGGGTTCCTGCTCGTGGCGATTCTCGCGCTCATGGCGATCACATCGCTTGGAATCTACGGATATCTGGCCAAGGCCCATTTGGAGCAGGAGGCCAACCTTCCGGCGATCGAGCTTCAAATCAAGCAGTCCGAGACACGCATCGCCCAGGCGGATGCCGAACGTCTGCGCCAGGAAGCCCGCCTGGGTCAGTTGGACCAGAGCGTGTCCGTTCTGCTGTCCAACGCGACCAACGCCAAGGACGCCCGTTCTGCGAACCTCGCGCGTGATGCACAGCGCCGCGACCGCGCGGACATCCAGAAGCAGATCACCGCGCTCAATCGGGAGGTGAACACCCTGAACGAGGCCCTGGTGCCGCTGCGTCTGAAGGTGTCGGACGTGTCGGCCAAGCTCGGTCCGGTTAAGTACGTGGCCTCGTTGTTCGGCTGGAAAGACCCGAACTCGGCCGTCCAATTGGTGATCCTCCTGATCATGATCGCGTTCGATCCGCTCGCCGTCGTCATGGTGCTGTCCGGTACCCTGTCGCTGTCCGAAGCGGTCCGCGAGATGTCGGAGAAGCGAGAGAAGCGCCGCCGCGAGAAGGCCACCAAAGTAACGGAACTTCCTAAGGGTGAAACCCTGGGGGACCTCGACTTCTTCACGAAAAGACCTGCGATCTCGGTGCCGATCCCGGAGTCGTATTTCAAGCTGGGCGAGGAAGAACCTCTGGTGACCAGCGTGGATGAGATTCTGGCCCGCCAGAAGCGCGATAAGAAGGCCAAGGAAGACAGCGCCGCCGCCGCCCTACTCCGTCAGGATGGAGTTGCCTCGAACCTCTCACCGGTCTCCCCTGAGCCCGCAAAGGGCGTTCCTGTGTTTATGTTTGACCCCAACGAGCAGGCGTCGTCCGAGCCCGCGCCGTCGCCGGTCATCACCCAGACGGTCGAGGTGGAACAGCTACAGCGTGTCCACGAGGACAATGCCCGTCTTACCCGTGCGCTCGACGAGCAGAACGCCACATTCGAGGCACTTCAGGCGGAAATTGCCCGTCTTAAGGCGCTGCCAGTCGAGAAAGAAAAATTGACCGATGAACCTAAAACCGAGATGATCGAACCTGTGACATCGGCCGGTTTCAACGATTTTATCGACTCACGTATTCAGCCGAGTAAATAATAGACGGCTTTAAGAGGACCCTATTGTGTCTGAACTCGATTCAAACCTGTTTTGCTCATTCTGCACTAAGCCATCCACCGAGGTGAAGAAGCTTATCGCTGGTGATGCCGTCTATATTTGCGACGAATGCATTGATCTTTGCCACGGAATTCTTCATGAGGCTCCGGTGGAGAAGCGTGAATCTGGGTCCAAGTCGGTTGGATCATCCAAAAAGGTCGAGGAGGAAGAGGAAGAGGAAGTTCCGACGCCGCGTTCGATCAAGGCTCATCTGGATCAGTACATCATCGGTCAGGACGTGGCAAAGACCGCCGTCGCCGTCGCGGTGTACAACCACTATAAGCGGCTGGCCAACCCGATCGTCGATGAGGTGGAGTTGGAGAAGTCCAACATCCTACTCCTCGGACCGACCGGCTGCGGTAAGACGCTGATTGCGCAGTCCATCGCCCGCCTGCTCGACGTGCCGTTCGCGATTGCCGACTGCACCGCACTGACCGAAGCCGGATACGTCGGCGACGACGTGGAATCGGTCATCACCAAGCTGCTCCAGAACGCCGATTACGACGTGGAGAAGGCTCAGCGGGGCATCGTCTATTTGGACGAGATCGACAAGAAGGCCCGCCGGGGCGAGACCGCATCGGGATCGCGCGACGTGTCCGGTGAGGGCGTGCAGCAATCCTTGCTGAAGCTCCTCGAAGGTTCCGACATCATGGTGCCTGCGGCGGGTGGGCGGAAGTCCGCCACCGGAGAGATGTACAAGGTCAACACCAAGAACATCCTCTTCATCTGCGGCGGCGCATTCGTGGGGATCGACAAGATCATCGAACAGGAACTCAACAAGGGTTCGGGTCAAATTGGATTCGGTGCCAAGTCGGTTGGCAAGAGCAAGATCGAGGTTTCCGCGCTGTTCAAGATGGTTGAGCCTGAGCATGTGGCCAAGTATGGACTCATCCCTGAGCTTGTTGGGCGTCTACCGATTCTCGCGCCTCTCCATGAACTCACCGAGGATCAGCTTGTTCACGTGCTGACCGAGCCCCGCAACGCGGTGACGAAGCAGTTCGAGAAGCTGTTCAAGCTCGACGGGGTCGAACTCACCTTCACCACGGACGCACTCCAGGCGGTGGCGAATCTCGCGCGCAAGCGTAAGACGGGTGCCCGTGGCCTGCGCGGGGTTATCGAACAGTATCTGATCTCGCTCCAATTTGATCTTCCGGACCTTGCCAAGGACGGTGTAACCGGTGTGATCATCGACGAGAAGGTGATCCGATCTGGCGGCACCCCCGAGTTGATCCGTGCGGTTATCGAGACCCCCGCAACCCCCGCCACAGGAGAGTAAGTTGGCTTTTACCTATCTGGTCGAGCGGCGCGTACAGCCGCTCGAATCGATGAACCAAGGTGATGCCCATGAGGTGTCGTTCGAGATTCATCGGGATGACCTGTACACACCCGACGCTCCGGTCCTCTCCGGTGTGGTGGACTGGCAGGATGGGGTGAATTTCTACTATCAGCAGTTCATCGATCCGGGCGAATTCACCGAGATCATGGCGTGCGCATTCGAGGCGGTCAAAGAAGCCCGAATTATGATTGGCGAAAGATGGTGCCAGTCCGAACCAAAGTAATATTGCGAGATTCTCACAATAATACTAAGATAAAATCGTCAACATTCTTTTGAATTTACTGGAGTTTCATTTTTAAATGTCTGATAAGCACCGTAACGGCCCGTTCGAAAACAAGCGTGGCCTCTGCGTCGAAGTCCGTAACAACTCGATCGAAGGCGCCATCCGTCTGCTCGGCCGCAAGGTCAAGCAGGAGGGCCTGATTCGTGAAGTCCGCCGCCGTCAGTACTACGAGAAGCCCTCTGTGATTCGTTGCCGCCGCGACGCGGAAGCAATCATTCGTCGCAAGAAGGCCGATTCGCGCCGCGATCAGTGACGCCCGGTCCACTTATGGACGCAAAGATCGCCCGCCGTCTCTGGCGGGCGGTTGTGTTTATGGAGGGGAACGTCGCGTACCTCGTCCAGCAGGGTGATTACGCCCGCGTTCCGCTCCCACCCTACTCCACCGACCTCGACGAGTCCCACCGCGTAGTCCGGTATATGCAGTCGAAGGGTTTCTACGCCCGGATTCGTCATGATCCGGAGACGGGTGAGTACCGTGCGTGCTTTACCCTACAGGATGATCGTGTGTACGTGTGGAGCAAGGCCCGGATCATGCCTATGGCGATCTGTCTGGCCGCGCTCGCGGCTTTCGACGGGTCGAACGTCACTAAATAGACCCATGCGATATCACGAATTTTCCTCCCCCGAGATCGACGAAGCCTTCATCGACCTGGGCCGGAACGACCCCGCCACGCTGATCAAGGGTCAGTCTCTCGACCCCAATGAGGAAGAGAACTTCCATCGTGTTGATTCTCGGACGTTCTTCCGGGTGATTTCCCGGCTGCGGCAGAACGATTTCAAGCGCCTCAACGCGAATCTCCCTTCGAAGGGTCTGCACACGCTGAGCGTCTATCCGCTCAATGACTACGCGGGGATGGATTGCTTCATCGGAAAGAACAACTCCTCGGGATTCGCTCTGCATGATGGCGAACTCGTCTCGGTGTTCTCGACCCAGCGTAGCTCGGGTGACGCGATTGTGTCCTCAGCGGTCAAGAACGGCGCCAAGCGCCTCGACTGCTTCGCGATTCGTCAGAACGGTAAGATCACCGGGCCGCTCTATCGGCTGTATTCCCGCCACGGCTTTGTGGTGGACAGTGAGAACAACTCGGGCACTCCGGGGGAGCCCTACGCGACCGTTGCGGGCGTCTCGGATTTCGTCAACGACGCCGGGGAGGTTGAACCTCATAACCCCGCCGTCGTCGTGTTCATGAAGCGCCGCTAATTCGATTTGATCATCGCGGTGGCCTCGTTCAAGGCGAGTTGCAGGCGGGCGAACCCCCTGTGGTTCTTCGTCAGATTGGCGTTCAGATAGAGCCGCTTGTGGACCTCGAACATCATCGCCGACAGGCCCGAATAACCCCGCATCCCCGTGGGGACCATCGTGCCCTCGTACGGGGTGTTCACATTGACCGAGTAGCCGTGGCGCTCGAACACCGCTCGGGCCTCATCGACCATCCAGCCCTGTGTATGATCGGGGTCAGTACCCAGGCAGATGTCCGGTCGGTCCGAGTGAAGTCCACTAGAACCGGCCTGCTCGTCCGAATAGCTGTGCATATCGATCAGAAGCACTTCCGAGATCGGAAGGGTCATCGAGATGGATTGTGACAGCCACTTATGATGAGCCCGATAGTGTAGCAGGGCGATGTTTTTCGCGGCTGAATTCGGATCGCGCAGAGTTCGACCGTTGTGGGTCTTCTCATAGAATACACCCTGGCCACGTTCTGTCAGGGGATCGTCCTCGAATCGCTCGACATCACAGAACACCCGCGAATACGGGAAAATGATCTGCTCGTCTGCCTCGGTCAGGAGTTCGTCGGTGAACCAGTCGGTCACCACGCGCATCTCTGCGCGGGCTCGATCCATTTCGTCCCGAGAGAACATCCTACGCATATCGGGCGGGCATTCTGTCGAGCAATGCGGGATGTGGGTGATCACGTAGGTTGGCATGCTTCACCAGATACATGGATTCGAGAGAAAATCAACATCGTTTTATTGCATCGGTGAGGCGTTAACCATTATCCTATGGGGACGGAAAATTTTGATTCCCCTAAAATGGATTCCGTGTAATCTTGAACCAGTGGCACGGTAAACGTATCTCACCGACGCTGCGGTGTTTTGGCCTCGCATTTTAAAGGATATCACCATGCGCATTCGGCGCACCAGTCTGACGATCGCCCTTTTGGCGAGCACCGCACTCTCCCTTGGCGCCTGCGATAACACGCCGGAGCAGCCGAAGACCGAGACGGTCAATCAGGAGGAAATCCTCTTCAAGAACGTCGATGAGTGCAAGGCCGGTGGTCAGTTCGACGCCGACCAGTGCGAGGCCCTGGCGAAGAACGCGCAGGAAGAGCACGCCAAGACTGCCCCGAAGTTCAATTCCCGCGAAGCCTGCGAGGCTGAGTACGGCGCGGGCAAGTGCGGCGGTGTCCAGAACCAGCAGGGCGGCTCCAGCGGCTCCCAGATGTCCTACACGCCGATCCTGGCGGGCTTCCTGATCGGTGCGGCCGGTGCGATGGCTGCGGCGCACGTGGTCAACGGGATGAACCGCAACAACACCCCGGCGTATCAGCCGCGCCCGCGCCCGGTGTACGAGACCACCCTGAGGGATCGCCGCCCCGGACAGACTAGCTACGCGTCCGGTGGCACCACCGTGGGCACGATGATGCAGAACGGCCGGGTGCAGACCCAAGTGACCCGACCGGCCCCGCCGTCGAGCGGTGGAGGCTTCTGGAACAACCGCCAGACCCCCACGAGCCCGAGTAGCGGCAGCGGGGTCAATTCGAACGCCCGTACGCCCGTGAGCCCTACCGGTCCTCGCATCCAGCAGACTGCCCCGGCGGCTCCGGCGGTGGCTCCGAAGCCAAGCTGGAGTGCACCCAAGGTGACGCCGACCTCGCCGACCATGTCCGCACCGACTTCGCGTCCCTTCGGTGGGTCATCTCGCCCCAGCAGCAGCGGGTTCAGTGGTGGTCGAGGCGGTGGAGGCGGGTTCAGTTAACCAATTCTGAGACGGGTCCTTTTATCACGCCTATATTCTGGTAAGGTCGATCTATGTTTCGCAGATCAAACATCACTCCGCGCCTCGACTGGCAGTCTCACTTGGAAATCGCAGGTGTGAGCTACCACACCAACGAGGATGGGTCGGCCTATTGGGACGAGACTGTCTGCTATCGGTTCGAAAAGACCGAGGCCGAGACGATCCGCGATGCCACGCGTGAGCTTCAGCGAGTCGCCATGCTGGCAGTCGATCATGTGATCCGGAATCCCGCGCTGATTACCGAGCGGTTCGGCCTCCCGCAGGCGTACGTCCCCTACCTTCAGCGGTCCTGGCTGCGTCGTGATCCGAACATCGTGGCTCGGCTCGATCTCGCCTATGATCCGGACACCCGCGCGGTGAAGCTGATCGAGTACAACGCCGACGCCACCGGGCTAGTCTTGGAGATGAACGCCCAGGCGGAATGGAAGCGCGCGTTCATGCCGAACGCGAAGCAGTTGAACTCGCTCGACGCCAAATTGACCGCTCGCTACCAGAATCTCCATTCCGGTCTGACCGACCGGACGTTGCATTTCGTCTCCCTCGGCGGCAAGCCGGACGAGGAGAATCCCGATCGGGGCTGGTCGGAGGAGGAGTTCAACACCTGCCTCTACATGATGAAGAAGGCGGCGGATGCGGGTTTCGAGACCCACTGGATGCACATCGAAGACGTGCAGCACAATCGGATCGAGGGGTTTATCGACCTCGACTACAACCCGATCAAGAATCTGGTGAAGCTCTACCCGTGGGACTGGACCATCGCGGACGATCCCGAGGCGACCATGACGGAGGACCGTACCCGCGTGATCGAGCCCGTGTGGACCACGATCCTGTCGAACAAGGCGATCCTGCCGATCCTGTGGGAGCTTTTCCCGGATCACCCGAACCTGCTGCCGACGTTCTTCGGCGACACCTCCGATCTCACCCTGAACGAGTCGGGTAACTATTTCGTCAAGCCGATCACCTCACGGTGGGGCTCGAACATCCGCTACGTCCGGGATCACGAAGTGATCGAGGCCACCGAGGGCCGGTATGCGGACAAACCCTTGATCTATCAGGCGGCGGGCGTGGTCCCGCAGTTCGATGGACAACACGTCGTCATCGGCTCGTTCGTCGTTGGCGACCAGCCCGCCGGAATCATCCTGCGGGAATCCGAGAGCGCCATCGTCCGGGGTGAGTCCCGCGTGGTGCCCCATTATGTGATGGAGTAGGCATGGGTACACGTGGCGCAGTAGGTTTTCGCGTGGATGGCGTCGATCGCGTCGTCTACAATCATTCGGACAGCTATCCGGAAGGTCTCGGCCACTCGACGCTGGAATTCGTCGTCGAGCAGAACGTCAATCATCGGGGCAACCTCGTCCCCGCCCTGGCCGAGCAGGCGCGCAAGATGATTCCGGTCGAGGAAGATGCGGTCCCGACCCCGGAGCAGATCAAGGAACTCGAACGGTTCACGGACCGTACGGTCAACGGCGGCAAGGTCGATTTCTACTCCGTCCTACGCAAGACCCAAGGGCATCTCGACCTGATGCTGGAGGCCCGGTATTATGCGGGGAACGAAGGCTTCCTGCTCGACGGACTGTTCTGTGAGCACGCCTACATCATCAATCTCGATTCCGGCATGCTCGAATACTACAGCGGCTTCGTCACGATGGAACACGCCGACAAGGCGGACAAGTTAGGCCGCTACTGGCACGCGGACGTGCTCCAGAAGCAACGGGAGGAGGCGGGCGGTAAGCCGGTCGAGTACGGTCCGGTGGCCCTGTGCGCGGAATTCCCCCTCGGCGACATCAACAAGGTTGAGGACGTGGAAGTGTACGTCAAACGAATGTCGGCCGCCTACAAAGCGCTTCGGGTGATGCTGAAAGAAGATGACGACGACGACGAATAAAGGAAAGGGCGGCGCCGAAAGCGCCGCCCTTTTTACATCCACCGAAGTTTGAACTCGAATGCCAGGGCCGTCTCGACCTCAAGCTGACGGTACCACGCTTTGCGCATCATACCCCACTTCAGATTGAGGCCCCGCCCCTCACACCAGAGAATGGGTTCGCAATTATGGGCAATATCCATTGTCTCGCATTCAACATAGATGAGCGCGCGATTCTGACCCCTCTTGTAGATGTTCACAAGAAAGCTCCCATAATCGGGTTTCTTGTAGAGCTTGCCCTTGCCGCGCAGGCCCGCGCTTGGAAAATCCCACATTATCCGAATCTCATCTTGAAGCCGAACGCGGTGTTCTCGTCGGTGAACGTGAAGACGATGGTCGTGTGTCTGCATTCGAGCGTGAATTCGCCGACCGCCTCATCCCCTCGCATCCAATAGCCGATCGGCCCGCGCCCGAAGGCATGGAACTCCATGATCGGGTCATCGTACTGAATCCTTGTGGATTGCTGTTTCCCGAACATCCAGGGGATGGATTGCCCCGTGGTGGGTCGGGGCCACGATATCGCAACGGGGTATGCGAGAATCGCGACAGTTTCCTTGATGTCGATTCGCTTCGCTGCCATCGGTCAAGTCCATGTCATACGAAATTCGAACGCAAAGTTGGGGTCCTTGAATCGCAGTGCACCTTTCCAGCGGACCACACCGTCGCCGTAACGGGCGATCGCCCAGGCATGGGCGGTTTCGCGGTTCTTCGTCAGCCGCACAGCAACGGGAAAGTCCCGTGGGACGGATTCAAAGAACGCTTCGATTTCGGCGATCTCCTGCCGGAACGCCTCGTACGATCCGGTTAGGCCGACGCAGCGATAGCGCCAACCATCGGGGCTCCCCTGGGCGTGGTACCGGACTTCCCAGAGTGGACGCTGAACGGTCAACAAACTGTTCTCTCGGGCGACCTTGAACCGCCTCTCCTGAATCTGTCGCTTCGCCATCGTTTTCTTGCGCGATCCGCTCCGCGTCGGAGAGATGCCGAATTTTCCGATCGGGGCAAGATGACGATGCAGGAAGGCCATCTCGGCGATCGTTGGAGCGGCCTGGACCGGCTCCCAGAAATGCTTCGACGATTCCGGGCAGGCGAAGCCTTGCGGACCCGGCCCGGTGCCGCGCCTGCGCTTGAGATCGTTCTTCGTTCGTGGAGTTCGAGAGGTCAGCATGAATCCAGTGTAGACTGATTTTGATTTCGTACAACGAATTTATTGCGCGATGATTAACGAGTGTTTTATAAATACTTTCGAGCAGTCCACAAAGGATGCTTGCCTGACGCCCTCGGGGTCAGAAATTTACAATTCTCGCTTTCATTAGGAGATACATATTATGTCTAATAATCGCACCCTCACACCTGAGCAGTTGATTCGTCATTTCATCGGCTATGACCGAGTTGCTGCCAACTCCTCCGCATTTCCCCCGCATAACATCGAGAAGCTGACCGAGGACGCCTACCGTCTGACACTGGCGGTTGCCGGTTTCGATCGCAGCGAGATCGAGATGTACGAGCACAAGGGGACGCTCACGATCTCCGGCCGTAAGAAGCCCACGTCCCAAGAATCACGTTCCGTTCGTGGTGACCTCGATGTGGATGCGCTCAACGAATGGGCTGATTCCAAAGGCAAGGTCAACGTCGATCCGCGTGAGCGCGCCGCCGCGTCGCAAGCCGCCCTCAAGGCGCGATTCGGGATTGACGAGGCCCCGCCGACGCCGAGCCCCGTGTTCCTCCACCAGGGTATCGCCCTGCGCGATTGGGACCGCCAATTCAATCTCGGCGAGTTCATTGAGGTGCGTGGCGCCTCCATGGCAAACGGTCTGTTGATGATCGATCTGGAGCGCCGTGTTCCTGAAGCACACAAGCCCAAGCTGATCGACATCCGCGCGTAATTATTGCATTCGCACCCGGTGGGTCGTTAGGCTCACCGGGTACCGCAACATTACGAGGCGCGCATGTCAACGGCGACCGACACTCTGACGAAGACCCAACTCAAGGTCCCTTCGATGTGGAAAGTGCTACTCCACAACGACGATTACACCCCGATGGATTTCGTGATCGAGATTCTGATTCAGGTGTTCCACAAGGGCGCGGAAGAGGCCCACACGCTGACGATGGCGGTCCACAATCAGGGCAAGGCGAACGTCGGCCTGTACACGAAAGAGATCGCCGAGACCAAGGTGCTTCAGGTCGAGCGGATTGCGCGGGAAGCTGGTCATCCGCTAAAGGTTACAGCAGAAGAAGCATAACCAAACAAAAACACCCGCCTGAATAAATAAGCTTGTCTTAAACTTTCAGGTGGTAAACAAAAGAATGTCGCGCCCTAAGCCGTCCATTCTGCTCGATTACACAGACCCGAAGACGTACAAAGCTGAGCAGGTTCTCAAGGCTGAGGCGATCTACGCGGTGTTCTATGATGGGCAGCCGATCAATCTACGTTCTCTGAACGTACTTCTCGATTATCCGGGTCCAAAGTACAAGAAGGTTTCCTTCTCGAATCCTGGGCATGCATTCAACTTGTCGGAGAAGCTTAATAAGCTCTTCAAGACTAACAAGTTCGAAGTGTTTATGCTCTCAGAAGGCAAGAAGATTACCGAAACGGACGAATGAATCCCGTTCACACCGCCATCGTCCGGCGTGTGCGCGAAACCATAACGCTGGAGGGCAAAAAGAAAAAGCTCTCCAGCGCTCTTGCTCTGCTGACTGACGAGCAGGTAGCTCGAATGATGTTCTCCAACTTCCGGGGGAAGGGGAATGAGACCCGAGGGATGCGCCTAACCAGTGGCGGCCTCAAAATGATGCTGTCATGCTTCCAGCACGTTGAGGTGATTCTCCCTAAGGCCAGAAAACTTCAAGCGGGCGAACTCGTCTATTTGGATCGTCGTGCGAAGCTCCCTTACTACTGCACCGACGAAAAACTTGTCGTCTTCGAGACAGAGTTGGGGATGAAGATTAAGCTCTACGGGGGCGATATCAACGCGATCATCGCCGTGGAATCCTACTAGGATTAACCATAAGCGAATCTCCCAATTTCGTTCGACGAAATTCGCTTGACCGGCTTCGGAATGCTGGTAGAAATGACCTCGTTGATAGCGGATTTCGATGCGGGGCGCATCGGACGGGCCTTCATTCTAGAGGAAGCATTTAAATGAGCAAGAGCAGCAAGAAGATCGAGAGCACCCAGCTTAAGCCGTCCGAAATCTCTGCCGCAATTCGCGCCGCAATGAAGACCGATCGGTCTGCATTCATCTGGGGTCCCCCCGGAATTTCGAAGTCCCAGGTCTCCTCGCAGATCGCCACCGACATGGGCATCGCCTTCGTCGATTTCCGCCTCTCCCAGCTTGACCCGACCGATCTGCGCGGCATCCCCTACCCGACCAAGGTCGGCGGTCGCGAGGGCGTTCGGTGGTCCATCCCCTACGCTCTGCCGGTGGACATGGACCTGACGTTCACCGTCCGCATCGACGACGCCGACGAGACCCGCGTCGAGGTGTCCAACCCCAAGGGCTCCAACGGCATCCACTACGTCACCAACCCGCGCATCCGCGTCACCTCGCTCACCGATGGTGTCACCGCCCAGGTGATCCAGCAGTACGAGACCGACGAGGACGGCGAGGTCGTGTACTACGATGACGAGGGCACCCTCGTGAAGGCTCTCACCGGTACCCCGGTGGTCGATTTCCTGGCGGCCCAGAAGCTCGGCAAGCACCCGGCCAACGTCGCCCCGGTCAAGGTGAACAACCTCGACAGCGTCGTGATCCTTCTCACCGATGATGCCACGGGCAAGCCCACCACGGGTCGCGTCCGTATCGTCGGCACCGGAAAGGCCCGCGCGGTCCTCGCCCTGGAGGAGTTCAACTCGGCTCCCCCGTCCGTGCAGGCGTCGGCCTACCAGTTCGTGCTCGATCGTCGCCTCGGCGAGTACATCGTGCCGAAGGGTGTGAAGATCATCGCCATGGGTAACCGTGACACCGACAAGGGCGTCACCTACAAGATGCCCACCCCGATCGCCAACCGCTTCATCCACTTGGAGATGCGTCCGGACTTCGAGGACTGGCAGATTTGGGCGCTCAAGCACGAGGTGCACCCGGACGTGGTCGGCTACCTCTCGGCGTTCAAGCAGCAACTCTTCGACTTCGATCCCGGCACGGCGGCCCGTGGCTTCGCCACTCCGCGTTCCTGGCACTATGTGTCGGACCTCCTGCAACAGAACGGCGATCTCCCCGAGATGGTCGGCGTCGGTCTGGTGACCGGCTCGGTCGGCGATGGACCCGGCCTCCAGTTCTGGGAGTTCCGCAAGATCGCCCGTGACCTGCCCGAGGCGGACAAAATCCTCTCCGGCCAACTCAAGAAGATGCCCCGTCAGGTCGAGATTTCGCTCGCCTACGCTCTGACCACGACCCTGTGCTACGAGTTGAAGGAGCGTTACTCGAAGTTCGAGCGCAAGCAGGGCTGGCAGAACGGCGAGGATTACAAGAAGTGGATGTCGGAGGCTGACAACTTCATCGAGTTCCTGATGGAGAACTTCCAGCCCGAGATCAGCATCATGGCGACCCGCGCTGCGGTGCAGGTTCACAAGCTGCCGTTCCACATGAGCAAGATGAAGAACTTCCTCAAGTTCGCCGAGAAGTACCGCAGCCTCGTGATGTCCTAATCCGGGCATCTGATGCGAAGAATGGCCGGGGAGAAATCCCCGGCCATTATCTTTTGTGAAAGAACAAGTCCTAATTAACCAATTGGCCGATTTTCGTTTGACGAATTTGCCGGTTGTGGTCTAATCGGGCATCAGCAACCACGAGGATATTATGGCGGACATCAACGACCCCATTTACCAGCTAATCGTCGCCGCGCGCGTCCAGCTACTTTTCGATAAGCCGTTCTTCGGCAACGTCGCCGCGCGCCTGATCCTCGTGGATGCCACGGACTGGTGCGGCACCGCCGCCACCGATGGCCGCCACCTCTACTACAATCGCGAGTTCATCAAGTCGCTCCAGAAGGACGAGTTGATGTTCCTCGTGGCGCACGAAATCCTGCACTGCATCTACGACCACCTTGGTCGGCGCGGCGGACGTGATCCGAAGCTGCTCAACATGGCGCAGGACTACGTGATCAATTACACGCTGATCGAGGACCGCTGCGGAAAGATGCCCGACATGGGCCTTTACGATAAGCGCTTCCCCGACACGATGCTGTCCGAGGAGGTCTACGAAATCCTCAAGAAAGAGTCCGTGACCATCCGGATGCCGCTCGACGAGCATCTGGACCTGCTCGGCGAGGACCCGAAGGACGATAAGGACGACGGCGGCGGCTCCGGCGACCAGAACGGCAAGGGCCAGAAGTACGTCGATGTCACCGTGATGGGCAAGAACGGCCCGCCCAAGCTGACCGAGGAGGACATCGCCAAGATCAGGTCGGAGATCAAGGCGTCGGTGATCCAGGCCGCCCAGGCGGCCGGTGCGGGCAACGTGCCCCGTGGCGTCGCCCGGATGATCGAAGACCTGATCAACCCGAAGCTCGACTGGCGCACCCTGCTGGACGCGCACATTCGTTCGTCGGTGAAGGACGACTACACGCTCCAGCGGATGTCTCGCAAGACTTCGGCGCTCCGCTATGCGGCGAGCGAGGAGCAGAACGCCCGTGCCATGGGCACGGCGGACGACGAGCATTTCGAGGGCGAGATGTCCGTCATGTCCGGCCTGGAGGATGACGACGACGCATCGTTCTCCGTGCCGATGCTGCCGACCCAGGACTACATGAACACCGTGGACATCATGGTGGCCATCGATACGTCGGGCTCGATGACCGAGACGATGCTGCGTGACTTCCTGTCCGAGACCAAGGGGATCATGCAGACGTTCCGCGACTTCCGCGTCCGCGTCTGCACGTTCGACACCCAGCTTTACAACTACATGGAGTTCACGGGCGAGAATATTGACTCGATCGATGACTACCCGATGGCAGGCGGCGGCGGCACCATGTTCGAGGCCGTGTGGGAGTACATGAAGCGCGAGGGTATCGAGCCCCACCGCCTCGTTCTGTTCACGGACGGTTATCCGAACTCCACCTGGGGCGACGAGGGCTACGTGGACACGCTGTTCGTGATCCACGGGAACAACCAGATCAAGGCCCCCTGGGGGATCACCTGCTACTACGAGGCCAACGAGGGCTGATCCGCTCCACGGCTAATCGATCAAGGGGGCTTGTGAGCCCCCTTTTTTGCGAGGAGAATCCGATCATGGCTTGCCCAAACATGCTCGACGAGGTTGTTCCGCTCGAAGTGATCGCCCAGGTGGCGGCGCGGTTAGACGTGCATCGGGTTACAGTTGGGCAACTGTCGGCTATCCGCGCCCCAGAGGTGATCGCGTGGCTCAAGTCGGATGAGGCCGAGGGATCGCACCTGTCCGGTGCGGGGGAATGGTTATTCACCGACCTCGGTACGGCGATGGCGTTCAAATTGAGGTTCGGCTGATGTCCTGCGACCGCGCATGGTACCCGCCCACCCACAATGCGGTTGCGGGCTGGCCCATGGTCGAGATCACCGTGACCGAAGAGTCCTGGCCGGATATTGTCGATTGGATCGCCGGGGATGAGGCGCATGGGGAGTTCATCGACGGAATCGCGGTGTACTTCGACCAAACCACGGCCCTTCGGTTCTCCGATCCGGACACGGCGTTCGCGTTCAAGATGAGGTTCGGGTGATGGCCCTACTCCTCGCAGGCGCCCACGCGGCTCTGGAGCACAAGGTAATGGTCCCGCATGGGCGGTGGACCAAGATGCCGAACCCGATGAACCGCCGGATAGTCTCCCACGTGAGCCCGTTCGAAGGCCCATTCTTGGAATGGCTGAATGACCGGCCCGGTTCCTGGGACATGGAATCGCGGATCGATGGTTTGGAATTCGGGTTCTCAAATCGCGACACCGCGATGGAATTCAAAATGAGATTTGGTTGATGGACCGGAACGACCCTGCGGCGCACAAATTCATTGTCGGTCGGATCGAGCGCGAGGATATGCGATCGATCCTGTTCATCCTGCCCCATCACGAAAGCCGATTCCTGCTGGTGTTCGACTACACCGTCCAGGCGGATGGGAAGGGCTCTGCGTACGCACAGGAGATGTGGCACTGGATGGTCGAGCGCGGAATGGATTTGCAGCGCGATCAGCAGGCGTACTACGATTTTATGGCCTACGTGGATGCTGATCTGGCGATGGAATTCAAAGTCAGGTGGATGTAATGGCCAGCCAAGTAAAGATCGCCAACCTTCAAGACGAGCGCGTTGTCCAGGCGCAGATCGACGAAGCTATTGAGAAGGGATGGACGCGCGTCCATATCGGCCAACCCGTACATTGGCCGGAGGTGCATCGCTTTCTCGATGCCGCTCAGGGTAGCTACCTGACGGTGTCTCGAATCAACGAGACACCGGAAGTGTCCACCGATCGGCAGTGGACGCAGTGGAAATATCGGCAGAACTATTGGTTCTCCGACCCCAACACGGCATTCGATTTTAAGCTCAGATACGGTTAGATCGCGTGCTCGCGGCGATTCGCCGGGACGCAGCGGAAGCGCTTTACATCATAGTTTGGGTACGCGGCCATGTACGAGGCAATTGCCGGTTGGGCCTGTGCAATACACGCGTTCGGCGTCATCTCATGGGCATCGAGATTCACCGTTTCGTCTCGGCAATCACCAGAAAGAATTGAGCATATTGTAATCAAAATAAGCAATTTATGAACCCCTTAAAGCATATGTCGATGTGGTTGATCTTATTAAACCACATCGATAGGGCAATATTTTATTCGATCGGGAAGTCTGGCCAGATGATATTCTCAGGGTCAGATTGCTTGGTGACGTCCCTTAGAGATTGCCGGTACACCGTTAGGTTTACCCGGTGGCCATCCGAGATTGGGTAGTCTGGCATCATAAGATAGTCAGACGCGTTCAGGAGATTGTCTCGCTTTTGTCGAACGGGGGTCCACATCTCGACCAACTGAGCTTCAGAGCTTTGAGGAGACTCGATCGTTCCAAGAACTCCTCGGAAGGAGAATGCGTTCTTGGTATTTGAATCAACCAGGGTGCGGGTTTTCACATTAACCGCCTTCGAATGAAACTCGACCCATCCATCGAAGGAAAGGTTGTCTTCGTCTTTCGCCAATACAAGCGCATCACCGAAGTATCCGGCTCGAACTATTTGTCCGGTCTTCTTCAAAAAGATAATATCAAACATTTTATGCGAACCTTATAACCTGTGCAGAACTATCACCAAACGCGTAGGTGAAGCTATCATAACCGCCAACACTAACCGTGCCGGTCATACGAACGGTAATCTTTCGACTTGCAGGTGTTGTTCCGAAAAAAACAAGAGACCGGGTCGATGCTAACGTTGAGGAGCCACCGTTTGCACCAGACTGGTCATTTATTGCCAAGCCGACGACTTGACCGTCAACAATTAGCTCTGTTTTTGCGGATGCTCGACGTGTTTCCCCACGAAGGCCGTTGAACGCCACTCCGCCGATCTGATAACCGTTTACGATGTACGTAGTCGAACCTGTCAGATCAAAATCCCACTGCGCAATTACCTGTGTGTTCTCAATTGGGGGACTATATTGATTTGATGGATTCTGAACCGTAAGGGAAACACCCCCTCCCTGGAATCTGGCCTCGACCTGAGAAGAGACCGCCGACCCACCTCCGCTGCCTGCTGGACCCTGTGGACCCATGGGGCCTGTATCACCCTTCGGACCCTGGGGGCCTTGTGGACCCTGGGGGCCTTGAGCCCCAGCAGAACCATCGCTACCGCCGCCTCCGCCGCTCCCGGTGACGTTGATCGTGATATCATTTGAGCCATCGAAGAACGCCGCACCTGATACGGCCCCGGCGATACTAATGACGCGTCCCGGACGAAGCTTTGACGCCTCATCCGCTAAAGTTGCATGTCCGGAGCTATCTGCATAATCCGCCCTTGGGGTGTGACCGGCTTCTACTGCATAATCCGCTCTTAGGGCATGGCCCGCCTCTGCGGCGTAGTCAGCCTTCTTGGCGTTGTCGGCATTCGAGTAATCGTTATTGCGCGCACCAACGACGCGACCTTTCGCATCGACCTGAACAACATTGTATGTTCCGGGCGTGACACCCGTAGAGGTCAATACTGCGCCGATCAGTGTTTCGGAGGTTCCGTTGATCATACCAGAGCCAGTGACATCGCCACTGAGGCTCAATTGCCGGGGGGTCTGGAATCCTGTCGCCGTGGTGGCATTGCCGTTCACGTCGGTATCGATTCCTCCTTCTTTAAACCCGGCCAGGAGAACGATATTCGAACTTCCGTCGATCGTTGCGCTTCCCTTTAGCTGATTACCAAGTGTCAACTGACGAGCGGTTGTCCACTTGTCAGAAGATGCAGCTTTGTTAACGGTCAGGATGAATCCGACATCGGACGAGCCGTCCATCACCACGGAACCCGAAGCATCTCCCAGAACGTTGAGACGACGCGGGGTGAGCCACTTCTTCGAATTGTCCGAGATTCCCTTGAGATTCGCCGTGATCACGTTCGCTTCAAACGACCCGGCGTTGTCGCGCTTGACCACGGTGTTCGGGATGTTCAGCGAGGTTGCATCGCCATCGAACGGCTTCCAGATACCCGCATAGTACTTCATGCGATTCTGAGATTTATCGAACCAAATCTGACCGTAAAGAGGGTTTTTGGGAGACTTCGGGCTAGAGAAGTTCTCCAGCATGTGGATGAGGTCTTCTCCGATATCGGTGCCGTAGTTGATCGATCCACGACCGACGAGAGCAATCGACAGGGTGTCCTTATCAATGGTACGATCATAGACTTCAGCAAGGATCGACCCATCGCTGAGTCTCATAGTATACGACATTAATATTCCGCTCCTAAAACGGGTACTTTATAACCTGATTCTATATTTATCTCGACTTAAACACATACTTAAATTATTACGAATATCAACGAGTCGGTATTTTTCTCAGATTATAGGGAGGTCGGTATATGCTGCCGGACAAGATTCATTTCACCGGCCTGGAGCTTGACCCAGAATCCGTGCTGACCCCGCGCAAGATGTTCAGCGGCACCTATCCGTCCTCATGGGTGCGCCATCAGTTCTCCCTGCCCAACGATTCGTACGGCCATCTGCGCAAGATCGACCGTTGGATTGAATCGAACCTCGAAGGCCGCTGGGGCGCATACTCGGTCTACGCGTTCGGCAGCGTCACGTTCGTGATCGCGTTCGAGAAGGTCACCGACGCGGTGATGTTTCGTCTCCAGGGCGGTGAGCAGTCGTGGAAAGAGGGGTGATTGGTAGAACGAATTTTATCGACGGCCACGTTCGGCCGTCCTATGATCCGTCCATTACCTATCTGATTCATTTTTAAGGAATTCTTCATGGCCCTCGTTCCTATGGTGCTTGAACAGGACGGTCGTTCGGAGCGCTCTTTCGATCTTTTCAGCAGGATGCTGCGAGACCGGATCATCTTCGTGACCGGCGAAGTCGAAGACAACATGGCGAATCTCATCGCCGCCCAGATTCTCTTCCTTGAGAGCGTCGATCCGGACAAGGATATCTCCCTGTACATCAACTCGCCGGGTGGCTCGGTCACAGCGGGTATGGCGATCTTCGATGCGATGAATTTCGTGAAGTGCGACATCGCAACGATCGTCATGGGTCAGGCGTGCTCGATGGGCGCGTTCCTGCTCTCCGCCGGGACCAAGGGGAAGCGCGTTGCCTTGGCGAACTCCCGCATCATGATTCACCAGCCGTCCTCCGGCATGGGCCGGTCCACCGTGACGGACATGGAGATTCAGCTTGCGGAAGTCCTCAAGATGAAGCGCTCCCTCACCCAGCATCTCGCCGACCATTGCGGGAAGACGTACAAGGAAATGTACGACCTCTGCGAGCGCGACCACTTCATGGATGCGGAAGAGACCATGGCTCTGGGTCTGGTCGATCGGGTCGTGAAGAATCGTTCGGAAATCGTCTGATGCGCCCGAATAACCTTCTCGCATGGTTCTACATGATCCTGATGGGACAGATGTTCGCGGTGGTTTTGCGGGCGTTCATGATCCTCATCGTGGCTACGATTATTGCGATCGGTTTTATGTCCTCCTGCTCGCGTGTGCCCAATTGTGACCCAGGATTCGTCTATAGTCGCGGTCTCTGCGTCGTTGGATACGAACCTTCATCCAAGAAGAACTGACATGATCGAACCATTGCCCCCGGTGCCGCTCGACCCTCACTCGGACAGAGATGAGATCGAGCGGCTGGAATTTCACATCGAACGACTCGAAAGCATCCTGCGGGAGAACGGCCTCGGTGATCTGATCCCCGAGCAACCCCCGACGATCGCAGAGGCCCGTCAGGCGTTCATGGCGGCCGATCTTCCGTGGCTCTCTCCGGAGGCTCAGGAGGCGTTCCAGGGCGTTCCAGAGAACCACGGCACCCGAAACCCCGGCATCATTTCCTCGCCCCTGCTGGAGGCTGCACGGCGCCGTCTGGAGGAATTGCCGCCGGACTTCCTCGGCCGGTTCGCCAATATGGAGTTGCTTCCCCTGGACGTGCCGGAGATCATCGGTCCGACCAAGGACGAGGACGGGGACACCGGGTGCTGATCTGGGCGCTGGCCGTCCTGTTCACCCTGGTGCTGATCCAGCACAAGCATCTGGTGATCGATTGGATATGGCAACCGAAGTTCGAATGGTCGAACAAGCACGAGTACGGGCACCTCGGTGGGGTTTGCCACGCGGGTAAGAACGCGCTCGGGACCGGGCTGTGCCTGTTTGCGGGAATGCCGGGGGTGACGATTGGATTCGCGTTGTGGCTGACATTCTTGGACTTTGTGATTCACTATCACATCGACTGGTCCAAGATGAATCTGAATCGTTACTGGAATCTGGATGCTTCGAAGCCGCAATTCTGGTGGCTGACTGGATTTGACCAGCATCTCCACCAGATGACCTACTTGGGTCTAGTATGGTACGCGTTGATCGTGGGGTTCGGTAGGATCGGGTAATGGCACAGACACCGTCTGGGATTTTTCAGCTTGAACTGAATACGTTCGAGACCAAGATGTTTGATCTTGGTAGGATGTTCTCGGAAAATGTTGGTCAGGTTAAGATCGACTTCTTTAAAAAGAAGATCACCGTCAACGTAATGGATGACGCCGAGGGGGCGGTTTTTAAGTTCCTCTCGAAGATTGCCGAAGATAAGGAGCGCGTCCTTCGGATCAAATACGGTGATCCAGTCGGATACACACTGGACTTTACCGGCACCGAAGTGGACTCCCACACATTCGATATGGGTGATGCGTACGAGGTCAAGAACGCGCTTCTTGCCATCTCGACGCTCGCTGGCATGACCTATAACCAGACGCCGATGCACCACAAGATCGTGTTCTCGTACAAGGACAAGATTGCCAAATGAGCACGGATTTCACCGCCATCGCCAAGGTGATGATCCCGAAAATTCGTCGGACCATGCCGTCGATCATCGCCTCAGAAATCATTGGGGTGTCTCCGATGACCGGACCGACCGCGAGCATCTACGCGCTGCGCGCCCGATACAGCGCGTTCACGGACGGCTGCTCCGGGATCGATTGCGGTTTCGGTCCGGACATGTCGCCCACTTATGGGGTCATCTACGCAACCTGTGTGGACTTCCCGATGAACCATCCACTGCGGAATGATCCGCAAGCCGTGGTGACCTGGGCGCTTCAGAATTGCCGGAAGTCGTTCACCTACTCGACCGTGGTGATCGGTACGACAATGAATCCTCCGGAGACGGACGAGCGAATCATGAAGATTCGACCTGCCAACCGAGTATGGCGCTGGACATTCGCAGACGAGGATGATGCTTTCGGGTTCAAGGTTCGTTGGATGTAAGATGAAATCGCGCGATTATAGTGTAGTCATAGAGGGAGATTACGGAAACAACCATCGGTATGGATTCGACCTATACTTCAGCACCAATTGGGGCTACCCAATGTACGCGTGGTGTGAAGAACAGTTTGGCCCGCCTTATGACTCGACTACCAATCCCGATGGCGTATGGTCGCGCTTTCATCAGAGCGGTTGTATTCACTATGTACAGGTTCGATTTGAGCAAGTCGAATACGCCATCGCGTTCAAAATGCGTTTTCTTTGAACCATTTTGGTTAGACTAATGCGACTGAATCCAGGGGCTTGCCAAAACAACACGGGTGCTCAATAAATACCCGTATGGTAGTCACGACCTTCCAGGCAGGACTCAAGGACCCCCAGCCCTACGTGGTGCGGATGAATCTGTACCGGGCGGGATATGACGACGTGCGAGGCACCCTGCTTGCGCGCTACGTCGAGTTTTGGTGTCAGAAGAACTGCATCGGCGAATGGCACATCGACCAGACCGCCCACCTGTTGACGGTTTCGTTCTCAGCCACGGTCGATACCGTACTGTTCATGATCTCCGAGGAATACACCTACTTCGTGCCATCGGCGACCACTCGCCCACACGCGGCGTTCGAGGGTCTTCCGGCGTTCACATTGGGATACACGATTGTGCTTTAGGGATTCGCGATCACTCCGATGGTCATCGCATGCACAAGGGCCATCGCCTCGGTGTGCGAGGCCGCCTCGTACGTGGTCGCCCAGGACGAGCCGTCATCGATCGCCCCATGCGGGTTCAGGGCCGGGCGAAACACCTTTCCGATCTTACGGTTGCCGCCATCCGTGATCATGTAGGTCCACTTCGGCAGCACGGCGCGGAACAGCGCGACCGCCGCGTCCATGCTGGTCGTGTACTGCCACGCGAGCGGTGCCTTCACGGAGAAGGCATCATGAATCCGATCGTCGAGTTGTCGGGACGGCTCCGGCGCGGTCGCCAGATCGGCCAACAGTTGATCGACCCCATAGAACGGACGGTCCACCATGACGAAGCCAGAGAGATGCGTCAGCGCGATGCCGATCTCGTCCTTGAAATTGATCGCGGCGGCCAAGAACTCGGCCAGCGCCAAGGTTTCGTCGCCGCCGGGAACCTCGACCAAGTCCACGGGCAGGCCATTTGGCGCGGTGGAGCCGATGATGAACTTCTGGCTCCAGCCGCCCTCGGTGTCGCTATCGCTTTCGTATCGGACGCGTACCTGATCGTCCGGGACGCCGACTGCGGCGAGTCGTAGAAGCCGCTCGACCTTATCCCTGTCCAGCGGGCGCATCAGGGAAACTGGCTCGTGCGTGCTCATGTCCGCTCCTTATTGACGTCGGCGCTCTTCCACCGACATGTTGCACCAGTGGGTCCAGCCGATGGTCCACTCGGATTCCTTCGTCGCGTCTGTTAGGACGACGACGTACCCGGACTTCGCATCCCCTCGGACATTCGCCACGTGGGTGCGGTTCTCCCGATTGGGATCGTACGGGCGATTGTTCGCGTTCGGATCGAAGATGTCAGCCATTGGCGGTTCAGTCCAGTTCAAACAAACGTCATGGTAAACGGGTCGAACGTCTTTCGGGGCGTCAGCGGGGTCTTCGAGATTTCAACGAAGATACTACGCAGCGTCATGAGGGTTTCTCCCAGGAGGTTCTGCCCCCGCCAGTTCGCCTTGTTCTCGATTTTCGGGTCCGACCAATCCAGGCCGACGCCCCAGATTCGATCATAGCTTGCGCCCTCGACGAGGAGACGATGCTCCGTATTCATGAGCGTCGCCAAGGCAGAGGCGTTCTGGGAGAACTTGTAATAATTCCCCGTTAAAACCGCTGGGAGACATTCGGCCTCCCACTTGGCTTGATCGAACGGCATCACGTCGCGCCCGGCCGCTTTCTGCGCACGAGGGACGTCCTGAAACTTGCCCCGCTTTCCGCCCTCGAAATACGCGGTGTTCCCCTCGGGCGGTTGGATCGTCAGGATGCGTTTGAGTGTGTCCACGTCGCCGAACAGATGCGCTTTACGCGCCATCATGTACTGCTCGGCGCAGTTGAACTCCATCTCGGGCATATCCGGGGTGAGGCGTCCTGTGAACAGGGTCGCGGACCATTGCGAGAATACTCCGCCGAGGAAATAGACGGCGTCCTCGGTGATACGTTGGCTGGTCATGTGAGCGTCCTATGAGCCGCGCGCCGCGACGAGCGCCTTGAAGGCGGTCTCGCGCTGATCGAGCAGCAGGCTGGTGGCGACTTCCGCTCCGCGCAGCTTGCGCCGGGTCGCGAAGAACGTTTCCACGTAGGGCTGGTAGGCTTCGGGATTGTCCGGCGCGACGTTGCGCAGTTCGTGGAGCGCCTTATTGTGAGCGTCCCGAATCGTCTCCACCTTGCGCCACTGCTTCTGGTACGCCTTGTTGGCGTCGTCGTAGGCTTTCTGCTCAGTCTCGTACACGTTCATGATTCGGGGCTTTCGTCGGAGGGGACTTCCCATCCGGCGAGCCCGTACAGGATAGTCAGGTGCTCGGGGCTCAGGTCTTCCGCGACGAACTCCAACGGTCCATCGCTGTCCTTCTTCAGCTTGATCTTGTTGGTCTTGCACAGGGGTAGAATGGTCCCTGGCGACAGGATCACGTGAGACCCGTCCTGGCGAGCCAGACGGTCCTCAGCGGCGTCCTGAACGATGTAGAGGGTCATTCGGATTCTCGTTTCTTCTTGTGGGCCTCCGCCTGCTCGTACAGGTCTCCGAACAGCACGCCCATCACGATCATGCAGACGGATAGGAACATGCCCTTGAACGACTGGTCGTAAGCCAGGATCGCGAGGGCAAGAATCTGAACCATTCGGGTGTCGAGCATGGGATTCCCCTCAGAGGGTGCCTTCGACGGCAACCAGACGATCGAGGCCGACTGCGACCTCCAGCACGCGAACATCCTCGACCGGAAAGTCCGTGCGCGTCGAGATCGAGCACATCTCTTTCCACTTCTCCGTCGATCCCGGATGCGTGTAAGGGACCTCGACATCGTTGGTGATCTCGGAATAGGCGGGGAGCCGATCGCTCGGGATGATTCGCGTCTCACGAACACCCGTGATCTTGCGAATCGCCTCAGCGATCACCGGCTCGACTGCCGCACGGTAGTCGGCCTTCGAGTTGGCCTTGTACGCGCACTGGAATTCGAGTTGGTAGAATTCGTTGTAGCGCAGATTCGAGGCGGTCGCACCATCCATGGCTTCGACCCGGAAGCTCTTACCCGCCTGCCACACGCACACGGGATACCGGACGAGGCCGCGATCGAGCAACGCCTTCAGGTAGAGGTAGGAGGATGCGGTGGTCTCCGCCCGCAACGCTGCCTGATCCTCGCCCAGCTTGGCGTTGAGCAGGAAGATGTCCGAGTCGTCATAGGCGGACGAGATGTACTGGCGCGGCGTCAGGAGCGGACCCTCGACCCGGTGGAACGACCAAGCGGAGTTCAGCCCGGTCAGGGCGCTGGAGAGCGCCCCGACTATCCGGGTGATTGCCTGCTCGCGAATCATGATCTCGCGTTCGGTCCAGAAGGGCAGGCCGCCCTTGCCGTAGAGTGCGTCCACTGTCGGGTTCCTCGAAATTGGTACGACGAATTTGTAGCACCAATTCAGGCGACGATGCTACCCGCCCGCGTGGCCATATCCGCATAGACGGAGATCGGGTGCTTGGCCTGGAAGTGGATGTCCCGCTCCACCGGTAGTCCCACGGCGCCGTGAATCGATTCGAGTTCCGAGAGAAGAACCGAACCAAGCTCCGGGCACCCCAGGCCGAGATCGCACAGACCGAATAGGATGTCCGGTTCCTGCTCGTCCATCTCGGTGATCAGCCACGTGGCAGCGCCGTCCGGGGTAAAGAACTTCACCACGGGCTTGTGATCGTCCTCGCCCCCGGACTTCTCGGAGGCTCGGCCGTTCGCGAGCAGGGCTGCACGAATCTCTTCGGTGATCAGGATCATCGGAATTTTCTCCCCATCATCATGAGCGGGTGGTGGAAGTGGGGGTTACCACGACGGTGCATGTCCATGGCCATCATGAGTGCCATCTCGGGGTTGTTGCGAAACGCCCAGGGATTCTGGCGCATTAGTTTGCGCGTTTCGCGCTGATGCTCGGTCTCCGTGACGATGTTGGAGCCGGGCGGCACCGGAATGGCACCGGATTTCAGACTGACGTAGCCGATGAACCGGAACGTGCGGGGCTTGAACTCCTTCACCCGAACCTTGGTCTTGAACGGCCGGTTGATCGGGACGATCTTGTCTTCCGCCTTGATCCACTGCTGTATATTCCACGTGTACGCGCCGCTCCGACACGTTGCACGGATGTACATCTTCGGCTCGACATGCGTGATCGTGTACCGCTCTTGAGGAATGTGATCGGAAACGAAAAAGCAGTCCCCAACCTTCGGAAGCTTCGGCTCGATCGGCTCCAGCAGGGTGCGGTCGTACAGCAGCGACACGGGGAGTTTCACCTCGACGCCCGTGATGATGGCCTCGAACAGCACCTGTGGGCGGTTATTGAGGAGTTTCCCGGACGACCTGACATCCAAGTAGCGGCCCGCGACGACCAGCGACTTCTTGCCCATCTGCTCGACGATCGCCTCGACGAGATCACCACGCGTCGCGCCGCGACCGTAGTACGCCTTGATTTCGGGTGCGCAGATTTCCGCGAACCGCTGCATGTTGACGATCCGATACACCGTACCGGGCACGCCCTCGTGGGGCGCCATGAGGGCGGCCTTCTCCGCCTTTTTGAGCCTTGCCATGAGAATCGCCCCCGCTCGGTGTGTTAGATGAGAAGGCCCGCCAGGGTGTGGAAATTCTTGGCGACCCGCTTCTGCTGATCGACCATGTCCTTGCCCACCGAGACTCGCGTCTGTTCGTGCGCGTAGTCACGGGCCATCTGCCAGAGCAGATCGAGCTTCGGATGATCGGCCAGACGAAGCTCCTCGGCCAACGCCGCCTTGAGCCGAGCGTTGCCGTCATCGATCAGGCGATTGTTCTCCTCGTGCTCAGCCGCCACCTCGGCGCGCTCCGAATTGTACGCGGAGAGCACCAGCGGCAGAGCCAGAGCTTCGTCCGGGGTCAGTTCAACCGCCGGTTTGAGAAGAAGCTCCGGCACGACCGGGTCAGTTGCCCTCAGGATGACCGGGGCGAATTCGCCCCGGCGAACGCGGTCTTCGACCGTCAGGTGTGCCGGAATCGTTTCGATTTCGAAATCATCCGAACCCCATCCGGCTACGATGGAAAGACCTATCATGCTCAATCCGATACCGTGCATCGCAGTTTCCTCACTTCACGAGTTCGACAAGATCGTCGTAGTAGCTGGCGATTTCTTCCTTGCCCGCGCTGTGGCCGAGACTGTATGCCTTGCTGTAGAGAAGGTCGGCCTTCGGGTGTCCGGTCATCCCGTGGTACTCGTGGAGCGCATCCACGAAGGCGTTCTCGCAGGCACTGGCCTGGGTCTGGTAGACGGTCTTGGCCTCCTCGTACGCAGCCTTGTCCGCCGCATACTGCGCGCGAACCTCCGGGATGCTGGCGATCTCGGCGTCGGAAAGCTCCTTAGCGGACTTGCGGAGGATGGCGGGCTCCTTGACCCGGAACGGGTAGGGAGCGGTCGGCTTGAACTCGTCGTTGCGGATGCGGGTGGTGATGTCGTCGCTCATGTCCGTGCTCCCTTGCTGATTCATCGAATATACACTGATTCGAGAGGCCGTCAACTCGATTTCGTTACACGAAAATAGTTAATTTCCATTCATCCTGCTAGTCTGACTACATTCATTAAAGTGATTGTAGATTCAGATGTTTTATCCGTTTCCTGCCAGCTTAGGGCTGGGTGAAGTCCGTCAGGCCATCAAGGTTGCCAACGAACGTCTTGGTCGAGTCTGCTTTATCGAGGCAGACCGTGGGGATCACGTGATCTTCAACTATGTTCTGTCGTTCAACGATACCTTCCCCCAGCCGGACACGGAAGACGAGGCAGTGAATCGCGAGTATGCGATCCTGCGTGAATGCCGTGGTCTTGTGTTCGACAAGACCTATGGGGTGGTTCTTTCGCGTCGCTATCACAAGTTTTTCAACATCAATGAGAAGAGCTTCACCCAATCCCATCTGATCGACTGGACCCAGCCGCATGTGATCTTGGAAAAACTCGACGGCTCGATGATCGCCCCCTACCCGCACTCGGGCCGTCCCGGTGGGATCGCCTGGGGGACCAAGATGGGAGCCACCGACGTATCGCTGCCGGTCGAAGAGTTCGTCGAGAAGAATCCGCAGTACCGGACGCTGTTCTTCGAATTGTACGAGCGTGGGTTCACCCCGCTGTTCGAATGGTGCTCGCGCAAGCAGAAGATCGTCATCGACTATAAGACGGATCGCCTCGTGTTGACCGGGGTCCGTTCGATCTATTCGGGCGAGTACGCCTCGCATGAGGCCCTGGTGGGGTTTGGCCTCACCTACGGGGTCGAGGTGGTGCGCGCGCTTCCCGGTTCGGTCGAGAACATCGAACAATTCATGGCCGAAGCTTATGCGGTCGAGGATGAAGAGGGATACATCATCCGGTTCGAGAACGGCCACATGCTGAAGATCAAGGGTCTTTGGTACTGCCAGATTCATCGGACCAAGGACAATCTGACCCGCGAGAAAGACGTGTGGCGGATGATTTTGGACGACAATCTAGATGATGTGAAGCCGTTCATGGACCCGGACGATCGGGCTCGTGTGGATGCGTATGTTGAGGCGTTCGAATCCCGCATCGCCGAGCGCGGTGCCTTCCTCCAGCTTCACGTGGACGTCGCCAAGGCGGTCGGCAACGACAAGAAGGCATTCGCGAGTAGCCTGAAGGATATCCATCCGATGGATCGCGGGTTGCTGTTCTCCATCTGGGATGGTCATGATCCGAAGGATTGCGTCCGTGAACTCCTGAAGAAGAACTCTTACACCGGAACCAAAATTGAAAATGTACGTCGAATGATCAATGGTCTACGTTGGGATGATTACCGCGATCATAACGTGATTCTCGACGCTTAATATTTTTGGAGTATTTGATGATTCAAGATTTGAAGGTTCTCGCCCTTGGCGTTGTTGTGGGTTGCCTCGCTCTGGCGGCGTGTTTTGCCACGTACACGATGACGACCCCGGATGGTGCCGAGCGCGCCGCCTACGTCGAGGTCCCGTGATGGAAAAGCCGTTCCAGGGCCTTTCGACGTTCCTGAAGTCGCCCGTCAACGACGCCTCGCGCAAGATCGGCGTTATGGGTTTGCCGTTTGACGGCGCCACCTCGTACCGGCCCGGTGCGCGGTTCGCACCGAACGCGATCCGTGAAGCCTCCATGATGCTCACCGATGGCGGCCACCCGACGCTGAAGGTCGATCCATGCCAGTTCGTCACCGATCTCGGCGACGTGCCGGTGTCGAACCTTAATGTCGCAAAGAGCCTAGAGCAGATCGAGGAAGCGATTCATGCGAGCCCGTTCTACCGGGACCCGTCGAAGCGTCTTATGTTCATGGGCGGAGACCACACGGTAACCACGGGAATCCTGCGCGCCATTGCGCCGGATCACGAAGACCTGCAAGTTCTCCATCTCGACGCCCATTGCGACACCTGGGCGGACCATTTCGGTGATCCGCTCGGCCACGGCACCTGGGTGCGCAATGTGGTTGAGGAGAAGCTGGTTAAGCCGGAGAACATCCTTCAGGTCGGCATTCGCTCGCCCGTGGACCCGGAGACCCGCAACTGGCTTGGCGAACGCCATGGCCGGGTCATCTCGGCGCGTTCAGCCCTCAAGATGGGCGCCGATGTGATCGTTCAGAACCAGATTCCGAGGGACAAGCCCCTCTACATTAGCCTGGACATCGACTGCCTCGACCCCGCCTACGCCCCCGGTACGGGAACCCCTGAGATCGCCGGGCTGACCCCGCATTTCGTCCTCGATATGCTGGAGAGCTTGAAGCACCACAACATTGTCGGGATGGACCTTGTTGAGGTCAATCCGATGTTCGATCCCACCAAGATCACCGCGCTCGCGGGTGCCACGTTCATGTGGACCGTGGCCAGCATGATGGCGTGGCTTCCGTGAAGCTCGCCTACATCAGCGACCTTCATTTGGAAAATCGTCCCGGTGTGGCCATCCCCCTTCTAGAAGGGAAGTGGCATCGTCTCATCGAAATCGGCTTCCCCGCGCAGATTGAGGCAGACGTGATCGTGATTGCCGGGGACGTGCACAAGAACCCCGCGTTCCGCCGTGTTGTCTACAAGGGTATCTCAGACACCTATGGGGTGCCGGTGATCGCGGTCGATGGGAACCACGACGTGTATGGTCGGGACTTCCCGGCCAATCACGCCGGGGTGGCCACGGAGATCAAAGGGGTGCGGTTCGCCGTCACCACGTTGTGGACCCATTTGGGCGTGCTGGATCAGTCGATCGCTCACGAGTTCATGGATTTTCGGCAGATCAGCGCGCTCGACCCATTGACGTGGAATCAGACTCACGCGATGCAGTTGGAGTTTCTGCGCCAGTCCGGCGCCGATGTGTTCGTGACCCACCACACGCCGTCGAGCCGATCCTCCCATCCACGATTTGCGAGCAATCCGTTTAACGGTTTCTTTACCAACGATCTCGATCTAAGCCAATTTGGTGGACTGAAATTGTGGGTCCATGGGCATGTGCACGATGAATGGGATTACATCGAGCAGGGAATCAGGGTAGTTTGTAATCCTCTGGGATACCCCATGGAGCTTCATCGACGTGGAGCACAGATCAAAATCATAGAGGTGTAATGCGTAGCTTGATGATCTTCTCCGGAGCGGGTATTTCGGCCGACTCTGGCATTCGAACGTTTCGCGACTCTGATGGTCTCTGGGAGAACCATTCGATCGAGCAGGTTTGCACGGCATCGACGTGGAAGCGGAATCCAGAGATGGTGCACGCGTTCTACAACGCCCGCCGCCTCGAACTGGTCGCCTGCGAGCCCAACCCGGCCCACCATATGGTGCGGCGGATTCAGCAGCGCTACCCGGATGCGTCGATCATCACGCAGAACGTCGATGACTTGTTCGAGAAGGCCGGGTGCGAGAACGTCGTCCACGTCCACGGTCGGCTTACCGACATGAAGTGCGAACACTGCGCACGCAAGTTCGACATCGGCAACCGAGCCTGGGACTACCAGACGGAGTGCTGCCAGTGCGGGTGCCGCAAGGGTGTGCGTCCGGGCATCGTGATGTTCGGCGACGACGCCCCGCTGTACTCGGTTATGTACCGGCGGATCGAGCAGGTGAAGCATACCACGGGGGTGCTCGTGGTGATCGGTACGTCCGGACAGGTGGTTCCGATCGGCGAGATGGCCGAAGACCTTCCCGGCATGACGATCCTCTCGAATCTTGAGACCGCCAAACAGCCGGATGCGCCCTACATCCCCTACACGGCAGACTACCAGTTCAAGAAGGTTCTTCACGGTCGCGCCTCGGAGATGGCTCCGGCGATCGAGGAAGCCATTATCACGGCGATGGAGACCTGACATATGGCAGAAGGTTATCTCGGACAGTTTCCCGTCGATGTTCGGGAGACGATGTTCGCCGACTTCTCGAACGCCGATTGGGCGATGTACTTCATCGAGCGATACGGCGGCATCGACGGGGCTAACCATAAGGATTGGGTCCTCGATCAGGTTTCGCGCATCCTCAAGGGGACGCCCGTGATCGTCGAGGAGGCCCGGTGGGAGGGCGGACTCAAGGAATTCCGTGTCCGCACGGGTGACCCGTCCCAGCGTTACCTCGCCTGGGTCGTTGAGATTAAGAATGGCGAGGACGGGCCGGACACGTACGATTACGAGGAAGGGACACCCCCATGATGCCACCTGTCACCAAGATACTCTGGGACACCGCCGTGGTGTTCTTCCGATTCGTCGGGGTCTTCATCGAATGGCTGTTCGATTGGGGGTTCGAGCGCAAGGAATTCTATGTCCTGCGTGGGGACCAGCGTACCCTGGTGTGTTGGTGCACGGAGAACGGCCCGCCCCCGAGAATGCCAGAGCGGTTGAAGCCGCTCAAGATCGTCCTCCCCGGCTGGAGCGCGTTCACGCGGCTTCCCCACATCCGGGAGTACGCGGTCCGCTACAAGTGGCTGTGAGGGAAACCCGCGCGAGCCGGACCCTACACGTCGCGGTCTGGTCCCTTGGTATGTTCCTGGCCGGTTGGGTCACGCACGATGCATTCGTCGCGGGAAAGCCGATCGGCCTCGACTTGCTGCTGTCGGGAATCATCTGGCTCGGCATCCTGGGCAACACATGATCTACATCCATCTGCTCCCCACGCGCCTTGCCCCGCTGGCCAACGATTTCCGCCGGGAAATCTCCGCTCATCATAAGGACATCGATCCATACGATGAATACGAATGGTTCAGCCTCGCCTTCGGATTCGCTCTCGCAAAAGGGATCAGCCCGGAGGATGCGGACGCGTTCGCGATCTACGCTCGACAGCACGATTTCTTTCTAATATAGACAATTTGTGTTGCATCGCGATAACCTCTTGGCATTGCTACAGAGGTTATTTGTGATGAACATTTTTGAGGTTCTGTTTAGTTCGCAGGGCCGTATGGGACGACTTGCGTTCCTTGGTTATTCCGTACTCAACATTCTGGTGATGATCGCTCTGGCCATCGCCTCAGCCGCGCTCTGGCAGGGCGGCGCAGGACCACACGCGATCCTGGGTATTCTGATCGCGCTCGCGGCGATCATCGCTATCATGTGGTCGGGAATCGCACTGACGATCAAGCGATTGCACGATATGAACTTCACCGGGCTACATGTGATTTGGATTCTTGGCCTGGAGTTTGCCTCCAAGGGGATGGGACCGGCGACGGATTCACCAGCCTTGGCGGCACTTCTGAGCGTGATCACGGCGGCGATCGGCGTCGGCATGCTGGTGGTGCCCGGATCACCCGGCGAGAACGCCTACGGCGCCCCGACCTGAACGAGAAAACCCGCCTTTCGGCGGGTTTTTGTCATTTGCTGTAACGGTCTCGGCTCTTGACGTTGTTGATCAACACCTTGGCCTTGATCTGCGGGCGCTCCTTCAGGTGAAGGTCGAGCAGCGCGTCTGGGTCGGCCTTGGCCAAGAATGCCATGACTTCGCCCTTGCGCTTGTCCGCAACCGATCCGGGGATGGTCTGGCCGATATTCTTGAAATCGAAACCCGGAAGGATGGCGACCTTCTGCGCGGCATGCTTGGTCGTGACCACGTTGTAGCAAACCTGTCCGACCACCTCGGTGAACAGACACGGGGCGGCGACCTTGGGGGCCAGCACGATATGACGGGCGGCGGTGGAAAGTTCACCGCGTGCGGTGAAGCCGTGGCCCTGATTGCCGCCCTTGGTCATCGAGACCTGTGGGAGAACCTTGGCAAGCTCCTGCGGAGTCGGCGGCTTGCCCTTGGCGATCTCCGGTGACACCTGCATGAGATTCTTCTTGAACACCGCGACAAGTTTGCCGTGCGTGTAGAAATCGTGGATCGAGCGGAAGAGCACGTTCTGCTGCGGCGTGAACACGGGGTGGTCCGACGCGCCTGACCAGATGAACAGGCGACGATTGAATGCGATGTCGTACAGCATGTAGCGGAGCATCATCTGGGGGTCATGACCGCCCTCGGTGTACGGATCATCCTCGGTGTATTCGAGGCGAATACCATCACCGACGATTCGGGGAAGTAGGGTCTCTACCGTATGGGTGATCATGGCGATCCAGTGCTTGTCCGCGCTGGGATCGTGCAGCGGGGCTGCTTCGTATGCCTCGGCGACGGCGACCGCGAACGCGGCGTGCTCGGGGAGGCTGTGGAGGGCGACGCCTTCTTCAAGAATGGCGGCACCTTCGAGGAGGTTGATTGCATGACGAATATCCATGCACCTATTTAGAAAGTGAGAATATTCCCCGGTAGAGTTATGGTCGGTTATTGTTTAACCGAGACCGTTTTCATGCAAACACTTATTGTGAATCTCTTCGGAGCACCTTGTGCGGGTAAGAGCACGATCCGAGCCGACGTTTTTCGGTGCCTGAAGCAGAAGGGAATCAACTGCGAAGAGGTCTACGAGGTCGCCAAGAAGCTCTCATGGACCAAGCGAATGGGTGAGTTGGCCGTCCAGCCGTACATTTTCGGTAAGCAACTCAGAGATATGGAAATCCTCGACGGTAAGGTCGATGTAATTATTACGGATTCACCCCTTGTTCTGTGTGAGTTCTACAATCTTCTTTACTGTGGTGATCGATACCCGAAGGCATTCGGCACCCTCGTGATCGAGCAGTTCAAGGCTATGGGCGGGGTGAACTTTTACATCAATCGCGTGGGCGAGTACCGCGCCGAAGGCCGGAATCAGACCGAGGCGGAGGCGAACGAGATCGGCGTTAAGCTTAAAAATCTGTTGGACGAAAATTCCATTGACTTCGCCGTCCTAGATGGCGATACATTTGCTGGTCCCTACATCGCCGATCTGGTGATCTCCATTTTGTCCAATCGAGGTTAACAATGTTTGAGTTTCTTGCTGGTGTATTCGCCAGTCCATTCATCTGGGGTCCGGCTCTGATCCTCTTCTTCGCTCTGGAGGCGTATCTGGTCGAGACCGATAACGGCGGCAAGGCGACGATCGTCTTGATTCTCACGGCGATCTTCCTTCAGGCGTTCACGAACTTCCAGCCGTTTTCGCTGATCGCGCAGAACCCCCTCTGGGCGCTGATCCTATTCGTCGGATACGTCCTCACGGGCATGCTGTACACCCGTTACAAGTGGGGCGCCTATGTTGGCCGCCAGCACGAGCGGATCACCGACTATATTGACGAGGCCATTCGAAGGGATGTCGGTGCTTACGATGCCACCAATCCTCAGCACCGCGCCAAGATGGCGTCGTATCGAAAGGATGCGATCTCTCTCGCCATCGGCTACGGGAAAACCCTGCCGATCCAGATTTCCGATAACAAGGCCCGAATCATGGCCTGGATGTCCTACTGGCCCGCTTCCCTCGCGTACACGCTGTTCGACGATCCGATCCGCCGTGCGTTTAATTACGCGTATCGGCGCATGTCCGGCGCGCTCCAGCGGGTCTCGGATCGCGCCCACACGGACTTCGAGCGCAAGTACGGCGAGCCGAAGCAGCCGGTGGCGGTTCCGACTCCTCCGGGCGTTGATACGTCGATCTGAATCCTGAAAGTCATGTTAACTACGGCGGGGTTTACCCCGCCGTTTTCGTTTGCACTTTTCTAGAATCGGTGTACATTTGGTCGAGGAGTTTTGCCATGACCACGAAGTGCCATTTGATCTCGCTCACCGGACAGGGTGACGTTCACACGATTCTGATCAACGACGTAGCCTGGGAGTATCTAAACAACGCCTATGACGGTCGGCCGATTCCCGACGAACTGATCATCGATTATATTGCACGTGAGCGCGCTAATGTTTCCGCATGGGGCGGAGCGCCCGATACGGTTTCCGGAATGACCGCCGCTGCGAATCAGGCTCTCGCCTACAATGACGGTGGCTCCCCTGAGAACGATATCGCGATGGCCATGGGAGGAAGCGAGTTTGGCGGTGAGCGTTGGAACAACTATGGTGTCCGCGATCTCAAAAAAATGATGGCGTTCATCGCCAAGCATGATCTCGAACTCGATGGTGAATTCGAAGGTTCAATCTATTGACTAATTATCACTTAGATGCATATTTGGTCTCAGGAGAAAAACATGAACTTCACGGATTTCGCTGAGATTTATAGCCGTCTGCGTATCCGCTCGAACCGTGCGAATGATCTGTTCGTCGATGCGATTGAGTGTTCGGATATTGAAGAGCACGTCGAGGCGAACGACGACGAGGAGTTCGAGCTTCGGATGGACAAGACCCATGGTATCGCTTGGGTCGAACTTCACAATCCTCGGCGTGGTGTTATTCTTCATGCCTCGGCGAACCTCACCGCTCGCACGGTGGACCTGCGCCATCAGAGCGTCGATACGATCGCGATCCTCGACATGTTCGAGAACGAGAACCTGAACGGTCTGGAGACCATGGCGCGCTACAACGAGAAATTCCCGCGCGAGAACCCCTTGGACGAGCACGAGGAGGAGCGCTCCTACGCGGCGAAGGCCGCCCGTATGATCGTTGCCGGGATCGGTGACACCCCGGCTATGACCCCGGAGCAGCAGACCCTCGTGGCGAACGAGATCATCGCGATCCTCAAGGACCCGGCTCCGTTCGGTTTCGCCGCCCGTGTGCAGCGAGTGCTCGCCTGGACGCTCGATCCCGCCACGCAGCCCGAGTGGAGCCTCTACGTGGCCGCCTGGGTGATCCGAAACGTCAACGACGTCGATTACATCGATGAGGCGCCGCTCCGGGACCTGTTCGATCGCTACCCCGCCCTGACCAGTATGAGCCCAACCTAATGGGACTGACCGCATCCGAATCGTCCAAGCTGATCTGGCTCAGCTTGCTTTCGTTCGTCGTCATGCTTGGTGCGAAATTCGTCGTGCCGTCGAGCAACCAGCCGTTCTTGATTCTCGGAGCGATCGGCTTCATCGGCCTCATCTATCAGGCGGTACCGTCCGGACGGGGGTCGTTGGACTTCAAGGTCGGTCTGATTGTCGGCTGCAACCTCACGCTCCTCGTGTATGAAATTTTCCACCAGATCACACCACTCTTAATCCGGGGGCGCTACCTATGAAACACGTTCAGTTTCTCAGGAAGGCCCCTGTGGGTCAGCCGTTGGCGAAGCTGCATGGCTACGTCGAGCATCGGCTCCCGGACGCTGGCGTGCCCTCGGAGCGCATTCGGCGACTGAAGCAGGCCAAGCCCGGATTTATCTCAAGGCGTGAGGGGTGGGCTCGGTTCTACCGCTGGCAGGACTGGCATGGACGGCGGCTCAAACAGATGATGCGCTTCAATGGCGCGTAAGCCCTGGGAAAGCCGGTTTCAGAGCCCTGAGTACCGAGAGGCGCGGGCAAAGAATCGACACGACAACTGGTCGGATCGTAAAGAACGCTCACGTGCCTACAGCTTCCCGCAGTCATACGCGTATGTCGAGCCGATGGAGCACGCCGTACAGATTCCCCTCCGAGAGTTCTTTTCCGATCGAACAGCCACGAGTGAACAGAAGACCAACATGATCCATCAGATGCTGGCACGCATCAAGAAGATCAATTTCGGTCTGTATCGCTACGACGAAGGCGGGTTGATCGTTAATTTTCAAACCGAATTGCAGGCCAGTGCCTTCCGGCTGATGAGCCCACTCCGAACGCAAATGATCCGCAGATGTAAAGTAAATAAGGACGAATGAGAGAAGAATACCACGAGGCTGAAGGCAGCTTCTACGCGGAATGCGCGAGGATTCTCGGCACCACGCACCATCACACCCCCTGGTCCGGGCGCGGCCCGAACCGGTGGAATAACCGACATGCCGGAAATGGCCGATTCCGATTTGGCACCATCCGGATGTTTTCCCCCAATGCGATTCACGTGAGCCTGTACCATCCCAGGATGGTCAACCGGTTCGTGAAGTCCCCCGAGGAGGCGTACGCGCTGATCCGCTAGAGAGGCCCCTATGCCTATGACGATCGCCGATCGCGTCCACAACATCGGCAAGAATATCGAGCGGGCCTATAGTCCAACTTCGTCCGAATTCCACCACATGCGGATAGAAGCGACGAAGCGTGCGGGGCTCTATCATGTCGAGGTCAAGGACTTCCGGGCTGTTATCGATTGGCTCAAGGCCAATGGATACCCGGATTACACGTTTTCGATGGACGATTTTTGGTTCGATGATCCCAACTTGGCGCTCGAAATCAAGATGAGGTTCGGATGACACCGAAAGAGATCATTGAGCAGATCAACGTGGAGGTCCGGCGTAATACCGGCAAGACCGCGCTGCATCCAGAGAATCGCGAGACCATTCGGAGAATGGCGTCTGAGCGTGGGCTCTATAGATTCGAGCCCATCGATACGGAAGATGTCATGGACATCATCGCTTGGATCGAGGTGAACGGAAATCCCCCGTACGTGTTCTCGTCCCTCGACTGGTGGTTCGAAGACCCGGAACCGGCCAAACAGCTTCGGATGCTTTTTGGTTGATAAATAAGTGTATGGATATTCGCCAAATCATCAATCTCGCAGAGGGCCTAAGCGACCCTGCTTATCAAACAATCGTAGAATTTAAGAACTGGTTCAGAGATTCGCGTCTGGACGATTTCGTAGTGATAGATATAGATCATCGCGGAACGCATGTAGTCGCCGTGACCGATCTCGATGTCCCATCGGGAAGCGGCGATCATCACGTGGTGACTGATATCCTATATAAGTTGTGCTTACTTGCGTCCCGGCATAAGACAATGCTGGTGATTGAATCTGATATTGACGCGATCGAAGGTTTCAATATCTCCATGTGGGCTCAAGACCATGGATTCGAAATGGCCGGTGGCAAGTTAGTCCGTCAGCCGTAAATTAAATTTCGACAAATCATGGCCCGAGATTTTATCTTCGGGTCATGGCAAAGTATATCAACGCAACCAACGCGCAGAATAGATTCTCGCTCAACGTAGAGAATCTGGTCTCTAAACTCCACGGAACCTCCGCGCCGGTGGAAGATGCTGTGTATTCGGCCAAGGTCGATTACGCTGCCCGGACGATCACCTATACGGTCGCCGATATCCAGGGTGGCGTGACCGAAAGATTCTTCGACCATCTTGAGCAAGACCCGATCCTGACCGTGCGCCTGCGCATGTATCGGCACGGGATGACCGAGGTCGATTACGTCAAGCGGTTCTATGGTGGGCGGATCACCTCACGTTCGGTCAATCTGACGTTCGACGAGCCCGGCATGGCCATGCACCGGGTCGTGCTGTCGTTCGAAAGCTCGGAAGTCGAGTCCTTCCTCGGCCAATGATCTCCTACATCTACGTGATCGCCGCGCGCCGCGAAGGCCCGTGCAAGATCGGCCTCTCGCTCACCCCGGAGAAGCGCCTGCGCAAACTCCAGACCGGGCATCCGGAACGGCTCCACCTGTTCCACCAGATGGAGGTGGATACGCCCAAGGTGGCCCTGTTGGAGCGGATCATCCACAAGACCGTACGGTATCGCCGCACCCAGGGGGAATGGTTCAATCTCTCCGTTGAAGACGCTGTGGGAGAAGTTGAGTTTGCTCTAATCCGTTACGGAGATGAGGTCAACCTCCGCAACTTCCTCTAACAATAAATAGATTTAAAGTATTGCTGGAGAATTCTGCGTGTCTTTCCTTAATGATATGTTTGGCGGTGCTCGCTCGCCCATGTTGCTCGAAGCGGCCAACTACGCTGACATGTTTTCCGATGTGGCGCGAGCCCTGAAGCAGCGTTCACCCCTGGTGGACAAGGCGATCGACGAAGCCCGTCACGTTCTGAAGAAGAACGACCGGGTCGTGTGGTATCTCAAGCTCTGGAAGGTCGGATTCGTCTGCGCGATGGCGAACAAGCTCCCAACGGGATTCGTCCAGCGTATCGTATCGGATTATGCCCGCCGTGCCGGGTGGTCGGAGCACGAAGCGAAGACGTTCGGATGGGAGGTGTTCAACGATTCCACCTTGATGGGTCAGTTCCAGCACTACCTGTCCCTGTCTTGCCCGGAGATTCAGAACCGAACTTTTCGCCACGAGACGCCAGATCGGATTCTTCACGATTTCGCCAAGGCGGAGAAGGCATGGCAGTCCGAGGTGGACGAGTCGTTCGAGGATTCGACCGCACATGAGCTTATCCGGTTCCCCAACGGCCTCGCATGGTTCGACCTGAAGCGCCCCACGGATGAGCAGGAAGGCCGCGCCATGGGCCACGGAGGCAACTCCCACCGCCACGGCAGCACCGACACGATCCTGTCGCTCCGCCACGTCATCGACCACGGCAACACCCGTCTGCACAAGCCCGTCCTGACGTTCGTGCTGGACGAGCATGGTCTTCTCGGCGAGATGAAGGGCAAGTTCAACGGCAAGCCCGAGCGCCAGTATCACAATGAGATCGTTGCGCTTTTACAATCGCCGATCGTTCACGGTATCAAGGGCGGCGGCTACAAGGCGGAGAACAACTTCCGCGTGGAAGACCTTGATGAGGAGACTCGTGGGGGTCTGATAGATGCCAAGCCCGAGCTTGGCGGTCTCTATGCGCTCTACCACAAGTACGGAATCCACGATAAGCGGGTTGTCGCCACCCTGGAGGAGCGCCTTCAGGCCGAGAACATCCGCCCGCCGATGATGCGTGTGGATGCACACGGGGACATCACCCTGCAAATCTGGCCCGATCTGGAGAAGTTTGCTGAGCATGCGGATGACGGAATCGTTGTTGGAATCATCGACATCTTGAACGGTGACCATGACCACTTCGCGGTGATAGACGATCTTGACGATCATGAAGTGATCTCAATTATTTCTGCCCTAAATCCCCGCGACTACGCCAAGCTCATGCGAACCCTTCAGGTCCGTGCGGTCGCTGTAACCGATCCGCAATTCCACCGCGCAATGTCCTTGGCTTGCCAGCGTATTCGGGCAACCCCATTTTTTGGCATACTGATCGAGGCGGCCAACGAATCCCTTGATGTAACCAAGCATCATCAGGATATTCAGGCTCGTTTGAATGAGTACGTAGCCGCTGACTGGTCTTTCGGACACACGCACCAATGGATTGATGTCAAAGACTCAAAAAGCAAGATCGAACTCAAGATTCGAGCGGAAGACCTTGTCAGCATGGTAACGGCTCCGGATGATGATCATGATGACTACATTCATGCGCTTCATGACATACGTGAGCTTGATTGGGGAACAATTGATTCTCACGTCACTGCCGAGAATCGTAGAGAGGCTGGACTTTCATCAGAGATTTCATATGATGCAAAGCACAACCTAGAATCGGATACGTTCTTTGCTGAACTTCTTTCTGAATCTCTTCTTAACTACGAGCACGCGGGTGCGACTTTTATGAAGAAAGCCGGTCTCTGATCTGATGGCCCACCAAATGAGCGTTTGACCAAATTGGTTGTACCAATTATGGTTAACGCTCTGGGGGGCCAGAAGGACGAATCATGACCGATCCAAGGGCCGTGCTGCGCCGCAAGGTCCGCCTGTATGATGCCGACGACTTTTTCTGGGACGGTACGGTTACGGAGGTCGATGAGACCGCTCTAACCGCACAGGTCGATTACGGCGACTGGATTCAGATGTATCCGATTTCCGATTTGAAAACCGTCTGGACAGAGGATGGCTCCTACGAGTGCGTATTGGTACCCCAGAGTTTTGGAACAGTGGTATCCGACTATCGCGAAACGATTTGACAAACTAACGATTCGGTGTACTCTGATGCGATCAACGGCATTTGAGAGGCACCATGAGCGTATTAGTTCAGCCCAGCACCGAGACCACGGCCGAGCGTAAATTCGGTATGGTTCAGTCGGGCAAGGGATTCCGGATTCTCTCCTCGACCCTTTACTCGGACAAGGCGTTCGCGATGATTCGCGAAATCCTGTCCAACGCGTTCGATGCCCACAACGCGATCGACAAGGGCGACATCCCGTTCCACGTGCACCTGCCGTCTAAGACCGAGCCGTTCTGGGCAGTTCGAGATTTCGGTCCCGGCCTGTCTGATGAGGATATGGGTCGTATCTACACGGTCTATTTCGAATCCACTAAGGCCCGCCATTCGAAGAAGTTCGCCGGGCAGCTAGGTCTCGGCACCAAAGCGCCGCTCGCCTTCACCGAGTCGTTCGTCGTCGTCTCGTTCCACAACGGCAAGAAGCGCACCTACACGATCTTCTTCGACTCCGACGACAATCCGACCCTGTCGCCGCCCCTGGTCACCCAGACCGACGAGCCCAACGGAATCGAGGTGATCGTCAAGGTCGCCCCTGAGGACTTCAAAGAAGTCATCGACAAAACCAGCAAGGCACTGTCCTACTACGATCCCATGCCGATCATCACGAACGCCCCCGCCAATTTCCGTCCGGGTCCACCCGATGCAGTGTTCCAGGGCGAGGACTTCGCTCTGACCATGCGCGGGCGCGGCTCTCTATACGGATACACGTCCAATCCGGCACGCGCCGTAATGGGCCGAGTGATCTACCCGATCAAGGCCGATATGGTGCCGGGGCTGACCGAGACCCAGCAGATGCTGCTGGACCAGCCCTTCGACATCCGCTTCCCCATGGGGACGCTCGATTTCGTGCCGAGCCGTGAGGAACTGTCCTACGACCGCAACATCACCATTCCGGGAATCAAGAAGGCCGTCGCCAAGCTGGAGCGCGATATCATCGAGGCTCTCACGGTCAAGCTTGCCCCGGCAGAGACCGAAATGAAGGCCCGTCAGGTGTTTGCCTCGCTCGACGAGAAGGTCCGCACCATCGCGCATAAGCTCGGAGGCGTCCCCTGGAACGGTCTGAATATCGCTGAGACGTTCTTCCCCATCAAGGTGCCGAAGGGCGTCACCATCACCTCGTACGAGGCTCGCTCGCGCGGCGTTTCCCGCGATACGAAACAGGCTGGGATGGTCGCTTGCATCCCCCTGACCAACACCTTCGTATTCGACAACGATCGGGAGAAGTCCAGCGTCCACGGGATGCACGCGTATTGCCGGGACACGCTCGACCGCTACAGTGACCGCAAGGGTCCGTACTTCCTGCTGGAGGGAGACGCAAAGAGCCGCGCCGCAATCCTAAAGCGGATCGAGGGGGTCGATACGGGGCCGACCAGCAAATTCATCCACGAAGTGGCCCGACGCTCCGTATCGGCGAAGAAGGTCTACAACGGCAAGCTCGATAAGGATCACATGCGTGACACGTATGTGAATATGGAGTTGGGCGGTTTCTACGTGCTGATCGTGAACAACGAACTGTCTCCGGCGGCCCGCTACAACAAGGATCAGTGGGAGAGCGCGCACCGTGCGGCGGTCCAAGCCAAGCTGTTCGATCGCAATGATCAGGTCGTCGCGGTTCCAGCGTCCCTGTCCAAGCAGTTCGTGAACCATCCGAAGTGGAAGGACTTTTACTTCGGGATGCGAGAGCGTGCGATCGAGCGGATCAATGAGACCAAGCCGGAGCAGGGCATCGCAAATTTCAATGCCCTCAGTGCGGTGAAATTCAGTGACCGCGACGACTACCGGAACGATGCGACCCGAGTGATCGAAGGGCTTGCCAACGTGCTGGGCAAGGATCACCCGTTCGCGAAGTTCCACAAAAAGATCGTCGCCACCCGTGACTCCGCCTACGGTGCTGTCCACGATGCGAAGTTGCTGTCCCATCAGTTCGGGATCGACCTGACCCTGCCGAAGCCTAACTACGACTTCGCCGGGGTCTGGAGCGGCCTGATCAAGCAGTACCCAATGGTCACCGTGCTGCTCGATCTCGGCATCAACATGTACGATGATGATCTGGTCGAAAAGGTCATGGCCAAGGTCCGGGAATACGTGGAACTCGTCGATGGAAAGAAGGTCGTCGTCCTCTCGCCGCCGATCGCGACCAAGCGGGCCGATCGGATCGACAAGCGCCGGGCGTCCGGTCGCTAAAACAAATCGTCAAGACTAAGGGGCATGACGTACGATGGAGTATTAACTACTTCAGAGGATGTCATGCCCCTTAAAGTTACCCATGAAGAACGCAATGCCGAGGCCATTCGTATCGCAAAGACTTTCCGTGGGTCGCCCGGCCAGACTCTGGTTGCCGTTCTTGGAGCACTCGGCGCAGAAATCGGAAACGCCTCTCACCTTGACGCGATCTGGGCCGAGTACTACGCCTCGCAGGCTAGTGCGGAGAATGCTCGCTTGACCTCTGAGATCGCTCGCCTGGAAGGGTCGCTCGCTGACTACGAGAACAAGTTCTGACCTGCATCAGACATTGATGATCTACCCCGATGCCCCGGCCGCGCATCGGGAGGTCTTACCCGGCGAGTACGTCATCACGGGTATCTCGGCGAAGTGGGAGCAGATTCGCATGGCCGGATACCTGAACTTCACAGTCCGTAGTGCTCAGATGGATATCGTCTGTACCATGGGGATGGATTTCGAATCCCTCCCTGACTGGTATCAGGAGGTCGTACGCAGCGTCATGCGGCCGGGAGCCGCCATCATCCGTCTGGACAAGCCGTAGTCGTCCTAGCACCACCTGAGGCGAAATGCGAAGGCATCGGCTTCTTCACGGATGAAGATCGACCACGAAAAGGCGTACCAACGGGTGCTATCGATCCCAAATTGTTGTTCACACCATTCGTAGGCTTGATCGAAAGTTGCGATCTGGGCTTGTATTTCTTTATCGTCGGCAAAATCGATACAATCATGGTAGAACGACCAACGCGAACCTGAGTTTATAAAATTAAACTTCAAGGTCTCCATCTTCGTCGATGCTCTTCTTCGAGGAATCGAAATTCTTATCCATGGGCGTATTTAGCGCCTGAGTAGGCTTAACACGGTCATGTCGCGATCGAACTCATCCCGGCTCCCCCGGAGCGTTGCCGAGTACGAGTGCCCACCATCCGAGTGATAATCACAGATCATGGAAAACTCATAGGGTGAGTGCACCGGAGTTCCACGGGTGATTCGCCACGTCAGGCCGTCCGGAAACATGTCGTGCCGATTCTGGATGAACAAACCCTGGTAGTCGTACCATCCATGCTCAAGCTTTTGGACGAGCATGAGTAGGGATTCGGTCAACTCATAGGGGGCTATCGAGTAAAGGGTCCCCATCAGCGCGGAGTCCGCCGGGTGTACGTGCCCATACCCTCCCCCAGGGGATCGGAGGCGGGATCGTGGACGTATCCACGCGCGGTCAGGAACGGTACGATTTTCGTCTCCAGCACCTGCTCCACATATACGCCTCGAATCACAGGGCGTTCGGCCGCGAACCCCTCGCAGAGGTCGAAGAGTTCCCGCATCAGGCCGGTGCGCTGGCGCCGGGCCGTCATGTTGGCGATGGTCAGCCAAATCGCGACTTCGCCCTCCGCCATACGCTGACCCAGGCGGAGGTAGGCGTGGAACTGGCTGGCGCGGCCGAACCATGCGGATCGCGGGTACCGGAGGTCGTCACGGTCGTACAGGGTGTGCAAACCGGCTTCGATCAGGGTGAGACGGCCCATCAGCACCACCGGAGGCGAAATTCGAGGGCCTGGATTTCGTCTCGAATCATCGCCCGTCGTCCCCAGAAGTACCAAGAGAGGTGCTGGTCCTGAAGGTCCCGTTCGGATTTGTATCCATCGGCGGCACACACGTTCCCGAAATGCTCCAGGCACCAATCGTACGCCTCCATGATCTGGCGCGGCTCTTCCAGCTTGAACGCGCGATGCTTCGTCGGCGACTCCTCAAACGTTGCCACCTCGAACGCTTGGTAGATCAATCCGGCGTGGGTCGTCGGCTTCATCATAATCCACATCAGCACCACCGTAGTCGGAAATCCATCGCGTCAATCTCGTCCCGGAAGGCGATCTCCGTTTCCGTGACACGGCACCATCGTCCGCCCCTATGATGCGGCGTCGGCATGCCAAACCGTTCTTTACACCAAGCCACCGCCTCGGCCACGGCATCTAAGCGGAGGTATTTCCGATCATGAGAAGGGAGGCATTCGAAAACAAAATAGTAGAACCCTTCACGGTCGTAAAAAAGACTGAACATCAGACCCACCGGAGCTTGAACATGAAAGCGTCCTGCCGATTGGTCAGATAGACGCGATCAAGCTTGAAATCCCAGCGTTCTTCAAAGTTGGTCACGAGCCAGTGCATGACCTTGTCGCATTGTTCTACAGTCAGGTACTCCGGACCAGGGTAGTAGAATTGATATGGGAAATCCTCCACCATGAAGTCGTTCATGTGTGTGCTTAGATCAGCGACGATGAAGCGGACCCCGTCACTCACGCGACGGGGGCCTTCTCCAACAACTCCTCACGCGTCATCGTGTAGTCGGAATCCGCCCACAGATTACGCAGCAGTCCGACCATCTGGCCGACCATCGGCCCCGGCTTGTGACCGGCATCCAGCAGGTCTTGGCCCTTTACGGGGCACTCGGGAATCTCCCACGCCAACACGTCTCCGTACAGGTACGTGCGGTGCTGCAACAAGGCGAGTTGTGCAACCCAATGACGATCGATCCGATCGAAGGCGAGGTACCTCTTCAGGTCGGTCATGTCGCGGTATCCCGTGGAGAAATCCACACTGTGTAGATTGTCTGCCAGCCACGCCGCCCGCTTTGCCTCGGCCGTGGAGAACCGCCACAGTGTGGACAGCGCACGCACCTGCTCGGGATCGACCGTGAACGCCACCATGATGGCGACCGGGTCCTTCACCACGCCCTCCAGGGCCACCACGTCGCGCCAGGAGCCGTGTGAGAGCCCGATGTGATGGGCGACGCCCATCCGCATCATCTCGCGCAGCATGTAGCCTCCTGAGGCGCCGACGACGATCTTCGACATCTCCGACCAGACGCGTTCCTTGGAGATTTTCTTCAGCCCGTGGGCGTTCAGAACCACCGCGTCCACCGTCTCGTCGTCGATCGACATGACGTTGCCGAACCGAGCCAGGAAACGGAACCACCTCAGGATGCGCAAATAGTCCTCACGCATACGCGCACCCGCATCACCGACGAAGCGAACCACGCCGTTTTCCAGATCGGCCTTGCCCTCGAAAGGGTCGAACAGGTTGCCGTCGAAATCCATCATCATCGAGTTGATGGTCAGATCGCGACGCATCTGATCGAGTTCCCAATCCCCATGGTAGGAGACCACGGCGTGGCGCCCATCATGGTCGGTCTCGGTCCGCAGCGACGTAATCTCGAACGGCTCGCCCCCGAGGACCACCGTGATCGTACCGTGCTGGAGACCCGTGGTGACATAGCGGAAATGATTCTCCGCATAGACCGCCATCTGCTGGTCCGGGGTCGCATCCGTACACAGGTCGATGTCTTTCGGCGTCTGCCCGCGTAGGGTGTCGCGAACGCACCCACCAACGAGGCGGATGTCGAAGCCAGCCGCCTGAAAGGCAGCGCGGAGAGACAGCAATGCGGGGGTCAAATAAGAAGGTGCCATCCCACAAAGATACGTGGAATTGCTAATTAGTCAAACCAAAATTTTAGAGTCGCAGGAGGTTTGCCACAACATCTGAGATATCGCGGCCTACGCGTTGGAACTCAACCGGATTTCCATATTCATCGAACACCGCATGGTCGATCCAGTCGCAAAGCTGATCGCCAATCTGTATCTGGATGCGGCTGGATGGTTGGGCTACGCTGAGCGCTTCCGTGTTGTTGATGAACACCTCGGATTCGACCGACGTCATGAGGGCGCGAATGTCTCGGTTGAGCAGTTCCGAACGGCACATGCTGTAGTGCTTGGCGAAGGATGAGTTCGTGAACGTGATCCGATAGTTCAAATCGAAGCAGCAGATCATGTCCACGCCATTGTCGCGCCGTGCTGCTGCCTGCTCGGCCGATCGATTCATCTCACTGGTGTCCTTGATCGTCACCAGACGGGCGGGGCGTCCTGCCCAGATGATACGGGTTCCGGTGAAGATCACCGAGATGTGGTCGCCGTTGTTGTGCAGCCCCTGGGCGACGAAATGCGTATGGTCGTCGTTCGCCTCGACACGCTCAGCCTCGGAGACATCGAAGAGAATCGCGACGGGGCGATTCATAATCTCTTCCGCATCATAGCCGAATAGCCGGGTCACCGCAGGATTCGCAGCAACGATCCGATCGTTCTGCTCGATCAGGATTCCATCGAACGATGCGTCGAACGCCGACTTGTATCCGCGATTGGCTTTCGAAGATTCCGAAAGGCCGACGATCGGCTCCATATTGCGGATGATCACCAGCATGGAGGATGACCCGTTGGACCAATCCAGCCGGGTGATCGAGGGTTCGATCCAGAACAAGGCTCCGTTCGGCCGTAGGCCCCTCAGAGGCTTGGGAGAGGTCGGGAGCCACGCGGAGCTTTCCTCGGCCATCCCCCACAGGGTGGAGGCGTCTGGAACCGCATCCGCACCATGCTGGAACAGATCGCAGACGTTAAGCCCGTTGATGTCGGCCCGGCCGAACATCCGTCCTGCTGCGGGATTATACGACTGAACAGTTCCGTCCATCTCGGTCAGGAACAGCGCGTCGTTCATGATCCGCGCGGTATGCTCAAACTGACGGATCGAATCATCGAGACGCGCTTTGAGGCAGATCGTTAGGTCTTGTGCCGCGTTGGCAGTCTCGGTAGCCGCCATCAGTAGAGAATTTTGACTTACCGACATCAAGGCTTCGAGGTGGTCGTCGCGCTTCTGGCGTGTTTTCCGACTACCCCAACCGAACATCAAAATACATCCTTGTACACAGAACCGCGTCGAATCTTATTTATCGCACTTGCAGTACAATTGAACCGTTTACAAATTGTAGATGCAGCTTCTAGACTTGCGCGAATCTCACGAACTTGGTCGTCGGTAAGTCGTCGAAGCGTTGGGCGAATGTCGTTTTTGACCAGTGTTTTTAGAAGAACCGAGATACGTATTTCCAGTCTCGATATGAACGATCCGATATATTCCAGAGTAATCCAAAACAAAAGCCCTGTAAAATCGAGCTAACGATCTTACAGAGCTTTACAAAGTAATTAAATATTTTTATCGTAGTTAGTACTAATCTCCATTAAAACCAATTACAACTTTGAACGTATCTCAATTAGGACTAATTTCAGCGAAGTCAAAGCTTCGCCGAGCGTCTTATTGCCGGTGTAATAGTCATCAACGATGCGCTCGATTTTCTCATCCTTGCGCTCGACTTCCTTGAGGATTCGGCGGCGGTCGAGGATGAGAAGGCCGATGATAAGGCAGAGGATGGCGATCATCGCCTGAGGTCCACCACCGAGAAGCGCGCCGATCAACTTTTCAAAAATAGATTCCAAGGTCGGGGCTCCAGCCAATATTATGGGACTGGAGTATTTATGCCCTGACCTTGGATTTGTTGAGTGCGTACTTTGCTGGCACTTACGTCGAAATCATCGCGGGACTAGAGCCCGGAAGCCCATCGGAACTTGAAGAACACTGCCATATCCTCGTCTGCGAAGGAGAATTTCAGCCCCTTCACATCTCGGGTGACACGGACTCCGAGGTCGGTCCATTCGTAGCGCCCGAAGATCGAGTACTTTGCCTTGGCGTGTTCTTCGAGCCATTCCCGAATCTCGAACATGACGTCCGAATCTGGAACCTTGATGAGAACGCTGTGCTGGCAGAGATCGGGTCCAACTATGTGCGAGACGAGCGCGGCCAGCGCTGGAAACGTCTCCCCGCCCTTCTTCTTCGTGTGAACAGTACCGTTCATCAGGTGGGACCATCGAAGTTTTATGTCCGAGATTCCACCATGCGCAACTGCTGCGGCCATCGTTCCTTTCCCGGTGTGCCCCCACACGTCCAAAAGATTTTGGAGCCGCAATTTTAGGTCAACCGAAAGGAAAATGCCACCCGTAAAAATACGGATTGCGCACCAAAATAGGACATTCTGGTGGGACCGTATAGTTTAGATACGAACCACGAGTGCTGAATCACTGTCGGTGTGCTGCACAACGTACGCACGATCCATCATGTTTACGCTCCAACCTTGACCGAGTAGCACAGCAATGTTTTGGCCAGCAGCAATGTCGTCCATGGACATCGAAATAGCTGCTTCGTTTAGACCTTGCTGAGACATTAATTCGTTTAATTCGCCGAAGCCAACGAACTCGAATTTATGCACTTCGTGACCACCACCCAGGGTTAGTACGCCTCGGCTAAGAGACGCAGAAGTGAGATCGCTTGGGTATAGGAAGGTAAGAACTGCCTCTGAGAGGTTGTCCTCCTCGGGGTCGATCACTGCTTTACGAACTTCTTCCTCTGAGAACGGAACCAGATCATCATGGCCACGCAGATGCATTTTCCAGTTATCGATGTTCGCCAGCGGAGCGACTTCTTCTAATAGAGCGGTCACATTTTCTGGGAGCATGTTGTTCTTGAGAAGTTCGATGAACACCATGTAGTAGCCCTGCGCGTCCGGAGCGGGAGAAATCTCCGTATCGATCAATTCCACGGCGGAGCGTTGAAGGAATCGATTCAGGTCTTCGGCCGCGCCATGTTCGGCGACGTAGAAGGCGATGACGATCGCCTCGTCATCAATTTTTGATTCGTACTCGTCCACGGAAATCAATGGAAGAATCAGGTCTTCGAGGTCGCCCCCTCGCATGCCTTCGTACAGATTAGCCATTCGGAACACCTCCCTTAGCCGGAGGCGCGGCCGGTGCCGCTGGAGGGGTGGCCATCGGGTCCCCGCCTGGAGGCTGGTCCATCGGATCGCCGCCCGGATTATTAGGATCGCCCTGGCTTTCTTCATCGTAGCCAGACTCGTCGTTCATGCCGCCGTCCTGAGCGTCCTGAACGTCTTCCACGTCCACTTCTTCGTCGTAAAAGTCCAACTGACCGGCATTGAGTTCAGAAATCAGACGGCGAGGAATCGAGATTCGAACGAGCCAGACCTTCTTGCCCTCTGCATCTACCTCGGCCTCGTCCAAATCTTTTGTCTCGCCCTTGGGGTCCTCGTGGGCCTTGGAAAAATCCACGCGAACGCCGTGCTTGAGCAAGCGAAGTCCTGCGCGGGGGTCGGGCATCTTCTTGTGATCGTACTTGATCGTCATATCGAGCCAATATCGGCGGACCTTAGGTCCCTCGACGATCTCACCGTCAATCCAGTTCTTGAACACGTATACGTCGAGTGAATCTAGAACATCTTCCATCTGAATAAGAAGATCGAGCAGATGTGGAGAATCTTCAAGTTTTTCGATATCAGCAGGCATGGATTCACATCAGGTTGAATTACCTGAGTATTTAGTTAGATGTGAATGGACAATAAAAAACGCAGCACCCTGGAAGGTGCTGCGTTAGATAGATTCGTGTGGGATTGTGTATCAGTGGGCGTTTTGACCGAACGCACGCTCGCGCTGGCGGCGGAAGATCGATGAGTCTGTCTTCGTCGGTGTTACCACGACGTTCTGCATGACCGGCTTGGTTGCCACCATCGCACGGGGCTTGCGGGTTTTCTGGAGGGGAAGCGGATTCTCAGCGAAGTGTTGGAACAGCCTGTCGATAATGCTGCTGGCTTCTCGGGCCGCAGCAAAAGCACGCTGTGGCGTTTCGCATGAAATTCCCGAAACAGTGCTTTCTAGCATCTGAAGGGTTGAGCGAATCTGCTCGGATGCAGGAAGAGGCTCTTGGATCGGGTTTGCGTTGTTCTCGTGGAGATTCAGTTCTTCCACGACGGTGGATTGGGCGGGAATGGTCTCGCGTGGCCAAATCCGGATGTGGGCTTCCCAACGCTCTGGGGCATATCCCTTGCCCGCGTGGGGAACTGCTTCCATCCAGCCGCCGGTTCGACGCTGGAGAATGTAATAGGGATTTCCGAGAGGGTTCGTGAGGAGACTGAGGAGGTGTCCGGCTTGACTGCCTTCGATTGTTGCCTCGGCCCCGCCTCGGCGCTTATCCGTGATTTCGACAACGTCGGAATCATCCCCTCCGATTTTGTGCACCGGCTTGAAGAAAACAGCGTTGCCTTCGACCTTGATCCGGATACCCACGGCGTCTTCCCCGAGGAAGAACATCTTCACCGCTGGCTTATTGAAGGTCATCTTAAACATGGACTCAGGTACCTTTCAGGTGCGCCCCTAGTTGGTTCGGGGTCGCTTTTCCCTGCTGCAATTTCGTCCATATATGACAAATAATCGCAATGCAAGCCGATTCCATTTTTTGGTTTACCGAATCTTAAAAATTGTGTCGAGGCGGCTCGCCAAACCCTTGAAAGACCACACAAACTTTGAACGAATTTCGTATTATCATGCCATTTTTATTCCCAAACCGCCGTATTTCAGGTTTTAATTCCGAAAGTATTTCATCACATTCGTCAGTAATCGAAGCCCAAAACGGAAGACACAAAAGGCTTCGGTTGACCATGCGGTTAGTTTCCCCCACTGTACCCAAGAGGCCAGCTACCAGTGAAATCATAGGTGGCAATCTCAGGAATCGAGCTTAGATTGGCCACAGTAGCCTTGTGGTACCACGATGCCTTGTAAATCATGTTGGCCCAGATGCAGCTACACTGGTAGAACTGTGTGAAGCTTGCGTTGTCGTAGGGTATATCCGTGTTGTTTTGGGCGCGGAACGAGAATCCTGATGGAAGAATATATCCGGTTCCGATAAGAGTCATGATTCCAGTCATATTCGACCGAGATACGACATCAGAATCGTAATATACTCCGTTGTATAGCCAGCCACCATTCAACTTAGCGTCTCGGTACGTGTTGATGAAGTCTTGCTTGATTCGGATCGCGGATGTCACATTAGCCCCCATATAGGGAAGCCACTTATCCACGTCGGCGCGTTCGGATTCGCTTTTTAACGATAGAGTATCGTCGGCATTGAGAGTCCAATAACAAGAAGGGAATCCCTCGACCTGGGAAAGATCAGGATTGATCAGCCATTCGGCAGGATCAAAATCAGGCGTATTAGCACTTTCGTGATATTCAAAAGTATTTTTATTTAAAACGCGGGCCATTTTATAATCCTTCAAACACTTCGACGTAGTCTGGCTAGAGCATCTCCAAATTTTGGACCAGCAACAATATTTGTTGCGTTGAATTTGAACGGGCCAACATCAAGTACGCTAGCGCTTGCAGCTAGAGTAGTTGTTCTCGATCCCTCATACATTCCTAAGTTTATAATCAACCCGAATGTTGCGCAGTCTGCTCCACGTGTAACATATTGGGTCTGAATCTCGTTCGACGACAAAGCACGATTGTAGAGACGAACATCTTCCATCATGCCGTCAAAAAATTCTGTTGCCGTGGAATTGTTGTAGTCCGCGCCGATCGACATCGGTACGGTACCGGTTAGAACCGCTGCGGTTCTTGCGAAAGTACCCACAACCGCACCGTTCACGTACACGCGCATATTGGAGCCATCCCAGCTACCCGCGATGTGTGTCCACGTGTTGATTGGCACGCTTCCTCCTGCCACGGTATCGACCGAGTACGTGGTACCGCCGAGTCCATTAGAGACACCTTTACCCACCATGAGGCGGCAATTGCTCTGATAAACGTCGAGACCGTACACCTCGGTTGCCGTTGAGGCCGAAGCTACGCGGCTCATGACCCGTTGCATCGTTGCGGTGCTCGATGGATTCACCCAGGCGCAGATGGTCCCGGTTGAGACCACCATAGAGGCGTTGTAAGGGATTCGTAGATATTGGGACGAGGCACGGGTGAAGAGCAGGGCCATTACGCGAACTCAGCCCCGAGTTCGACCAGATAGAAATCGCCAGAAGAGGTGTCTGCGGTCGCGCTGCCCTGACGTGTCAATTCGATCTGAGCGAGCGTACCCGTGCTCAAGTTAAGCGAGCTAAGATTGAATGTTTGCGAAAAATACTGATAATTCGTGTTCGCAGGAATCGTTAGCGTATTCATCGTGGTGATCGTCCAAGCACCAATAGCAGAGTTATTGGGGACCGTTCTTGTGTGGAGGCGCAAGACCACGCCACCTGATGAGGAGGTAGACGCGCCTCGACCCTTCAAGCGGATTGTGATGGTCGAAATCGACGATGGAATTGACATGGCCATGCCAACACCTTCTTCTGCGGTGTCGTCGAATGCACGAACCGTCAAGGAGGTATTGGTGGGATCGGTGGTTGCCGGAGCAAGACCATTGACGGACCAGTCCGACGTCACGGGGTTGTCGAACTGATCCGCATAGAATAAACGTGTACGAGGAACAAAGTTCGGAATCTGCCACGCACCGAATTGATACATCTCAAACGTGGACAGGTCGGTGTTGTAGCGCATCATTCCAGCAACCGGCGATGAGGGTCGCTGAGCCGTCGTGCCCGCCGCAAGCTGAAGGTAACCAGTCGAGTACTGCGTGATGTTACCTGAGTTCTGATTACCTTCTCTCATTTTGCTCCTTAGCCGACAGCAATAATGTTCCAAGTACCCGTGAGGGTACCAAATGAAGTAAGATCGATCGTGCTTACTGTGGTGCTTGTAGCAGTGATATCATCCGGCTGAATCACCTTATTGTTATTGTCGTAAATCGTGATATCGACAAACTGCTGACCAAGGCCGTGCGTGAACGTGAGCAGGCCAGACGACAAGGTCGCGCTGGTAAACGTCGTGCGCGCTGCCTTCGTAAACCCGGTTACAGCGGCGGAAATCTGCGCGATCGTTGCGCGAACGTTGTTCGTGCCGTTGTAGACGAGCACCTGATCGGTCGAGGAAACCGAACCAGCGGCGTTCAGACCGGCAACCGACAGTCCGACGACCGGAGACGCCGTAACGCCATCACCGTTCGTCAGCGAGATACCCTGCTGGCCTGCTACGGTGGATGCGGTGAACGAGATCGTCTTGTATGTGGCCGCTCCTGAGCGAACGACGAGACCAGTGGTGGACAGCGCGTTGATCGAGGCAAGCTCACCCGCCAGGGCAATGTTGATCGTGCCCGAACCCGTGACAGTGGGGTTGCTCACGGATAGTCCGGTAGATGTCGTCGCCAGGGTAACGCTGGAGACCGTACCGTCGCCAAGTCCGACCGGAAGCCATGCCGGAGTCGAGCCCGAGGTGGCTTCAAATCGATTTGTGTCCGTGTTGAAGCGCAGCATACCGGCCACGGCTGTCGGACGTTGGGCAGCGGTGCCCTTTGCAATCTGGAATGAGCCCGTGCTGGTCTGAACCGCACTGCCCGCAATGATAAGTGAACCAACCTGCATCGAATCGTACTCCTAAGTCAGAGCCACAAGGCTCTAATTTATTTACCGACTACGATGGTCCAGTTCCCAACGATGTTTCCAAATGAATTAATGACCAAGTAGATACTATTGCTATCGAGTGATAGAATTCCATCAGGCATAACGAACTCTCGGTCGTTATTGTATATAATTACAACCGGAAAATCTTCGTTCAGGTTGTGCTGGATTGTCAACGCCCCACCGTTCAGATCGGAAGAAGTAATACTTCTACGGTATGTTGTCTTGACGGTTGGGAAATAAGACATGCTGCACTCCAGTTAGATATATCGTCTTTGTCTTACTTCAGATCACGTGCCACTCAACCCCGTATACCAGGGTTACGGACGAACGAGCGACTTCAAGGACCATCGACGAATTACCATCGATGGTCTGCCCTGAACCTGCCTGAATAGTGATCGGGGTGCTTGAACTAGCGGCGGCGATCTCATCCTTAATGATATACTTCTTCCCAAAAGTTCCTTGGGGAAGCTGTACCACGCATGGAGCTTGGCGTAGGCCAAGGTAAAAATCAGAATCCAGCGCATTGTAGTTGGATGCTGATACAGGTGTACGATGGAAAACTTCACCGGTCAGATCAACCCAATTCGATACACGGAATTGGTATAGCGTGGGAGTCTGTCCGACCTGAACATACAGGTCGCCGTTCAAACCGATTTGGTTTGAAATGTTTGGATTCGACTTGCCTTGGAAGATGGTCGGACCACGCTTCCCGATGCTGAAGTTATCAGCCATTGTCCCAGCAATGTTTGAACGCACCGTCATTCTCAAAGTCCCATGAAAATCTGTAGTATTTAATATTTGATTGTTTGGTAATAAGAAAGGCTACAACCATTTATTCAAGTAACTGTTTATTTTTGTTCCGTCTCATTGACAATATCGACGATATTCTTCCGCCCAGGAGCAATACCCCCGAATCGAGCGCCCAGGTAAAGAATCGTCCGGGTGAACACTCCTGTGCCACAGACGATCATCGCTTCCTTGAAGATCGCATCCGCCTGTTTGCGGGTCGGCGCTTGTGGATGAGGCTTGCCGATATTCAAACGGTGACACAATAGGTCATGGATCACGGCAGCGCGAGAATAGCTTCCCCAAGCAGGGAACATGGCCCATAGAAGTTGTGGAACGCTAGCCCCATCTGTCTGAAATCCAGCAGGCACGGTGATGTACTGTCCCGAACCCTTATCACCAACTTCATAGGTGAAGTCCTGTTCGATTCTCCACACACGCCAGTTCAGTGCAACTTCGGTGATTGTCAATTGTGCGGTAAAAGAACTCATAATATCTCCATTTGGGCAACTTGATTAACCGACAAGATACTCGCTCGATCACGTCTACGTCATTAAAAAACAGACTTAAACACGCGTATAAATAGACCTAGGGAGATTCATATGACCAATCCAACGATCGACGTGATGACTTTTAACGCGACCTATGTGACTCCATCGAGCGAGATCGCTCGGGTACGCGAAGAGCAGTCTGTCAACCTGTATATTGACGTATCCGAGGTCGGCACCCAGGTGGGATTTGTCGGGCAAACAACTATCTTTGTTGGAAATGCAGTTTCTCTCGTCGAATCCGTAACAGTTGATGGAATCAACATTCCGTTTTTTCGGCAGTTGACGGATCAGCGCATCTATTGGGATATTTCTCACGCTCTAACGCGTAAATCTACTATCGAGGTCACCCTAGGCGATCTGTTGGGTAGCTTCTCTCTCCTCAATGGAACTCTTCCACCGGGGCTATCGATCACCCCGAAAGGACTGATCACGGGTCGCGTCACAAATATTATCGCACCACCCGCTCCGTATGCATTCACGGTGCGATATAAGAATCCAACCCACACACATGATCGACGGTTTGTCATCTATGCGGAGGGGAAAGACTACCCGGCATTCTTCAACCCTGATCAGCTTCAGCCTCAAGAGCGCGATGATGAGATGGGGTTTAGTTATCGATCTCTGGGTTCGCTTAGTCGAGGACAAGGCTTCGGTCTTACCCTAGACATTTACGATCCTGACGGGGTCTTGCCGGGATTCGTTCTACGCAAGGTCACTGGTTTTCGTCCCAACAGTGGTAAGTTTGGGGGCCTTCCGCCTGATCTGGAGATCGTTGGGCAGACTATCCAAGGTGTAGTCGCCGCCGATGCCTGCCCAGGTAAGTATTTCTTCGAAGTCGTTCTTAATGACTCGGGGCGCGACGGCGCTATCTTCATGATAGAGATTCTACAGCCCATCAGTAATACGATCGGGGTAATTCCTCACGTGGTCTGGGATACTCCGGAGGGAGACCTTGGTTCAATCGTAGAGACCGAGCCTTCGCACTTTGACGTGGTGGCACATTCTGTGAACGCCCCGGCGATCGTTTACGAGCTTGCCCCGTTCTCGGCTCCGCTCCCCACGGGAGTGACAATCAATCCTTTGACCGGCCGTCTCTACGGGGTCATGCCGTATGTTGTCTCGGACACCGTATTCAGCTTTCGTCTTCGGGCCTCGGCGGGACAGCTATTTGCCGATCGAATCTTCTCGATTACCGTTCTGGCACACTTTGATCTCGATACGATCCACAATCTCCGCCTGCAAATTCGAACGGCCGATGAGGTCGCCCTGGTTCCACAATACGCTGATTCGATTCCCCAGGAACTGATCTATCGCAGTGAAGACCCAAACTTTGGCTTCATCCGACATCCTTATGTTTATGTAATCAAGGGAATCGATGGCAGTAAAAACCTCGAAGAGGCTCTGCGTGGGGATGCAAACGGCCTAGAGATCGTTGGGGGTCAGAAGGACTACCAGAAGCGATTCAAGCTCGTCCTGGGAGAGCATCGTTTTGCTACGGCCCGAGATTCGACCGGTAAGGCGATTTACGAAGTTCTTTATCGGGACCTCTACGACCCGATGAAAAAAGCTGGTGGTTTTAACATTACCAACGGCCTCATCACGTCATCTCCGGTGCGTTGGCCACAGTCTGCATCTACTTCGATGTATTTCTTTCCCCACTCAGTGAAGAATATGCGGTTCGATCTCATCGAAAATCTTGGATTTGCGATGATCGACCCCGATTCGAGACGAAATGTCGGTACGGACACTGCCGAACTCATGCCATTGTGGATGAGGTCTGAGCAAGTCAAGGGGGTTGCCTCCTCCGTCCCCGGCTATAAGGCTGCGTTGTTCCTGGCCTATCTAAAGCCAGGGTCGGCCGCAGCGGTGCAGAAAATCCTCAACGCGGTGACCAAGGTGGGAACACTAATCACTCCGTGGGGACACGTGTACTATTTTGATAAGTATTTTACCACAGAAACCTCAGTTCTTTATCAGACAATGCTTGATAATCAGGATGATGAGAGCGCAGAGACCGTCATCGATTCTACGGAAACTGTGTTTGATGAGGTTGACGGTGATGTAGTTAAATATCTGGACTAATTTTTGAGGAATTTCAATGAGCATCGATTCCGGACAGGCGCCGACCACGTTTAATGAAAACTACCCGGTCCCTGGTCTGAAGCAGTCCAGTCAGCAGTTCCGTGACAACTTCAAGATTCTCCGAACTGCGATTGAGAATCTTCAGAACGTTTCACGAGACGAGACGGGAATTCTTGATTTCCAGCTTTACATTTCCCCTGTCACGGGTCGTGTTACCGCGTCCACCTTCTACGTGGACCCGGCTCAGGTCACGAATCCCGACCGTGGAACGCTAAGCTATCAGAACGATGCGATCTATTACTGGAACGGCACCGGCTGGGCTCCTGTGGCCTCAGGAGCCGCATCCCTACCGGGTCCCCAGGGTATCCAGGGTCCGCGCGGCGACAGCGGTCCTGAGGGTCGTCAGGGTCCGATCGGTCCCCAGGGCGTCAAGGGAAATCAGGGCGATATCGGTCGTGACGGTTATCCGGGTCCGGCGGGTCCCAAGGGTGACGCTGGCCCGGAAGGGCGTAAGGGCGAGATTGGCGCGCGCGGCCTTCGCGGATTCGAGGGTCCACGCGGGCCGATCGGCCAGACCGGTCCCAAGGGCGACAAGGGTGATCAGGGCATCCAGGGTATCCAGGGTGTTCGTGGTGAGCACAATATCCCCTCGGTGCTTGATTTTTTTGATGAGGCCACACGCAACCGCTTCCTCGCGGGAGATTTCTCCGTCGATGTGACCGCAGGGGTCCAGGCGGCATTGGATTCAGGAAAGAACCTCTTCTTCCCCGCAGGTAAATATCGCCTCACCAGCGGCCTTAAGGCCACGCATCCGGGCCAGTATCTCTATGGCTGCGGCGGCCCGACCGTAAACGGCAATGCGACTGAGGCGGGAATCGGTACGTTCTTTATGATCTCGTACGACTATGACGTCGGGTACGCCGTGATGACGCTTGTCAATTCCTGCGGAATGTTCGGCTTCACCTGGGACTTTCAGCAGCCGGACGCTGCCCCCAATGGCGGCCCGCTGGAGCGCAACCACCTCAAGGTGTACCCGCCCGCCCTCGATATCTCGGATGCGCAGAACGTCCTCCTCGATAATATCGAGTTCCGCCGCTCCTCGATCGGCCTTAAGGCGCACGGCAACTGCGGTGGCCTGCGCATCGGCATGATTCGAGACGGTTCACTTCAAACGGGCCTCGACCTTGAATTCACTAATCCCCAGAGTGAGCGTCGCTCGGTGATCATCGATACGTGGGAGCATTGGCATTGGGGCATGGCGGATCGCCCGGCCCTCCAGGCGGTTCACGATGATGGTATCACGGATGCAATTTCGATCGGCCCCTATATCGGCGCGGTTTCGTTTACAAATCTGCTGATCCTGCGCGCTCGATACCGCCATAACTCAGGTGCAAACAACAATCCAACACAGATCGCCAACCTCGATCTGCGCGGTTACCGGGCAACTCTCGACCTAATCTCTGGCTATGTCGATGTCGGCACGTTTACTTGCGTGAATCTACTCAATCCGGCATTGTCCAACACGGGTGGTATGATCCGAGTCGATAATGTGAATCTGAATGGCCGCATGAATAATGTGGCGCTTGTGCGCCAGATTGAGGGGTCCACTTCGATCACATCTGGTCTTATGAACATTGACGGCAACACCGTAGGCGCGGACCTGACTGGTGGTTACTTGAATCTGAACGGCGTACATTTCCAGTGCGGCCAGAACAGCCGCAGCGTCGCAATGGTTCGCCAGACGGGTCCGGGCGGTCGTCTCACCATGACGAACTGCTATCCCGACGATCGTGGTTCGGCTGGAGGTGCGTTCCCCGCGTTCATCCAGATCGAGCGCGACGATCATCACGTCATCATGAATAATCGCTTCCTTTCATGGAGATTCGAAACGCCTCTTCTGGAAAGGTTTGGAATCTATGGGCCGAACGGGAGCATCAACAATGGTATCGACGATAAGGGTCACTACCACGGTAAAGTGATCAAGCGTTACATGGGCGGTACGTTCAACGCAGATGGCTTCGCGGTCCTCTATCCGGAGATTTCCGGTCTCGCGGGTAAGGTCAACAACATTTCGGTGTTCGCCTCTCACCCGGAAGGTGGTCTATACCCGGCAAGCATCCGTCGTTTCGATAACGATTACATCTACCTTGAAGGTCCGAAGAGTATCGGATTTGTTTGCTGGATCGAGTACATCGAGTAAGAAATTGAGTTACTGTTAAAATGTAGGGTAAGGTGTTCTCAATTCATTTTGAGGACACCTTATTTTATGTCTAAGACTGCATTTGAGAAGCTTTGGGACTTTCATACCGCTTTTGGTCAGGTTCGGACCACCACTCCGGGTCTGCCCAGCGCTGACGTGCGCAAGCTCCGCCGGAATCTGCTTCGCGAGGAGTGGAACGAGTACATGGATGGGGAAGAGAACGACGATCTCGTCGAGGTCGCGGATGCCCTGATCGACATCATCTACATTGCCTTGGGAACCGGCGTCAGCTACGGCCTGCCCATGGATGAGCTTTTCGAGGAAGTTCACCGTTCGAACATGTCGAAGCTCGGCGAGGACGGCAAGCCCGTCTATCGCGAGGACGGTAAGGTCATGAAGGGACCCAACTACAGCAAGCCTGATCTGGCCTCTATCGTGGCTCGGCGTATCGCCAACGCTAAATAAGGGTGTAGTTTACTATGAGGGCCACCCCATGTTTTCATTTGATGGATTCGATCCTGCTCTGATGAGTGACGACGAATTGCTTCATAAGACCACGGACCTGCACGCGAAACTCGTGTTCGCTGGCCGATTCGGTTCTGCCGACATGATTGGTGGCCTTCAGCGACTCCTTGAGGTGGTGGAGTTCGAACGAGCCCAACGGGTCATGCGGACCTTCGCACGGGATCGCGACTTGAGCACGCACGACGTGATTGAGAGCGACCCCGATCTGGCCGCAGCCGGACGCGATCAGGCCGAACCGCAGCGCGGCGGTAAGATCATTCCGCAGAAGAAACCCCGCCCGATCGTTACGGTCTCCAGCCGCCCTACCTCGGATATTTGAGAAGAACCATGTCAGACATCATTGAAGACGACGACGAAGACGCCCTCTACATCTCGTTCACAATGGATACGAAGATGATGCGTCTGAACGAAGAGACGTTTGTCCCCTCCAAGATTTCCATTCGAGCGGATGTCAATCCGGAAGAGGAGATGTCGGAATCAGAAATCACCTTGGCGCTGTCGAAGATTCGCTTTTTCTATGAGAACATCGTCTCCAAGTGCATCGCGTTCTCCTACGACAACGAACATGCGATCGAGATTCTGATCAACGAAGAGGGCAAGAATCGCACCGGAAACATCCTCATGATGACGCCGGGCGAGCCGACCGACGAGATGATGGCGACCCTCTTCCAGGCGAAGATGGAAGCACTGTCCGACCACAAGATCAGCTTCAATCTGGTCGAGGTGAAGTCGGATAACCCGCATGGGCTCTCGTTCGTATTCGTCGGCGATGCAAGCCGAATGCTTCCTGATATCGAAAGCTGGATCGGAAAGCGTTCGTTCTTCACGCAGCCGTGGTGGAACCGCGACGACGCCTCGACGCTCGACGTCATCCCGCCGCCGGACGCTGATCTGACCCAGAAGCCAGCCTGGGCGTTCTCACTCAATCCGATCATGGGTGCGAAGACCGACTCAACTGTGATTCTTCGCCCGAGCTTCAAGCCGACCGTAATCGAAGGCGGCAAGCCGGTCTAAAATATTGAACTCCTGCTCATGCCCTCGGTACTATCCAGGGTATGAGCAGAACAGTTGATCCGTGGGGACGGGTTGTCCTCGATATCGGTGACCTCACCGAAATTCTCTATTCCGGCCTGAAAACCGATGACGTGTACGTGGCCGAAGGCGACGAGACTGCGCGGTTCAATGCGCTTTGTCGGGCCTGGGATCGGCCACAGTACGCTTTGCGGGTCCCGGAGGCCCCAGAGCACTCTCCCGAACAGGAGCACGCCACACGCGCCTCCCAATGGCTGGTCTGTGAGGAGCTACGCGGGATGAACGTGCGCGACTTTCTCATCAGCGCGTGTGCGACCGATGCTCAGCGGGAGCGGGTGAACGCGGAAATGGACCTTTATGAGGAACGCGAACTCGAACCCCTGCTTCAGACGATGATCTGTCTGGTCGAGCATTTCCGGGCGAACAAGGTGGTCTGGGGTGTCGGTCGTGGTTCGTCCGTGGCCAGCTACGTCCTCTACATGATCGGGATTCACAAAATCGATTCGATGAAGTACGGCCTGGAGATCGGGGAATTCCTGAAATGATCACGCATCGCGAGGTTCGCGTGACCATCACGGAGAAGACATATGATCCCGAGGATGGTGGCCCCGTGTTTATCCTCCGCGTAGGATTGTCCCGCCGCCGGGGGTTCAGTACGATTCTGTACGAGAATTTAGAGGAACGGGATTCTGCGTCGATCTCCCCCGCGATACGGGATTGGTGCGTCGAACAATGGGCGGGGGAAGAGTTCTCCTTCAATCCGTTCGATGATGAAGAGGTGTGGGTCCGGAGCTTTGCCCAGGCGATGGCGTTCAAGCTGAGGTGGGACGGGAAACACGCCAGTGCTGGAACTTAAGATCGTTATCCACGAGAAGGTCGCACCCGGATCGTTCCCGATCGAGGTTCGCCTTGATCTGACGGACGAATTCTTTATCAAATCCGGGTGGAGAAACACCATCCATGCTCAGCAACACATGACCGATTGGTGTCGCGAACGCTGGGGCAAGACCACGGGCGAGACCTATACGCTCGAAGAGGCCCGATGGATGTTTGTCGGTAAGCGGTTCTACGTCCGCACCGAGGCCCAGGCGATCGAGTTGAAGATGCGGTGGCACGGGGCGACGCCGTGATCGTCGTTCTTACGATCGAACAGCCTGAATCGACCGAGTTGATTTTCAGCCATAGCGGGAGTTTCAAGCATGGCTTGAACGCACAGAACCGCCGTGACATTCAAGATTGGTGCATCCATCAGTGGGGATTACCAACTCGGGATAGTGGCTGGGAAATCCACTATGCCGATGGGTACATATTTGTGCGTACGTCCGACCGCTCCGCCGGAATTAACGCGAAGATGCGTTGGCACGGCGTGTTGGACGACTAGGTCGGCTTGGATACTCCGGCGATCATCTTGATCGTCATCAGCCCGGTCACAGGAACACTCTCCTCGAACGAGAGTAGGTCGGCATCCTCGCCTCGGAAGATGATCCAGTTCTTCCCCCGCAGGATCAGGTGGCAGGCTGAGGTCATGCGGGTCCGGTCAACGTACATGATCCCGGACCGCTTCGGCATGCTTTCCAGAAGCTCGATGAACTCCTGGCGCAATTCCTCAGTATCAAAATAATACCACGAGCCGCGCTCGGGGAATGCCCCGATGTCCCCCGGCCGAGCATCGCTTTTAAGCGTGTAGGTCCGACCCTTGTAGACACGATCCTTGCCCTTGTCGGAAACGAACTTCAGGATTCGCTTCTCCTCGTACGGGCTCATGTAATAGGTCGAGAGACCGACCCACCCTTTGCGGTGGAGCTTCCACGACTTGGTGCGGTTGTGCTCGTCCTCACCCGAGGGTGTGATGGTGTGCCAGTCCAGCCAGACCTCGCTGATCCACTTCAGCCGTCCCTTAGGCCCGGTGAAATTGTTCACCTTGGGTTTGGGGATATTAATGCCGATGGTGTATCTCAAGCCCCAATACTGATGTTCTGGCGGCAGCGTGACCGGCTGGGGCTCGTACCGAAGAGATTCCAACTTTGGTGCACGATATTCCATTTACCACCATCGGAGTTTAAAATTAACCACATCCTGCTCTTCACGAAACAGGATGAAATAGGTCTGATGGCTCACGTCCCAATAGGGTGTCGCGCGATCAACCAGAAACTCGCGACACCATACGTGAATCTCTGGGTAAAAATCAACCTCCTGCGAGAGAATCGTTCGACCAGAATTTTGGAACTTGGGGATACCAAAGAATCTTGCCGCCTGCTCACGTGTGAGTTTAAGCTTTATGATCACCGAGATATGTCCTCTAAATATTGAATTGCGCCTAACATCGTCTATTATCTACGCATATTATTTAGCGGACAATTTTCATGGCCGAAGTCATTCGATTCAAATCCAAGAGCCATGCTCGGGACCTCGCGCTTCAGAAGCTCGCCCACCGTGTGCTGATCCACCTGATCGTTTCGTTCTATGATCGCGGGATCATGGACGTGCCGATCCAGGCGTACGTGAAAGAAATGACCAGCGCGCTGATCGCGGACGGGCACGCCTATGATCCGGTGGTGCTGGATTCTCTCGGGACCGACATCAACATTCTGAAGCGTCTCGAAGCCATGCTGATCAAGACGCTGGTCGAGCGCGGCCAGCTTCCGCCAGATTTCAAGGCTTGACTATCTAACGTTTAGCTGTACATTGAGGGGATGGCGAACCCGTATAAGCGCACCTCCACCCCGACGATCACCTACGTGGGCGAGTACGGCCACGAGTCGTGCTTTCGTATTCACCTGCTGAAGGAAGAGGGGCTGAACGCGCTCCTGTTCCGGGGCGAGATCGCCGAGCATCTTCTGAAAGAGATGGTCGCCCACCGCCTGGGTAATTCGATCCGTGGGGTAGAGCTACCCGACAATCCAAAGAAGGCCGACTTCTTCCTGATGATCGACCGGTCTGAGATTCGGACATTCACCAGTCGGTTCGAGGTGTCCGGGTACAGCCCCGATCTGGCCGGGGAGAGCGTCTGATGGCACCATGGATAAAGCCGCTACCGAGGAAAGTACCTGATCCGATTCAACAATACGATCTCGTCTACGATTTCTATGAAACGCGTAGTCTCGATCAGAGGTCAGATGTCGTCCGGGCGTTTCTTGACTACGAATACATGTTCATGCCAACACGACACGACGGATATTATTGGTCTCTCAGGATTTATCAGAGAGGTGTGCTGCTCAATCCAGCAATCCTATGGTGCAACGAACGCCTCGAAGGGACCAATTGGGTCCGGAAAGGCGAATGGATTTTCGTCCGTAACGAGATATCGGCGTTCGAGTTCAGGATGCGTTGGTGCTGACCGGGGTGACACTGAACTCTAGCTCGCCATCCCCCTGCTTGTACGCGGTCTGGTAGCCTACGGCGGCGGCGCGCCCACTGAGGGCCTGTGCCATGCGCACGTACAGTGCACCCTTGCCGAGAACGTCCGATCCAACGAATGTCAGTAGGTCTGGGCGCTTTTGCTTCAGGAACTCTTCGATCCCCTGGACGACCACGGACAGCACCTTGACCGCCGAGTTGCGGGAAATCCCGGTGTTGCCGCAGATGGAAAGCTTCTTCTCCGTCGCATACGCTTGGGTGACGGAGAAGAACACTTCCCAATGGGTTGGATCGTTCTCGGCGTCCACGGTCTCGTTATCGAAGACCAGCCGGAATGGAATCCCCTCTAGGGTGAAGTGCGCTTCCATGCGGGCGCGATTTGATACGACCCAGGCCAGCTTAGCATTCGAGTCAAAGAGTTCGAGCAGGATCATAGTCCGCTCCCACTTTGGTCGCGGCCACGCTGAGCCTTGATCATGCTGGCCATATCACCAAGGTGGAACGGCAGCACCTTGAGCGTGCGGATCAGATGCTTGCAGGCGATCCCCTTAAGCTGGGGGTTGCGGATGTGCGGGTAGCGATCCTCGTGGTAGATTGAGGCGTCCATCTGGTCGAGGATGTAATTGAATCCCCAGAACGTGAACGATGGGCAGTGGCAGTGAAGCTTGATGTCGCCGCCCCAGAGGAGCAGGCGCGCAGCTTCGTTCGCGTTGATCGACGGATCGTTGACCTGCTCGTCCCAATTGTTCCACTGAACGTACGTCTCCCAACCATTGTACTTGTTGGGGACGAAGAACTTCATGATGTTCGCCTTCGTGGTCACGTACTTGACGTGGGGAATCAGTGGTGCCCAATCGCGGAACGGGAGCTTGGCGTTCGTCGCACCTGCGACGCCGTTCGGCACGATTTCCTGCATCAGGTCTTTATAGTGAAGTTCGTCGAGGCGAGCGGGGACCTCGTCGCAGAAATAGCGCGCGGTGCTGCAATGAGCGTGTTCTGGGTGGCTGCACATGAGCTTATTTAGGAAAAAGGGCAAGACGATTCCCGGATTGTTCAACCGGTATCGCCGCAAGCAAGGAAAAGGCACGCCGCTGTTCTGGACCTGCGATAAGAAACTGTTCCACTACAGTGGAATCGACCAGTTCGATCATCACCTGTTCGACGCCTTTATCACGTATAAAGCGCCTCATTGCTTCGAGTGGGGAGCAGATTCTCCGAGCACCCTTTACATGCCGGTTCTCGATTGGATTCGAGAACACATGCAAGGCCGGGCGCTGTTCTCGTACGATCCAATGATCCTCAGCGGGTACATCCTGCTGGAACATCCCGACGACGCGTTTGACTTCCGGATGCGATTCTCTGAACCTCAAAGGGTCCTGCCGGACAAGAACGTGCAGGTGGAGGCGAAGCGGATCGTTGAGAAGTACGGGCTTGACGTACTATAGATTTGGTGTACATTGAGGAAATCAGCGACGAGGAGATACGAGATGCACGAGTTCCGCACCCTCTTCCAGATTCCCGCCGATAACCTCGCCGTTTTCGAGGACAAGCTGGCCAAGCTGTCCAAACGTTCGGTCAAGATGGGCTGCGGCGAAATCCTCCCCTTCATCGCCTCGAACGAACTCAAGGATTTCGGCGACCACGGTAAGGTCCGGGTGTACAACGTCCACCTGCTCTGCGATCAGCCGAAGCTCGACGGCTGGGTGTTTGCCGCCCGCCTCGACCACTCCCAGGAGACCGGCACGATCGTTCGCTCGGTCCCGAACTTCGACCGTGAGATTCCGGCGAAGTACCGTGATGCCGCTCCGCACTGCGATCACTGCAAGGTCCGTCGTTACCGCCGCGACAGCTACATCGTCTGCAACGAGGTGACCGGCGATTTCGCTCAGGTCGGCTCCACCTGCCTCGCCGATTTCATGGGCCACGATGCGTACAAGGTCGCTCGGCTGGCCGAGTACCTGACCTGCGCTGGCGAGTATGCCCGCCTGGGTGAGCAGTTCATCGGTGGCGACCGCCGCTTCATCGACATGGAGGATTTCCTCAACAGCGCGGCCGGTGCCGTGCGGATGTACGGCTGGGTTTCGACCAAGTTCGCCCGCGAGTATGGGAATGTTGCTACACGTGACCACGCCGAGGGCAACACCTTCCGGGTTCCGGGCAAGGGTGGCTACTTCACCTGCAACGGTCAGTACGCGTTCTACGAGCCCACAGACGAGGACAAGGCGTTCGCCGCCGCTGCCGTGGCCTACGTGATGGCGTTCAACGAGAAGACCACCCTGAGCGAGTACGAGAGCAACGTGCTGGTTCTCGCCCGGTCGGTCTCGATCGAGTACCGCCACGCCGGTTTGGCCGCCTCGATCGTCGGCATCTACTGGCTCCACCTCAACCGCGAGGCCCTTCGCAAGGCCAAGCAGGGCAAGGGCGAGAGCGCCCATGTGGGTCAGCCGGGCGACAAGGTCGATTTCGGGGCCGCCCGCGTGACCTCGGCCCGCCCGACCGAGACCGACTTTGGCATGACCTACATCTACCGGTTCGTTACCGAGGAGGGCAACATCGTGGTGTGGTTCGCCTCGAAGAGCCAGCAGATGGCTCAGGGTGACACTGTGATGCTCACCGCGAAGGTGAAGAAGCACGACGCCTACAACGGCACAAAGCAGACCGTGGTCACCCACGCGAAGTTCACCCTGGTCGCGCAGCAGCAGGCTGCGTGACCCCAATCCACCTAAGCGTGCGGAGAGACCCATGGCAGTGACCCAGCGTGACAAAGACGATTTCGCCGGATATCTCCGGAACTGCACGGACCGTCAGGTTCAGGGCGTGTACGATAAGGAACGGGCCGCAAACCGCCGCGCCTACGCGAACCTTGCGGTCGCCGAAGCGAGCCGTCGCGGCATTCAGTTGGACCGCTGATGCGCATCGACTTCAGCGATCTCGGCAACATCTGCACGCATATCTGCCAGAAAGCGAACTACCAGACGATCGGGGGCACACAGCAATGGGTCTCTTCGATCGAGGGTTTCGCCGTCCGTATCTCGTTCGGTAACCGTCAGGATCGGTGGATGCTGGCACTGGACGATGTCGCGATTGCGTTCACGCTCGATGTGGTCGTAACCCCCGAGGGCAACCCAGCCGAACGTGGTCTCGTGCGGTTCGGGGTGACATGGGGTGAGGCACGCGATTGCGTTTATTGGGGTGATCCGACTAAGGTTCAGGCGACCTTAGTTATGATGAAGATGCTCACCCCGAACGCGAGCGCGAATGAACACACCTACGCAGACTTCGCCGAAGCACGTGATCACCCCAACGTTGAATGAGATCAGGGAACTGACGCGCGAGCACTTCGACTACCGAATCAACCTGCATCGAGAGATGAATGTGGATTACCACTCCCAGAAACAACTCTGGGCCGAACTACGCAGCGAAATTCTACGCTGGTGTCGAGACAGATTCGGACCCGGTGCGCTCGGAATTGCGGTGAATCGTGATGAACCGGGCTTCCTGAAGTATCAGACGCAGTTCGTGAATCCGGAGATTGCCCGGTTCGAGTACGACATGGATGCGGGCTGGATATCGCGCGGATGGATGTTTTGGTTCAAGGACGAAAACGCCGCGTTCGAGTTCAAGATGCGCTGGAAAGGCATGCGGGTCCTACCGGGGTAGCCGCATCATTCGACTGCGCAGGTAGCGGTCCCGCTCCGGGCCGGTGTTGCGGACGAATCCGTGGCGCTCATAGAACACGCTCAGGCGCTCCGTGGGCGGCGTCAGCACGATCCGGTATCCGAACTCGTCCGCGAGCCCACACAGGGCTCTCAGGGCCTCTGAGCCGCGTCCCTGACCCTCCTGGCCCCGATAGACCGACATCATTTGGAGGTGGAGGTCGCCGTCTACGAGCGCGAGGGTGAGCACGAACAGCCCCAGGCGCTCGCATGTCTCGTCGCACCATTCGTCGATCCGCAGTGGGGTTAGCATGCGTCGTAAAGGGTCCAGAACTTCAGTGGGGATACGCCGTGCTTCTTGCTCACGTAAGCAAATACGGGCGCAAGCTCTTTTTTCGTCATCAGATGAATTCTCTGGGGGCATGCTGCGATTTTACGATGGTCGTTATCGGTCAGAAATCCTTTGATTTCAACGATTCCGAATTCGGTTTGAAAATCTGGGTAGTAACGCCTCAATTTTCCTGAAGAATCGTGATACTCAAACCATCCGTCGTAGCGAGATACTTGGATGCCATGGTCAAAGCAATAGATTAGATACGCAAGCTCATACGTGCTATCACACCATATTCCGCGATATCGACCTTTCTTTCCTCGGCCCGACCCATGTCTCTTCCCTCCCAGGCCCTTACAGGTTCGAAGTGAATTCTTGACTCGAAGTTGGTGCAGACAATCCACTGAACATGTTTTCACACGGTTATGACCAACACCTCTATATCTGGGTACCGGAGTATCGCATATAACGCATCGGCGCGGATTCGCGTCATATTCTTCCTGAGTCTTCGTACCTGCGATGGCACCCTTACGGTGTTTTAGTTGCCATTCCCGAGCTTTAGATTTAAAAGATTCGTCACGAGGGCCACGTGAATTTGCACAAACTCTTGAGCAAAACGTTCCAGGCTTCTTATGTGATGATGAACACTTAGGGCAATACTTCATTACCCTATTTATGAATCAACCCGTAAACCTGGGTTCGATTTTATCTTGCGTCTTCTCTGTAAAATTGGTAGACCATTTTTTAACGCTCCCTTCGTCTAGCGGTTAGGACATTCCCCTTTCACGGGAAAGATCAGGGGTTCGAATCCCCTAGGGAGCGCCAATTATGACTAGAGTTCCCGGCGGTGCTTTTCTGATGTTCCCCTACCAGTCATCGGTCGTGCACTCAGTAGTGGGGGCGGAGACCCGTAGGGAAATCAAGCTCCATCTTCCCCACACCGTGAACAGCATGGCCGAGTACCGCTACGCTTCCGCTTGGTGCGTAGAACACCTGGGTCCGGGCGTCCTTTACGGCGATCAACCCTACGATTACACCCGCCGTTGGGCCAGGGTGGGGACGACCATGCATTTCCGCTGCCCCGATGATGCGTTCGCGTATAAGATGCGCTGGGGTTGAGGGAACGGACATGTACGGATTGACGCCAGGGGTGTTCCGCTTTCGCGACGACACGCTGGACGCGTTCGAGGTCTACGAGACCATCGAAGGGGCGTGGCTGGCAGCGTTCTACGAGTACCACGCGGAGCGGGTGGACCGCGACGGCATCATTCTCGATGTGACCAAAGGCGGGTTGTCCACAGGTCATTTGTTCATGTCGGAGAGCATGGCCGATCGAAGAGATCGGTACAGGCGCTGGGACGAAAGCTCGCTCTTCGACAAAGCCGCGCTCGACCTCTGCCGGACGATTGACGCGGAAATTCTGCGCGATCTTGTCAATCACGTCCTGCAAGAGAGACGGTCGAACGCAGGTGATCCGGCTCACAACAAGATCATCGAGACCACCGCGATCCCCATGGGGATGCTCTCCAGTTTCGACAGGACGACCCCTGACGGGCTTCTCGCACATGAGCAGATGCTGCGCACGTTCAACGCCCCAGGGCCTCAGGCGGCCCGCTTGCGCGGCCTTGGGCTGATCCTGTGAGGACGCACTTCCATAGCGACGCCGTGGTCCTCGACGGCGATTGGGAAGGTCAATCTTTCCCGCACCGCTTCATCATGCTTGGACTTGCTCAGCGTCGTGGATGGTCGAAGGGCGTAGAGGCGTGGCTTTCCGAGCATGTCGGCGCGCACGAGGATCAATGGGTCACCAACAGCATGGGTGACGTGTTTATCAAGGACGATGCGGCGGCCTTCGCCTTCAAAATGCGGTGGTGCTGAAATGCGCCGGGCTTACGCTCATGCGCCCAGCTTAAGCAAACCGGGCGAAATTCTATTCCTCTACGTCGCCGCCGATACGTCGAGGCTCGAAATTGAGGCACGGATTTGGTGCGCCGAGAACATCGGTGAGAACGGCGTGAAGTGGACGTTCAACGACCTCGGCGACATCATCATCTACATGGAGGACGGCTTCAGCGATGCCGCCTTCGCGTTCAAGCTCCGCTGGTGCTGAGACGGATTTTCAAAGCGAGCGCCCTTGACAGACCTGTTGTTAACCACTCTTTTAGAGTGAACCCGATAAGCGGCAGAGACCGTAGGGAAACAGGAGAAGTCAGATGCAAACCAATACCGCTCAAACCGGAACGCTCCCGCTGGTTTCGCCCGCCAGCGAGCCGATGGTTCGTCAGCGCAATCGCCCGACCACGATGGACCTGAGCCCGGCCGCGAGCTTGCGGAAGATCGAAGCCTCGATCGCGACCCCGCCCTCCACATCGATCGTCTTCACGATCCATCCGGAGAATGCGAAGCATATCTTGGAGACCTACAACAAGGGCAATCGCTCCAAGAAGCCGGTCAAGATCAAGCAGTACGCCCAGGCGCTGATCAATGGGGAATGGGAACTGACCGGCGAGACGATCAAGTTCTCCGATCTCGGTCGTCTCCTCGACGGCCAGAACCGTTTGTTCGCATGTGTCGAGGCGAACGTGCCGTTCACCACCCATGTGGTCTTCGGCGTGGCCGACCGGGCGTTCTCAAAGATGGATCAGGGCCGTATCCGCTCAGGCGGCGACGTGCTACAGATCGCCGGTTACAACGACACGAACAACCTCTCGGCGGCCTGTCGGTGGCTCTACCTGATCGACACCGGCCGTCCGAAGTCGCGTGAGAGCCTGGAGCCCACCCAGGTTCTGAAGCTACTCGACACCAAGTACGGAGACCTGCCGGAATTCCTGAAGGTCGCCGGGCGCATCTATGCGACCCATCGCCAGCCCAAGGGTCTGATGGCCGCCCTGTTCTATCTGTTCGACAAGGCCAACCCGACGAAGGCCGCCGAATGGGCCATGCTGTGGGAGAACGGTACGGTGAACGCGAAGTCCCGTTCGATCACGGCGGTGAACAAGCGGCTCGCCGACATCAAGTCGTACTCATCCGGTCGGGTCCACGACACCGCACGGGCGGCCATGTTGGTGATTGCCTGGAACGCCTTCGTGACCAAGAAGGGCGCGGTGACCAGAGAAGAACTGCTCTGGGATATCCAGAACGATGACTTCCCGGTGATCCAGGGTTGAACCATTCGAAGGGGCCGAAAGGCCCCTTCTTCACATCATGGCGAGGCGGGCCACCAAAAGGTCATTGCGGAAATCATCCTCGCTTCCTTTGAGGAGCGCATAGATGTCGCTTCCAAAGTAAACGTCCTTGAAGAATACCGTCCATGTCGGGCCGATCATGCGCGTAGTTTTCCAGAACATCTGAATCTTGAACTGGCTGTTCAAGATGGATACTTCTATGATCTTCTGCGGTATACAACCGGATGAATAAGATTCGCGATTATTCCATAAGAGATTGGTGACCGTCAGGAGTTCGACTCGCGACAGCGTAATGCTCTCGTACTCGCCGGATTGCTCAGCGGAATCCCAGCTTGAGCATGACGAGATCGGATCGGAAAGCATCTTCGTCACCCTCAAACCGCAGTTTCGCGATTCCTTCGATGATGTCCGGATAGGCCGGGTCCTCACGGAACCGCCACACGCCATCGACGCGGGTAAACGTGTATCCGACTTTGGCAACCCCTTCCACGTCGATGTCCATACCCATGACGGTCACGCGACGCATAGCGGTTACCAGTGGTATTTCCGTCGCACAGAGCATTGTGCCGAGCGTTTTCAGTTCGTCCATAGTCAGGTCGATCAGTCGCATCAGAGCCACCTCAGTTTGAACGCCATATAGTCGGCCTCCGATCGAAACCCATAGGATACGTCGGACGGCGTCTGCGTATCATGAAGGGATTTCTCGATCCATTCGATGACCTCGGAATCAGACATCTCACCGGCCTCGAACATCTCAACAACTTTTTGGCGGAAGCTTGGGTGATCGTTGAAGAACTCGACCATCTCGAATTCGTTCAGGTTGAGCCAATCGACAAACTCAGGGCGATACGCCTTTAGGGATTGTTCCCGCAGATTCAGCGTATGGTGGACGGGAAACTCCGGGACCCCACCCGTACGAACGCGGCGGATCGGATGGGGTTCGACCACGTCCAGCGCCATAGGATTGGCAGTGACGAAGATCATGGTCGGGTCCCGCGCAAGTTACTCGGTTTCGTCCGGGGTGTCCCTGCGGGCTTCGTTGGGGTCAGTGCCGATATACTTCTTGTAGCCGTCGATCCAGTTTTCCATGAAAATCGCCTGAGCATCGACAAGACCGACCTGATCCGCGCAGACGAGGCGCTTCATACGGACCTCCAGGCGGTCCTTATGATGAGCGTTCCACAGCCCCTGATAGGCTTGCGGAAATAGATTCTGCGGATCGTTAGCGCCCCCGAGGAGAAGCGGAACAAGATGGTCGATCTCACAGCCCTGTTCGGTGTTGCACCAGAGATCACGCTTGCTCGTCATCCCATAGAACCGGCGTACCGCTTCCTTCGTCGAATCAGGCACATTGCGGACGCGACCTGTGCGGAAATTCTTGTCGCACAGTTCAGCCTTGGTCACTCCGGGGCGCACCATTCCAGGGGTGATGGTGCGATCCGGCAGTGCGCCTGGATTGACCGTGGGTGCGGTGATTTCCTTGCTCCGGCGGTACTCATTGTTAAAATGCAACGCGAAATATGTCCCGGCGGCGACGGCGGAACAAAATAGCAGGAGCAAAATCAGAGGGAGGTAATCGTCGATTTTACGCTTCATGGGGTATGATATTCATTCAATGAGAGCTAAGCAAATTACTAATTTTCTGAATCATCTGACGAGCAATCTGAATCATCGTCTAGAGCAGTGCTGACTAAGATCGTTGATGAACCCTGTTGAACCACGTTCATATGGCGCTCATGCATCCTATGATGCTTGCAGCCGGGTGCGGTTCTCTGAATCCTACGCATGTCTTTCTTAATCATCGTGTTTCTGGCGCGACGTCGAAGGCCATCCTGATCGATGTCCTCGATCAACATGACTTGGTCAATAGAGGTCTCTATGAGACCTTCGTGGAGAAGCGCCTTCAGCGTATCCTCTGCAATATTGCGGGGCGTCGCTGGTCCAAGATGGTCCTGAACCCAATTGATCGCTTCCCACTTCGAAGTTCCAATTTTAATCATGAATGTATTTATTGTATAAGAAATTTGCTTACAAGTATGATCAAGATATGTTTATCAGATATCTTGTGGATCATCCCTTAGCCAGTCATGCCGTACTTGGTGGGACTTATGCGTTGGTTCTGACGCCCATCGTTGGGCCGGTCACCGCCGCGCTAATCGTCTCGGTTCTGTTTTTCGGCCGTGAGGCCGGTCAACGCGAGCACCAGTTGAAGCGTACCCTCTCGCCCATCCGGGCCTGGATCGGCGCGTCCTTCTGCGTCGGCTGGACCCGGATGAATTGGCTCGAATGGCTGACCCCGACGTTATCCGCCATCGGAATCGCCCTCCTACTCCGTTAGAGCTTCGGGAACACACTGCAAACGGCTTCCACGAACTCGTCGTGGTCCGTGTACACGGGAATACCCTTGCGCTTGCAGACGATGTGAACGTTTCCTGATCGCCAATACTCCTTCGGGCAGAATACGATCGCCTTTTGCGGGGTCCCATAGAGGCCGAGTTCCAGCAGGGTGATCGGTGCCTCCGAATCTGCCGGAAAATAGAACACGATGGTCTCGGCCGTTTCGAGGTAGTCGAGTTCCCACTTCACCTGATCGGCGAACGACGGGTGGTCCGGGCTTTGGTCCCAGGTGGCGTCCCAATCGTCGCGACGTGGGTTCAGCACGGTGACCTTGCGGTCTTCGAGGGCGTCCTCGATCCGCTTCTGCCAGGGGATGGCGCGGCCCTGGTCGATCGCCCCGGCCAGGAACAGCGACGTGGTCACCTGGGAGATGTCGGGACGTTGGGGTGGCTTGAACGATTTCATGATGTACGCCGGGGCACTAAGGCCCCGGCTCCTCTATGAGAGTGATTAGGCGGCGAGCGGGAGGTTGCGAGCGAGGTACTTCACCGAGGGCTCACGCACCTCGTCGAAGGTGTACTCGCGCTTCAGGTCACCATTCCGGAAGGTCTCGACGAGCGAGTTCCGCCAGTGGTTGCCGTCGAGCGGCAGGGTTTCCCAACCACCCTCGTGCACCAGGGCGAGCTTGCCCCGCTTGGAGCGCTTGCCCGGATCGGTCTTCGGGTCCTTGAAGACTTCTCTCCATTCCCCGTTGATCTTGATCGCGGAGCACTTCATCGCGAACTTCATGTCATCGCGATTAACCTTCTGGAGCAGACCCCCGCCCATACCGAACGCGATATTGTCGGTGGCGAAACCAGCGTCGGTGAGATTCTGGAGAATCTTCTCGATCACCTTCTCGTCGTCGATGCCATCGCCCTGGATCACCCGGACGTGGTTGAGCACCTTGTACCCCTTGGAGTTGATCGTGTAGCCGAACTTCTCGGCCAACCGCTCAACCGTCTCCACGGGGATCGTGTAGACGTTGCCGGAGTCGGGGCGAATGATGACGGTCGCGCCCGAATCGATCACGTGCTGGCGAAGCTCGGTCCCCCAGATGTTATCGACTGCGTTAAAAAGGTCGTACGAGTCGGACACCACCGCCACGTATGAGCCCGGACGGGCGAACTGCCGGAGCATGTTCCGGTAGGCGTCCACCTCGGCTTCCTTGCCCCACGAGGTGATCGTGGAGTGTTCGGCCGCCGGGATCGAGAACCCCGGCATGATCGCCGAGTAGTACTTACGCGCCGCGCGGATCGCGCTGAGCGTATCGGTGCCCTCGAAATTGATCATGTGGGCGATGCCACCGATCGCGGCCGACTCTTCCGACGACGTCCCACGGGCGCCGAAGTCGTGCAGGCGCGAGGGAAGCAGAACCTCGGGGATGTCCGAAGTCAGGTCGAGGAACCGCTTGATGACCTTCTTGGCGGCGAACGACTTGCTGGCCACCGTGGTGGGGAACCAGATCGCACGCAGCAGGGCGGTCTCCAAGAACGAGGTGAGCCAGAAGCAGTTCGGATCGGTGTTGACGATCGTCAACAGGACGTTCTTCACGGTGATGACCGAACCCTCGGGGGCCGAGTGGATCGAGATCGGCAGCTTGCCGCCGAGCTTATCGACGATGTACTGCCAGCCCGCCCGGTTGAACGGAACCCTGTGCTTCTCGTAGACCTCGGCGGCCTCCTCGATCATCTCCTGGGTGACGCGAACGGTGAGGTATTCTTTCGCGAACATCTGGAAGCCCGCATACACGGCCACGTCGTAGAGGCCGCCACGAGATTCGATGTACGAGTACACTTCGGTCGTACCCGGCGGGTACTGGAGGAAGTGGCTGGCCTTGTACGAATCACCATTGAGGATGATGTTGTGCCGACCCTTGGCCTGCTTGATGTACCGCTTCCGGGCGGCCTTCACCTGCTCGCGCGCCATCAGGGCGAACATCTCGGCGAAGTTGGTACACTCCCACACTTCCTTGGAGAAGATGCCGTCGCGGCGACCGCCAGTGGTCTGTGCTTCGAGCCACTGACGGGTCGAGGAGTATAGAATCCCGTTATCGAGGAACTGATTCGGGGGGAACTGCGAAAACGCGTTGGTCTGTGCTTCGTTTGACATGATCAAAGCTCCTTTGATCGTTGTACTGTGGCCGGTCTATCCAGCCACAGGGAGAAAAGTCGATTTGTTTATTCGTCGTTCGGGTTGGCGGTGAGCGCCTGGATGATCGAGTAGTGATCCTCGAACATGAACTCCGGCGAGATCGCACCAGGGCCTTTGAGGGGCCACCACTTCACGCGATGGACTTCCGATTCCTGGCCCTTGATCCGGGGAAGGCGTACGCGCTCACCGGACTTGCGGGGAGGGGTCTTGAGGTTGATCAGCGCGCAGTGCGTGATCGTCCGACCGCGACTGGAGCGGTGTACCGAGTCGAAGTAGCGAATCTTCCGAGTGCGGCCCCGGAGAATCCCTTCGGGAACCTCGATCGAGGTCTCTTCCTTGAGTTCCCGGTAGATCGCATCTTCGATGCGCTCGTGGTCTTCGAGGAAGCCGCCGGGAAGCGCCCAAAGGCCCTCGCCGGGCATCGACTTGCGCTGAACCAGCAGAACATGCCCGGCCTGGATCACGCAGGCATCGACGGTCTGGAAGATCGGCGGATACTGAGGCTTGGCCCGAAGCCAACCCAGAAGCTTCTGCACCCAGCGGTGCTTCAGCCAGGACGCCGGGACCAGCGACGTGTCGATGATCGCGTAGCCCTGCTTGTACTTCTGCACGTGCAGGTATTCGGCTTTGACCTTCTCGTACGCCTTCGGCTGATCGATCTCGAATCTCTCCAGCCAGTTGATGATCGGCTCTGGCAGAATCGACGTGTCCAGCGGGTCGGAGGTGAGGAAGTACTTCTCGCGCAGCGGGGTCGCTGACAGATTCGTCGTATTGACCACCGCAACTTCTTCCCAAAGCGGAAACATGTTGAGGTAGAACGACGTGCCGTCCTTCTTATGACCGACGAGACCAATCTGAGCGTCTTCGTCGAGGCCGAAGTGCAGTCGGGCTTCCTCGGCCTGTTCCTGAACGTTCAGAATCCAGGCGTCGTTGTTGTAAGTGGAATCTTCCAGCGGAAGGCAGATCACCCGGCTGCGGAGGTTTTCCGGCAGGGCCGACATGATCATTTCGGCGCGTTCTTCCCAGGAGAATGGGTTGAAGTACGTCCGGGGCTGATTGGCCGAGCCGAGAAGGACGGCGAGGAATTCGCAGGACTTCAAGCCCTGGATAATCGCGTCGAGGTGGCCGAAGTGGAAGAACTGGAAACGCCCGATAAAAATCCCGAGGGCGACGGATGCAGGTTTGATAGATGCAGGTTTGATAATAGAGGGCGTGCCTGTGAGGCGCCCCTTCAGGGTCGTGGTAGACATTGCGACTAGCTCCTAGTTCGCGGCTGGCACCTTGGGGTCTGTCCCCTCGGCGTATGTCTATTTACTCACAACGAGCATAATCGGTCCATTAAAAAATGACGATTCGTCAAAAATCTTTTCGTCACACGAATTTCGTGTGGCCAAGGGAGGAATTTAACCGTACGAATCGGTTTCACGCTGGGGCACCCCGATGAACACTGATCCGTTGAACGTTCTGCCGAGCGAACTCGGCGAAAACCTATTTCTGGTTTTCATCGTCGGTCCGGTCATGCACGGCGTGGTCGGGCTCGATCGGAACCAGCTATCCATCGCGATGAAGCAGGTGGAAAAGTACATCGCCGATAACCGCCAGCCCGGATCAGAGCCTCAGGACGTTGCGCTCACCTCGATGTTTCAGACCCTCGTGTCCTCACCGGGCAACCAAGGGGCAATGGCGCATGCGGCGATCGTCGCGACGTGGCTGGTCCTTAACCATCCGGCACCCGAGACCCACGTGACCCCAGAGACGTTAAAGTGGGTCACTTTCGGGGCGAAAGAAGACGCCTACGTGTATGACGGGGGCGAGGACGATGCGGCGTTCGAACTCTCGCGGGTGTCAATCATGGCGGACTGCGTCGGTATCCAGCCGGTTCGCCACTAGGGTAGTTGCTTTCCTATTAATTCGGTGTATATTCACGTTATAGGCCGCCTCGGGCCGCAACGGAGTGTGCACCGCATGTCTCAGGATCGTTTCCTCACTGTCGATGCCACCCAGGCGGATGCTCTCGTGGCTCGCGCTAACGCCGCGATGAAGGTTCTGCCGCCCAAGGATCAGTCCTTCATCGCAAGCATGCTGACCCAGCACGAGAAACACCTCAACCGCAAGAACCCTATGCAGCGTCTCTCGGGTTCGCAGTGGTGGTGGATGAACCACAAGGCGGAGACCGCCGAGACCCGCAACGAGGTGATCCCGGAGCGTGAGCGCGTCGATATCGGAGACATGAAGGGCATCATCCGAATGTTCGACAAGGCCCGCCAGCACCTCAAGAAGCCCGGCGTGACCTACGCGATGATGGTGGCCGAGCAGGTCTCCTCCATCCGCCTGAAGCCCGCCTCCCCGAACGGCCGGGTTCCGGACTCGATCGACGTGGTCAAGGATGGCTTCTGGCTCGGCCGCATCCTGAAGAGTGGCGCGTTCGAGATTTCGCCCCGCGCTCGGGAAGAGGCCCGCGAGGTCGTCCCGGTGCTGCGCGATTTCGCTGCCAACCCGGAGACGGGCGCGAAGAAGTCGGCGCGCCTCACCGGTCGGTGCTGCTTCTGCTCGCTTCCCCTGAAGGACGAGCGCTCCACCGATGCCGGATACGGCAAAACCTGCGCGTCTCACTTCGGTCTGGCTTGGGGTAAGTGATGAGCGAGCAGCAGATCGCCGAAATCACCGAGAAGATGATGCAAATCTTCAGAGCCCAGACGGGCTCCCGACTCCCTGCCGAACAAGTATCGAAGCTCACCGCGATGATGGTGGCTTCGAACGCAAAGTTGAATCAGGCCCAGCAGGCACCCGTCAGACCAACCACGCCGGAGAAGCCGAAGCCGCTGGAATTTGACTACAAGAAACGTCGTAACCGGACCGTGTTGAAGCGCTTTCCGTTCCTGCTCACCGTGAAGCATGCCAGCACGGCCGTTCGCGACGAGATCGACGCGTATCTGAATATGATGCTCGGCCCGAGCGGACAGGATTGGACCCGTACGGGTTATTCCGAATACATTTTCACCAAGAAAGAATACACCGTCCAACTGATCGTGCGCTTCCGTGGGACCCAATGATGCAAGGAACCAAGTCTCTTCCCTACGATGTTCGGGTTATCAACTGTCCCGTGGCGTCACTCGAACGCACACCCTGCAAGACCCTGGCGGACGCCGAGGCCCGCGCCCGGTGGGTCGCCTCGTTCCTTCTGCGCACCCAAGGGTCGAAGCACAATTACGTAATCGAAATTCACCACGAAGGCGTCGATCCGGCGACCGATTTGGTCGTCCAGTCCCGCGCAACCAACGAATGGTTAGGAACCGTCTAATGCGTACGACCGAAGAACCCGTAAAGGGCGAGAGCCTGTTCGATGGTGAGACCTTCACGCACCCCGCGTTTGGACAGATCAGCGTAAGCCGAGTCAGCGGAGACGTGCACCTGTATGGGTCGGACTTTGTCCATCATAGTTATGTGGTCGTTCGTATCTATCGGAGCAAACTCGATCGCAGCCTGTCGCGGGATTCGCATTTCGCGTCGAGCGTTCCGGCGATCGAAGTCGCCATGTCGGAGTCGCAGTGGGCGACGTTCGTCTCGTCGTTCAATAACGGCTCCGGTGTCCCCTGCACGCTCCAGCAGATCGATGGGAAGATGATTCCGGGTATCCCGTTCCGAGATTCTAAGGACGAGTACAAGCGCGAAGCCCAGGAGACGCTGGAAGATTCTGTGCGTGACCTGATGAAAACCCGTAAGCTGATCTCCGATAACACGGCCGGGCTGTCGAAGAAGAAGCAGGATGAGATGCTGGCGGGTATCGACTCGGCGATCCAGCAGCTTTCCTCGAACTTTCCGTTCGTGATGGATTCCATGGCCAAGTTCATGGAGAAGCGCGTCGAGAAGGCCAAGGTCGAGGTGAACGCGTACATGAACGGCGCGATCCACAAGGCCGGGCTGTCCGCGATCCAGCAGGGGCAGTCGAATGCGCCCCTGTCGATCGACCATACCCCATGATGAACCGATACGGGCGCAGGCGCTACGCCCGGAGCCCGGAGAACGGTATCGCGACGTTCTACCGGGAGCCGGAGGAGGAGGATTACCCAAATTGGGTGATCCGCTGCCGCTACGTGATCTATCCGGCAACCGATGGCGGGCGGGACGAGCCAAGCTGTCCGGTGAGCGTGGAGATCGAGTGGCCCGATAATGTTGGGGAGTCCGTTCAGGAAACTTTGGACTTCGCTGATCGGATCATCGAACAGCACGAGTGGTATGAAGGCCCCGATGACGACTGAGCGAACAATCTATCTGAAACTTGATCCGCTCCCCCCAGGTTCAGCGCGCGGTGCGGCGCAATCCAAGATACTGCAATTTGTCTTCGACCTGGGTGTGTACGCGGAGCGAACCCCGTTCACGGTTCTCCGGGTGGAGCAGGTTGATTGGTGGGTCACTGCGATTATAATCAACGCGGATGACAACATAGCGTATCTCGCACTTCGATTGAAGTACGGTGAGATGATGATCGACTTCCTTCAAGCTGAGAACGAGATTTTCTGATGAAGATCGAATACAAGACCGGCGACCTCCTGGCCGGACCCGAGCGGTTCATCTGCCACGGTTGCAACGCTCAAGGGGTGATGCGTTCGGGAATCGCCGCTCTAATTCGAGACATCTACCCGAACGCCTACACGACATATCGGGCGCATTATGACGAGCACGGCCTCGCGTTGGGGCACACGATCTTCGTCGAATGCAAGCCCACGGATTCCCGTTACCGCGCTCGCACGGTGATCGACGCGATCACGCAGGAGCACTATGGGCGCGATCCCAACCGGGTCTACGTCAGCTACGAGGCGATCGAGAAGGCCATCAAGAAGATCGACGACGAGGCGCGCCTTCGCCAGGAGACGCCGTCCCGCGCGCGCAGCCATGGCCTGATCGAAAGCGTTGGTTTTCCGCTGATCGGTGCCGGACTGGCCAATGGGTCGTGGAAAATCATCTCATCAATCATCGAAGAGCATTCCACCGACTTCCAGCCGGTCGTCTACCTGTTCGACGGAGTCATGCCGACAACATGATTCATGTTGGCGGAGATTGTTTTCTTCGACCCGAACGAAGAGTTGGAGTTCAAGCTCAGATGGGGATGACGTTCAATCTAAGCGTGAATCACGCTGCAATGATCCTGCCGGACTTGCCCATTAAGGGTGGAGCCGACATTTCTCCAAAAACAAATATTATCCTGACCGTTCTGGTAACAGCCGCTCGACGCAGTGGCGACTTCGATCTAAGGCGGGATTTCGAATCGATCCAGGGTTCGGCTACCATCCTGAACGAGGATATCGCGACGTGGCTGGCCGAGCGGGGGATCACCTATATTCTGGGAAAGATGGACATCACCATCCACGACGATGATCAGGCGATGGAGTTCAAGTTGCGGTGGCTTTGATCGCCTTGTTGGCGATCAGCAGCGCGGCGGCGGCCTTCCGAGTGCTCTCGGTGCCATAATAGTTGCCGCCCAGGGTAGCGCGCCACTGAATGCGGGTGCCACGAACGGTCCACTTCTCTTCCTTGGTGACGAAGCCCATCACGGCGTCACCGTTCATGACGAGATAGCGGCCGATCTTCACCTGGGACGGAACGAAGGTCATGGGAATCTCCTGGGCTGATAGAACTAATATACACCGATACGAGAGGATGTCAATATGAGTTGGGCGACCCACTACATCGCCAAGCTTCAGCAGGGTGAGACCGTACAATTTCGGCCCCGTGGGGGCTCGATGAAGGGAAAGGTCGCCTCGGGTGCCCTCTGCACGGTCGAACCCCTCCAGGGGCCGCCCCAGGTGGATGACGTGGTGCTCTGCCGGGTCAAGGGGGCGCAGTACCTCCATCTGGTCAAGGCCATCCAGGGGGAGCGCTTTCAGATCGGCAACAACATCGGCGGGATCAACGGTTGGATCGGGATCAATGCGATCTACGGACGGCTAATCCGCGTCGAAGCCTGACTTGACTTACTCCCTAATTGGTGTACATTGGTGACATCAATGCAGGAGAGCAACCATGTCGGACACCCTCATCAGCAAGATCATGAACACGAGCCCCCGCCGGATCGATACCACGGTCGGCCAGACGATCTGGCAGCAGCTTGGTGGTCGTCGCTTCTCCATCATGACTGGTGCGAAGGACATCGCTTTCCACGATAACGGTATCTCGTTCAAAATCGGCCGTAACAGCACGGCGACCAACCGGGTGTCGATCACCCTCGATCCCTCCGACACCTACATAGTCGAGTTCCAGAAGGTCTCGTTCCCTCGGGTGAATACGAAGGGCGAGTTCGTCGATGGCAAGGTGAAGGTGCTTCACAAGGCCGAGGACATCTACTGCGACATGCTGCGTGACTGCTTCACCAACTTCACCGGGCTGTACACGAGCTTCTGAACGTCGGTTATTCACTCAGGGGGAGCGTAGCATGCCGGATTGGTTCTCGACCCAGGAAGAGTTGGACGAAGCCATCCGCGATATCAAGGCGCTCTCCCCGGCCACGCGCAAGGTTCTGGCCAAGGCAATCGAGACCCAGGGGTATCAGGTCTCCAGAATCTCACCCGGTGCAAGAATATTGGAAGACTTAGGTTTCATCTTTATAAAAGACCTCAGCAGCTTTGGCAGTGAATGCACGTTAACCCCATCATTGTGGGGTGAAGAAGCCTACGGTGCGTTTGAGGACTTGAAAGGAAAAAAGTAAAATGGCCTATTTGGGATGGGAATTAAATGAGTCAGACCGGAATCGTCTGCTCGCGCTATTTCCGCCGAAATACCCGGACGTGGTGGCCCATCACATCACGGGTCAGTTCGGCGTTTCCGAGGACACTCCGCCGCCTGAGCCCGCGACGTTCGTCGTTGTTGGGATAACCGAGGATCGCGGCCTTCTCCAGACCCTGGTGGTGTCCGTGAACGGCAACACGACCCGTCCGGACGGCGAGACCTATCACGTCACGTGGTCGCTCGACCGTGCCGCTGGTGCGAAGCCGAAGGATTCGAAGACGGCAATCAAGCGCCTCGGCTATACCGTAACCGAGCGCGTCCCGTTCCAGGCGGAGCCGAAGACTTTCTCGTAAGGCTCAACGCCTCGCGCCTCGTCCTGCTCGGGGCGCTCATCTGGGGTCACCGCATACGCGCGCGGTCATCCTTGGACCCGACCCAAGGATGACCGGGACAACCCCGCGCTTTGAATACGCCTTAATCGCACGGTTGACCGAATGGAGTTCGTCCATAGTCCCGGCGAGAAGCTGTTGCTGTTCGATCGCAAGCGACCGCAGGTCCGCACGCCGCTGCTGCAACTCTGCGAGAACATTCTGATCGGTCATGGCCGCATCAACCCTGGTGGATCACTTTAGGTCGCGAATCTGCGCCAAAAAGTCAACCACGGAAAGGGTTAAGATTTTCTTCCATTCGGATGAAAGCTGTCGCATAGCCGCGTCATGACGAAGCGTTGCTCAAACGCGTCAATGAATCCCCCCTCGCTATAGCGTTCCAGTTCCTCGATCGTCGTTTCTCGATAGCCCTCGTCCTGCTTGGTCGCGACCAAGCGGTTCCATCCCCGCCGATCTTTTTCCGGGGGCTTCTTGAACGTCAGCATGGGTCCGTTCGAGGTCTCGCGCCTACCCCAGAACGTGTACTTCACGTCCGGATTGCTGCGCAGGTGGAAGTACCCCCAAACCTTGTCTGAGTTGCCATCCGTACAGTGACCAACAAAATCGATCGAATAATCCGCCATCGAAAGCTCCAGAAATAACGCCCGGATTATGCGCTATTTTCGACGATTTGTCAAATCGCGATAGATCGGATTGTTTAATTAAGGTGGGATTTATAGTCGGACTAAATATGAGGAGATATTTAAGGAAATCATTTCATGGCTGTTCCAACAACATACAAGGGCTTTAGCACGCAGGGTGCGGAACGCACTCGCCGCTGGACCCGGTTTGATGTTGAATTGGTCAAGACTGATCTTCTTAACCACTTCCATACGCGTATCGGTGAGCGCGTAATGCGGCCGGAATTCGGTTGCCGCATCTGGGACTACATGAATGAGCCGTTGACTCCGGCTCTTCGTCAAATGGTTATCGACGACGCGGTCAGAATCATTCAGAGTGATCCTCGTGTGTCTCTACGTACTGTCAACCTATTTGATTTCGAAAACGGCTTGAGAATCGAAATTCTAGTGGATTTTGTAGGTCTCGCCGAAAATCAATCTTTTTACATCGATTTTGAGAATCGTCAGAACGGCGGCGCGCTATGATGTTCCATGTCTATGAATTAGCTGACCCTACTGATGGGTCAGTGTTCTATGTCGGAAAAGGAAACGCTCGAAGAAAGCGTCTCAACGACCATATTCGACAGGGAGAACGTTTGATCGAAGGTAAATCTGTAAAGAATAGGATTTTAGCCGGTACGATCCGAGGCATCTTGGAGAAGGGTCTAGCGCCACTTTTCAATGTAATTTTTGAGTCAGAGGACGAAAACTTAATTCTGGCAATCGAAGTAGAATTAATCGCGAAATATGGTAGAATAAACACTGGTACCGGATGTCTTTCGAATCTTACTAATGGCGCTGAGGGCGCATGCGGCCTTAGGCATACTGAAGAAAGCAAGTTAGCGATCGGTCGCGCAAGTAAAAGCAGAAAAATGTCAGATGCTGCAAGAGAGAAAATCCGAGTAGCGGCTACAGGCCGATCTCACACTTTCGAATCGAAGCAGAAAATTGGCGAAAGATCGAAGTCACGAATTGTTAGTGAAGAAACTAAACTGAAGATATCTATAGCTGGTAAGGGGCGAGTGCTTAGCGAAGTAACTCGTTCCCGTATATCAGAAAGCAAAAAGGGTTCTAAGAACCCCCGATTCGGCAACTCTGAAAAGCTTAGTCAAAGTCACAGAGATGCAATTAAAATTTCTTGGATTGCTCGGAGAACAAAATGAGTCAGAGTGTGCGGCAGTCGGAGCTTTTTGCCGGTCAGGATTGGCAGGTGCTCTATAGAGCATTCACCCAGATCAACTTCAATGCGTCTGACCCGGCTTCGATCAACGAAGCCCTGCGTAATTACATTCGTTCAAACTATGCGGAAGATTTCTCCGACTGGATCGAATCGTCTGAGTTTATTGCGATCGTTGATCTGCTCTCGTACCTCGCTGGTACTCTGGCATTCAAGACCGACATCAACGCGCGCGAGAACTTTCTTGAGTCTGCTGAGGCTCGTGAGTCGATCCTGCGTTTGGCCCGCTTTCTCTCGTACAATCCGCGCCGCAATTATCCCGCCCGTGGCCTACTCAAGATTCAGGGCATCCGCACGGATGACGACGTGTACGATTCGTCTGGTAACAACCTCCAGAATCGTCTCCTTACGTGGAACAACTCCGATGATCCGGATTGGTTCGAGCGCTTCGCTCTCGTCTTGAATTCGGCGTTCGTTTCCTCGCACCAGTTTGGCGCGCCGCTGAAGTCGGCCATCCTTGGTAGCGTCCGGACGCAGCTTTACCGGCTGAACGCACGATTCGGTGACTGTAACCTCGGATTCAACGCGAACGTCTCCGGCACCAATATGCCGTTCGAAATCTACAATCTCGATTTCGACGAGACCACCGGGTTCAACGAGCGTGCGCCGAATCTCGATTCGGCCATGCACTGCCTCTACCGTGCGGATGGTAATGGCGCAGATTCACCCAATACGGGCTTCTTCATGGGTTTCCGCCAGGGCACGCTTGCCTATGCGGAGACTACGATCTCACAGCCAACCGAGAATCAGGTGATTGACCTGAGCGTGGACAATATTAACGAGACCGACGTATGGGTTCAGACGCTCAACGCGGACAACTCCCTACGTATCGATTGGACCAAGGTCCCGGCGATCTTCTCCGATAACATCACATTTAACTCGATCTCCCCGGACATCCGCTCGATCTACTCCGTGGTGACCCGAGACCGTGATCAGGTTAGCTTGCGCTTCTCCGATGGTCGATTCGGCGCCGCGCCGGTTGGTAAAATGCGCTTCTGGTACCGTACTTCAAACGGTTACCAGTATCAGATTCGTACCTCCGACATGCAGGGGGTCACCGTTGCGATCCCATATCTGAATCGTCGCGGCATCCGTAAGACGATCACCCTCGTGTTGAGCCTGGAAGAGGCTGTGGCGAATGCCGCGACCCGTGAGACGGAAGAGCAGATTCGTCTTCGTGCGCCCCAGCTTTACGCGACCCAGGGTCGTATGGTCTCGGGCGAGGACTACAACACGTTCGCGCTCAAATCGAATCAGGCGACTAAGATCAAGGCGGTCAACCGCATCTATTCGGGTCACTCCCGCTTCCTCGATCTAAACGATCCGACCGGCTCGTATCAGGACGTGAGTATGTTCTCCGACGACGGCCTATTCTACAAGGAACGGGTTAAGAATTATGCGGAAGTTCCGCTCACCGAGAACAAAACTCCCTCGGAGTTGACCACACTGTTCGTTCAGCCTGCGATGAAGCTGGTCGAAACCTACAACGTGATTCAGGACTACATGATGCGTCAGGCCCGTTCGGGTCAGATTTCCATCCCGGCGGGTCTTGCTTGGATCAAGGCAACGGATAGCCTGTTTTCATCCACCGGATGGTTCAACCAGGGCACACCGTTCCTGCGTGTCGGCTCAACCCTTCTGGTTCGGACCGGTCAGACCCAGCGTTGGGTCACGATCACGGCTGTTCGCGATGATCCCACACAGAGCGTCGAAGAGGGCGTCGAGGGACCCGTCACGTTGGCCGAGCCGATCGATTCTGGTTCGATCATCGTCGGCTGCGTCCCGTCGTTTTCCTCAACGATCCCGTCCGCCGTGATCGAGCAAATTCAGTCCCGAATCCTGACGTCAATCGGCTTCACGCTGTGGTACGATTACAACCCGCTGGATCAGCGTAGCTTCTGGTCGCTCCGCAACGCTGAGAACATCGACACGCAGCCCCAGGTGGTCGGTTCGGCCATCAAGGTATTCTCGTGCGAGTATCTGGCCGATGCGATCTGGCGCTTCACCTCGCCGGGCCTGCGCTACACGTTCGAATCGATCAAGAACGTGCGCTTCTACTTCGATGGCGCCAAGGCGGTGGACTACTCGACCGGCCAGACCCACTTTGACCGGATCAAGATTCTCAAGTACAACACTGACCTTCTCTCGGGTCTTGGTCTCGGCCGCGATTACGAACTCGCGGTCACCAAAACGATCACTTATTCGGACGGTTACGCCGATCCCCGCCGCGTCGCGGTGGAGTTCATCGACACCGATGGCGATGGGGTGCCGGATGATCCGGATACCTACTACCGCGTAGTCGATCACTTTGCCCAGAACACCCTCCTGTTCTGGCAGCAGGACGCCGAAGGTCTGTACGCACCGTTCAACAACATGTGGGTGTATGAGCAGGAGACCGATCGGGTTAACTCCGGTGCCCCGCTGGGTACTGCCGCGTTTCAGATCAGTGGCGTCTCCCCAGAGACGTTCTGGTACAAGGGCGCCCAGGGTTGGGTTCAGCAGTTCCGCCTGTTCCGGTTTGCCCGTGGCCGTGGCTCGAATACCGCCGCGAAGTGGTTCGCAGGTGGCGGCACGGGTATCCCGACCCCAAAGGGCTCCTTGGTGAATTTCCAATGGAAGCATTACGCGCCGTCTGATCATCGTGTGGACCCGTCGAAGACAAACATCATCGACATGTTCATCCTCACGACGGAGTACGATTTTCTTGTTCGCGAGTGGATCAGACAGGGTGCGGACCCGCTCAACCTGCCTGTAGCGCCGACTGAGCTTGAGCTTCGCACGACCTTCGGTCAGTACGAATCATTCAAGATGTTCTCTGACGAGATCGTTTGGCGCCCGGTTAAATACAAGTACCTATTCGGTACTGGTGCAGAGGACGCATTGAAGGCAACCTTCAAGGTGGTCAAGCTCCCGAACTCAAATATTTCGGACGGTGAGATTAAGGCGTACGTTGCCCGTGCGATCAACGCCTATTTTGCATCTGACTTCTGGGACTTTGGCGAAACCTTCTACTTTACCGAATTGGCCGCATACGTTCATCAGCAGCTATCCACCTCGATCGCCTCGATAGTCATCGTGCCGCGTGTCCAGAATGGATCGTTCGGTGATGGAATTGAAATCCGCTGCCGCCCTGATGAGATTTTCATTTCGACCGCTCAGGTCAACGATGTTACGATCATCGACTCTAACACTCCGACGAATTTGAGAATGCGATAATATGGACAAGCGTCGTTTTATTCAGCAGCTTCCTGAAGTACACAACACCGAGACTCTGAAGAAGTTCTTCGGGGCCACGGTGGACCAGATTTTCCAGCCGGGTTCTTCGGAGCAGCTTAGCGGATACATCGGTTCGAAGCCTGCATACTTTGATTCGGAGAAGGATTTTTACCTGACCGAGCCAACAGCGATTCGTGCCGCGTATCAGTTCGATCCTGCCATGGTGTCCCAGGCGGAAAACGGCGACGTTACGAACATTCTCACGTACGACGACTTTATGGCGTATCTCCGGGCTGAGAACGCGATCACCGTCGATCACGACCGCATGTTCGGCGACACCTCCTACGGATGGGTGCCACCGGTCGATCTGGATAAGCTCGGAAACTATCGGCAGTATTACTGGTTCGGTGATCAGCCAAACCTCCTACCTCCGGTGGTGCTCAGCGTGAGCAACACCACGTATACCGCTGACGGCCAGACCCACATCTTCGAGATGCCCTCCGCGATCGATGGCGTGTCGGCCGATCGCGAGACCCCGGCGGTGTTCGTCGATGGCCTTCCCGTGGAGATGCAGGTTGTCGGCCAGTCGGTCGCGCTCGTCGAGACCCCTGGTGCGGGCGCGTCCATCTGCGTGTTCCGTTACGCCGATCTTACGGCGGTGCTCGACGGGCAGGTAAACATCGATCCGCGCCTGTTTAATCCGGCCCTACCGATGGATCGTCTAACCTCGAACATGCGCCTACGACTGGAGGACGGTATCGCGTTCTTCCAGGGCTTCGGGCGCATGCCGTACGAGACCGTCTTCATCAAGATTCCCCGCCTGTGCCAGGAACGCTTCCAAGTGCCCTGGGACGAGTACACACGCCCGTCTGACTTCTTCGTGGAAGGTGTTGGCTCGCGCATCGTCGTGGCGCCCTACCCCGCGCGTATGACGTACAAGGAGCATGACGCAACCTACACGGTGATCAACCGCCGTGACATCGCCCGTTCGCCCTGGGTGGTGAACAACTTCTGGGTCCACGAATCCGCATTTCGTTGGGCCGAGAAGAGCTTCCCGTCGCGTCGCGCCAAGCGCCCGATCGTGGAATTCCTGCCCAACCTCGAACTCATGAACTACGGGCTCCGTCCACTGGAGACCATCACTGGCACCCTCACGGGTGATCCCATGTACGTGCCGATCCTGCTCGACAAAGTCGATGCGACGAAGGGCATTTCCGATTGGGACGTGTACCCGTTCGACACCGAGACGTACGAGTCCAGCGGCATTCGCCCGATCCCGCTGATACAGACCAACGGCAAACTCGTCGGCCAGCTTTTCGTCGATGGCGGCAAGATGCTGAACTTCGGCGACCGTATCCTCGTGATTCAGAACAGCTACCCCGAGCTTAGCGGGTCGATCCTGCGCGTCCGTCTCGGTACGCAGCCGATCACCGTAACCCTGCCCGATGGGACCACTCAGACGCAGACGCAAAGCGTGCTTGTGCTGGTTCCGGAGAAGGCCGCGATCCCCGGCGATACCGTTCGTCTGGAGCGCGGGCGCCTCGTCCCCTGGGATAAGGCCGCAGGCACGGAAAACTGGTTCATCTCTCACAACGGCAGCGACCGCCTGCCTTGGGAATTTCTGTCCGAGGCCGTCGAGTACCATTTTGATGGCACCGAAGGCGGAGACGGGTCCCTGTGGCGTGAGTCCCAGGCGCCGCATGCAGACCGTCGCGAGCCGCAGTTCGCTCTCTACACAGACGAGAAAGTGCGTTTGGACCGCCTACCCAATGGATCGTTCCTCGGCAACCGTCTGTTTGGCTACACCCCGGCGAACGAAGAGACGGGCCGTCTCGACGCCGCCCTTGGTCAGTACGTGATCTATGATTCGAAGGATGCGATTCAGTTCCGCTTCGATCAGGCAACCGAGCGCTACACCGCGAACGGTCAGCCCGTTGTGGGCTTCCAGTACTATCGCGTGTACGGACAGAACGGTCAGCCTGATACCTACTCGAACTCCTGGCACGTCACGGGGGAGCGTTCGCACCAGACCCTCACCAACGGGCTATTTTCGACCCCTCAGAATCTCGTGGCCAACCCGAACAACGAAGAGGTCTCTACCGTATCGCGTCGCGACTGGCTTGAGAACTTCGCCAACGTGTTCATCCGCCAGGAGGGCTTTACCGGCTCCCCCTACAACATCAACAACTGGCGCGATTCCGCCCAGACCCCCGGCCTCGGCTTCAACGGCCCGGTCTGGCAGATGGGCCACGACTACGCGGTGGGTGATACCTGTAAGCACCTCAACAAGGTCTATCGCTGCACGCAAGCGCACACATCTAGTATTAGCTTCGACGTGCGCTATTGGGCGATTCGCCCGACCCACCAGATCGTGCAGAACAAGTCACCGCTTCTACGCACGATGCTGCTCGCCTCGGACAAGCGTTTCGACTACCTCGACGCGGTTCGCTACCTCGATGCCGAATATGCTCGATTCCGCAACAAGTTCCGTGCTCAGACGATCGAAGTCCGTCGTACCGGCCAGTTGACCGATGCGAACGACCACGATGTATGGGTTGAGACGATTCTCAACAATCTCAAGTTCACCAAGACGAACGACTTCCCGTTCTCGCTCTCCAGCATGGCGGGCGGTCAGTACTTCATTCCGCCAACTGCCGCTCAGATGGGCCTGCTCAACACATACGAGCCCACCTACGAGTACGATGACACCTATACTCCGGCGGCCCTGTTCCTGCGCGGCCATGACGGTTCACGCACGCCCGTGGTGGGCTCGTTCGAGGACGACATCCTGCTTGCCCTTGAGCGCCGTATCTGGGTGAACATCGTGCCGCAGTTCAAGTCCGAAGCCAAGCGCCCGTTCGACTTCTTTGGCCTGATCGACGGGCGAAACCGTGGTGACGGGAACGGCGACGAGACCAGTGCGGGTGATCCGAACCCGTGTGATAACGATCCGAATCCAATTGAAACCGGCCGCACTACCTATTCTCTGGCCGAAGTTGTGCGCGTCTACACGCCAGTCTTCCTGCGCTACGCTCAATTGAACGGGATCGATTACCGTTCGCACAAGGACTACGTTGGCACTGATCCGTTTACGTTCAACTACCGGGACGAGAAGGATCGCGACGGAACCAAGATGCCGGGCAACTGGCGTGCAATCTACCGCTACTATTACGACACCGATCGTCCTCATGCCTGCCCTTGGGAGATGCTTGGGTTTGGCCAGAAGCCGGTTTGGTGGGATGTGGAGTACGGTGTTGCCCCCTACACGAGCGGCAACGTCGCGATGTGGGAAGACCTCCGCGATGGGCGTATCCGCCAGGGCGTCCGCGCGGGCATCGACCCGCTATTCGTCCGCCCCGATCTGTTCGACGTCCTTCCGGTGACCGAGGATGGTCGCCTGCGTGATCCGTTGCAGATCGGTATCTTCGCCCAGGCCCCGTCCCCGGAGCTTGCCGCGCGTGATTGGCTCGTCGGTGATGGCGGCCCCGGTGAGCAGTTTTGGATGAACTCTGCGAGCTACCCGTTCGCGAAGTCTCAGATCGGCTACCTCCTACGCCCGGCCGAGTGGATCGAGGTAAATTGGGATTCGGAGTACTTCCGCTTCCTCGAAGATGGGCAGGCCATCAATACGCGTTCACACAACCGCACTCGTGCGGCCGAGAACGTCGTTCACGGCGAGACCATCGACGCCCGCGCGGGAACGCGCTTTGCCATCCTCGGCGTGCAGCAGTGGGTCTCCGACCTTATGGCGTCGCGCGCGCAGTCACCGTCCCTGCTGGGTTCGGCCCTGCGTCGCATGCGCGTCCAGATGATGCACAAGATGGCTGGATTCACCAAGGCGGATAACCTGCGCGTGTTTGCGGACAACTTCGGGATCATCCCGGAGGAGGACGTGAGCGTGATCCTGCATAATTCTCCGCCAATCCGCGAATCCGTCTACTCCGGTGTGATCATCGAATGGACCGGTGACGGCTATCAGGTGATCGGCTACGACACGGTCAAGGAAGGCTTCTGCATCAATAAGGGCGACGAGACCTCGAAGCCCATCACGATCTCCCTTGGCGATGAGCCACAGGTTTACGAGTGGCATTCGGGAATCTACTATGCGCTCAACACGCTGGTGGATTATCGCGGCTCGACCTACCGGGCGATTCTCGCGCATACCGCCTCGGCCGTGTTCGACGAGGAGTTCTGGACCCCCGAGCCGATCCGCCGGACCCGTTTTCCCAAGGTAACGGTATTCTCGCGCGGCGAAGGCACACTCACGTACGTACCCTACTCGACCGTGTTTAAGACCTTGCAGGACGTGGCCTCGTTCCTGTGGGACTATGGTCGCGCGCTCGAAGACGACGGATTCGTGTTCGACTACATCGATCCGAAGACCGGCGATGTGGTCAATTGGGAACAGGCGATTCGCGAATTCCTGGCGTGGGCACAGACCGATTGGCAACCCGGAAACTTCATCGCACTCTCACCGGGTGCGAGCCAGTTGAAGTACATCACCAAGCACGGTGTGGTGTACAATGTCGAAGAGACCTCCAACGGCATCTATGGGCTGCTGAACCGCACAGGTACGCCGCTCCCGACCCGTCAGACCTTCGTTTCGCGTCTCGACGAAGAGACCAAGGTGATCACGATCTCGAACGATCTGTTCTGTGCGCGTCTGCGCGTGGGTGAGATCGAGCACATCGTGTTGTTCTCGAACAAGACTATCTTTGGCGATGTCATCTATGCGCCGCTTCTGAATCTGCGTCAGTCTCGCCTGCGCCTCCTGGGTATGCGGACGAAGAATTGGACCGGTCGTCTCGATGCGCCCGGCTACATGGTCGAAGGAAACACGACGCAGCCGAACTTCTGGCGCGCGGCCGAAAACCTTCGAACGATGTTCGACGTGGAAGGCTCGGAGGATCGTGACCTTCGTGACTTCTCCCGCCACCTCCTGGGATACCAGAAGCGCCCGTATCTGGACAACCTGCTGGTCTCCGAGACTGAGCAGTTCGAGTTCTACCAGGGCATGATCAAGCAGAAGGGCACGCCCGGTTCGTTTGAGAAGCTGACCCGTTCGCAGTTGATCGACCGTCAGTCGGACCTCGCATTCCTTGAGGAATGGGGATTCAACGTCGGTCGCTTCGGTGCGGTAGACAAGAGCCGCCGCGTATCGTTCATGCTCACCAGAACGGATATGCGCTCGAATCCACAGTTGATCGAGTTCGGTCGTGACAACCAGTTCGACGCGATCGTTGGTCTCCCCGATGATTCGTCCCGTTGGGTGGAGAAGCCCGCAAACGTAAATCAGGTGTTCCCAGAGCGTCAGCTTATCGTTGACGTGTCCGGTTCGGGCTCGCCCATCACCCGTCCGTACGCGCGCGATCTCCACACGTCCGGTCCCGTGCGGATCAGCGAAATCACCCACACGATTGCGAACCCGGCACTCGCCGACAAGCTGTTCACCGATGTGACCGCGCGAGGCGACGAATTCTCTCCGAACGATCGCATCTGGGTGTATGAACTCGGGTTGTCCGAGCGTCGCTGGAGTGTTTTCCGGTTCGATCTCGTGGGCAAGAACGAGGCAACCCCGCTGGTGGCCGTCGAGGCAATGGACGCGGGTGACGACAACACGCCGTTCTCCGGCCTGACCCGTTTGACCTTCCTCCAGTTCCACGGCCTCGACGAGGGCGATATCGGAAGCCTACTCCTGATTCCAAACTCCATCAGTGGAGATTCGGATGTGGAAGGATTCCATCAGATCATCGCGATCGAAGACGCCTACTCGATTGTCATCCCGTATGCGATTGATCCGAATTACAACTACAAGCAGCCATTCTGCATGGTTCTGCGCTCAGTTCGATTCCGCACGATTGCGGATCGGAATCTGTTCGATACCAAGTACGGTTTCGTCGCGGGCGAACTCGCCTACGTCGATCATGTGCCGGGCTTCGCCGGTTGGGTGGTGTTCCGCTACGACGGTTCGGCATTCAACCTGTACCGGCAGCAGCCCCCGCGCATCGACTCCGATCGCCTGCGCAACACCCTGATCTATGACCTCAACACGAAGGTCACCGATGCGTCCCTTCAGGCGCAGCCGCTGAGCTATGACGAATTCACCGTCGTTGATCCAATCTCCGGTAACGTCTCGGGTGAGGCTGAGCGGGAAATCACCTTCCGGGTGGATTACGACCCGGCACAGTACATCGAGCTTTCTGAACAGTGGGGCGCATCGCACGTCGGTGAACTCTGGTGGGACACGCTGACCTCCATCTTCCTCGATACCAGCACGGATATCGTGACGACCACGGATGATCCGCGTCGCCTTGAGCGCGAGATGACCTACCGCTCGCAGAATTGGGGCAAGGTCGCTCCGGGTTGCTCCGTCGATGTCTACGAGTGGACCCGTTCGTTCGACCCGCCCACGGCCGAGCAACTGGTTCGTAACCGCACGACTGATTTCACGTTTTTCAACGAGTTCGATCCGGCTCTGAACAAGATCGTCGTGGCCTACTACTTCTGGGTCCGTAATCCCACGGTGACCCCGAACGTGAAGGGTCGTTCGCTCTCGGCCGCCCAGGTGGCCAAGATGATCGAGGACCCGCGCGCGGCGGATGTCGCCTGGATCGCCCCGATCGCCCCCAACGCGATGCTCCTTTGCAACGCGGAGGAATTCCTCAACGACACCGGCACGGTAGTGCAGTTCGAACTCACTGATGACGCCTATGATGGCGTTAACCATGAGCAGTTCGCGCTCGTCCGCAAGGGCGACCCGGATAGCCTGCCGCCGAAGCCGCTCCTCACGACGCTGCGCAACTCCATCACGGAGTTCGACGACTTCATTCGTCCGGTGCCGGAAGGTGGCCTCGGTGCGTTCGGTTCGGTTGGGGCAACCCGTCGTTCGCGTCGCACGATGATCGCCAATGGTCGCTCGGGTGTGCTCGCTGCGCGCCAGTCGTTCATCACCAAGCTGAATGAAATTCTTGGGCGTTCTCCGCTGCTCGTGGATCAGCCGTCCGCGCTGGAAGAGCTTACCCTGGAATCCCCCGTGTACGAGAAGCTGATCTGGAATCAGCCGCCCGGCACGGATTGGATCGACGTGCCGCCGCGCGGCTCGTATGACTTCGTCGTCAACGGCCTCGAAGAGCGCCGCGTCCTCCTTACGACGGCGGAATACCTTGCCGCGTGCGGATTCTCCGGATGGGATACGTTCAAGTACGACACCACCGGCTGGGATTACGACTTCGGCGTGACCGTGGCGGACCTCGCCAAGAACCGCCTGCCGCGCGTGCTCATGACCAATTACACGGCCGAGCAGCCCGGTTGGAGCATCTGGGAGGGCAAGGTCTCGGTTCGCGGCCCAACCCCGCAGACGGTTATCACGATCACCGATACGCCGCTGTCCAACATCGGTCCGATTGCCCGCGACGACGCGTTCTCGGTCACCTCGGGCCAGTCGTGGACCCTAACGGCTGCGTCGCTGTCGAACAACGATACCGATCAAGACAACGACATCCTCACGGTGGTCAGCGTTGGACCGGCCCCAGAAGGCTCAGGCGTGGTCACTCAGGTGGCGCCCGGCACGTGGCTGTACCAGAGCGCCCCCGATGTGATCGGACGCGTCCTGATCCCCTACGTGGTCGCTGACGGCAAGGGTGGCGTGGCAAGCGCATACGCGATCTTCACCCTGACTCCGCCGGAGGTGATCAAGGCGGTCCAAGACACCTACTCAGCCGAAGTGAACACTCCTCTGGTGATTCGCGTTTCCGACCTGCTTGCGAACGATATCGGTGATGACATCGTAGTGGTGTCGGTGACCCAGCCGTTGAACGGTGGATTCGTGACGTTCGAGAACAGTGCGGTTGTCTACAATCCTCCGGTCAATTCGCCGGAAACGGATGACCTATTCACCTACACGATTCGGTCCGCCTCCGGCCGTCTCTCGAACACCACGGTTCTCGTCACCTTGGCGGCGTCTCGGATCGCTGCGGCAGATGACTACACCGCGACCAACTACGGCGCGACCCTCACGATTCCCTACACGACCATCCTCGCCAACGATTCCGGCGAAGGTATCGTGGTGGATTCGATCGGGGTGCCCCTGTATGGCGCCGCCGTCATGCGCGATGATGGAATTCGCTATACCGCTCCGGCGGTGAAGACTACGGGTGATCGAATCAACCCGGTAGCCGATGCGATCCCCTACACGATTCGTGACAAGTTCAACCAGACGACCTCCGCCAAGGTGGTGATCAGCTTTATCAGGCCGCGCATCGAAGCGTTCAAGGATGAGACCTCGGTCAATTATGGGGCCAAGACCAATGTGGGGTTCTCCACAATCCTGTCGAACGACGTGGGCCAAAACATCATCGTAACCGGTATCTCGAAGGCTCCCGCGTATGGGACAGCCCGGATGACACCGGTCGGCATCGAGTATATCGCTCCGGCGTACTCGATCAAGGATGGGTTTACACCTGTAAGTGACGTGCTCAAGTATACAATCGTCGATCCTTTCGGTCAGACTTCTGAGGCTGAGATTCGTTTCAACTTCACTTCGCCCCCACGGATCAATGCGGCTGACGACGAGTACACGATCAATTACGGTGCCTCGCTCAACCTCCCCGCAAATTCCGTCATGGCAAACGACGCAGGGCGCGACATCCGTATCACCGCGATCGGTCAAGCCCGCTATGGCGTGGCTACGCTGACGGATACGGGAATCTCATACGTGGCTCCAGCATTCAGTCCAGCCGGTAATCCCCCAAGCGACACCTTCACCTATTCGATCGCCGACACGTTCGGTCAGACCGCTCAGGCGTCAATTGTCGTGAACTTCCTGCGCCCGGCTGGTATCAAGGCAAACGACGACTACTTCAGCGTAGTTCGCAAAAGTCGAAGTGTTATTCAAGCAAACGATGACGTTCTCATCCTCGGAAACGTAGTTGGGCAGGGTCGTCGTGGCACGAAGGTGGTTCACGGCAGCGATACAGCTTCCAGTGTAATTAGCGGGAACACGCTAACGGTGCTCGGTGTAACTTGTGAGTTTAATCCAGAGTCTAACCTTAGTTCTGCACTGAGTGCGTTTAATAGTAGCTTTGATGCGATTCAGGAAGGTCTATTCATGCTGATCACTAACGATCAGGACTTGGAGATTTTTGATCCGTCGCTTCCTGGCTCTGTTAGCCTTGTGATTCGAGCCCCGGTTCCGCCTACTGGATCATTGCCTGCGGACCTATTCGGAGCTACCGTGACCACAACGGAAACTTCTTTGCCAAGCTCAGTCGAGTTTACGTATGATCAGTTAATGGAGAACGATACGCATACATTGCCAATCGAAGTAATCTCGGTAGGTGTCGAGGGCTTGCGAATGTTCCCCTTGCCTAACGGGCGTGGTTACCGCTATGTTGGACTTGGATATCAAGAGGCGTTTACCTTCCCGTATACGATTCGCGATACGTCCGGAGCAACATCTACGGCGAACGTTACGATCTATCCCGGTCTAGGTTAAAAGAAAACTGGTGGGTTTGGCCCCACCAGTTATATGATTCCGCAGTCAATCATAGTATTTTAGATGGGCTTAAATCCCATCATAAATACTATGATTACTGTTTCGGAGTTATAAATGGCTACGTACGACCCGTCGAATGCTGTGGTTCAGGCTGTGGCGCTCAATGGAAATAATATTTCATTGACGGCGACCTCCGTGTCTGCGGCAACGCAGTCCGTCAAAAACACCACGGCGAACGTGATTCTACCTTATACGACCACGGTGGTGTCGGACGAGGAGTTGCGAATCTCCCAGCAGTATGACGTAGAGGTTCCGGATCGGGCGTCTCTTATCCTCAAAGCAGCGGATAAAACCTACAATATTGGTCAGCGTATTCTTGTTCGAAACGATGAGCGCCTGAATGGTTTCTGGTCTATTTGGGTCTACGCGCCCGATGCCGAGACGGCGGATTCAAACGGCCTCGTGTTTGAGGATGTGCAGACCTTTCGGACCTCGGACTTCTTCGACGTAGTTGATTGGTATGCGGAAGGTTACAGCGCGGCCCAGCCGCCAGCATTGTCTTATCAGACCGTAGAATCTCGAAATCTTAGTGAAGGACCAAACCCGGTTAACACGTGGGTGCAAGTCAACGACGACGCTGGTGCCTGGGCTTGGTATGCGTTTGAGAACGGCGCTTGGATTCTTGTCGCGCGCGAAAAAAGTACAATTCAGTTCAAGAAAGATTTCTATGATCCAGACCGCGTTGTATACGGGGTCGAAACACGTGATGTCTCAACGATTAACAACCGAGACGGCTCTTGGGAGCTTCGTGCACTATTCAATGCACTAAAGACGACCGTGCTGAGTACGTCGCAGATCAACGAGTTGTTCTTCTCGATGCTGCACTTCATCCACTCGCAGCAGGATCAGGTCGATTGGGCGTTCAAGACCAGCTTCCTGTCGGTGATCGGCTACAACGAACACCTCGCACAGACGCCGATCCAGGCTTACGACACGACTCAGAACCTGCTCGACTACATCGACGAGGTCAAGCCGTACCGGGTGAAGACGCGTGACTTCAAGCGCATTCTGACGCCTCCAACGGATCAGCTAAATGCCCACGCTACGGACTTCGATCGCCCGCAGTACCTTGATCCAGCAACGAACGCATATCGTCGTCTTTCTTTCCTAAATCAAGACCTGCCGCTAGTACGAAGCACCTCTCCGTGGAAGGACTGGTTTGCCAACTATACAAAGACGGATCACGACAACCCGGCCTCGACCAATTTCAACCCGGTTCGAAATTTCCGGATTAAGATTCTTTTCGATCGTATCGACCCTGAGTCGATCCCGTTCAATTCAGGCGGCGGCTGGGATATCCCGCCGTGGGATGTGCTCGGCTGGGATGGCGACGAAAGCAATTTTGAGACTGGCGGTGGTGCCCAGGCACGTATTCTGGCCTATTATGAGCCAACCCTCGGGATGATCGGGAAAGAGCCCGAGGAACTTATGGCGGGCATGGGATTCCGTGGCGTGTCCACGGATGGTCTAGACCTACTTGTATATCCGGACGATGCTAGTGAATGGGATGTTCGCCCGTACGATACGGTCGGCACGGACCTTCGAATTACAAAGGATAAGGACAATACAATCGACGGCTACCAAGGCTCTAAAATCGAAGTCACGATGAATGATGACTCCGAATATTATGGCCTGCGCGATCCTTATCACGAGAAGGGTCATCCGGAAGAATTAATCCCCGTCCAAGGAAACGAGGCAGTCACCTTAGTCGTCCACACGGAATGGTCTATTGGTGCACCCAACCACTTTGTCACCCATCTTGCGACGAAGAAGGTTCGCCGCAACACTGTTCGGATTCCATTCCATGGAATTGCCTCTACTGCCTCGGCCGTGATGGTTTTCATCGACGGGCGCTGCGGAGTCGAAGGCCCGGACTACTCGGTAAATCTCTCCGATGGGTACGTGGATGTGGTTCTCCCTCGTCAGCGTCCAGAATACGTCATGGTGCACGCGTTTGGCGCGGGCGGTAACGCTCGGATCATCGAGCAGGTTTTTACCCAGGCGGACGGTTTGACGGGGACGTACGAACTCGCCAGAGACCCCGTAGGATCGGTAGAATTGACCCTGGACGGCAAAGTCCTCGATCGCGGGCAGTTCGACGTGTCCGGGCGTGCCGTGACGCTCCACGAGCTTCCTGCGAAGGGCGTGCCTGTTCTGATTCTTTCGTTCGACGCACCGGTCGGTCAAACCCCGGCAACCCATGTCATCCATGAGGTGCTGGCATACGATCCGGGCCAGTCCTGGGCTCTTGCCCATCTTACCCAAGTGGGCAGTCCAGTCGATCACATGGGAACGATCGTCAATGTGGACGGATACCGACTGGCGCCACCGATCACCAGCCAAAATATCATCGTATCTCAGCGTCAGTTCGTAAGTTTCCACCTGATAAGCGACGTGCAGAATCTTTCAATTTGGCTTGACGGTGTTCCGTATAATCAGACGATCACCACGATCGATCGTTCAGTTCTTGATCCACAGGATACCACACTTCCTGTCGGTATCTATGTGGTGGACGACGAATTGTTCGTAAACGATCCGGATGCGGTGGGAAAGATTATGCTTTCCGTACTGTTTGAGAATCATGACTACGAGATCGTCAATAGCATTTTGCAGATCACAAAGCCGCTTAAATCAACGGCAAGGATCGTGACAACATCTTTCCAGAATGCCGAGTATATGGGTGTTGAGACGTACGTTTTCTCGGGTAACGGTCGAGGAATCTACAGGGTACCCGTCCACCTCGAATCACCCGATATGTGCTTGATCTCCGTCAACGGAACCTACCTGATCGAAGGTGTACATTTTAGCATCGATCGTTACCGCGATATCGGCTGGGATATTCCTGACTTCGACAATCTTGAGTGGGGAGGCAACAAGGAGGCGTTCTTCAACATCTCCGCACTCACCATTCCGGGCGGCCAACAGCCGGGAGATAAGATTGTCGCCGTCGTGTTCAGGGGTCGTCCGGCGGATCAACCCGCGACTTGGGCGATGGTCTCGGCCAAACCGAGCCTATCCATGATGGGAGACCCTAAGCTGATCATGGAATGGGGCATTGCTCCGTTCGGTAGCTCCCCGGTGGAGGCCGTAGTTCCCTCTGTCTCGCACAGCCCGCTTGGTGACCGAAACGTCTACAGGCTCAATGAGTCTTGGCAGACGTTCGAGTGGGAGCCCAACGAACCGAACGCACAGAAGCCCGTCCAGGGATTCGTCGCCAACGAGATCACACAGGATTCCGACGTGATCACGGTGAAGATTCCCGCATATGTTGCGGACAACGATGCCCTGTATTCCCCTCCGAAGCCCGATACGTCGGAGCCCGGTGTGATTATGATCAACGGGGAGCGGATCGAGTACTTCCAGATGACCTACTTCGATCGGACGTTCACGTTCAGCGAATTGCGCCGTAGTACCCGTGGGACGCGCCCTGCCCGTGAGCAGCGCCTTGTTGCGATCGGCACCAGCCAGACCACCCGGCTCGCCGGGGTTACCGTTACCCCCGAGGTTCGCGTGCTGAACCCGGATGGTTCGCACACGGATATGCAGCTTGGTCAGCAGTTCACCACAAAGGCGGACGATGGCGGGATCGATGTAACCCTGTTGAAGCCCCTGGCGCCGGGCTCGTCCGTAATCGTCTCGCATTCCAACCCGGCCGTACACCGTGTTGGCGATCTTGTTCGCGATGTTTCACAGACCGTCTACCGCCGTGGATGTCCGTTCCGGGTCCGCAACGATCTCACAAATGTTCAGATCACCAGCGCGGGTTACGCAGCATAAACAACTTGCCCGGATCAGTCCGGGCGAGTAAAATATGCCTTTAATAAATAGTTAAATAATTGGGTACCATGGATACGAAGCCTATTTCAGACGATGCCGATGATTTGGCCAACACCAAGATTATTGAACATCTTCTCATTCGCGATGGCAAAACCGGCCTCGTGCTTGTGAATCGGCAAGGTTCTGTGGTCGCTCCACTCATTGCAGAGAAGCCACAGAATGAAGACCACCGTAAAGCCAATGATTGAAGGATTCGTTCTGATCCGTGATGCGGAAACCGGCGAAGTCCTCGTTAACAAGAAGAACGCCGTTCACTTCGAGAATATGAGCGAGGCCATCGCGTTGTCCCTGGCGAATCGTTCATCCGGTCACGTGCACGAGATGGTCTTTGGAAACGGCGCCTCGACCGTATCTGGTACAGGAGCGATCACCTACTTCCCGCCGAACGTCACCGGGTCGGATGCGCGCCTGTACAATCAGACGTTCTCGAAGATCATCGACGATTCGAGCCCGCTCAATGTGGATCGCTCGGCCAACAACCTTCGGGTCCAGCACAAGCTCAATGCGACGTACGCGGATATCGTCGCGACCTGCTATCTCGGCTATGCTGAACCAGCGGGCCAGGAGGCGTTCGACGACGCAACCGACAATGACGGTAATTTTGTGTTCGATGAGATTGGAATCAAGGGCTTTGATCCGACGCCGAACAATGGAAAGCTCCTGACCCACGTGATCTTCCATCCGGTTCAGAAATCTTTGAATCGAACCATCGAAGTCGTTTATACGCTTCGAATCTATATGAACTGAGGATTCATGTCAGAAATCGATACGATCAAGACGGAATACAATAGTACTCTCGACCCGAGCCTCTTAGAGGTGATTGCGGTTCTTGAAAATTCAAAATCGACACCCTGCGCGAACTCGATTACGGTCGCCGAAGCTTCAACCAACAAGTCGTAATTTTATCGCGACTCTGATTATTTTTAGGAGATTTTAGTCTATGTCTTTCACCGTAAGACTGACCACCGGCACGGCATTGGCTGAGGTCGCAGATCAGACCATCGTTACCACGGAATGCCCGTTGTCGCTTGTCGGCCGTGGCGCGGTCAACTACGCACAGGCACACAGCGAGAACTTCGTCCACCTTCTGGAGAATTTCGCCAACACTTCTGCCCCCGCGAATCCGGTTGTTGGTCAGCAGTGGTACGACACCGTTGCGGGCCAGATGAAGTTCTGGAACGGCTCGTCCTGGCTCCCGGTGGGCGGCGGCGGTACCGGTGCTACCGGCATGATCGCCCAGGGTAGCCGTCTGGCTGGCTTCACGGGCGCCGTGCTCGCAACTGCCACCGGCACGGTGACGGTCGGTGTAATGCTCTCCGAGGGCGTTATCGTGGGTATCGTCTCGAACCAGACCCTCCCGGTGGACGTCCTACCCCCGACCGTGGTCCTCGACGGCGTCTCCTACAACGTGGCTTCACGCTTCACCGATGGCGTCAAGGCAGGCATGACCTTCGCCGTCTCCGGCTCGACCCCGTTTCAGGTTTACGTGACGCAGTAAGGTGATTCGGCGCTACGCGGTAAGATTCATCGTGTAGCGCCCTTGTAATTTCGTAAAACGAATGTCAGAACCACTGATATTGCGAGTACGAGATTTTCATTATGAATCAAATTTTTCAAGTTAGCCTTGGCCATCATGAGATGGCCATGAATGCGATCTATGAGCGCTATCCGAATCGCCGTGCTGCGCGCGCCGCCTGGGGCGAGGCCGAGTACGTCTTCGTCATCCCCCGGTCCCACGACACGGACCTTGGTGAGATCGAATCCTGGCTCAATGAAATTGGGATCGACTTCTGGAAAGAGGCTACCGGTCCGTTCACGTTCCTTGAATTCCGCTCCGATCTCGACGCAGTTGCGTTCAAGCTTCGCTGGCTCTGACATGAAAAGGCCCGCTCAAAGCGGGCCTTTCGTTTATCCGGGCTTTCCTGCTGCGCCCTCGGCCATACCTGGGTCGCCGCGCGGAGGAAGCTTGTTCTTCATCTGGTTGAAGTTGCGAAGCATTTGCTGGCGCTTGGCGACCTGTTGGTCTTTATTTGCAGGCTTCTCGTATTGACGCACCATGACATCTACGGTTCCGTCAGCATCTTTACCCTGTAGATTCCTAAAAACAGAGCCACCGCTGTATGACTTAATGTCTTTTGCCATATAGTCGATCTGATTATCTAGGTTTGCGGCTCCACCAGGGGCAGAGGCCATATAATTTTTGTACTGAGTATATCGTCCACCACTCGTGTACGTTTCGTCATGCCACTGAACGATACCCGATGAAGGTCCGGCGACACCCTTTGAGTTTTTGTCGTTTGTGATCTTCGTCCAATCGCCGTTCAAGCCCTCACCGGTCACGTTCGCTGTAATACCGGCGGCCTGGGCCGGGGTGAATCCGTGCTTGTCGATGAGGCGATTGTACACCCGCATTTGATTCTCAGCCAGAGTACCAGTGGTGGCCTTACCACCTGCGGCTCCGCTGCTCTGCGTATCGCCACCGCCGCTATTGCTTCCTGGCGTGGACGTGCCACCTCCTGCTGAACCGGAGCTACCACCGGACCCGCCACCACTCGACCCATCCACGGCTTGTCTCGGGCCTTCTCCGGACTTCGGATGCCCGTCCCAGGGCTCATGAGTGGGAAGTATTCCGGAAATCGTTCGAGTCTGTTCCTTCTTATACTCTCCCGGCGCCCCCTTGATGTCGTTCTTATCGTTTTTTGGCGGAACGCCAGCGGTACTACCGTCTGATTTCTTTGCCTCTCCATTGGTCTTGCTGGTGGGTGGCGGACCATCACTCATCGGCTTGCTGGGATCGAGCGGCGTCGAGAATCCAGACTTTTGATTGTACTTCGACAGCTTTGCCGTATCTTCTGGGCCATTCCACTGACCAACGCTCTTCACAGACGACCCAGGGGCTCCCGGAACCTCAAAGTGCATCGCATCGGGGTTGCCGAACTTGTCCGCCCCGCCCCAGACGAGGCCGTTCTTTGCCGCGATATCACCGACATCTGACGGAAGGTTCGTCCGACCACTGGAGTTGTTTGGATTGTCGAGCGGATTGATATCAATGGCCAGACCAGACGAGTGTGCGGACACACCACCGCGCGCGGTCGTGCGATCGGAGAATCCACCGGCTCCACCTGCGGTGGAAAACTGGTACCCACGCGCATCAAGGTCGTTGATGAGGCCCTGGAAACGATCCTGATACTGTGAATCAACTTGGAAACGCGTACCATTCTTGCTGACGGCAAATCCAGATTCGAAGGAATTACCGTTTCTAGGATTGATCGTAGCCATTATCCACCGGTCCTTCCGCGCACGTTCCCGGCACCTCTATAAGAAATATGCAAATGGTCACTTTCGATTAGAGCCCATCCACCGGGCTGAGAATTTACATAATTCGCAATATTTCGAACTTCACCCGAACTCATATTTCTAGTTCTGAGATCGACTGCGTCCGATGGCGCATTGATATTCCAATTGTGATCGGAATTCTGGCCATGCTTCTGTTGGTCGGAGTTGCCAGATGTGACAAACTGTGGTCCGAACTTGCCCTCGACCTTATTGAGCAGACCCGACATACCGTTCGAAAGCCCATTACGATCGTTTCGGCGATCGCCTGCCTTGGTCGGTGCGTTTGCTGTTGTTTTAGTTTGTTCTTGAGACTTTTCTTTCGACAACGAGGACTGCTGCGGACCCTTGGCGTCGGTGATCTTGTCGGAGTTTCGAGTGTGCTCCTTGGCGTTCTTCGAATCCGTACCGTCCGTGGTGGTCGTGCGATTCCCCTTGGTCTCGTGCGTGTGATCGCCCTCGGTCGCATGGGTGCTGTTCGAGGTCGCACGGGTATGGTGGTTCTCGGCCTGCGAGCGATGCTCCTTCTCGGTGTGTGAGTTAATGCCGCCCTCGGCACGCATGTTGATGGTGCCCTTGGAGTACATGTTGATTCCCTCATCGGAAATCTCCATCCAAGAATTGCCCTTCTTGGAGATCATGTAGATGTATCCGGTGGTCTCATGGAGGAGTAGCTGCACACCGCTGCGCGTGCGCAAGCGGATGAACTCGTTCTTCTCTTCCTCGTCGATATGGATATTATGGCCACGTGGGGTGGACAGACCATAGACCTTCGACGGCGCTTCACGGCGCGCACTTGACGTACCTGGGCCGCGCTCCGCGTCCGTGAATAGGCCCTGCTCACGAAGGCCCTCGTACAGGGGCTCGAAGATCGGGCGCTTCGGGTCCCAATATTTCGATGCGTTCTCGTCGTCCTTTCGGTTGTACTCGCACACCGGAGGCAGGTTGAGCTTGTTCACGGAATCGTCCGTGGACAGGTTCAGCGCAACGCCCGGCACCATGTGGTTCATGAACTGCTGATACAGACAGCCGAACCAGAATCCGCGCGTCGTGTCACCGTTGGCAAAGCACACGAGCACTTCATTGTTCAGGTCTGGCGGGACCGCCCAGAATCCATAGGAAATCTGCGTCCCCGACATTTTCTTTGCTTCTTCGCCTGACTCCTTGTTGTTATCAAGGTTTGTTGCGCCTGCGAACGGAGAAGCGTACGAAACGACGTACCAAGACTGCTCGCTCTCGGGATCACCGCCGAACTCCGGGATGTACACGGACAGGCGGCCCATACGCTGGGGATCGACATTGCCCTTGACGATGCCCACAAAGATTCCGGTTTCTCGAATACGACCACCAGCCGAATCCGATTTAACCGTATCCGGAGTGCGGTTAATAGAAGCCATAGTATTCCTCAAAAATAATATGAAACAGTAGCAATAAAGTTAACCGCCGCCAATATTCAGGACATTGCCTAATTGTGGGAAGCTACTTCCGGACTGTGTAAAGTTGGGTAGACCTGACGTAAGTCCACCGAAGCCCTGGGTGAACGTTCCCGCAAGCGGCCCGCCGATCTGGTTGGCGACGCCGTTGACCCCATTGAGGTTGAAGGCGTTCGTCGGGTTGACCGAGCCGTTCGTCGTGCCCGTGGCGGCGGTCGATCCAGTGCCGGAGGCTTGTCCGGACGGACCACCACCGAGACTGAGCGCGCCGTCTGCGTCCACCTTAGGCAGGCGTGTGGCATGCAGGATTTGCGTGAACATGCCGTCTTGGAAGATGCTCTCGATCGTCGCCATCCGGTAGATTCCCGTATAGGTCTGATCGTTGCGGAACTGGACGGTGCCGGAATCCTCGTGCACCCCGTTGGGGTACTTGAAGATGAGCGAGAAATACGTGTCGCCTGCGGTCCAGTCGGGTGCGTCCTTGCCCGGAGGGGCGTCGGTGAACATCTGCTCGTACGCGTCGCCGAGCCAGAACGGATCGCCACGGATAGTGAGGTCGATCACCTGAAACATGCTCGGGTCGTATAGCTGCTCCAACAGGGAGCCGTAGACGGATCGGCCACGGCTACCATGGGGGCCGGACATACCGGCACCTGCGGCACGGCGGGCGCCCTCGGCGGACTGCGCGAACGAGATGAACGTCTCGACGCCCTGGCCATATGAGAGATCGTCCTCGACGAAGTTCGATCCATTCGCACCAAGCTGCCCGTATCTGGCATTGTTAGCGTCCTGAACCTGCTTCATCTCGGCAAGCTGCTTCGTGTTCTCTCCACTCAAAGTGTTCTGATCGAACCCCTTGAAGTTGTTGAGTACTCCACTGAGGCGAGCATCACCCGTGATGTTGAGTTGCTTTCCATCGACGCTGAGCGCGCTTGTATCCAGGGCCTTATCGATCTGACCGATATTGGACGCGGCGTTCTGCGCCGTGCTCACCGACTGCTTGAATGCCTTGACAGCCTCGGCGCCTTTCTTGTCGTACATCGCATGGGTCTGGGCCATGTCGTTGAAGTACTCGAACCCGCCGAATCGCGGCAATGCGGCCTGCCACGCAGTGTTGAACTTGATGTCGAAATTGATCACGTCCGTGTTCAGGCCGGTGAAGATGTAGTCGTAGCGCTTGCGCGTCACAGGCTTTGCCTGCTCCACGGCCTTAGCGACGTTCTGCTTGCCACTCTCCTTCGGGTGAAGCTGCGTGGCCATGCTGCGGAACGGCTTGATATGGAATGTCACTTCACGCTTGTAATTGCCTGTGGCGACATGGAAATCTCCATGCTTGACCTCCGGATAGGCGCGATAGAACACACCCGTGCGGAAATCTCCCTCGGGTGGCTTGTTGTCGTCGCCTTCCTGCTTGCCGAAGATCGCGAGGTTGCGGCCCTGCTTGGAGACGCCGCAAATTTGCTCGCAGAGTTCGGTGATGTTCTGGCCACGGATGATGTTGGCCAACCACATGTCGCGGTCGCCCTCGGCCATCGCACGGCTCCGGTAGGTATCGTTGCGATTCTGCTCCGTCTCGATGAGTTCGAAATTCTCAGGATTCGGCATACCCGCGTAGCTATGTAGCTTGAACGTGTATTTGGTCAATTGCTCCTTGTAATTTCGAACGATCGATTTGTTCAACGCTTCAGACAGCTTGGTAAAGAACTCTCCAACCTTCTTCGCCTTGATCGCGTATGGTTCGCTCGTCTTAAGCCACTCCTGATTCAACGCTTCATCGTGAATGATCGTGCACTGCAACGTATAGGTGGCACCACCCTCGTTGAGATGCGTATCGATGTTTGCGATAACAATTTTCCATTTCCACTTTCCGCTCGAAGGAAGTCCTTCGACGATTGGATTTACAATCTCGCCGGTTTCTTTGTAGCCTAGAAAGTAGAGTTCGAGGAAATAGAATGCTTTCTGATAATTCGTCGTACCAACGCGTTGGTGTGCCACTACGAGACCATCGAGAAAGCTCGATCCCATGGTCTCCACCACGGTGATGCTAAGAGAGGTCTGGTTCGTATTACGGGTGGTTGGGTTTGGCCCGTAGTAGCCCGAAATTTTCACATCCTTGATGTTGAACCCTGTCTTCCCGGTTTCTGCGATAGTCACCTCGGAGCCACCCCCAGGACCACTGACGAACAGGCGAAAATGATAGGTCGGTGCCGCATAGGGGTTTAAGGGGTTGTCAAGGATACCGCCTCCACTCGGCGCGGACGTGGTAACGGCGCCCGCTCCAGAATCACCGCCGATTTGCGGAATCAAGCTTGGTGCCGAGGCACCACCCGTAGCGGCATCGCTGCTGGGCGCGCCTTCACTGCTTGTAGGCTTGATCCCACGTACCACCAAGGCATTGTCCGCGCCAACTTGATTCTCGGGGCTCGTTGAAGCTACCGTACCTCCGCCGGTTGCCCAATTTCCACCGACCGCAGGGACGGCTGAGGGCTGAGTGAACGTCGGAGTGACAGGTGTATTCGTGGAAAATCGATCTGGCGCCGGAGCAAGGGTCAGGTTACCGCCGCTCGGCGTCGTTCCCTGACCACCGGTCAAACCAAAGGTACCGCTGGACATTACTTAATATTCACTACTGTGTCTGAAGCTGGAACGATGATCGTCATGCCCTGGACGAGGTCATAGATCGGGTCGCGAATCGCATTCATGTTGCGAGCCATGAAAACCCAATAGTAAAGCGGCGACCCGTAGAGGTCATAGGCAAGACGATCGGGTCGGTTGTGGTACTTCGGTGTGATTACCATCGCCCTATCTGTTGGGGCAGGAGGAACCTGCCGATGAACGTATCTACCAATGCGCCAATCAAGCTGAGGAGTCGTATAGTAGACAGAGGATGCTGGATATTTTACATTAGACATTAGAAGAAGCCCTTTCCATCGGAGAGGAGCTTTCCAGAACGGTAATCCTCCAGTGAGAAATCTTTACGCATCATCTTGACGGTCGGCTGGGTGATCAGAGATACCGTTAGGGTGAACATCGCCGGGAGACGAACCGATCCAGACGCGCCACCACCAGTCGTCGTATTGGTTGTACCCGAGCTAGAAAGATTCACCTTCACAGTATCCATATTCTCATCGTAATTATATGAATGAGTTTTCACAAACACTCGAATGCTTTTAAACATGTAATCTCCGTAACCCGTTAGGGTTAGAATCGGAGGCGGAAGGCCAGCATTCTTGTCAGCCTGTCCGAAATTCATCTTAGAGACCGAGCGAAGAAATTGAATCGCCGCAATCGCATATGCGCCTTCGGTTTGATTCTGGACAGTAAATTTTCCTGTGATATTGATCTGCGCATTTGGGGAGCGAGAATAGTAGTAGTAATTTGTGTTCGAATGGGTCATCTGCATGTTTCCGTAGTCAACCTCCTGGCTGACTTGAATGCTTGGTGTATAAGGAAACATCAGACCTTGAGTCTGCTTAAGCGGAGCCATGATTCCCGGATAGGCTTCACCACCGCCTGTGTAGTTGGGCAGGTAAGCGATGCGCACGCGATCGTCCGAAGCAGAAGTGCTCGATGACGCGCTCGGGTTAACCGCTGTGGCGGAACTGTTGACCGACGAAATCGCGTTTTGAAGTCCACTGGTAAGTGTCTGATTGACGCCGGTTGTCGATGTGTTGCCGGGAATGACCGTATTGATGCTATTGATCTGTTGAAGATACTGTCCAAGATCAGTAAAAATAGTCATTACGCTCCCAATAGCACTTGAAAATCTGTTCGAAACTATTTATTCGTTCGTAAAGTATAGACATAACCGTGTTTCTCAACATTATGTAATGTTTTTATGTTATTACAAAACTAAATAAATAAGTACTCTTTTATACTACTATCAGTAGTATACATTGCATCACCCCGAACTTGACCGAGGACATGCAGAAACCCAAGTATATCACTAATAAGGATTTGCTTCGAGAAATTCATCGCAGCAAGGTCACTTTCTGCGTTTTCACGCAGCCC